TTTATATTCTTATCTTTTATATATAAAATATATAAAAGATAAGATAGAGAAGGGAAAAACTATAAAAATGGATAGGAATATGATATCATAAGAAGTAGAAAAAAGAGAAGTAAGAATAAGGAATATCAAACTTGGCGGGAGGGTGGTTGGATAGAAAAAATATCCGGGGAATGGTGGATAATTTTCCCCGGATTGGTATTGTAGAATGAACTGATACCGTTTATAAGATTAACGGTTCTCCTGATTCCATCCATTCCACAAAGCTCTCAGTATCATGATAAGGTAACTTGACACCGAGCACCTCACACATCTCGTATGAGGTTTTATTGAGGGCATCCCAGTCAGGATGTTCTTGGTTCATCTGGGATCCCATCTGGTCTACAAGGGGGTTCAATTTCTCAAAATTGAACATTTTTAAGCCGCTCCTTTCAACGGCGATGGAGGGTTTTATTGAGGACCCTCCGTAACCTCATTCTTATTTATACTCACCCATAAGCAAGTCAACGAACTTGTGGGTGTATTTGCTCAGGACGAGATTCATCCTGATTTCCTTTTCCTCGTCCGATTCGTCGGACTGGATAATCTTCTCAAGTTTTTCTTTTGTTTCTTTGGTGAGAAAATCATATTCCGGTCCTTCTAATTTATTGAGATCTAACATTAATCCAGCCGCTCCTTTCAACGGCGATGGAGGGTTTTCCTGAGGACCCTCCGTAACCTCTATACGGGTTTATATAAGGAACCGATGAGTTTTGTTTTTATATTCCTTATATACAGATTTAATATCGTTTTGAAATCTTTACTAACTGGAATTTCCAAAAATGGAAAAATATGGAAGTAGATGGAAAATATAACTCCCATCTACTTCCAATAAAATATGCAATTATAAAGAGTAACCTCACAAGAAAAGGTTACTCTTTATCTCTGAATCAGAAAATTCCCGGAATAAGAGGATTGGAAAATTTCCAGAGACTATGATGATAAATTTCCAATTCTTATTTTCCTTTGTCCATCAATTACCGTTCCGTTGTTTGCAACCAACGGGTGAGGTACCAAGAATGCCTTCTTGTTGTAGTTTATCCACAAAGGACTTACCTTATAATCTATAGGACAAAGAGATTCTATTCTTCCCAACCGAATCCAGGTGTATGGGGATGACTTTATTCGTCGCTTCCCAGGCGACCGACTCCGCCACTTCTTGGGTTCATCGATTAATGTGGTATAGATCCGTGATTCTCGCATCATAGCAGTGGAATCGTGATACCAAGGCAAAGACCTCTATATAGGAATCTGCGTCTCTATATCTCAGTCTAAGCCTTCTTAAGGACCTCATCCAATGATTCCGCATGTAGGAGTGTAACGACCACGAAGTAATTCATCCCGGTAAAGGGCCTCTACGATAGAAATTTATTTCAACTCTATTTCATATATCTATAATAGTTCTGCTCCGACATGTCGCTCGTTACCTGCTCTACGAAATATCCGCTTCTCATGGATGCTTATCTTTCTTATGACCAAGGTTCTAAAAACTACAAAAGAATGCGAACCTTGATACGGAGAAGCATTTTTAAAATAAGTGGCTGATCTTACAGGACTCGTTACCTACAGTTTCCCATAGGCGCCCCCACGTCCTGACTATTCGCACCCATTAAACACCTTTGCATTCACCCCAGCACGAATCTTGTGGTACCAAAAAGGCTTTTGTGGCGTGGGTATAAATACGTGCCATAGACACTTTCGTCATTAGCTTCTTGTATAAATAATTATAAAAAACTATACAAGAAGTTAATGGTGAAAGCCATTTGAACTTAATGTATGTCCTTTAGCTACGTTTCATGTTTTTTGACAAATAAGAAGGAGATGACGCACGTTTTCCGGTTGCGCATCTCCTTCTTATCGTTTTTATTCAAAGACATCTTCAATGCTATATTAATACTCTATGAAAGGAGGTAGAAATTCTTGCAAACCCTTTATACCATTTCCCCTCTTATTTTAAGTGAACAGATTCCGGAACGGACGTCTATCGAATACGCCGTATCGAAATACTTTCACCTTTTCAATATTTATTCCAAGAATCCCTATGTTGTTAGGGAGTATATGCGGTTTATTGATGCAAACTTTGATTTTGCATTTTCCAAGTTACGATATCGTATGGTTTCCTATCAGTATCCGAAAGAATTGGGGGAAGTCCCATCCGATATCATAACCTATATCAATACCCGTTACAAATTAACGGAACAAACCAAACTGGATCTCGGATACAGAGCAAACCATTTTGAAGTGTATGATTATATCTTAGGAAAGAAATTTTCTATGATCCTGAATGATTATGCCCTCTATGATGCAAAATTTATGTATGGAGGACTTTACGATGTGGATTCAGAGATTATGGGAAACTTACTCGAAGAGATCAATTACCTTTGGTATAACCAGGGAATTCGAAAATTGATTCATACCATGTTGATTTATGATTCTGCCATCTCAGATGTGATGGCAAACATCCCAGATCCGTTTTCCTATGAGGCAGTATCCGAACCGTTACTTGCCTTAAGTCAGTTAAAATTCTTTATCAAAAATTATATGAAGGAGGAATTATGAGAAGAGAGACTTATAAGATTCAGATTGATGGAATCAATCCAAATGCAAATGAGGAAGAAGCAATCAAAGGGGAACAATTACTACTACACCACGATTTGATTCGTGGATGGACAGCAAATCCAGTAATTGCGAATAATTACGTCAATTTTATGAATTCCATTATTGGAAGATACGTTACACTGTCTATAGATGTACTTGAACGGGAACTCATCTCTTCAGAAATTTCTGATGAAAAAATACGAGAGTATGGGGATATGATGTATATGGCTTCTAATTATTCGGGTTACTCTCATATTGAATCATATACGACGGACAATGGGGATTACGTTGCCTTACCAAATGCTCTATATCGAATAATCACAGGTGGGTTATATGATACAACGTTACTGGAACGAATTTTCTATTTATTTGACCCTACGATTCACTTGATTAAACCAATGAAAGAAAATCAGACCCTGATTGATCTTCGGCAATGTATCTTTGACGGACTCACCTTTATCGTCAATGATTTCCATTCCAGAAAGGGAAACTATTACATTGATACCATTGGGGTCATCAAATATGTCATTCAGAAATTGGAATTTCTATAGGAGGATTTATCATATGGAGTTTTATTATATCGTACCAGAAATTGAAGAATTGATTGCCTATACTACAAACCCTTATTTATTCAATCTATATATTGACCAACTAAAAGAGTTTGGAATAAAAGATGGGATTTATCTTACCGACCATGGGGAGTATAAAACCGAGACAGAGTTTCTTGAAATATTTGGAGAAATTCTAAACCATGCAGGGTTCACCATCCATTATGGGATAACGAGAGACCACAAGCTGTATTCTATCAAGGATCAGATGTCAGACCAATTAATGGTGATTAATCGGACAACCTATGATAGTTTTATCTCAGACTTTACGACTTTTCAGGAGTATCGTAAAATCTTGGCAAATTATTATGCTCGCTTTAACCCGAGGATCTTATCCATCTATCGGTATATGAAAAATATTGACAATTTAATTGATTTATCAAGGATGGTTTATGATGAGTATTATCCGAAATTAAGAAGTATTCGAGAATATAGCACGTTTGATCTATACGTTGATTTGGATAGGGAATTAGATTCCAAGTTATGGGAAATCTGCAATGAGTATCACCTTATAAGGTACTATCTGAAACTTAACATTAAGACGTCCACCTTTGGATATAGTGGATCATTGACAAAACGTCTATCCAAATAATAGAACTATATTAATACAATGGATAAGTTTCAAGGAGGTATATTATGACTTACGAATTCATTGAAAACAAAACGCTTCGGGAATATTATGAAAAGGAGGGGATTGAATTAAGTGATGAAGTGAAAGCCTGGTTGATGTATAATAACATCAGTACATTTGAAAAGAGGTGGAAATATTTAAGTGAGTTGATAACTACAATAACCGATGAGAATTTTAGAAAGGAGATTGAAGAATGTAAAGAACTCGAATATGAGCATTGTCGAAAGTTTATGGAATTATTGGATAACCAAGTATTTCTTTTGAACGTGATTGATGCAGATGCACATGGAATTCACAGTAGTTCCGTTTACAGTAAAATTGAACACGCGATATCTGATGGAGTTACCAAATGTGAAGAATATAGCTTCGATAAGTTTGACATACTTAAAATTGAAATTGATAAATTCGAAGAGCTTGGGTGCGCCGAATATGATTCCTGTGGGGAGTTAAGATTCGTCGAAGAGTATTCTTTGTATGAGTATACACCGACCCACCAAAATTTCCATATGAAGTTTGTAAGATTACCGTTCCCATACCAGTATGGTGATATTGTCAAAATTCATTACCCTTCATCTACAAGGACAGAAGGGATTTGTATGGAACCAGATTCAAAAGATTTAGATGAATGGTATGACAAAGTAATCTCTGAAAATGGTGATGTTTGTGATGTTAATGTAGCTCTATGGGTGAGCACGTTTGATCTCGACGATGATGGAACTCGAATAAATGTAAAATTGGATAGGATTCCAATTTTGTTCTTGGAGAAAGGAGATACTAATGAGCAACTTATCTAGGTTGATAAAGAACCTGAACTCAGTGATGGAGATTTCCGTGACAACTAAAAACGGTGAGAAGCCAGTTAGGGTTGAGGTAAGACCGAGCATTCCAGGTCAGACTAGGCAAGAGGGTGCAATACCCCATATGCATGTATGGGCTGACGGTAGTATGGAAAATGAGGTTTGTCTGACCCTTGACTATCCAGCTTATTTTAATCACGGAAATAAACCGAAAAATAAATTGAAAGACAAACAAAGGGAATCACTTAATGAATTGCTTAAAAGACCGTATACAGGAAATAACACAAAATACCGTGGATTGAGCAATTATGTTGCAATATGCGCATTCTGGAATGATACGAATCAATTCAAATTTGATATACCAGAGGAGCAGCCGGATTATTCAGGATATTTGGCGACGGAATCTGAGTACAAGGAAATCAAGGGAATTAAGTAATTTCTCATTATAAGTTTGGGTTGGTGCAGTGTTTCCAGCACCAACCCAAACTTTCATTACAACGAGTTTCAAGGAGGTATATTATGACTTACGAATTCATTGAAAACAAGACGCTTCGGGAATATTACGAAAAGGAGAGAATTGAACTAAGTGACGAAGTGACTGCGTGGTTGATGTACAATGATGTCAGTATATTTGATAGGAGGTGGGAATTACTTACAAACCTTGCGAATATAACCTCAAATGATGAGTTGCGTAAAGAAATTCTTGATGCTAAACAGATGGAGTTTGACGCTCTGAAAGATTTCAAAACCAAGGAAGAATGTACAATTTATACCTGCGGTATAGATTCAATGAGTGATGAACTATTCACTGATATCGAATACGCAATAGACTACGGTGTATCTACAATCAAAGAATATGAATTGGACGACGGATTTGTTATATCAAAGGCCCAAGCAAACAACCCTGGATGTACGTTCATTGGGTTTTATTCAAATGACGGAACTCTCATGAAGTTGGAATCAAAGAAAGTGGAATACAGGAAATTCATACCATTTGCGAATAACATGCCAAAACTCCCCCATCCATACAAACGTGGTGATCTTATAAAGTATACATTTCTTAAAGACGATGAATTGTATGGTGTTTGCACACTCGATAATGGTATTACACTCGATGATTGGTACAATGACCTACTTTCAGTAAACGGGATGAATCCAGCAGATTGTAAGCCAATGATAACAATGGACTTCATTGAATATGGTACGAACAATTGTTACCCTCACTTGACAGAGATTCTTGATATTGATAAGATTGAATTATCGGATATTGAGGACAAAGATTTTAGGAGGTTGATGAGATTGTATATGAAAGCTGTGAACACTGGAAACGGTATTGCTGCTATTATATATGACTTTGTAAATTATGGAAAGGATAAGTATCTATGAGCAATCTTTATAAAATTATTCTTAATCAGGGTTTAAATACAACCAAGACGGAATCCGTCATGGAGATAAACTTTTATAATACTAAGAATGGGAAGTCTGATGTACTTATGTCGGTATATCCCGGAACCGGTAATCATGCGGAGGGGGCAGTTCCACATATGCACATACACATCAACAAACTCGATAGTCGTAAAAACACGAAGAAAAATCCGAGAATAAAAGATGCGTGTTTAAAACTGAACGTTCCTGAGTATTTTAATCATAGTACAAGAACGTCCTATATATTAACTACGAGTGAGATGAAGGAAGTGGAGGCGTTCCTTGATGAAGATTATTCCGGAAAGGAGCCAGAATATCAAGGGCTTACAAACTGGGAGGTAATGTGCAAATTCTGGAACGACAATAATGACAACAAGTTTACTCCACCAAAAGAAAGACCGAATTATCGTAAAGGGTTACGTTAATTCAAATTGGGTTGGTATGGAAACCGTACCAACCCTCTCTTTTTTCTATAATCCACGGGCAAATCAACAAATCCTTAATGATAAGAAAGGAGGAGTACGGATATGAAAATGGAGTATTATCAAGGTTTTATTGATAATCCCCAGGAGTTACACGACACTGTATTGGAACTTCGCCAGTTAGAAGAATTGGTTCCCTTTACGGTTCGAAAAGAGAAGATGGCTCTCCCAAAGAAGAATAATTCAAACAAAGGAATGTTTGTCTGCTTCTTAAACACTTCCCAGATGGGAATTGCAACCATCTTAAACAACGAGCATCCACTGATTGTAAATCAGGGATCTGCCTATAAGGGATATTACTACGATTACGAACCCCTGAGATTATCCATTAAGACTCCAAGAATCAAGAATGTTGGAAAGACCAAAATGGAATTAAAGAAAGAGCGTTTGGAAGACTATGGAACGATGCAAGGAATGTCGTCACTCACTTTAACTCCAAAGAATATTTCCACGTTAGCAGGTAAGAATTTTGTCTATGATCTGGAACCATTTACCAGATTAATTAAGATACAGGAAAAATTAAGAAGAGTCCCATTACTGGAACGACTCCGGATCTATTTCACATCCATTGGAAAGCTCTATAACGACATTGCTATTCCGGGATATGAGAAAGGTCCGATTTATATAAATCTGGATGAGTATGACTCATCCTCCACGTTATTGGATTATTCCTTCTATGAATATATGATGATTCTCTTAAAGAAATCCGATAATGTCATTAACCGTGTCATGGCAACGGTTCCCCCAATGGATATCCTTTTTTATACGAATAAGGGATATCTCCTTCTCAATACAGCGACGGATTTCAAACGGGAGAATTATACGAAACTTGTCAACTTCACAAAGAGAATCAAACCTTCGTTAATGAATATTGACCAGAAAGTAGAAACCATTTTAAAGAATGAGATTGATATCCAGATCAATGTAACGAAGAACTTCACGGGAGAGATAACCGACGATGATATCATTGATGAAGACCCATCCATTGCAGCCGATATGGTTACAAAGAAAGCAGAACTTGTCAAGGATGTCGAAGCGGATAAAGAAGAGGCCCGAGTTGAAAAGCAGAAAGCTTCCCAAGCTCATAATATTTATGACGATATTACGGATGAAGAAGATAAGGAAAAAGAAATCATCGATGATGTCATGGATGACATTGAAGAAGATGAGGAATTGAAATCTGCTTATATCAAATCCATTACGGAAAAACGTACTGGTACAAAGTCCGCAGCATCTTTAAAGCGAGATCAGATGCTTCGGGAAAAGCAGATGAAAATCAAGATGAGAGATAAGACCATTGGGGAACTTTTGGAAGATGTCCCAGAACCACCTCCAATCGAAACCACCAAGGTCAATATTGAAACGACCGACAACGAAGCATTAAAAGATGTCAAGTTCTATAACTTTGAATCTACCTATATCAACGAATGTTTCGATCGGGATATGGCGAAGGCATTGACTTGTTTCAACGATAAAGGAATCAATGTCAATGTCACCAGTGTAAAGGTGGAAGATACTTCGACGGAATTACGTTATCAGGATACCTATACGGTAGAATTCGAAGACGAAAACCGCAGACGTCATACCATAAAAGTCAATATCCCGAAATTGGTAGATGATAAATTCTTAATCATCAACGGAAAGAAACGAATCATTGAAAAGCAGCTTGTTGGTCTTCCAGTTATTAAGACGGGTCCGGACGAAGTACAGATTGTAACCAACTACAACAAACTTTGGATTACCAGAATGGGGACGAGATTCAATCCAAATATGGAACGTTTCAAAAAGATGCTTCTGGATAAGGAAAAGCAACCAGAAAATACAACCATTCGGGTATTTAAGGGAGATAATTCCTCCATCAATCGGGACTACTTAACCTGTCTGGAATACGACGAACTTGCTTCCAAATACAATAAGATCATGATCAACGATTGTACTTTCGTATTCTCGGTGGATATGTTAAAGGAGGAATTGGGTGACAAATATACCCCATCTACTTTGGAATCCATCATCATTGGATACCGAGGAAAACAAAAGACTCCAATCGTTTATTACACCAAAAATCCAGAGCATGTCGATATGGTATCTTTAATGGTACAAGAATCCATGCCGGATTATTATAAGGAATTCAAGTCCTTATCCTCTGGGAGAAAGTATGTCCATAACAACGTAAAGATTATGGAATATTCCGTCCCAGTGGTCGTTCTTTTATCTTTCTTTGAGGGAATCACTTCCGTTGTACAAAAGTTCAATGCCCTCAATGCCAATAATCAGGTAGAGTTCGTTGATACCAAGAACAATTCGGATAACTACATGTATATCCGATTCGCTGATGCTTACTTAAAGTATCCAATGAATAATCTTGAAGCTTGTATTCTCTTTAATGGGTTCACAGACCTTGACTTAAAGGATTTTACCATCGCAGAGTTAGATGAGAGAGAAACCTATATTGGTATCTTTGAACAGCTTCTTGGTACCGGATATGTCGTAGGTGGTTTTATCAACTTCTATGACTTTATGATTGACTTTAAAACACTGGATATCTTAAAACTTCTTGGGTATCCAGAAGACATTGTTTCTCTTATGATTTTTGCAAGTGACTTACTTGCAGACAGTTCTTATTCTACCGATACGGACCCATCCCTTTATCGGTTACGAGATGTAGAAATCATTCCAGCCATCTTATATTCCGAAATGGCCAAGGCATATGGTAGATATCGAAAGACGGCAAACAATGCAAATCCGGGAAGGATCACGGTTGACCCAGACTGCGTTATCAAAGCACTCAATAACTTACCAACCGTAGATTCCTATTCTACGTTATCCCCGATTGTAGAAGTAAAGCAATTTGGTGTAACGAGTATGAAGGGTTTCCATGGTATGAACCTTGACCGTTCTTATACGGAAGAGAAGAGAAATTACCATGACAATATGGTTGGTATCATTGGAGTATCAACCGATATTTCTAAGAACTGCGGTAAGGAACGTCACCTCGTCGTAGAACCAAACGTTGTCAATGCCTATGGGATGCTCGATGTCAAAGGCAGAGAAGCGGTCAAAGATATGGATGCAACCAAGTTAATGACAACGGAAGAAATGATTTATCCAATGGGCGTTGCCCATGATGACCCAAATAGAACGGCAATGACTTCCAAGCAGTCTTGCCATGCAATCCCGGTACTTGACCAGTCCCCATGCTTAATCACCAATGGATTCGATTCTACGATTCAGTATCGAACTTCCAATGATTTCTCCTATGTAGCAAAACAGGACGGGGAAGTTATTGATATGGATGAGAGTGCAAATATCATGGTCATTAAGTATAAGGATGGAAGTATTCATGCCATTGACCTTGATGAAAAGACCGTTCAAAATGGTGGGGGTGGATTCTTCTTACAGAATAAACTCGATACCACTTTCAAAAAGGGAGATAAATTTAAGAAGGATACGATCTTAGCATTTGATAAGAACTACTATAAAGATACTGGAGTTCTTGGGAATAAATTGACTTATGGTACCCTTGTAAAGGCAGCTTGCCTTTCGAATATGGCAACGTATGAAGACTCTACTTGGCATACTTACCGATCCTCCAGAGCAATGTCTTCCAATATTACTATGAAAGAAGTGGAAGTTGTTGTTGGAAAGAACTCTACGATTGATTATATTGTCAAGAAGGGTGATCGAGTATACAACGGAGATGACTTACTCAGATTCGATACATCCTATTCCGATGCCGAGATGAATGAACTTATGAATAATATCCGAGCAGACTTACAAGAGGATATCGTAAATCTTGGTAAGTCAAAATTCACATCGAAACATGACGGAATAGTTGCAGATGTTAGAGTATATCCAGCAGTAGAACGAAACGAGATGTCCCCATCTTTAAGAAAGATGGTTGACAATGTTCAGGCCCATGAAAAATCTCGTCGTAAATTCATGGACAAATATGACGAAAATAAGAATTCGGTATATAGAAAAGGTATCTATTTCAACAATACAATTGATACCGTTGAAACTGATCAGTTTGGTAAAATCAGAGGACTCGATGCATCCGATGGTGTCTTGGTAGAAATCTATGTAACTTACCATGATGAAATCTCAGATGGCGATAAAAGCGTGCATATGTCGGCTAATAAGGCTACAGCGGGCTATATGGTACCGAGAGGATTTGAACCATATACTTTATCAAGACCATACGAAGAAATTGATATTCCTCTGGCACCATCATCTATATTACAAAGAGGAACCCCGTCAATTATCACAGTAGCAACCGGATACAGAGTCCTGATTGAATTGAAACGTTCTTTATTTGAACTTCTTACCGGAATCGAATGGAATGAAAAGCAGAGACAAGAGCGTCCATACATGGATGTCCATGAGCAAAAGGATATGAAGATCACAAAAGAATCCACGGATGTAATCGGTGGGTTTAATCAGGATAAACTTGACCTCGCTTCAAACCGAATGGATTTATTGGAATCTGTACTCGATATCGGAAAGTCTTCCGATGGGGTTTATGAAGCAGCGAAAGAATATTCCAAGGGAGATATCGTCTTTGCTGGATTAAACTTTAAAGACGAACTCAACCGGGCGGTACTGGAAGCAAGACTTTCTTCCACTGAAGAAGGTTATGTTCCAAACATCAAACTCGATCGTACCCTCAATGCGTACGTTGCAACCGATGTAATCTATTACGGGGAACGGCTTGTTTGCAGTAAGGAGTAGCTTATGAAACCAAAGAATATTCACGAAATGCAAACCCTTGCAAAAACGCAATCCGGAAACGAGAAATATATCGTTGTCCCAAAGAATCTCAAACGATTCCCAAAAAAGGATAAGGAGATTTCTCTTCCAACCGAAGTCGAAATTCGAAATATAGAAAATTAAACCGCCTTATACAGATAAGTAGAAAGTTTACCACGACTTTCTCTCGTACTTCATATGATTCGAAAGACATTATAAATCTTCTTGGAAACACTTAACCAGGAGAACAGGGTACTGATGCCCTGTTCTCCGCTCCCTTTTTGTTTTCTGAAAAATTAAAGGGGAAGTTACAACTATATTAATTAGGGAGTTTATGGAGGTAATAGCATGATAGGAAAAAATTTGAATTTAAAGGGTAAGAATATAGATTACCTGATAGATATGCTTGTAGAAACCCAAAAAGAAAATGGGGTAGAACCAACAATGCATGAAGCTTTGTATGATCCGGATACAAATGAGCGGATCAACCGATTCAAACGAAAGAAGTTAGAAGCACAGGGAGTTGACTTATCCAAGTATGGGTTAAAGACAAAAGAAAAGAAATCGAAATCTGAGATCTCTAATATCGAACGAGGAGTATTCGTTTATAGTGAAGACGATTTGTTTGATGAGACAGAAGGAGAATATGTTTGTGAGTATTGCACAAAAATCAGTTATGATGGATCCTATCGACCGGATGTTTGTGACACCTGCAATGAATGTGAAGGGTGTACTGAATATATTGGAGATTCCTGTGACGGGTGTGCGTATTCTACACTATGTAATGGGGGAAATTCTTATGGGCAAATGACCAAGGAAGAATATGGGATGAACGATGAGGATGCGGAAATATTTAATGCGATTGAAGATGTCCCGGAATATGAGAAAGAAGTCCCATCGGGGAAATTTTCCATTATGAATTATTAACCCCAATCAACCCAGATAATAAATGAGTGCGTCTCATTTATTATATACATAATTTATTTCTACTAATACTAAGGAGGAAAAGAAAATGGAAACAGTAATGATCAATGGTGTTGAGTATGTACCAGCAAGTCAGGTAATCCCGGTAGAAACAATGGATGGTATGGAATACAAAATCGTCCGTACATTCTCCGCTGGTGTATTCGCAGGTTACATTGAAAAGAGAGAAGGGAAAGAAGTAACTATGCGGAATGCAAGACGTATTTGGTACTGGGATGGTGCCGCTTCACTGAGCCAGCTCGCAATGGAAGGAACCTGTAAACCAGAAAATTGTAAGTTTGCAATCCCGGTTGATCGGGTAGTTGTAACAGAGGCGATTGAAATCCTTGACGTTACACAGAGGGCAAAGGATTCCATTGATGGAGTTGCTCTCTGGAGGGCTGAAGCTTAAGTTATACAGGAGGTATTGGGTCTTTATGATCTGATACCTTCTCTTTTTAATTTGGAGGTGATTTAATTGGGTAAACTATTATTTGGGGATAGGAGGCTTCGTAATGATTCTGGTTACGGGAATAATTATAAACTTGGATACGGGACTGGAGGTGGTAGTGGTTACGGTTTCGGAGATTGTACAGGAGGTGAGTTCGATGAGTAAAATTTATGCAGACATAACACTGACAGGAACCAAAAACATTGGTCATGGTGCAGGTAACGGATATGGTTCTTCAAATGGTTCAGGTACTGGCTCTGGGACTGTATCTACTGGTGGTAGAATCAGCAATGATTGTGTTGGTGTTGGGTATGGGATCCATGACGATATACGTAGTATTAGATCCTTGATTATGAATGGATTCCACGGTTCTGGACGTGGGCATAGCAATGGATATGGTATTGATTATGAGTGTGAATGTGGATTTGGTAACAGTTCCACTTTTTTAATAGAAGATCCAGATAATTGGAGATAAGTTAAATGAGTAGAACGTATGAAGATATGTGGCTAATGGATGGTTATGGATTCGGTTATGGCTCCACCGAAGGCTCTGATACAGGCTATGGAAATGGATACGGATGCGGTCATTCTATAGATTATATGTACCACTCCACAAATGCATATAGTGGTAATGGATACGGAGTCAATCCAGGTGCTGGGAATACTTATAAAAATGGATACGGATCTGGAGTTGGTGTTGGTTCCGGTTCCAGAGATTGTGTGGGAGGTGAGTTATATGGGTGGAACCTATGAAGATGGTGGATTAGTGGATGGTTATGGCTGTGGTAATGGATCCGGTTCTTGTGACTTTCTCTGTTATGGTTATGGACGTGGGTTTGCCGATAATGGTAATGGTTTAGAAGATTATTCCGGGTTTGCTTATGGATCTGGATCTGGTGAAGGTGGACCTTGTGGAACGGGTTACGGTGATGGATGTAACAACAATTATTCGTTTAACGACGATATTGATACCACGAAAGACACTACTTCCGACCAGAATCATAGATCCAAATTAAAATTAGATTTACAACGTAGTTCTGAAATACTTTTAGGGTTATTCCTTTTCGCGGCTTCTGTAGCATTGCACAACAAGGGCGCTATGGTCGTGTCAGCCGTATATATTATATTGGAACTTTTTCTATGGGGGTGGGATGATAAATGAGTAGACAATATGGATATGGATGCGGATATGGTTATAGTGATTATGGAACCAATGACGGTTCTGGTTCTGGATTCGGAGGAGGTAGTGGAGTTAATAAAACCATAGGTATCGGTTATGGACAAGGTTCTGGCTCAGGAGGACCTGATGGGACAGGTTGCGGTGATGAATGCGGTGATGGTGATGGTTCCAATATTGGATATTCTTTGACAAGGAGGTTTGAGTAAATGGACGGAGATACAATGAGAACCAAACTTGGTTCTGGTTATGGATGTTTCGATGGAACCGGTTCCGGGTGGGGAACCACTAATGGGGGTGGGGACGGATATGCAACTGGTTATGGATACGGTAGAGGAGATAGTTCTGGAGAAGGATTCGAGGATGCCACAGGTGGTCATCAAGTCGCATTATTTGGTGTCGTCGGTTATGCAAGTGGTGGTGGTTCCGTAAGCGGTACTGGTATGGGAGTCGGATATGGTACATACGAATTGCAGGATGGAACCGGTGGAGAGTTAAAGCGGAGGTGAACGATATGAGTATAAAATGCGCAGATAACAGTCTTAAGTATGACGAAGGATCTGGTCGGGGAACTTGTTATGGTTCCGGCTATCCTGATGCTTCTGGACATGGATGTGGACACGGTTTTGGTAGTGGTGGGTATGATACTACCGGAGGAAGAGTTGGTCTTATAGAGTCCAGAGAAAGTTCTGGTAGAGGTGCGTTACAAGGATATGGCTATGGATATGGGGATGGGGATGGTTCTGGCGATGGTGATATTGGTGGAGAACTGTTTTTTAACGAATAATGAATTCGGATTATTTTTGGAGGTGATTTAGATGAGCAAAATTTTTGCGGATAATTCATTATCTGATTCCAATGGATATGGTGATAAAACTTTGCGTCATTCTGGCTTTGGTAACGCAACCGGATTTGGTGATGGTAAGCCACATGTATATGCGAGCGGAGAGCCCTCTTCTGATTTTGAAGGCTTTGGTACTGGTAGTGGTTCTGGATATGGGCCTCAAATCATTTACGATAATAGAGAAGTTAATGCTCACGGGGATGGTTCTGGGTATAGTTCTGGGTACGGAAATGGAAATTACGCTGGAGGTGATTTAGATGAGTGTAGTTTATGCAAGTGATGACTTACACCCAAATGATGGACTCGGATGCGGATGTTCGGACGGATTCTCTCATTGGAATTATACTGGATATGGCCGTGGAATTGCAGATGGATATGGTAGGTTATCCAATGATGGTTATGGATGTGATCTACTGCTTAGTGACGAAACTGGTTCTGGTACCAGTTATGGTTCCGGATCTACCTTCGGGTATACGTCCGTGTATCAGAGGATGGTTGGGTCCATGCTGTAAATTATAAATAAAAATGGAGATAACCAAATAGTAATGAATTGTGGGATTCTACCCACTCATTATAAATTAACATTGAACTCGAAGGAGGAGACAAAACCATGGGAAAATTCGAAGAAACAAAGAAGAAGATCGTTGAGGAAGGTTCTTCCAATAAGAAGACATTCAATGAAAGCTACTTCAATGAATTAGCAACCGCATTACTCAATGACCCAGAATATGAAAAGACAGAGATGGTAACCAGAAAGGGTGAACTCACACCAATTTCTTCCAGACCAATTGCAGAACTGAGAAAGGGTATGATCGGTGGTGTTGCAAAGGCAGCTGGTGCAGATGCGGCAGAACAGGAGAAGCTGATCGCCGAATATCAGTTCCCAAAGCTTCCAATGTACGACTATGTCGATTCTGCTCTGCATGAATATCTTGGTCTTGGTAAGAAGTTCCCACTTTCTAGAAAGGAAAACTTCCAGGGATCCATTGAATTTACAGAGCAAAAAGCTTGTATCAAGGATGTAAAGGCTCCGGGTTCTACTGTTTCTAAGAAACAGAGACAGGGAGATTATATCAAGTTAAGAGCAAAGTCTAATTGTCCAGATAACTTAAAATCAGATTTATAAAACAATATTTTAATACGTGGTTTAAGTGTGAGCATAATGTGCAGTAGGTATTCATTTACCTACTGCACATTATGTTTTTTCCCTTACAACAATAGAGTAAAACTCATTGTGTTATTACTTTCATTTACTTATGAGGTCGTTTTGTCAAAGGTGCAGTGTGGCATACAAATTGCCCCACTGCACCTTTCTCTTTTTTTTTTTGTATCCAATACTCCCAAATTCACATTTCTATAACTTATTAAGAAAGGAGAAACGAGCATGGCGAACAACTTAATGGATAAGTATGTCACGCAAGCGAAAAAGAAAACGAAACCGATTCGACAAAAATCCGGTTCGTGGTTGTCCAACGCATTGAAGTCTGTCGGATATTCTTCTCTTGACATCATTGAAGAATTAATGCCGGCAACCTTTGACGTTGCAAAAAATACTGTCAATGTCGGACAAGACCTTGCGGTAAAGATGACCAACGTAAAGAATTCTGACCGTACCTTGAAAAACGCTCTGGATAAGAACTATTACATCGGGCTTGGAAAAGAATTCTGGAGAAATTCCCTCGACGACTTAAAGTCCGGTAAGTTCTATAATAAGGAACGTAAAGAAGCGTGGATGGCCAAACAAGGTGGCGATGACGACTTCGACATGGGTGATTTTGGGTTCGGAGATGAAGATTTCGATTCCTTTGGGGATGAAGATTATGGGGACTTCGACGACTTCGAAGATTCCATTGTATCGGATGATGGAAATACCGAGGCATCCTTTGCAAGGAAAAAGGGAAAGAATGTCGACGTTACACAAATCTCTGTATCCAGTGATTTAGGTCCGGATAGTACGATTGTACGAGCAACGGAATTTCAGACAGAAACCAATATCAATATTGGTAGAGCCGTTGTTGAAAATTCCCGTACAGAAAACCGCATTCTCACTCAGTTCCTTGGGGAGATGCGAAATGAGTTAAACTCTTCCTTAGTATCCATGGCAGATAATGTTTCCCAGATATCTACTTCCGTAGTAGATACACTTGGAAAGCATACATCCTTATCTGCAAAATATTATGAAGATAGCATTGCAATACAGCAGCAGATATTGGAACATTTAAAGACAAATGTGACCGGTGCTGCGACAACGGAATTAAATACAAAGAAGCTTAAAGATTATAATAACGTAATGGATTTATTCTCTTCAGGTGGCTTTATTGACCTGAAGGGATATGGCGATATTGTAAAGAAACAGTTTAAAAATTACGCAAGTTCCAATATGGTATTATCTGCATTGCAGTTTGCGGCAGATAACAAAGAAACGTTGAACATGATGGCTCAGAATCCTCTGAGCTTCTTAACAAATGGACTCGCAAGAGCAATCTTACCAAAGGCAACCAAAGCGGCCATTAGTGCATTTGATAACCAGTTAAAAGAAACGGGCGTTGCAGTATTAGACCAGATTTCCGGATTAAGAAGATCTGAAAATCCAATCTTCCGTGCGATTGGTGAAATCTTTGGTTTGACCAATAAGATTACCTTAAAGAATATTGATAAAGGTGCCTATAATAAGGGTGCCATGTCTTGGTCAGGACTCGACCATCAGGCACTCACCAATGTTATTCCGACGTACTTAAGAAAGATTTATGCAACTCTTTCTGGCACTCAGGAATTTGTCTTCGACTATGAGAATGGTGTCTATAAGTCACTTGCAGATGTTGAGCGGGAACAACGAGACAGCACACTGCGAAGAAAGACCGGTGCTTATAGTGAAGATATTTCCAACTTTGGTGAATACTTAAAAGATAACTTTGCATTAAGCCCAATCGAACAAAAGGCTGCATCCGATGCATTTAAGAAATTTGCAGCTGGTGTTGCAATGGACTATGAAGGTGGTCGAACTTACAAACTCGGTGGACGTACTGGGAAAGATGAGAACCGAGACGATATTCGAGATTTAATTGGTGCATCCACTTCCGACGATCTGAATGTAAAACTCATTCGAGCTTACTTCGAGCAACTTTCTAAAACCGACCGTGCAATGCTCACATCATTCTTTGGTTCAAAACGTCAGGAACAGAGAGCTACGTATGACCGTGAGATGCGGGATATGCAGGCAAACCCAACCAAGTATAATACGCAGTATATGAATACTGGGTTGGCGAAAGACGTTGCAACCAATGTGCATTTAGAGTACAAAGACAAGAATGACCCGAGGAAAGTTACCGGAATAAAATCCGGTGTAATGGCTGGATTTACTGATAAATATGGTCATAATCAGAACTATTATCTGAGAGCCATCCTCAAAACCTTAAGTACAGGTATCTTTGTTATTCCAGTTACTCCAGATACAATTCTTCAGACCGTTGGAAAGAATGGGGAAACTACCGAAGATAAGTTCATCTATGATAGAATTGCAAAGGTTTCTCAAAAGAATCGAGATAAACTTAAGAAAGATACTACTGCGGACGAAAAACGCACACGGGAAAGAGAACTCAAAGATAACTACTCTGACGAGAAACGGGAAAAAGATAAGCAACGTGGAAAGGTTGACCCAAGAGAACTTGATCAGGAGCAACTTACTACTGTCGCAACTGCTACAGCACTTGCAGAAAAGCAGAAGAATAATCTTGAGACAGGTGGGTTCCTTGCAAAAGTTGTTGACTTCTTTGGGGAAGACAGTGGTCTTGGTCAACTGGTTAATAACTTTAAGGGAAAGACTGGTAAGGTCGGTGCTACGATAGCAAAACCATTTGAAGTTGCAGATAGATTCTTATTCTCACTCGTATTTGGTGGGGATGGAGATAAGAGCGTAAGGAATTTAATCAATAAGGGATTCGATTACCTTAAGATTGGATTCAAGAAGTTCACCGGATTCATGGATGAAAAATTACTCAAGCCATTGAATGAAGCCCTGTTTGGCGAAGATGGTCTTGTAACGAAGATAAAAGAAAGTGAATTCGGAAAAGGAATCTCAGAATTCTTTGGTAATCTTATCGACAAAACCGAGTCCTTTATCCTTGGAGATAAAGGCCCAGATGGAACAAGAGTCAACGGTATTTTTAGTGAAGCTGCAAACTCTCTAAAGGATATTGGACAGAATGTCAAAGATGGTATCTTTGGAGAAAAGGGTCCAGATGGAAAACGTTTACCACTTGATCAAGATAACTCCGTCTTAGGAAACATAAGACGGATGGTTCATAACGTTACCGGTAACATAGAATCTTCCCTTGGACTGGATGAAGCAAGAAAAGAAGAACCGTTATCCACTCGGATTGTCAATACAACCGATCGGATGTTTGACCGTATCAAAGAACGTGGGAAGGATTGGTCTGATACCGTCTTTGGAAAAGAGGGTGAGGATAGAAAACGCCAGAGTATCTTTGATAGTGAATTTGCAAAACAATTCAAATCTGACCTAAGTGGGCAGAAAGGTTATATTGCCGCAACTTCTGGTATCGGATTACTCTCTTCCTTCTTCTTACCGGGTGGGCCAATTGGTGGTGCACTGGTAGGAGCTGGATATGGAATTATCAAGAAGTCTACTGGTTTACAGGAATTCTTATTTGGTCCAGATATTAATGGAGAACGACAGGGTGGATTAATCACTAAGGAAACTCAGGACTTCTTCAATAAACATAAGAATGCGATGGGATTTGGTGCGACCGCAGGACTCTTATCTTCCTTCGGTTTATTACCGTCCTTCTTCTTACCGGGTGGTCCAATTGGTGGTGCATTAATTGCTACTGGAGCATCCTTAATTGCAAAATCCGGAGCCTTTGACGATTTACTGTATGGCCCGGGTGGAACCCCAGAAAATCCAGTCGGTGGACTCAGTAAGAAGTTAAGAGAAGTCTTTGGTAAAGATGCAACAACAAAAACCGTTGCCTTAGATGTCGGCATTGGTGCAGGACTTGGTGTTCTTGGTTCCCTCTTCTTACCAACCGGTCCAATCATCGGAGCTCTTGTAGGGTCTGCAATCTCTGTTGCAACTGCAACCGATAAGTTCCGGGATTGGTTCTTTGGAGAAGAGGGTCCAGATGGTACAAGAACCGGTGGTCTTGTATCCAAATTCAAAGACAAACTTGGAAACTTCTTTATGGGAGAAGTAGGACCGGATGGAAAACGAAAGGGTGGTATCTTAGATCGTTTCGTTACCTCCATCAAACTTGCTCAGACCCACATTGGGGAGTTCATTGAGACCCAGATGGTTTTACCATTTAAGTCTGCCATTGAACCATTTACCGCAGAAGTAAAGAAGACAACAACGAAAATTAAGGATCGAGTAACGTCTGCGATTGATGACTTGAAGGGGCGTTTTGCAGCCAAAGTCATTGACCCTGTTGCAGAAGCATTCCGTACTCATCTCATTGACCCAATGAAAAATGCTTTCCGGAAACTCTTCTCAGGTCTTGGAAAGGTCGTTGGGGCAATTATTTCCGCACCATTTAAAGTTGTAGAAGGAATGGGAAATGCCACCTATGAAAAACATAGACGGCAAGGAAAGCAAGCATATGTCGATGCGATTGACTCCCAGTTAAATCCATTCAACCGGGCAAACTGGACCAACCAAGAGGGTGGATTCTGGAATGGGGTTCGAGGATTTGGTGGTGCAGTCCTTAATTGGGGGAGAGCAAGAACTGATAGAACTGCATTGGACGCTGCCCAGTATAGTGATGCTGGTGCATACTACGATCGTAATAATACCATCAAAAAGCGGGAGCGAGATCGCCTTGCAAAAGAAGCTGCCCATAATAAATGGGAGCAGCGTAGAAACGAAATCCGTGGTAGATATGCTCCTCCAAAGGGAACAAGTACCACTACAACAAAACCTCCAAAGGGTTCAACTTCAATGGGTACGTCTGTACCAACGGATACGAAGATTGCAACTCCGTCGGACAAAGACCGTAGAAAAGAATTAAAGAACCGTTACAAGGAGATGGAATCCAAGGGATATACCGGAGAAAAATTACGGAGAAAAACCCTTGGACGAAAAGGAGCAAAAGATTCGTCCGCATCTTCTGGGTTAAACTTTGCGGATTGGTCAAGAAGATATATCCCATTAGACCGAACAAAGACTCCTGGTAGTACCTCGATTGATACATCTGTACCAAAAGGTTCTACAACAAGTACTTCTACTGCAAAACCTCCAAAGGGTTCAACCACTTCTGCAACCGAAACTTCCCCAGATACAAAACCAAAGAAAACGAAAGATACTTCTACTTTATTAACCTCTATCCAAAAGGATGTATCTAAGATTTCTGACTCTGTCTATGGACAGCTCAATGGGGTAGGAAGCAACGTTAATAAGACTTATAAGTTACTCTTAAAGAAATTCGGAGTTAAGGACGAAGATATTAAGGGGAACAACAATAAACAATACGTCGGGTTCTTTGGTAGAATTCGAACAGCACTGAATAACCCATTAAAGGCTGCAAAGAATGCGATCCTTTCTCCGATTTTTGCAATCGGAGATGCGATCAAATCAGGTGCAACCAAAGTTAAGAACTTTGGCCTTAACATTGTGATGAATCTGAAGGGTATCGGAAAAGCCATTGGTGGAATTGCAAAGGGCTTCGGTAGTTTATTATTAGAAGTCGCAAAGTTACCATTCCAAGTAGTAAGTACGGGTCTTAAATTAATCAAAGAACTTGCACCAGCAGTAGGGGAAGCATTAAAGACTACCGTATCCGTTATTGGAGATGGAATTAAAGTTGCAGGTTCTCTCTTAGTAACTGGCGTAAAGTCTATTGGAAATGTCTTTACCGAAGCAGCAAGTGGTCTTGGTGCAATGATTGGTGGAGCCATGCATGGACTTGGTTCCCTTTTCCAGGTACTTGGAATCGTTGGAAAAGATGCCCTGGTAGGAATCTGGAAAGGTATGAAGTTTATTGGTGGTGGAATTGCAAAGGGTGTAAAATTCGCAGCCTCTGTTCCATTCAAAGCCGTAAGCTGGGTTAAGGATAAATTAAGTAACCGCAAAGGTAAAGGCGGCGGTGGACTTTTTGGGAATGGCCCAATTCATGTCATTGTTGATAGTGGTACCCTTGACAAAGTAAAACGTGTCAAGATTGTTGAAAAGGTTTATGAAACTAATACCGGTGGACCAATTGCTCCTCCAGATGGACCAAAGTTCAAGACCTTCTCAGAATTCATAAACGGATTTGAAAATGGACTTTTGGGTGAACTGGAGAAAGATAAGAACGGCGATACAGCACCGGGTATTCCACACCTTGCAGAAGGTTCTGTCATCCCACCAAACAAAAAGTTCCTTGCCGTCCTTGGTGACCAGAAAGAGGGTGTCAACGTTGAGACACCACTGCAAACAATCAAGGATGCATTAACCGAAGTTCTCACTGGAGAGAAGACAAAAGCAAGAGGGACTTCTGATAGAGCAGAACAGGCAGAGCGTGGTTCCAGAGCGTCTTTACTCGAACGTTTAAATCAAAAGGAACGGGAGGAGAAAGAATCCTTATTCCGTACCCAGTTATTAAACTTCACAAAGAGAAGTGCCGAATCAAGCGAAGAGCATAAGTCAAGCTTCTTCAAGGTATTTGACATTAAGAAGGGTATCATCACTGCTGGATTATTATTCTTAGCCCCTTATATTATGAAACTTTTCACCAAGTTTGATATTGGTGGATTTCTCAGTAGTATGGTATCCAATCTCGATACGGGCTTTAAAGAAATTGGTGGAATCACCGGACTTTTAAACAATATCAAGGAAAATGTACAGAATGCTTCCGATGTAATCTCTGGAAGAAGTACGAGGTATAAGCTGAACAATGGAGAACTTGTATATGATACAAATGGTAATCTTGTAACGGAGGATGCAAACAGTACATCCATCAAGGAATTATTTACTCCAACTGAAACAAGAATCAATACCGATACCGGGGAATTTGAATATACAAATAACTGGACTTCTGCATCCGATACGAAATTGAACTTTGTAGCCGGAAGAGCAAGAAACATTTCAAAGACAGTTGATCGGACAAAGAAGGTTATCAAGAGAGATGTAAGAAAGTTCAAGCGTTCTACACTTGGTAAGAAGGTTACTGAGAAGGTAGCAAAATCAGCAGATACTGGAATGATTGCAACTGCAGTAAACTTCATGAAGAAGGGTATCACTCTGTTAAAGGATAAGTTTATTGCACTTGGTAAGAAATTCGGTGTAAAGATTACAGAATCCTCTCTTGGGTCTGTAATGTCAAAGTTCCTAAAGCATCTTGATGTAGAAAAGCTTGCAAAGAATTCCAAGATTGCACAAAAGATTGCAAAGTTCTCTGCAAAGGCAACTGCAAAGGGAGTTTCTGCTGCAGCAACCTTAATGTTATCCGAAGTTGGATTCGCAGCCTTTGGTGCATTGAGTGGTGCAACCAATGCAGGTGCTTTATTTGAAGTATCCCCAGATGCAGTTGATGCAAAGATGCGTGCAATCGCAGCCGTATTTAGAGGATTACTCAATACCTCTCTTGGTTCATGGATCGATTTATTCAATAGTATCATCTATGAAATCATGGGAACAAGTTTCATCAAAGTTATTGCTTCCCATGTTTATAAGTTACTTTCTTCGGATGAGAAGGGGCAGGCTTTAGAAGATGCTCAGAATAAATTCACCGAAGACTATGAAGCTTATGTAGATGACGAATATAATACCTATGCCGAAAAACAAAAGGCAGAAGGCAAAGAAGCAATGTCCAAAGAAGAGTTTATCTCCAGTGGACTTGCAACAACAAGAGAAGAATACAACTCCAAGACGAACAAGTCCCTTACAAAGAGGGCGGCCGACCTTGTCAAAGGTGTCGTAGGTTCTCCAAAGAAATTTGCAACTGGTATCAAGAGTTCTGCAACGGCACTTGCAACCAATGCAAAGGAACTCGGAAGCATTGCACTTTCTGGTGACATCAAGGGATTTGCAACTTATGTAGCAAAGAATGAAGACGGAGAAATTTCCGTTGGACAGAACATGGTCCTTGGTCTTGGAAAACAGTTGTTGACTCCAGTCGTATTATTAAAGTCTGCCTTCAATGGAATCAGAGACTTATTCACAAAAGAAGGCGGCGTAATTGATATTGCAAAAGATACCAGTGTCTTTATTGGAAATCTTTATAGTTATACCAATCCGGATAAGGATATGACCGGATGGGAAAAGGAGACAATTGGTGGTGAGGAAGGTGGATTCTTTACATCCATCGTATCATCTCTGATTAAGAAAGTCTTCTGGCTCCCAATCAATATCATTCGTCTGGTACGTTCTGCATTTGGTTGGTTTATCGATTTCTTTGATGGTGACTCTGAAAACAGTACCGGAGAAAACGGAACCAAAACCTCTACGAAAAAGAAAGAGGGTGGATTCTTCAGTAAGGTTGCCTCTGGTGTCAAAGGATTCTTTACAAAACTCTTTGGTGGAGATGGTGGAGAAGATGGTGGTCGTCCAATCTACGGAAAGGGTGGCACCGAAGACTACTATTATTCACAAAACGATCCAAAGTATAAGAATAAACTTTACAAGCAAACTGGCGGATTTGGATATGGTGCAGAAACCATGGGAGAATCCGGATGTGGCCCAACTGCTATGGCAATGGTTGCATCAAAGATGACTTCCAATACGTATGACCCAATGCAGATGGCGAAGCTTTCTGAAGCAGGTGGATATAGTACCTCTCTTGGTACTTCTCCGGAATACTTTGGAGCTGCTGCCGATACTCTTGGAATTCCAAATAAGTTCAATGCACCATCTTATGAATCCGTATCCAATTCCCTTGCTTCTGGAAATAGTATCATTTTACAGGGTATCAAGGGACGTGGAACAAATAGCCCATTTACTTCCCAAGGACACTACGTTGTCGTTGATGGAATTGAGAATGGCAATTTAATCATCAGTGACCCGAGAGGAAAAGAATACTCTGGCCAATACAAAGCATCGGACGTTATGGCAGATGCAACCGGAATGTGGAGTTTTGGTGGTGGTATGGGCCAAGGTAAGAAATCCGTTACTGGAAAACTTAAGAAATTCCTCAAGGGAGGAAAAGGTGGAGATACAGAGAAATGGCTCTCTATCGTCAAAGCAGTAAAACAGGCAATCGCTGCCCAAAAACCGGGATATAGTAATCCGAGTAGCCCGTTTTATATCGATATTACCATTGGTGGAAAAACGATTAAGGTTCGCCCGGATTGTTCTGGATTTGTATCTGCTTGTTTAAAATATTTCGGTGTATTGGATGAAGGAATCAATCTGAATTCCAGAGATATTACCGACCGAAATAACTCAACGATGAAGAAAACTGGGTTCACACCAATGGCATGGCCGGGTTGGGAAGCACTCCAACCAGGTGATATCATGGCACTCAATGGTCATACAGAAATCTTCGCATTCAATGATGGAAATCGTCATCGTGTATATAATTGCGGATCAGACTCTTCTGTAAATAATCCGGGAGATACTGGAACTGCAAAGACCAATGGGTATACGACCGTTTGGAGATGTGGTGCAGCGGGTTCCCTCGCAGTTGGAGATACTGGCGTATCTTCCTCTTCTTCTTCCGGAGATTCCACAACCGCATCCGCATCTGGGGAAATTTCAAATCTGTCTGACTTCTTCGGACAGGCAGCAAATATATTCACAGGTTCCATCATGGAAAGTCTTGGATTTAAGACCAGCGGTACATCATCGGATACAACTACGGAAAATAGTTCATCCGTTGCTGATGTGGAACTTACGGGAAGTGACAATGCAGAAAAGGTATGGAACTTCTTTACAAGCAGAGGGTATTCGAAGGCTGCAACCGCAGGTATTTTGGGGAATATGTGGCAGGAATCACGTGTTGACCCAACGTTAATCCAAAAACCAAGCCAGAATGCTGCCGGTATTTTGCAGTGGGAAAACTATAAGAATCAGACCGATCGTTGGCTTTCTATGAAGAACTATGCAGCTTCCAAGGGAAAAGATTGGAAAGATTTACAATCCCAGCTGGAGTTTGCAGATAGCGAGATCAATGCATCTGGAATGGATTTCTGGTTTAAGAAGAATGCCAATACAACCGTTGCAGAATGGAAGAATTCCACTGACCCATTACTTGCAACTGAACAATTCGAAAAGGCATATGAAAGAGCCGGTAAACCGTTAATGGAGAAGCGGAAAGGTGCTGCTCAGAAATATTACCAGCTTTATGCTGGAAAGGGTGGCGATGGTGGAAGACCGATCGTACCAATGTATGAAAGCCGGGATATCAAACCGTCTTATTTTGGTGGAAAGGGTTCCGTCTCTGCATCATCCAATACGTTACAATCCCCATCCGCTGATCAGTCTAAGACAGTAGATCAGACCGTAAGAATGAATTTCCTTAATTCAGAGGAAAGTTCACAATTACTTAATACCATGATCCAATATCTGTCAAAGATCGCTGATAATACAGGAGAAGCAAGCAATGGTATCAAAGACCTCTATGGAAAAGATTTCAATGTGGTCACAAATAATATCAACGCAACTTCCAATAACCAGGTAAATGCGAATGGGAAAACCAATACAGACAAAACGAACAATGGACAACCAGCTGACCGTTCCAAATACAATATGGCAAAACGGGTTGCTGCTGGTTTCTTATCTTAAATAGAAAATAAAGAAAAAATAGACAGAGTGTTAAGGGTATATCCTTTAACACTCTTTCTGTTTTAGAAAGGGAGGTACCTATGCCAGATACCAAACAACCAAAACAACCAAAAACAACCAAAAAGGTTGTAATTAATACAGAAACGAAGAAATCCGTAGTAAATGCAAATCTTCAGGCCAATTTGGAATCGTCCATTGATGGTTCTATGCGACTCTTTGGATTACCCCATCAGTTTATTGAGATGAATGACCCAAGAATCGGGGATAAGAGTAACCTCGGAAGATGTTTTGCGGAACGTATGATTTTGGAAGCTCCGATTATTTGCTTAAAACCTGGAGCACCAAACTTCTTACCAAACCAAAGTGACGATGTAAAAAAGGGATTCCTCAATGCAATCGTTGAAGCAACCAATGGGAACAGTCTCAAAGATGTATTCGCATCCTTATCTTCCGTAACGGATGAGAGTGATGCAATTACGTATTATACATTAGAAGACCGTTACTCTGAGATGATGGCAAAGGTTAATGCCTTATGTAAGATGATGGCTGTCTTTTTAGGAATTTCTGATAAAGAGGTTCCATGGCACCCATCTGCTACATTTGGTACGTATGACTGGAGATACTATTCTTTCAAAAGTATTTATGGGGATAAAGTATTTGACAAGAAACCCGGTACGGGCGGAAGTATCGGAGCATTTGTTGAAGATGCTCTAAATACAGTAAACGATAAACTGATGAGTGATACTCAGTGGTTGCGTTTTTATGTTGATAGTAACGCATCCTTTGGAGAATCTTCCTCTAATAGTACAACGTCTTCCATGTTGGAATCTTTCGTAGAGAAACTGGAAGGAGTTTCAAAAGAGTTGGATACCATTACAGGTATGACTGGAATGGATGTTAATGGTGCAGTAAATACTGCAACATCGAAAGTTGACTCATGGATTCAAAGTAACTTCGATGGGGATGGAGCAATCTCAAAACTCTTTCGAAGAATCAGTGGGAATACAAAGCAGATTATTAGTGGAGGAAATTTTATCATTCCAGAAATTTGGTCTAATTCTGAATACAATAAGAATTATTCCTTCTCAATAACATTATCAACCCCTTACGGAAATACACTTAGTTGGTATCTAAATATCGGGGTTCCACTCTGTCATATTCTTGGATTATGTTTACCGCAACAGTTGACTGCCAACGTATACAAATCTCCATATCTGGTAAAATGTTATTCCAAAGGGTGGTTTAACTGCAACTATGGAATTATCAGCGGCGTAAATATTGACAAGGGTTCTGATAACTCTTGGAATGTTGGAGGATTACCGAACGAAATCAAAGTGGATTTAACCGTAACGGATTTATATTCCACTTTATCTCTCCCAGTAAAACCGTATGAAGATTCCGCAACATTCCTGAATACGGGGATGCTCGAATTTCTCATGGTCAATTGTGGAATCGACGTTACGCAACAAGATATGTCAGAGAAGTTAAAGATCTGGAGTACCATCTTAGCGAATAACTTTACTGACCGCTTTACAAGCAAACCAATAGAGATTCAGAATTACTTTAAGAATAAGATTCAAGGATTATTTAACGTAATCTAAAAGGAAGAAAATCATGGCAAGAGTAAACAAATCAATTCAACAAGCTTTGGAATACCATAAAAATTATGGACATATTCCAAAGGATTATATGGAACGATTGTCTTGGTTATATAATGAGGTTGGATTTACCCAAAAACAAATCATTGATTTGATTAATGATATTGATCGGTTATCAAAGATCGATTGGCAAGAACTTACTTACATTTTTTATATGATGCCAAAACCAAGTCCACGACCAAGACTATCCACCAATGTGTTCCATTTCTACGTTGGTGGAGCAAAAATCAACAAAGAAATTATGGAACGATTCGCAGAAGAACATTCCGATATGGAATGTGTCATTTCAACCCCTTGCTCCTTAGATGCAAAGGTCTATATGCCAACACCAAAGGGAATGAATGCAAGGGAAAAGATCGCAGCCGAACTCGGACTCATTCACAACATCAATGCACCCGATTGGGACAATCTCGGAAAGTCCTATTGCGATATGGTACAGGATGTCTTAGTAAGTAACGACAGTCTCGTCTTTCGAGGAGCTGTACAAAAGTACTATTCTGTCTTACCAAGAATCGAAGTAAAGATCCGGTTTATGCCGGTCTTTGACTGCAAGTACAACAAACGAACCGTAGAAGGAAGGAAGTCCTTCAAAGAAAACGAAAAAACAATTAAGGATTTGGATTATATTATATGAAAGGGGACGTTACGATGGAAGAATTAAAGCAGACTTATGAAAACGCAAGAGTGATGGATAAGAAACCATTTGATATTGATGCGATTACGGATACACTCTTATCCGATCCCATCAAGTTAGACATTAACGACATTGCACATACACCCGTTTCCGTGGTGGTAAGACTTTCCAGAGAAGATTACAGTAAGAAACGAATCCCTACAACGATTATGAGACAATACCATGTATATCCGATTTGCAGAGATGACATGCTCATCCTTAAAGAAAACCAAGCATAAACAAAGAATAAAGAGAGAAAGTGACCTTATTTGGATTCACTTTCTCTCTTCTTATTTTTAATAGGTTACACGGTACATCTCATCTTCTGGTCGAATCTGGATTGCAACCTCTTTCCGTTTTGTACCAAATGTACCACCATGGTCAAGTAACTGAATTGGTCCACGGGTCATTAATTGATCCATGACGTCTCCGTAGTCCTTTATCACATCTTTTCCGAGTACGGTAGATTTATCCTTTAACCGGAATGATAAAGAACCGGCGACATTCTTACGGTCTACATTCTTCATATAGAACATAATCAGTTCGGTATTCTTTGGAACGTATTTCTTTACTGCCCCATAGAAGTTATTGACACACTGTTCTTCCATCTTAAGCTGTCTGGCACTTTTTCTTCCAGGATTGGAGTCAACAAGCGTTGCTTCCATTACACCATTATTTTTCTGGGTTTCCGGAGTCTTGCCTGGGACGGGCATTTCTTGTATGGATACGAGCTTTCTTCTTACCCTTCTTATCTTTTCCAGCACTTACTACTTCGGAGTCTTTCTTTCCAAAGACCGGGAGCTTTCCTTCTGTAATGGACTTCATGTAATCCATCTTCACATTCTTGATATCACCCGCTCTAAACTTATAGATTCCAAGGGTATCCAGTGTTTCAAATACGGTATACTGAAGGATGGATTCAATCAGAGCCGCATCTTCCACCTCTTCTCCAGAAATATCGGAAGCACTTTCCATTGCAGCTGTTTCTGTATCTGCAAGGTTACCCATCATCATTGCTTCGAATAATGAACTACCCATACTCTGCGTAAGTGCTCGTGTCTTCTTCTGAAGGATCAATGACTCGAAGGTTGGAGTCTTTGGAGTTTCTTCTTCCATAGATTCCCCAGTAAACATCGGGGAAGTATTGCACTTTGATTCACAGAAGTGCTTGATATTATTCAGGTTGGTTATGATATTTACAAGAATATCCGTCCAGCTGATGGACATCAGGTTGATGAACGCATTGTTAGACATCAGGTCTGGAGAACCAAACCCATTATTCACTCTACTGATGAAGACATCATCTGGCGATACGGCACCATAAACCAGACCAACCATCGCATTGACGAATTCCTTAATGTCACCCGGAACATTTTCTGGGACATTCTTTAACTTCAAAATAATCTCATCAATTACTGGGATTGCAGCACAGTAAGATTCCGTAGAACCCATCATCAGAATATTCTTTGCCTTCTTACAGAGTAAGGAGAAGCAAGACTTAAATTCATTCCAGCTTGGGTCTTCAAAGGCATCAAATGTGGCTCCTGCTTCCAGAATTCTTGAGATATGCTTTTCAGAAGCTGTATATCTTCCATCAGTTGGGTCAAAGCTGAGTGCTTCCTTAAGTGACTTCTTACCAGAAGCAGCCTTCTTATTACACTCTGCAATCATCTTATCGCAGACTTCAATGTTAAGATCAAGTGCCCGGATTGCAAATACCTTGTATGCATTGGAACTTGCTGCGTTCTTGTCTTTCTTAGCATTTTCTTCATTTGCAGACATTTGCATCAGGAGGTGAATTGGGATCATGATGCCAAGTGCTGCAGATGCAGCCTTTCCAAGAGCGTTGATATTTGATTGTTTTCCACCCGGACCACCAATTGATCCAATGAATATCTGCTGAAGCCATCCACTCAGGATAAACGAGCATACGGTACCCATAATTGACTCATCTGCATTTTTCACCTGAGTCTTCATGTCCTTAAAGATAGATCGTGCATGTTCATACTCTTTGGCAGCTTCTTTCCAGTGCTCACTTTTCATCAGCTTTACTGCATTCTTATACGCCTTCTTAGCCTCACGCTTATCCTTTGAGAAGAGTACCTTCATGGTATCCCATGTACCACCCTCTAAAGCGATTTCTCCTCCAAATTCACCGTAATATGATTCTTCCGCTTCTGCCTCCTCATCATCCATATCGTCATCAGAATCATCAGACTCATCATCATCGTCTTCATCGTCTGTGTCTTCATCATCATCTTCGTCATCGGATTCTTCATCATAGTCCTCTTCATCCTCGTCATCTTCTTCATCGTCGTCATCCTCTTCGTCATCGGATTCTTCAACGGTCTTGTCGATTTCAGAAAATGCTTCGGCCTTTTCCTTACCCTTCTGACGCTCATCCTGGATTACCTGAGCAACTTTATCCTTAATAAGGCTAACGATTTCGTCTCTACCAAGGTCAGCTAACTGAGCATCCAGCTTTGCTTCCTCCTCAGAGTTTAATTCAAATTCTGCAAATGCAGAGTTCGCAGCGATGGCTTCGTTTGTAATACGTTCCGAAGCTTCTTTGACGATGGATTCAATAACCTCCTGCACGTTCTGGATAAAACATGTCTGGTTCTTTGCAGGGACCTTTGATTCCATACAACGAGTTTCAATGTAGCCAAGGACGTCTGTAATAGATTCTGCAATCTGTTCCAGTGTTGCTTCCTTGACTGGTTCATCGAGCCAATAACTGTCATATATAATCTCACCAAGGACTTTATCCCATACCATTTCGGTACCCTCAGTGATTAATCTCTTTTTCATACCGAGCTGTTCTTTTACAAGGAATCTTGCACCCTGCTGATAGTAAGCATTTTCCATTGCAGATTCTTTTCGAACTGTCTCCTCGTTTTCGATACGAGCAGATTCCATGGTCGCAGTAAAATCTACATTGTTATCTGCCAACCGATTTGCTTCGGTAAGAGCTCTCATATTCTGGCGCTGAATCATCTTGCGTTTGATTGCGCTTTCAATCAACTCTTCGCCAGTTCTCATCTCTTCTCTTGGCGTAGAGAATAATGTTTCCTTTGCCATGATTCTTTCTCCTTTCGTTTCATTACAAAAATGTTTCCAAAGCCCCTCTAAAGAGCTATGATGGAAATGTTATCCGTCGTTAAGGTCAGATATTCCGGAACATAATCCGGATTCGATGCATCGTCCATATCCAAAAGATTTTCAATGATTTGATATTTGGAATCGTATCCATTAATGGAATAGAAGATGGCGTACTTAATCTGATCTTCAAACTGAGCGTGCAGCTTATGTTCCAATACGGAAATAAATGCCTGATTGGTTCCAGACGTCAGCTTATTCAGATTCTCAAAGAAGTTCTTAATATAAGCCTTGATTAAGTCCATATAATCTTCGATGATGATACCATCAAAGAACTTAATTCCGATACTTACCGTACAATTGACATGATTGATGATTTGATCTTCCGTACCGCAACCAATATAGAAATTTCTCGCCTTTCCATAGGTATTGTAAAATTTCATATTGATGGTAAATAACCCATGGAGGGAAGAAACCAGATTGGTTAAGAAGGTATGCTCTGTCGTAAGGTCATTTAAGATATCATCCGTTGCATCAGAGTTAAATAAGAAGTCTTTTCCAAATAATGGAACCTGCTTCACATAAAATCCATATCCCGTATTGGAGTCCGGGTCTTCTTCAAAAATCACATGGGACCGCATCAAATCCATTGGGTATGCAAGATATAATTCTCCATCCTGTGGAGTATAGATATTACATAAGGTATGATGAGCAACAACGGAAATATCATTGAAGTCGTTGTTGTCATCTTCTCCATAATCATAGAATACGGCAAATTGTAACCCCGGATGGGTCATATCAACAAGTCGTTCATCGGTTCCGTCGTCTTCTCGTTTGGTTAATCCGGTAAGTAGGATTCTTCCATCATCAATGGTATCGGTCGTTTCAATATCCGCAGAGAACGTATAGATATACTCCCCTTCTTCTGTCCCTGTAGTCTCACAAGTCATTCGGAAGTAATCCCCCGTGGTGGTATCAAAGACAATCAATACTTCCATCTTTGAAGTATCAATATCCCCATTGTTGGATTGCAGTTTGAAATCCGAAGATTGTAAGTCGTTGAATACCCCATCGACTCTTGCTAATTGCAGTTCGATATGGTATTTGCCCTCTCCTCGGATGGCATCTCGTCTGATATGGCATTCTTTCACTACAAAATTGAATACGCTATCAAGATTGAAGTAAGTGTAATCCACTTCCACATTCTTGTCAACCGTATTCATATAATAGTTTACTTTGTTTGGTTTTGTCTTAATCACCATCAGTGGTGCCAGAGCATACTCAAGCTCATGTTCTGTTAAGTCTTCTTTGTCTTTCTTTACAACCACCTCATGGGTTTCTTCGGATTCATAAATGAATACTGTCCCCGGTTTTAAGATATACTGTCGCAACGAACTGATGTGACTATCCATATCTTCCGTGGACAATCGAATATTTAAGGTATTGGTTGGTACAATGTCTCTTCCATCATTGATTCTGGTAAAGCACCCATACTCTCTTCCAGCATAATCATCTCTCTGTTTTACAAAGACTGCATCGTGATTGTAGATAGATGCAAAGTTATTGAAGTATACGTTGAGGTCATTATCCGTCGTATAGGAATTTACCGTAATCATTTTCTCAGTGGTTAATGCTTTTACTTTCTCCAGTGTCAACTGGTCAGTTCCACCAGTGGAATTTCCCTGAGATAATCCCATCGGAAAGATATTTCGGTTATAGGAAAGGTTCTCATCATCCGTTGCAGCACTGACATATACATCGACCCCTTCCTGGCTGAATGGGAAGTTCCCATTTGTTCCAGCTGTCTCGTATAAGTATACGGTAATGGTCGAATTGTATCCTGGCACCCAGTACCTATCGTCATTTGCAAAGGATAACCGAATGGTATTATCGTCGGATAACTTGTAATACACGAACGGATTCGTGGTTGGTTGCTGTCCAATCGACCGCTTCTCAAGCTGGGTCATCATATTGCTCCCAGCAGGAGTATAGAATACTTCGAAGTTACAAAGCTGATCCGAAAAGCTCAAATCTGCATATGGGATATTGAGGATACTATTGGTGGTAATTGGAACCTGTTCCTTGATTCGTTTATACTGATAGACATTTACTCTCAGTACCAACCAAACGTCCCCATTGATATCCGTTTTCATCGTCTTGATAAATGGGATATCCTCATTTACAATCTCATTGGAGTAATCCTTATCATAATAGGCCATATGATTGTATTCCCCATTGAATAAGGTCGAGCGAATCTTTACATTGAATGGGAGACTGAAGTTTAAATCATCCACCAGTATATTCATATCTGCATCCAAGGTAAATTCCAAATGTTCATCCACCATGGTTGCATACTCTACCACGTTCTTTTCTTTTACCAAAAGCAACATGGACATTTTTGCAGGAGTTGCAAGGACATTGGTAACTCCGTAGTTGGCTGCCTGAGAATAGATAAAGTCCGGTAATTCGGATTGTCCCGGCATAATTTCGGTAATATACCGACCCGTGACATTCATCATATCTTCCGTCGTGGACGCATTGACATCCACAAACATCCCAAGTGCACCAACCGTAGACAGTGCCAATTCCTTGTCATCAAAGTATAAAGGAAGTATCTTTTGATAAAATTCCTTAATGGTATAAATGGAACTATAATCCGTAGCCATACGTTGGTCATCCTCCTTTCTTATTTTCTAAATTTCAGGGCATACAATTTCGCATCCCGATCCATTCCTGTTGGTACAGTAACCTGATGGACAAATGGGGCGTTTACCCAAGTATTTCCAGAAAGACCCGTCTTCGGATAGTATGGTGGGACATACTTGAATCCAACAGAACGTCCTCCGGCATTATTGTTAAATTCGTTGATGGTCATGGAACTCATATCTTCTCTTGCAAAATACGCATAAGTGACAGACATTTCCGGATGGCTTAATTCACTCCCGACATCATAAGAGAAGACACTCTTATTTACATTCAGTGGGAAACATCCGGTATACTTACACCAATAACGAAGAATCAAGTCTTCCTTATCCAGTAAGAAATAATAGATGTCTACCGCATAGTCGAGTTCCTTGTTCCATATATATTTTTCCTTTGGTTCCATCGAACCACGATAAACGCAACTCTCATAGGTGCACCATAACTGGTGGGCATGAGTAATTGCCATATTGTAAGTTTCTGGAAATTTTAAATTGATCGTTCCTGCTGTCATAGACCGAATATTGCTCTTTGCATATTGGGTCTTAAATCCTGTAAATGTTTCCCCCGTCTCCAGAGTATCAATGGATTCGTCAGAGATATCCAATGAAGTCAGGGTATTGGACAGCAAAGGATTGAAATGGTGCTTGGAGGAATAGGCTTTTGTTAAAGTACGAGCCGTCTCCAAGTCTGCGTTCATAATATAATATAATTGAGGGTCATTTAACACCTGCTGCTGTAAATTACTATAGCTCAAGTCGTCGTCGGATTTAAAGATATTCAAATCCGGACGTGTCATTACGACATAGGCAAGGGTTCCATTCATGAAATAATCCGGATACTCAATACGAAACCGGTTAAATTTCTCATGGAACAATTTATTCAATTCCAGTCTACTATAAGCAGACGGGATATTCATCTCTTGTTTGATCTTTTTGATCTCATCCAAAATGTTGGATTGTATCTCAACTTCATAATTGTACTTGTACCGCCCAGAGGAATCTACGGAATTGACCGGTGGGTAGAGACTTGGGTTTTGTTGTAAGACAGCCTTTCCGTTGGAAGAATCAGATGAAGGAACCGTCGGTTTGCGGTCCTGTAAGGTATTCGTTAATTTATCAAACGAAACGAGATCTTCAATCTTTGTAATGGAACTTTGCTTTGGAATACAATTTACAATCTTCAAATCTCCACCACTGGTATTGAGGATTTCTACCTGTGAATTGACGGTAATTGTTGATTCCTCGGTAGTAGATGTCTGTGTTACCATAGTCTTTTTCGTCGTATCACTGCTTGATCGATGCGTATTCATATGCGTCAATAAAGCACTTTGCGCCATAAAGGTCATTCCGCATTTTGAACAGACAAATGCCATAAGCATACCCTCCTTTCTTTCTTGATAGTAATTTAGATTCATGTGCGGAAAGCCATAAATCAAAGCCAAATATACAAATATATTAATTACGAGCAATCCGTTAAAGCAATTTGTTTTTAAAACGAAGGAGGTATTAAACATTACCCTACCTCGACGATTCGTTATAGTAACTCTATAAAAAGTGACTAAGGAAAGGGAATGTTTTAATGACGAAGCTTGAACAGTTAATTGCAAAAAGAGATCAGCTGGATGCTGAGATTAGGGAACTCGAAACAGAAGAATCCGAGAATCGCTGTCCTATTCAGAAAACGCAATCTGAGATTGTTGAGTTATTAAAAGAAAATGGGATTACGTTTTCAAACGATGAGGATGACTTTCCACACGGGGCAGGTTGTATCTTACCGGGAAATGTTTACAATAACATTCATATCAACGTGGATAACAGTGTTCGTGTATCGAACACGTATCATCGTACAACGAATGTTGATACGACCGTTGCTGGTGGTGATAGTGCCTTGTCATTCGTTGGAAAGTTCATCGAAGGATTGTTCTAAGAACGGAAATACAAGAGATAGTACCGGGTAGGTACTATCTCTTTTTTATTACAACTTTCAGAACTATATTAAACCATAGTATAGGAAGCTTAAAGGAGGAAATATTATGGCTTACAAAGTATATTTTAAAGAAGACAAATTTGTCGTAAATAAAACCCCATGTGAAATGGAGAACGGAACCGATATGGTTCGGTATGAAGAATCTATGGAACGAGCGGTTCGGTTGGTGGAGTTACTAAATGGGCATCGGAAAGAATCTCTGGAAGAATTAAAGGATCGGTACGATTACGTTATCCGGTACTGTAGAGATTGCAACCGCCCATTTATGCTTCGGAAAAGTGAACTCGACTGGTTTCATAGAAAGGGAGCAAATTTACCGGTACGTTGTCCGAAGTGTCGGAAGAAGAAGCATCGGAAGCATTTTTCAAAGACAGTAGACAACTTCTAAGGAGTAGCATATGGGAAAGTGTGACGGGTGTCCGCATTTCGAATTTCAGTATATAAGTAAAGGTATGTCTATAAGGTGCTTTTGTAAATCAAAAGCTGGAAGAAGAATTCGAGAATACCGGACAGAATACAGAAGAAGAGGATACATATTTGAACCAGACTATGAGTTGAATGAAAAACATGAAGAAGAGCTTATGGATTGGGGAAAATACCACAAGGAACCAAATTGGTGCCCAATACGATAGTATGAAAAATCCAGTTCGCAAGGTTTTCATAACTATATTAAATCTGTATATAAGGAATAAGAGTACATAATTTACTATGTTCCTTATGGTACTTTTCATTTATCAAAGCTCATGGTTTCGGAGAGTCATCCCGTAAAACTCTCCATCGCCGTTGAAAGGGGAGGCTAATCAGAATGGCTAACACTACTGAAATCCTCGACAGAATCAATGAATCCGCTAAAGACATGAAGAATATCGTACGCGAATCTTACGATGAAATAATCGAAATTCTTAATAAATGCCGTAGCGGGAAGGAGTATCTCAAACTTAGTTACAGTATGGGATCCGTTTCATTCGAAGATACGTATAGTTCTCCAGATATAGTTGAGGTTTTAAGTATTCTCACCGCTATCATTCTCAAGAGAGGAGAAACCGGTATAAAGGAATTCAAAGAATTCCTTTATACTGTAGCATTACCAGCATTTGTGAACGGATGGGATACCTACGTAATCCCACACTTCATAGTTTAACCATTTACACCAACCGGTTGGAGCGAATCCAGCCGGTTGGTTATACAATCAAATTTGAAATTCTTTTTTTTTCTATTCACCCCTTGTGGGTTCTTTTTTAAGCCCTCAACAAAACAGTAATATTTTAAAGAAAGAGGTGAACAATATGGGCGAAATCAAAGATGCTATTGAGACCTTGGGTGATCTGAAAGCGGAATTTGCCGAAGCTGGTATTTATTCTACCAAGAGGTCCATTTCTGCATCTGCCATGGAAGGTACAGCAAACTTTCCTGTTCTCGTAGAAGATTCCATCTCCTTAGATGATGGGATTCTTATCAGTAGAGCCTTGGAAAAAAAGTACGCTTCTTTTTTATTAACGGTTCTTACAATGGACCCATATCTTGAGATAGAAAAAGGACAGACCCCAACTGCTTCTGCCTACTTGCAGCAGTTTCACCAGAATATGAGAGTCAGAAATTCCACGAAGGGAATCCATATGAATATGATGGACTTCTTAAAAGAATCCTATGAAGAACACGATATGGATTATGGAATTATGGAAGGGGAAGCCTTCAAGATGGCTCACGCAATCTATGAAGGGGTAAAAGCGTCTGTTCCGCAGAATAAGAATATCTTATTGAATTATACACTGGAAGAAGTTACTACACCTGATAGCTTAAACGAACGTTTCGCAGTTGGTATTACCGAAGCTGGAAAGAATGGTTTCGATATCAATCATGTAGAAACGGTAAGAGGTCTGAATAACACCATTGCTCACGCAGATAATGTGAACAATACTACATTCAACGATGTTGCCAGAGCAAACATTTCTCATGCAGACGCGGTGAAACTTGGTGATGTAAAGAACAATATCAACGTAAATGTTCCTGGTGGGAAGGATACTCCAGCTCCCGCAAGAGTGAATGTAAGAGACAGAGGTTCTCAGTGGAAACCACTGACCGATAACGATTGTAAGAAAGCAAACGACCTCGTTCCAACCTTACTCCACATCCGGGTATATCCGATTGATAAGTATACCAGAGAGGAACTTACACCAATCGACTTTATTATGGGCGTGAAGGCAACCTTACACCCAATTCCAGTAAACGAACTTGCACGCATGGTCGTTACCGGAATGAGAAACGAAAATATGGTATTTAATTTCATCCGTTGGACAACTGGTGAAATTAAATTTTTTAAGGACTTTGTCTTTGCAATTGATACGTTAAAGTCCGATGCCAAAGATGCTGGTCGTGATGTAACTGGATGGCGTCCTGCGTTAAAGAGAAGAAAGAATCTTTCCCGTGCAAAATTACGGTTTACTTCAAAGTCCATTATGCCTAATGCAACCCTTGTAGTATCGCAAGGTGCCGTGGATTATATCAAGGAAACCTATGGATATGATCTGGAAGACGAACGGATCATCAATCGTATGATGAACGTTTATTTCTTACTTGGCTATGTCAGTGTCAATACGGTAAACCAGAGAGCGACCTTCAAGTTCGATGGAATCGAATCCACCGATACGTATACGTTTGATACTTTAAAGAGAGAAAATCAGACGGATGACAAAGCGTTCAAAAATATGATGAAAATGTTGGGAAGGAGTATGTAACTATGGCTTCAACGTCAATGGGTTGGTATCAGGATATTATAAAGGTAAGTCCAATCGTTATGGAAGCCTCATCTCCTGATGACAAGAAATATATGGAAACGATGAATAAAGACGATATTCATCAGATCAATGGGACTCTGATTCAGGGTCTTTATCGTACCATCTTAGAGAGAAAAGACTGTGACTTCGGAGATATTCCAGCGTCCAAGGGGGATATTGAAAAATGTAAGTATTACAAGTCCACCGCAGAATGTCTGGATGTCCTTGGAGAACTGATGGTAAAAAACGAAATTCCTACAACGGATGTCGATATTATTAAGGAAGCAATTGCGAATGTAAAACGTTTTAAGGCGACATTCGCCCTTGCGTTCGACTTAAACCAGGATTATTTAATTTTGTTTTATAACACAATCGTAATGGCAATCGTCGACGCTACGTCTATGGTGATTGCCGAATATATGAACTATCTGGTTGGACCGGAACAGTCCAAATACGATAGTGTAAAATCTCGGAACGATAAGAGTCGGGGTAGAATTTCCCTCGATAACTTACAGAGATTTAACAATGAAGTAAAGGTGGGTCACTTTGATACGATGGCGAACTATATGCTTGAATCTCAGCGTAAGAATTTCACTGGAACTGGTATTGTTATTGCTGGGGTTGTTGTTGTAGCGTTGGTTTCGATCGTCCCAATCACAAGAGAACTCATCTATTTTTATTATAGGTCTAAAGTCAAGCTTTCCGACTATTTAAGTATGCAAGCGGACTTTTTAGAGCTGAATAAACTTGGTGTTCAAGCATCAAACAAAACTGCACAGCAGAAAAAAGAAATCATTCGAAAACAGGAAAAGATAATTCTTAAACTTAGGCGTAGAGCCGACAAACTGAAAATCAATGACGAGGATATCGGTGCCCTCGCAAAGAAACAGGTTGAGACTGACAACAAACAGTTTTCTTTGAAAAACATCGAGAAGCAAATGTTCACAAACAAAATGGATGGAGCAAGCTTCAGTATTGTTTAAGGACATTTGTAATTTGTACAAATTACAAAGTTTTAAAGGAGGTAAGATCAATATGTCAAATCTGGCAACAATGATCATGGAAGGCTCCATGAATGGATATTCCAGAGCGAACCTCACTCACACTTACGGTCATGAAGACGGTGCAGGCTTAATTGCCATGGAGAGTGCGGAAGCTCTGAGAGACATTTTTGAAGCTGAATTTTATGTACCTAACACTTGTACAATTCAGGCAACTCTTGAAGGTGCTTCTTCCGTGGAAGAGTCTTCACAGGCTGCGATCATGGAAGCTTCTATCAAGGGTGCTTTTGCAAAGATTAAGGAATTCTTTATTAAGCTTAAGGACAAGGTAAAGGAATTCCTTCACAACGTTAAGAGATACCTCCTCGGTATTTTTGGTAACGATGAAAAGTGGGTTAAGACTTACGAAAAGGAACTCTTAGCTCTTAAGTCTACTGATCTCAAGGATTATGAGATTAAGTTATATAACTATGACTTTAACAAGCCAGTCAAGTGTATCGAAGAAGATGCAAATACAGACGCTATGTTAGCCGCGACAAAGGTTGCTGTCACAGCCGCATTCTATAAACACAATGAGGACAAGGAAGAAATAGACGAGAGCGATTATGACGATAATCCTGAGCAGGCCATCGAAAAGGTTCTCAGTAGAATCAATGCTGATAGTGAAGAAGATGTTGATAAAGCATGGTGGTCAGCTTTCAGAAGTGGTGCCGACAATGAAGCCGATAAGGAAGATGTGAAGGTGGCACCAAATATTAGATCATACATCGATACCATTAAGAAGGCTTCTTCTGAACTCAGCAAAATTGACTCTCTCGGAAATAAGATCGATAATAATTATAAGAAAGCAATCAAACTTGTCGATGACGCCGAGAAGAAGATAAGTAATTCTTCTGAAAAGGGTGATCAGAGAGAAATCAAGGTGGCTAGAGCTGATATCTATGATACAGACACTTCACAGAACAATAGCATGAACACTTCTGCAACAAAGGCAGGTCAGGCTAATGCAGCAACTGCGCTCAGAAAGTTCTCAGCATACATGTCAAAGGTACAGACTATTATGAATAAGGGCGTAACTGCGTACAAGTCAGCCCTCACTGAAAGAAATAAGGCATATAAGAAGGCTCTCACTGGAGCATTTGCATATGCAAGAAAGAACAAGAAGAAAGATTAGTAAAGGAGGGAGATAAAATGGCAAACCTTGCAAAGATTATTATGGAAGGGTCAAGCTTTGGTTCTTCTTCTGTAGATATGGGAAACTACGATTACAGTACTTCTGCAATCGAAGAATCTTCATACATTGATTCTGCAATGGCTACATTATTCACAGATATTATGGAAGCCGAGCAGGGATATATGGTTGGTGACATTGTTGGTTCTGCAACAGTTATCCGTGAGAGTACAACTGGTGGTAATGCTATTGATGCTGGTGCTGTCTTCGAAGGTGTCATTGGTAATGGTATTGCAAAAATCAAGGAAGCATTCAAAAAGTTCATCGCTAAGGTTAAGGAATTCTATAAGAAGGTAATTGACTGGTTCAAAGCAATGTTCTCTAACGCTGAGACATTTGTTAAGAACTTTGGTACAGTTATCAAAGATAAGGCAAGAAAGGCTAAGGGATTCAAGTATACTGGATTTAAGTATACTTTAGAGACCGGTGATGCGAAGGTTAAAGATCTTAAAAAGAAGATCAACGATAAGATGGTAGCTACAATCGGTAAGTATGACTACATGGCTAAGGGTGCTTCTGTAGCAGACTTTAAGGCTGCTGTTGCAAGTGTTGTCAGCGCATCATTCAAGGAAGAAGATAAGCCGACTCCTTCCGAAGTAGTTGATGAATTTACTTCAGCGCTTGGATATAATGACGCCGATGAGATGAGAACAAATCTTGTAGAAGATTATCGCGACGGAGCTAACTCTAAGGCTACAATCGTTGACTTCGAAGGGAATAGCGTTGATAAGATGCTCGCATTCCTTAAGGGTTCTAAGAAAACAATCAGTGATCTTGAATCTGATCTCAGCAACTATGAATCAAAGGTTCAGAACGTTATTAAGAAGCTTGATAAGTATGATGGTGGTAAGGGTGACGGTGCAGATAACATCGTAGCAAACGCTTCATATATCTCATCTATCATGACAAGCTTACTCAACCTCTACAAGGTCCCATGTAACGTTGAAATTGCAATTAAGAAGGCTGTTGCTAAAGAATGGCTCTCTGCGCTTAAGAAGTTCTATAACTATAGAGCTACAAAGGAATCTGTAGAAGTATATGACGACGAAGCTTACGCAACACTCGAAAACTCCCTCATCCTTGAAGCGGATGATATGGAAGACGATGTTGAAGAAGGTTGCGGCGGTGGAAAGAAGAAGGCTATGGAAAAGGGTTGCTCTACTGAGGAAGGTTGTTCTGAATCAGCAGTTGCAGACATCCTTGAATTAGCTTCTCGCTACACATTCTAAACAAAACCAAAACGAATTTAAAGGATAAGGGATAAACGAAATCCCTTATCCTTTTTTTCCTTTGGATACAAAGTATTAATGAGAGAAAGGAGAATAACCAACATGACAGATATGCTTTTCGAAGATTATTCTTCAACCTATGAAGCACTCTCCATTATCTATGAGACCTTGGAATCCGATACTGAAACCTTTAAAAGTTTCGTTACTTCCCTCTACTTAATGGAATCCAAAGCATCTGATGATATTGTCATGGAAAGTGTTTCCGATGTATTCAAAACGATTGTCAACGGTATTAAAAAATTCATCCAGGCAATCAAAGATTTCTTTAAGAAAGTTCTTCTTTATATCACTTCTGCCTTTCAGGATCTGGATAAGTTAGCCGCAGAAGTGGATAAAGTAATCAAAGATAAAACCATCAAATTTAAAATTGACGGATATAAATTTACCGTTGTCGATAAACACGGTCCAAATATCTCAGAATTCCAACGGATTGTATCCGAATACAACAATGATATCACCAATCTCTCCGAACTTAAGGAAAACGAGATTAAGCAGACCATTACCGATTGGCTTGATGAAACCAATCTCGATAAGCTAAGAGCCGAAGTTCTTGGGGTAAAGGATTCTATTCCAGAAGATGAGTTTCTGACAGAAGTAAGAAAATTCTATCGAAACGATAGTGACGAAACTTCCTCTATTGAAGTTGACAATTCCTATGTAAGAACCATCATCTCTGGTGCAAAGCGTCTGGAGGATGCAAAGAAAGCTTCTATCAAAGACCGGGATAGTCTGATTAGTCTCTTATCAAGAACCGAAGCATTCTTTGATAAGACCCTTCAGTCTTTCTATCAGGGTTCTACGAGAAAGGTTCACGCCGATAAAATCAGTGTAGATAACAATAAACTGAAAACCGAAAAGAATACGGTTACTGCGACGGATGAAGTAAGTAAGATTGTTAGCATGTATGCAACCTTTAAATCTAAGCAGGTCAATAAGATTGGTGCGATGATTAATACCGTTGCATCTGAAAAGGTCAATGCATTAAAAGACCAAATCAAACAGGAACGTGTGATTCTTAGAAAGTGTCTCTTTGGTGGAACAAACGACACTGATAAGAAGGACGACAAACTTACAGAATCCACCCTCGGAGGAAAAGACTATTCCATCATTGCAATGGAATCCGATATTAAGATGCATCCAATGTATTCCCAGGGTACAACGAAAGCGTTACTGGAAGAAACCCAGTTTATCTTAAAGTCCATTGAAGATGGGCAAATCTACATTGTATCCGAAGCAGATACAGCAAAGGTCGGTGGAAAGATTAAGCAGACCATCTCCAATATCATTGAAATGGTGGTAAAGGCGTTCCGTCAGAAAGCCTTAGAATCCGATGAATTTAATAAAGCATGGATTGCAGATATTACCAAACCAGAAAACAAACTGGAAGAAAAGGCCAAGGCAAAGACCAATTTCACCATGGCAAACTTCTTTGCAGTCAACGATTCTATGAGAAATACTATGATTCGAAATCTGAAATCTGCTATTTCAAAAGCTTACGGGTCAAAGAACTATGACGATGTTTCCTGGGCTGCAACCATCTTACCATCCATCAAAACCGCAAAGAATGTAAGAGATACCAATACCAGACAGATGCTCTTAAACTATTACCGTACAGGAAAAGCCGATGCAGAACTCGATAAGAAATCTATGAATGGGGATGAACTCGCAAAGAATCTTAAGATTATGACGGATTACATTCTCAACTATGCAGATAAAATCAGTAAGCCAACAGAAGAATTGAGTAATGCAATGAAAAATGCATCCAATGCATTTAAGGTAACTGAATCCTGGGCCCCTTCTACTTACCTTACTTTACTTGATTGCACCGTTGCCGAATCTGATGTTATCTTATGTAGAGATTTCGATAAGGTCTTTGGTGTAATGGAAGCAGAAGAGGATAAAGCAGTGAAGAATGCGACCAATGCAGTAAAGACAGAAACCAAAGTTGGAAATGATGCGGCAAACGCTGCAAAGGGTGAGAACCAGTCTGCAACTTCTGTAACGTCCGAGGAAGACCCACAAAAGACAGCAGAGTTAAAGAAAGAAATCAATGGAACTGGTGAGAAAACAAACAACAAAGCGGTCACCTATAAGAAGATGATCGATGGATTCTTCAAGAATTGTATCACCCTTTATCTGAAAGCAAGGGAAGAACAATACATTGCATTCAAACGTGCGTTGTCCGACATTGACGGAGCTGCTCCAAAGAAAGATAAAAACGGAAAGTATATTCCAAAAACAGATCGTCAAAAGGACAAAGAAGATTCCAACGAAGCAACCAAAACAGAATCCGAAGAAACAAAATAAACAAGAGGTATGGAACCATCCATTGTGTTCCATACCTCTTTTCTTATGTCAAAGACGTTCGTTTTACCTTTACTCTACAAAGGTTATTGAAGAATGCTCCATTCTTTATAAAGGATACCTGCATTGAGCTAATGCGGTATACTCCCTTTAAATCGTTACTGATTTTCGTTACATCGGATAAGAATGAGAACTGCCTTTGTGGTGTATAGTAGGTTAAATCGGTATTGTTACAAACCACTTCCCAAACGTGGTCGTTTTCTTTTCGTGCTCTCTTAAACTGGTTCAATGTATATGGGTTATGCCCATGATACATTTTCGTTGTATAAGTCCCTGCTTCTCCTAAGGTCGTTGTACCGGATTTATCAATGATGGATTCTCCTGTCGTTGTGTTAATCAGAATGATATTTGCACCATACATCTGGTCTTCTACAATGGAGGCATCAACCATACTATAACCATCTTTGTCAATATTGACATAGATAATATCGTCTTTCTTTAATATCCCGTTCGACCGCTCATCCGAAGACGTTGCAGAACCTATATAAAAGCAAACTTGCTTTGCATCATTCTTTAACCAAGCGGTTGGTTTCCCATTCTTTCGGATAATATAAAAGGTATCGTAATCAATAAAGATATACGACCCTTCTATATGCCACCCAAATTCATCTCGTAAGAATCCCAACTGTTCAATGAACGTTCTTGGTTGTAATAAAAGTTCCTTATGCACCTTGGTATTGGTAAAGCTTGAAATCAAGACTTTCTTATCGCATCCTGCATAGGTCAATAACCAACATACGAGATCCTGCATGGTTACATTTGCAACCACGGCATTCGTAATCACCTTGGTCATTAGTAAGTCTGATTTCTTTACCAATACGTAGGTATAGCTATTCGTTAAATCGTACGGGGTTAAATCCCCATCACTTAGTCCACTGGAATCTCGTACTTTCTTCTCAAGATTCTCTGAAACGTCTGGTTTCGTCCCATAATCCAGTCTCACCAGTTTCTCATCCAGATAAATCTTAGGATTTCGTTTCTCCAATGCATCGTTGTCATCTTCCAAATAATACTGTGTAATTTTAATATGAAAGATGGTATCGTTGTCAATTTTATTCTCATCCAATTTCCCAAGAGAAATATCCAGCATCATAATCGGCATCACGTCATTGTCATAATCCTTTTCCATATAAAGTCCAAGAATCTGAGCAGGGGACAGGGTTCTTACAACCCCATCCGAATAAATAATTTCTACCGATATCTGATACTTACAGGATAACCACTTGGGATTGGTCAAATTCAATTTTGTTGCGATTGCCATAAACCTTACTCCTGATCGTATCGGTCGATGATTGCAAATAACTCCTCTGGTTCAATCTCTGTAATATCACAAAGATATCCGTATTTTTCTGATTGAATGATGTCAAGTAGCACTTTCTCGTTACTTCCAATCACTTTACTCAAGGACACACGTTCCCCCTCACAAAAGAGATTGAATGGGACGTATGGTTCTCTTGAAATAATATCTCGGATATATGGAACCAATCGGTCCACTGGGATATATTTGATATTGGAAGAATCCAGTCTTCTCGTTACATAAAAGACACTCGGAATACGATACATCATGAACGATGGAACGTAATCATAGAGATTTTCAATATTGAAATATCCAGTAATGTGATAGATGAGATAGTATCGGAAATCTCTTGTTTGTTCCTTTGTCTTTACCGGATTTAAAACTCTCCATAATTCTTCGTTTAATGGGTATTCACAGAGGGCTCGCATCACACGAAGCATATTATTCTGATTCAGTGTATTGGAAGTGGAGATAATTCTCACAAACTCCGGACAATTATAAATCAGGAAGCGAATCTCATCCATATTCAGATGATTGATTACAAAATTTGCTTCATCCATTGTCTTTAATATGGTTGCTTCCGGTTTTAACCCATTCTCCCCAATCATTGATATAACACTTCCGCCCCATTCAATGAATTCCTTCTGTAATGGAATGGAATAACCATATTTATTCTCTCCAAAGATTTCAATCATACGGTCAAAGTCCACGATATTGGTGCGGAAAACACGTTTCCTACTAATCGCATCATAGCAAGTCTTCGTATAAACCTCTGGAGGCATCAATCCTTTCAGATGGCGAAGGATATTGGTATTTAAGGAATAGGAAATCTTAATCAGACGATCAATCAGTTCCGTATCTTCTTTTGTAATTGCACCCTTTGGAATATCAAAATCATGCTTCCAATCATTTGCAAGTACGCATTCTAAAAATTGATATAAGTCGACGTAATCGCAACTCTCATATAATACTGGAATAGAATACGATAAGCAAAGTTCGCATAACTGAATATCTTTAGAAGCCTCTAAGATACGAATCAGATTGTAAGCTTCCATGCTTCCCTTTTCGATAGAAAATCGCATAAAGAAAATAAAGTTCGATTTTGGCTCATTTGAGTATTTAACAGCAAGTTTTCCTCGCTCGATAAACATCTCATCCAGTGTCGCATAATTGATAACGATACGTAAGAATGGACCATTCGTATCGTAAACTTCTTTTCTCTTACAATATCTTCGAACGATACGATATTCCCTTTCTCCAAATAAGAGTAACGCAAACCCATAAAGTTCACGTCGAATCATATCTTCAACAAACTCTCTGGAGAGTTTTAAACTTCCTCGAAGTACGTCAAAGAACTGACGGATAGTTACATCGTAGGTATATCGTTGCACCATAATACGCATGTCAATACTTTCCTTATGCTCTTCCATAAGTTCCATTAAGACATCCTCGTCAATATAGTCATATAACCATACGGGAATATCATAATCCTTATCTTTAATCATTTTATAGACAACTTTTGATCTGTTTTTCACAAATATTCTCCTCACTTTCTTCTTAGTTTATAGGAGTGTAAACGGCAAAATGATAAGTAACTCAAATACCTTTAAGGTACGAGTTACTTATCATATAATATTCTAATGGAATTTCGTTAATGTATATAAAGTCTGAATCCCCTCATTACCAATAGTTCTTATAGATGAACCGTCAACTGTTAATACATTGGATTTACTCATCATAATACGTTCAGCATCCTCGTTGGCTTCCTTAGTGAACAAAATTTTGCTCGTGATTTGGTCACCATCGTGGTCGCCTCCAAGGGCTGCAAGGTATAATGGACAAAGTTTATATGAATCTATAAAGGAAGCCTCAATTCTCCCCTTTGGCATCTGTAAGTCTACTAACGGATATTCATCATAGAGTTTATCATTGATAATCATAGGAACGGTAAGACGTGTACTTATGACATAAATTCTTGAAAAATAAGTACCAAGATAATCCAGTATTGGATAACGAGTAACTTCAACGTGTTTATCCTCGGATACATCCATTGCTGCCTGATATAAGATATCCGTCCAAGTTAATGGTCGATTCACAAAGGAACCATCGTCATTGTTATGATTCTTATAAGCAGTACGAGCCATGGTTGTTGTCGTATAGGAGTATCCTTCCAGTGTCAGATACTTTGTTTTCTTAATACCGAATTTCTTCTTATCTTCTTCTCGAATTGGTAATTCAATCAAATCAAACCGGCTCGATGGGTTATTAATCCATCTCGTTAAGTTCCGGTCAATATAGTCGTCATTGAATACGATCTCTGGCTCCTCCAGATGAACGTATACTTTCTCCCCTTTGTCATTCAGTACCGGGAACTGGTCTTTATGACTGATGACTCTGGTACGAAAATACCCATTGACCCACCAGACAATGAAAGGGGTTAATTGGGCACAACAGTGGGACAGTGGAATCCCGGTATTATAAAAGTTAATATGCTGGTCTTCTACGGAATTCTTATCGTAAGGCGTTGCAGTAATAACGATTCGTCCGCAATAATCCACCGACTTACCAAGAATGGAACGTCTCAGATACCCGGATTTCCCCGTTACTTTATCTTTCATCAAATTATAAATATCAACCAGCAACCCTTGAATCTTTCCGCCAACGGCACTCAGCATAAAGTCGAAGGTTGTTCCTTCTTCTACGATTGCAACATTCCGAAGAATGCCTGCATATAAGTCATTGATTTCTGGAATTTTTGGTTTTCCAGTGGATTTGTCCGACATATTGACATCCCGGTAAAAGGCAGGACAAACCGCCCATTTGGTAAAGAAGATCTCGTCTTTCTTATGGTTATTCAACATATCAATTCGAGAACTTCGTTTACTACTTTCGTTCTTTTTAAAATTAATCGTATCCCAGTTCTTATAGAGCCATTCTAATCCACTTCCACCATTCTCATCTTCCACCAACAATCCATCTTTGATGGAAAAGTTCTTGGTTCCATAGACTACGGCTTCAAAATTTCGATTCAGGGATTTTAACGTAATGTAAGCTTTTGGGTTTAAATAATGCCCCTTCAGGTCAATATAAGCCCAGTTGTGTTTTCGGTCATATACATTCATACCAAAGATGGTGTTTGAGAACAACCCATCTTCGGTTGGAATCATTCCTTTTTCAAAGGAAACCGGATTGGTTACTTCTTTCAGATTGTTTAACTTAATAAACTTCTCCTCATTCAATAGCCATATATTCATAGGTAGTAGCCACCTCCTATAACATAATCATGTCAATTAGAGAGATGTGCAAATCAACCCCAAGATCCGTTGCAGTGGGGTTAATCCCACGCTTTGGAATATTTTCCGATACCAAATCTTCCACCGATTTATCTGATTTGATATGGACCACCAACTCATTCTCATCTACCGTACAAGCAACATCGGTGACGGTATTTTTCTGTTTGATATAATCACGATACAATTCGTATCCACGATCAAACGTATTAAAGATTTCTTTGGAAAATAACAATTCAAATTGGGCTCTTTCACCGGCGATACATTGGTCATAGAAACTAATTCTGTCATTAAATATCAACTCGAAGCCCTCCATCTTGAATATTACCACTGGATTACGTTTCTATAATCCAGCGGTAATGTTATTTGTTTATTTGAATTTATGAGATTTCATATTTGAGCGATTCCGCTCTTTTGCTTTTCGTTCCGCTTCTTTCATCTGCTGATCCCGGATCTCTCTTTCCCGTTCCAGCTGTTTTTCGCGTATGGTAATAATTCTTGCAATCCTCTTTCTGGATAAGGAATCAAATTCCGTTAAGGATATATGGAGTCCCAAATCCTTGGAAAGATAAATCCAATCACGTTCGTGATTTATAAGATTTATGCCAATACGCTCCGGACTTTCTGAAAAACCAGGTCAGAAATTGGTGACGGAATAGAATCCTTAACATTTCCGCAATGCGGACAAACACAAGGACCCTTGATGGAATACGTAATGGTTGGGTATTCCACAAGATCGTTCAGGATAATTTCCTTAATCATTTCGATTTCTTCATCGGTGAGTTTGCTTAATTCCTCGCAAAGAATATCCAATGTATCAATCAGATAATCCTGCGGTTCCGCATCCTCTCTTTCCCTAAAGGAAATCGTAATGCTTTCTACATAAAGTGTCAGAAGTGGGATAATTGCATTGTTATAAGTCTCTGCAATATCATCAATACGTTCCACACGTTCAATCATCATATTTCCAGTAGTGGTTCTTACAGTAAGAATGCGGTCACCACACTGTACATATTTTGCGATTGAAGGTGGGGAATTCTTCACAATTCTTCTCGTTTCTTCTGGACTATTCTTTGCAGCAATAATCTGGTTGATACGTTCTTTTGATTCCGGAGTTAATGCATCCAGATTTGGTAAGGTGTTGATTGGAACGGTTACTTCATACGTTCTACCGCATCCACCATCATTTTGTCCACAGTTAATGGATACCTTTCTTTCATCGGTTTCTGAGATTTCATAGATACCGAATAGGATGGTTTCAATATCCGTTGGAGCTACTCTGGATACAAACTCGTTGTAACTTAAATTCCCAAGGGAAGTTCCAACCGTATGCTCGTAGCAGAAAATGTATTCCTTTTCCCAGTCTACATCATTAGATGTAGGAGAAGAGAAGATGGTTGCCATTTCCAGTGAGGTTGCGGCCTTTAATGTTACAATAAACCCAGAGTTGATCAATACACGTTCGGTCACTTCTGCCGTGTTTGTATTTGGTCTTCTCTGAGAAAGCATACGATATTTTGCAATATCGGTGAGTCGGGTTGTCTTTACTGGGACATCCTTTAATTCAATTTCGTTTACCTTTACCACTTTTGAAGAAACGACCTTATTGTAAGTTTCAATCGGCAGATTCTGCATCAGGGTTTCGGCTTCTCCTTCGGCAACGTTAATCGTAACGATGTCCTCCGGTTTTACTTCTGGTGTCTTTTCGACTGGCTTAGGCGCAGCAGCTTTTGCATCTTCTGCTAACCCTTCTTCCAGACCTACCAAATCAATTGGCTGTGGTTCTGGTGGTTTATTTGGGATAAGTGGCTGACCAAGTACGTGATGTGGTGGTTCTACAACAGGCTCTTCTGCTGGAGACTCTTCCAGTTCACTTAAGTCGATTTTATTCATAGGAATAAGTTCTTCCTGTTCTTCGGTCTTGATTCCGTTGATCTCGTTCAACAAATCTTCAACTCCTTTCTTCATGACTGCGTTTTCAGGCATAATGCCCATCGTTGGTTCCTCGATTGCAGGTATCGATTCGTTGTTTGATTGTTCGGTTGGTACCGTTTGTTGTTCTGCTTGCGCTTGTGCTTGTTTCCTCGCCTTCCGCTCCATAGCGGCTTTCTTCTGAGCTTCGTATTCTTCCGGAGTAGGAAGAACAACTTCTCCGGTACGAAGCTTCTCTAAGGCTGCACCAACTTTCTTTGCTTCATCTGAACCCTTTGGTACAAGTCCATGCCCCGGAAGACCAATCTCATATTTGGCAAATTCCTCTTTTAGTTTGATCATATCCTGGGATTTTTTATCATATGGGTTATCTTTGATGTATTGAACCCCTGGGTCATATCCCTCAGGTGCATCTTCTCCATAATCAGGGGTATATGACCCAACGTCAATGACCAGAGAATTTGAATCGAGCAATGACATCAACTTCTTCCCCGTCTTGTCATTTTCTCGCATCTTTTCAAGTTCTAACTCGTGGTCAATAATGATTCCGCCGATGCCGTCTTCTCCTACAGCGTAAGACCCATGTTCCATGGCACCTTCGCTGTTCTTAACGGCAACGGTTTTTGACTTCGGAGATTCTAACTTTCGTTTTTCTGCAGCTTGTTTTGATTTCTCCTCCTGCTGTGCTTTTGCCATCTTAATCATTTCTGATAAGTCGGTTGCACCAAGGTCGGATTTCTCATGTTTTGTTGGCTGCATGATAAGTCTCCTCCTTTCTACGGTTTATACCGGTACGTCTTCGTTAATGAAATTATACTGATAACGGATGATATTCTTCTTCGATTTATGAATCGAAATGGCGAGTAAGTCATCGGTATTATCAATCTTTAACTGGATGATTAACAAAGCGTATTCTTTTCCTTTATAAGTGACTCCCCGAAACGATAAGGACTCAATATCTCCACCAATGAGGTTATCTCCACAGGTTGCTTTCAAATCTGCAAGCAACTGTAGTTCGTTGACCCCATCGAGTGGTTTGTTTAGATATTGCTCGATATCCACACCCCGATCGGGATGTCCGGGTAAGTTTCCCCTCTTTAAGAATAAGGCATTCGAAATCACTTGAGCGACCGAATCCCTTTTGGAGAGATAGGAAGGTTTGTTATACTTGTCGGTTGTAAAGTCAATTTCTCTTCCTTGCATGACCTTCTTCACCCCCATTTCTTTACGCATATGTGAACTGGATAATTCTTAATTTAACCCCCGTGACACAGTTGTATAAACCCTAACCTACGCTTTTAAGGCACATTTTACGGGAAAGGAGAGAAAAGAAAATGAGTTCAACAAAGAGTGTGAAATGTAAGATCTGTGGAAAGAAATACGTTTCAAAAGACGCTTTGATTGGTCATATAGAAAAAGTTCATGGAGCAAGTATTCCAGAAGGATGGAATGCTGCTCGCTATGAGAATTATTTACGAACTGGAAAGACCGAAGGTCGTTGTGTATATTGCGGAAAAGAAACCGGCTGGAATGATGTGACAGGAAAATACAACCGCATGTGCGGAAGTGAATCCTGTAAGAAGAAAGCAAGAGACCTTGCCAATAAGAACTATGTTGGAAAGCATGGAAAGACTTATAGTATCAACGATCCGGAACAGCAAAAGAAGATGGTCTATGCCAGAAAGAACAGTGGAAAATATATATTTGAAGATGAAGATACTGGAAAGAAATACGTGGCAATGTACGATAGCAGCTACGGAAGAGATTTCCTTGAAATGATTGATACGTTTTTGAATTGGGATGGTGCGGATATTATTGCCCCATCTCCTCATACTTATTATTACGAGTACGAAGGGAAGAAGCACTTCTATATCCCAGACGTTTATTCCACTTCATTGAACCTTGAGATTGAATTAAAGGATGGGGGAGACAATCCGAATAACCACCCAAAGATTCAGGCAGTGGATAAGGTAAAGGAACAGAAGAAGGACGAATTGATGGCATCCTTAAAGGATCAGGTTAATTACATCAAAATCTGTAATAAAGATTACAGTGAGTTCTTTGCACTCTTATCCAGACTCAAAGAAAAGGATATATGTCAGTTACCAAAATGGGAAGGGCACCTGGAAAGTATTAGTGAATCTCTGATCGAGATAACCCCAGAAGAACCAGAGGAAGTTACCTTCGAAGGTGGATTCCCGATGGATCAGATTAATTTTCTTAAGAGAAATAAGCTTCTGAAAGACCCAATGTTAAATTATGACAAACTGTTGGACTATTACAGAAAGCAGTTATTCCATAAGAATCTGAATCAAAGGCAATGGGCGGCTCTTTATGACGAATTACTCCATGTAAGAGATTATTTGAAAGGGGTCGTCAATAATACTTATACGGAAAATGACCAGCGGATGGAATACGAAGCAAAGAAAGCTTTGAAACAGGTAGAAGAATTCATCTACTATATGGAACAGAAAGACACCAGTCGGATGCCTGTTGCAGAATCAAGAATCGTAGAAAGATTCACCCATAAGTGGTACCATCTTGTACCAAAAGGAGCTGATGTATCAACTGGTATTTTGAGTCCATGGTATATGGCCACGCATAATAAGGAAGAAATGCTTCCTGGTGCACTCGATAAATATAGAGCACGCCTTGTGAGTAAGGATTTCAATATTTATCCGGGTCGAGATCCAGAGAGCTTGACAGTGGATGAGATTATTGACGGACTTAACAAAATGCGTGGGGAATACGGAGATAGATGTATTTACATGTTCCGTTATCCACCGCATTACGGTATGGGTAAGACTATGGACGGAATTCTCGCAGCAAAAGACCTGTACGAAATTGACCTGAATAAGGTAAACGATATTGAGTATATTGATTATGGTCGCATGTTTTCTCATGGTGACGGGGAACCGTTGACAAAAGAATATTATGATACCATTAGCCCAGAAGAATACTTTGCCCATTATGATGACACGATTGGGATGGTATTCAGTCGATTAAACCATATCTCTGTTGCTACAACATCTGGGTATATCCCAAAGAAAGCATTACGAAAGATTTCAATCCCAAAAAGAATGGACGGCAATGGTCCTTATGAATATAAAATATCTGTTGCGGAATCTGTATCTATGGAAGTTTCTACCGTAAGTAAGATTGACAAAGATTATCAATCAAAGGGTAATAAGAAGCTTACAGATTTTCGTCGGGTTGGGATTGATGATGCCTTCATAAGAAAACATAAAGATACCTATAATACGCTAAAGCATATTGACACGAACGACAACGCCGTTGCATGGTTGGATGATAACAAACTCGTTGCAATCGCTGCTGTGGATGAGAGTTACGATCCAGATGGTGTTGTCAAGATGATTACGGCTATCGAAGTTATGCCAGAGTATCAGGGGTATGGACTTGGATCACAGGTATTAAATTACGCTGTTCGTACACTTAAGGGCAATGCATTATGCGTATCTACAAAAAATGAGGTTGCCCAGAAGATGTATAAGGATTATGGATTTAAGTATAGTGAAACGAGCAAAAAACTTGTAGAATCTGGGGAATCCAAGATGTATATGATGTACTATGGAATCAATATGGAAGCTACAATTATGGAAGCTTGTAAGAACGTAGACGAAGCAAGAAAGTTTGTGTGGGAAGTTGGTAAGCTTGCCAAAAAATATGATGCAAACTATTTCTTAGTAACCGATGGGGCTTCTGGTACTTCCAATGGGAATGGTGGAGTATCCAACCCAGCAGTCAAAAATGCTCGTGATCAACATACCAAATGGGAGAAAAAGCATGGATATGACCCAGATGAAGACTGGGGTTCACAATTTGAATCTACGTTCATTGAAGCTGCCAAGGATGATACCTTATACTATCCAGTATTTATCTTCTTAAGTTATACCGGAACCAATATGGCGAAACTGATTAAAGCATTTACCCATGACCCGTATTCTCATTCGTCTCTTTCCTTTGATACAGAATTGACCAACATGGTGTCCTTTAATCGAGAAGGAATGGTGACAGAGAATATTAAAGATGGTCTTTGGAAAGAACGTGCCGGCTCTATCAAGTATTCCCTTTACATGTATCTTGCAACCGCGGAAGAATACGATGCGATGCGAAACTTTGTCAATGAGTTACTTGGAAAACGAAGTAAACTCAAATACAATACCCTTGGATTAACCAACTTTATCTTCGGAAGAGGATCTGACCGAGAAGATAAATTCTTCTGTTCTGAATTCGTTGCTTCCGTAATTACCGCAGGTGATAAGAAAGTAATAAAGACAAAACCTTATATGACTTCTCCTTATATGCTTGCAAAGAATAAGAACTTCAAGTTTATCAAAAAAGGACTCGTAAAGAATTACGATCCAAAAGTCGTGGATAATATTATCAAAGATTACTTAGAGGAAGGAGGATATACAAATGTCGTTATACGATAGGGATATTTTATCCGAATCTGGAAAAGTTCAAACCTTATGGGAATCTTACGCAAAAGAATCATTAGAAGATTATGAACCAGTTATCATGGAAGCGACCTCTCAGCTCGTAAACCATTTGACCTTGTCCGACAATGAATGTATGCCAACCATCAGGAAGCTTCATTCCTTTGTCACGGAATGCACGTCCCATGGAATCCATAATCCGTATATGGAGTTCATGGTTTCTTTAAATGAATCCCTTTCGGATTATTTGGTAGATTTTGAAAACCTATCCAACAAACACTATAATATGAGTGATAAAATTTTGGAGTCTTCTTGTGACACGGACTTGAAGATCGCATATGCGATGTTGGAGAGTGGTTTGTTAGACTCCAATGAAGTACAGAGTCTACTTGACAACCAAAATCTTGCACTTTCAGCAACTGCAAATGACCTGATGGTTCGTTGTGGTAGAGGTGAACTCCCTTCGAAAGGAAGACGAGATGTTCGTGAAGCTTCGCTGTTGAAGTTGGAAGACTTTGGCACTGATACGGAACGAATTCTTTCGTGTGTTGAGACTTTTGTCACCGAGGGTGTTGATTTATTCCCTAATTCTCCATCCGAAGTAAGTAAAATGATTTTCCCACGAGAGGATTTTGACCCTCAGGTACTTTACCGTCAAGATAACTATATATCGAATGTAGCTAATTACGATATTCTTTCTGCAACTGCAAAGTATATCGAATCTTCGTTCGATCTTGACAGGGAGACGAGTATCCATGTTTTATTAACACTCATCAGCCAGTTACATGGCTTTATAAATAAGTATGATAAACGAGTTTGCCTTGTATTATACATGGCAACGCTTATGGTATTACAAAAAACCTTAACCTCCGGTGGGATCGAAGATGCCCATCTGGAGGAATCCATCAAAAAAGAATTACTTAATTCTTTTTCCATGTATTGCAAGGACTCAGATGGAAACCAGAATACGAATAGAATCCGAATTCCACAGGAGTTGAAAGATTTCGTTACCAATGCGGAATGCGATGATGAATTACCGATGGATCTTGATGCATCCGTAGAAGAGATTCTTTCCAGTATGCGAGAGATTGAAGATATTATGAACTATTATGGATTCGATGAAAGCGATCTTCCCGATGTGGGGGAAGGAGGGGCTGCGTCCATAACCGAAAGCTCCCTTCGGGTTGAGCACGGGGACAAAGCTGCTCCGATGACCTATATCGAAGTTGCAAGTAAGGAATCTGCAAAGCTTCACAGCATTCTGAATCAATCGTTGATGGAAGGAAACTTCGATGATGCGACAAGAACCATTGCACTCGAAATTGCACTGCTTGAGCAGTTAGACGCAATGGGAATGGAAACAACCAACTTTGAATCTGATGAGCATTTCTCATCGATCAAACGAGATGTCGCCACCTATCAAGGAATGGTTGAAGCATCGTTGAAAGGGAATTCGAACTATTTGGATACGGCTCGTACTTCGATACGAGAGACCCTGAGTTTGAAAAACATTATTTAAAATTTCACGCATATATTAAATATGCGTACAATAGAATGAGAGAATTGGTTTCCAAGAAAAACCGATTCTCTCATGTCGTGTTTGTTTTCAGTGGAAAGGAGGAACAGGAAAACTCAGAATACGTTTTTACTATGGTAATTCCAATAAAGCACTTCCGTAGGAATTATCGAGACATACGGCGAGGACAGGGATAAGCGATACTCGCCCACATGAAAGAGGAGGAAACAAAAATGCTTACAGTTAAGAACGAAAGAAACAATACGAAGAGACGTGTTGGAATGCGTAGTTTACTTACGAGACGGATAACGACCGTTGCAATGACATTATCCCTAATGGTGGCACTTGGAGCGTCCACCACAGTAACCGCATTTGAGGAAACAATCACGAAGGAATCTGAGATACCAGAACAGATAGTTGTTTCGACTGTTATCCCATTGGAGGGGGAAGAGTCTGAATATAACAACAAAATCTCAGAAGAGTTAAAGGCTCAAGAATTACTTGAGCAACAAGCAATCGAGGAGATTCGAAAGGAAGAACGCCAAGCCTATATCGATTCCATTGTCTGTGATCCAGGAAACATTACAAGAACCACCGGATTAAAGGAGGAGGATTATAAGCTCTTAACAAAGGGTACCTGGTGGGAAGGAAACGAACAAGCATTAATCGACTTAGAAAAGACCTATGGAATCAACGCAGCATTTGCGATGGCGGTATCTACCCTTGAGTCAGGTCACGGTACATCCAAACGGGCTAAGACTCGGAATAACTATTATGGACTTGAATTAAAGAGATCCTGGAACGGGTTATACGCAAATACCCAACACTTTGGAAATGTGATTGCGAAATACTATGTCGGATACGGAAGAACATCCGCAACTTCTGTCTCAACGAAATATTGTCCGCCGAATAGTTCCTACTGGGCAAGTTTTGTTAGTTCGCAAATGAATGAGTACTACAATGAATTAATTTCTAAATTGCGTAGTACAGAGAATTAATGTCTGAGATTTTCAAAGAAGAATTCAGATATATATTAAGTAAGAAGTTAAGGTTACTAGTGCCTTAATGAATAAACAACTTATTACTTTTTACGTTAAAGGAGGATACCATCGATGGCTAAAACGTATGGCGAAGACTTAGTAGCTGGATTAGCTCCAGCAATCCCAATGAGCGAAACTGGAAGAGTATACAGAGATACTCTCCAGAATCTCGCAGTGAACATCAATCAGTATATCGCAACATCTTTTAATCTTCCGGAGTTAGATAACATTATCTTTACTCCGAGAGTTGCGAAGAATGACGTAGGTGCATCCGATATGATTGCAACTGCATACTTCAACACTTCCAACGTCAATGGAAACATTTTCTATACTGGAAAGAAAGGAAATAGAAACAACGACGGTGGAAGACTGAACGTGCTTTCCGCAGCAGGATATGGTGGTGGTGGAACTGGTCCATTCGGAGTAAATGACCACTTCCGTAGCATTATCAAACCACTGTGCAAAGTAAATGACAACGGAAAGCCAATTATGAATATCAAGACAGTTCCGGGGGCAAAGGATATTGCTTCGATTGAACTTGACTTCTATGCGGTTCTTTCTCTTGGACTCGGTGTAAAACCAAATGACCCTTATGACTACGATGTCTTAAGCATCATTCCGATTCCAAACACCTCAAACTTCACGATTACCATTATGAAGTATATCACCAACAATGGAATCAGAAAGGGAAGAAATTCCACGGTCAACTATGCAAGAATCGAGCAGGAACAGTTCCGCAGATTCAACAATGGTGGTGGAAGAGGAAACGACCGCAACTATTAAAGCAAACCAGTTGTGTGCACCTTTCACTTATATGAGGAATGGGGATTCGTTCCCATTCCTCTCTTTTTTATAAAGGGAACGACTATGGGAAAGAAGAAACTTCCAGAATATGAGATAAAAGAAACCATTAAAACCATTTCTAACCCGGAAAAGAAAGAACTGAAGAGAGCAAAGAAGCTTTTGCTGAAATTACAAGAAGAGAGATAGGATATAATTGTTCCTATCTCTCTTACTTTTTATTACCCCGGAAACCATACTATAAACGGAGGTGTAATAGAATATGGAAATCATTGACCCAATCTTTAACTTACACAAAATCAAATTTGACTACTTGGACAAATGGGGTCTGGTAAATCCCTCCATTACAAGAGCAAACGTCTATATCAATTTGGATAACGTCTTTAAGATGCTGATTAATCCAAGAGTCAATAACTTTATTCAGGCATCCGCATCCGTAGATTCCGATACTGACGGGTACTTCAAACAAGTGTCTCGAAACATTGTAGCGAATACCATCAATCTCGGACAGCATTACCGGTTGTGGCTTGCGAAACATTCTATGGAATCAAGAATTGTTCTCTTTTGGAATAACCCGATGGATTCCAACTATATCAATGCAAATTACATTCCAACATACCGAAGAGATTATCAGGACCGGTATCATCCCTCTATGGAAAACGCCCATATCGTATCTGCAATCAAAGACGCTATGGAATTTTGTAAGTCCTGTATTCAGTATGTGAATGAAGTATATCTGGTAACTTCCGATACCATTGAAGGGTCTCTCATCCCATATCTTTTAGAACAGGAAGTTTACCAAAAGGATGGAATCAAGACAAGAAACATTCTGATCTCGTCCAGTTCTTACGACTTTAGTTATACCGATTATGGGTTCGTTGTATTGGTTCCCCCAATGCGAAAGAAAGATCCTTATTTCGTAACAGGTCAAAACGTGATGGAAGTATTAAAGAATCGGGCGAAAGTATCGTCCGTTATCTCTGCTCCATCCAATTTCGTAGAGTTTTTAATAGCACTTTTGGGTGACCATGACAGGAATATCCCATCTATCTCAGGAGTTGGGATTGTTGCCATTTTAAAGATTTTAACCCAAGCTATCAGTGAAGGGTTTATCACAGAAGATACAAAAGACATTCAGATGTTATCTGACATATTGAAGTCGGATTACAAAGAAATCTTTCAGAGAAATTACCACTGTACCAATTTGGAATATCAGTACAAGGATTTGACCCCACTTGATATTCATAAAGTGGTAAGTCAGTTGGTAGATAACTATGATGAAGCTACATTAAACGAGATGAACGAGAAGTATTTCAAATTAAGTCCCATTGAACTTATTCGACCAAAGTCTGAACAGGTACTCTATGACCGAAATCCATATACGTCCATTTTTAGTGGACGGAAATAATCCAGTTCGCAGAGTTTTCAGAACTATATTAAATCTGTATATAAGGAATATGGAAAGTAATTTTCTATGTTCCTTAATTCGTTATTTCTATAGTAGCCAAGACAACAGGAGGAGACAAATATGTGGACTATTATCGAAATGCCAATCGCACTTATCGCCGTTCTTACAAGCTCTAAAAGACTTGAGAGAGTTTGTAAGAAACTCAACCGGAAGCGCAAGGAAAAGGAAGTGCAAGAAAACCTTTTCCTTGGCTGCATCTCTGTGGCTGCGTTCATGGCAGCCATGTGGGTATTCTTCGTAGCAGCAGCGGCTGCTACGCCACTCTAATAGTTCTCCCCTTCCGAAATATATTACATAGGAAGGAGGTGAAACTATGTGGGACGATTATGATCTCGAATCTGATCTCGATGTTTGCGGAACTTCGTTCGAAGCAGACATCGATGATTGGTAGATTGTAAGAAGCGACGCTCCGACGCCGCTTCTTTTTTTTATCTCTTTTTTTGTAACTATATTAAGAATGTAGGAAAAAGGAGGAAATCAATTATGGTAAAGGAAGAAGCAGTAGTTATCAGAGAGTTCGTAAAAGTTACGGTATCTCACTTAAAAGATTTACTTATCGCACTGCCGGCTCTTGTGCCTCAAACAAAAGAGGACGAACGGATATTCAAAAATGGAATGAACGAAATTGCTCAATTGATCTACGACATTGAACATTGTGAATCCATCCGAGAACTCGGAAAGTATTTTGATCTTCAACGGATTGTAGAAGACTATACACTAAACGATGTCAAGATGCTTAATAGTCAAATCAATACCGCAGCAAGACGTTCAATATATCGAATTGATGAGGCGATATCAGATGAAGCAGAAAACAAAGAAATCTAATTATTATGCATTCATTGTAACCGATCGGGATGAGATGGAGTATGATGCACTCGTAACTTTTACGGATGTGACAATTGCGGATCACTTAAACGGGTATACAGATAATCCATATATTTTTCATCAATACATCAACTTTTACGATCCAATTATTAAGAAACTTAATATTACTTATGTCACCGTAACTTATGAGAATTTGGAATATGAGGAGTTTATTGAGAAAATATATGATACGTTCTCCGAACGGTTTTCTGACGAAGAATGGATCTATACGATGAATATTTCACTTACCCGAAATTCATTGTACATTACTCGTGCAATGGAAGAAAATCTCGGGGAAGCACTCCATGAAATTGGTTTCATTGATGAGATTATGATTCCAATGTATTTTGAGGCGTCGGAATTGTTCAAAACACGCTCGCAGTATTTCAAGGAACCGTTTGCGAATGTAACCAAGTTGATTGATTTAGTAGTCTACTATCATATTGAAGCAACCAGATCCGATTATGGATTTGAGACCGATTATGTTGATTATGACACTTTATTTGACTGGGATTATCAATACCAGTATTTGTTCAAAGAGACTTCAGAAATTTTTGGAGGGTGGTGGGACTGATTTATGTGATATTAGAATCGTACAACGACGTACTATACAAAGTAAATTCATGGTCAAAGAATTACTATGTTGCAACCATGTACTATTCGGAATTCAAGAAGACTCATCCGGATACGTTGCTGGTAGAATACGAATGTGACAAAGTACGAACCCTTTATAGGTCTATCATTGACGATGGGTTCATTGTAGATATTCCATATCTGATTGATAATTGTCTGTGTTCTATGACGTCCAGTGATGGGAATCTGACCATGATTTATCCGTGTATACACGACCGAAATGTAAAGGACGACCGGTTGCTCTTCGCTTTAACAAGAACCGCCATTGGGCATTTCGACCGGCAATCTACATGGGCAAAGTTCTTTACAAACTACTTCAAAGGTAGCCAAGATACCATTACATCTATGGAACAGCACCTTTGTGAATTAAAAACAATTGACCCAGTATACTTATGGTATCTCGTATTTAATCGAAAAGATTTTAAGCGAGCCAGAAATATACTGAACGATTGGAAATTACTACCAAAGAACGTGGTATTCGTTCGAAGAGAATAGGAGGAACAAATGCAGTTTATTATACCAATGAAACTTCCAATTGATGAGATGGAAGACTACTGTTTAAATAATAGCGATCTCTGCTACATGCTGGAAACATATTTTGAAGATCCGGATGCCGCCCGGTTTAGAATTTTTGATAATGTACATTCATTGCTGGATGATTACGATGGAAAAGAATTAAAGACGGCAAGAATTGTTGATAAGGATTTCAACCCAGAGATTGGAGAGTTCTATCTCTCCGTTTCCGTGGATGAGGATTTCGAACCAACCGGAACGTTCTTTCCAACCATTGATGTTACCGATGATGGAATGCTTGGGGTTGTATCCTTAGATTATATTGAAAAAGGAGGATGCTATGCTGTATAAGATTGAATTAAAAACACTCCCAGAGAATGCTCCAAGTAGAGTTACCTTAGGTCCAAAAGAATTAAAGACCTTCTTGGACAAACGGTACAATTATGAAAATGACGAAGCAATCGTCATTGGACATGATTCTCTTTATGACTTCTTATACGATACAGCGAATACAGGATACGATAAAGTGGATTCCTTGGGAGTTGTTGGAACCATCCGGGAAACCATAATTGAGGATGACAAATTATTCCTCACCGTTAAGTTGAACGAAGGTGTAGAGATTTCCGACCGGGTGATTCTTTTCTACCGGTCAACCATCAAGTCCATTCCACTGAAATATGGTGGCACATGGGATATTGAAATCATTGCAGTTGACTTAATTAATATCCGGCCATCGGATAATGTCGACGACGATAAATTATCCACTATTGAAAAACTATATTAAGAAACCGTACAAGGAGGAGACAAAAACATGGAAGGTACATTCGACTATATCAGATTATGGAGAACCTTATTAAAACTTGGAATCAAAGATTCCTTTAATGCAATTCGAAACGCATTCTTCATGACCGTCGCAAAAGATGGTCCGGTTATCTATGGGCCAAGTGAGATGGAAAAGATTATGGAAGACTCTATGATTCTTCCCAGGGTTCCAGAATTTAAGGAACTTGTAGAAAAGGCTATCCCACCAGGGGATAAGTATAAACACCACGCTTATTACAATATCTATGGGACAATCTTCATTGAATACTTTGCAAATGTATCCAATAAGTTCCCGAAAGAATTTTATGAACGTATTAACATGGAAGGAACGGAGATTGATGGGCACTGCTCTTCTATCGTCATTGAATTACCAGCTGTGGTATATAACGATGATGGGACGGTGAATGGGGTATCGAGCAATGCATTAAGTCCTTATCAGATCTCCGCCCATTTGATTCTAATTGGGGAAGGGTCCGGAATTGAACCGGAATTATACCCGGGAATTATCAAACATGAATTAACCCACGTTGCTCTGTTTGAGTTGAAGCGAGCACTGAATGCAGATATCTTTTCCACCGTCAATATCCCGTCAAGTTGGACCGACGAAGAGACGAGTGCGTTTGCTGAGGATGTGAAATATCTGATGGGCGTATTGACTGGAGAAACCGAAGAGTCCAAGGTCTTTATTGAGTTCGTCTGTGAGTTCTTAATGTATGAAGCCGATGGTGTCGTTAAAATTAAGAACCCGACCGTTGATACCAGAGCCTTTAAGACATCCAAGGATATTAAACCGAAGGTAACGTATCGGAGCAATACACCGTTTGAACGATACGAAACCGTTGTAGATATTTATGATGATTCTTATCGGGAAACCTACCAGCATATCATTGAATCATTACGCCCTTATTACGCAGACTATGATAAGTTCTTAGAATCTATCAGAATGTAGCCAGTAAACACCTCCATAATCAATTCAAGACAATTATGGAGGTGTAAATTATGCGTGTGCCGAATAAGGACGTTCTTCATACCAATCACGATATCATTAACGTTCATATAGATAAACCAATTATCGTACCACGACTCCCGGTCATTACTAATGACAAACAACGGGTGAAACTAATCAAGACAATCGAATCCTATTGTCGTTCCTCTATGGAATACAAGGATTTGATTTCCTATCTTCGAAAGTATGTTAATATGGACCAATGTACGTTCCTGGAAAACTTTAAGACGGGAAACAAGCGAGGGTCCATTGAAATTCACCATGCACCGTTTACTCTTTTTTCGATTGTAGACATTGTCATGCGAAAGCAAGAGGATCAACTCGGTTATATTGACGAATTCAAAGTTGCGGAAGAAGTCATGCGTCTTCATTACATGGGACTCGTAGGACTCGTTCCACTTGCCGTCACAGTTCACCAGTTGGTACATGATGGACAAATCCATGTTCCACTATGGTGCGTATATGGTAGATTCGTAGAGTTCACAAAGAAATACTACGACTATATCCCAGATGAGATTCTGGAAGCATTAAAGGAAGAAATCCAACTTTCCAGAAAGTTCCGAGAGAACCCGGAAGCATTAAAGGAAAACAGCAAGATCTTAGACGTACAATTCGTATACCTCGATGTCGATGGGGAAGAAAAGCTCGAAGAATCCGAGTATGCTCCATACGAAGGGGTTGCATAACCAAACTTTATAGTATAAGGCATAGCTTTTGTGCCTTATACTATTTTATAACGTAGTTTACAGTAGACTAAGGAGGACATAAACCATGCGAGAACTGTATCTTGAAGAGAAAGAAGTCAAACGACTTTTAAATCCCCTAATGCGTACAAGTGGATTATTACCATTGAATCACCCGGAGAGGTTATTATCTCCGTCTACGAAATTTTATAAATACCCACAGGGCTACGTCCGTCAACCAATGAACGAGACATTGAGTACCTTTGTTGCAACACCAATCAAATGCAACCTGATCCTGACCGATTATCACCATAGCGGTTTTTGGTTGCTTGGTGGTGAGATGGGAAAAGTTTCCATGTTAGAAAAGAATATGGAAGAAGAAGAACTTTATGCGATTGAACATGGAGAGTCCATTTCTCCCGTTTATCGAACCATTCTAAAATTGTTAATTGAGGCAAATCCAGCCATTGACCCGTTCTTATATGCGACCGATGACGCACTGGTCTCAAGAATCGGGTTTTTCTTAAAGACTTATTATCGTTTGGAGGTATTAACCGCCAATTTCCCAATTTATTATTCCTTTTATAGTAAGGACTATGAGAATGAACTAAACCTGTATGTGATAATTGAAGTAGATAAACCCGGTTATCCAAGCAATGAGTTCGACCATGAACTGGAATGTCTTACTTGGTATAATCGTACTGACCATCAGGTATATCAGAAGTTTCATAAAACAAATCCGAACTCTCCTGATATTCGAACCCACCCAAAGGGAAGAGAGAAATTAGACAAAATCCTTAAAACCGAAGAACTATTCGGAAAGTTAAATATATATTAAGTAAGGACATACAGAAACAAAGGAGGACAAAAAACATGAGCGCTACGGATGAATTGGATTTATTCATTGGTAGTAAAAGTTCCTATGAGAAGCACAAACGGCAAAACAATATTGTCGTGGAAGAGGATGACGAACCTGTTACTCCGCAACCACAGCAACAAAGAAACACGTCGGTGCTTTCCAAAGAAACTTTAAAACCAATCGATGACGAGATGATGCAGATACTGAAACGAACGAGAACCGTTCACGATTACAGTGTCGTATACATGCAGTCGTCCATGGAGTTCTACGATACTTACTACAATAACGAAGAAGCATCGGAAGAACTCAAAGCCGCAAGACAGATTAAGCGTGTTTATAAAGTCTATGCGGATTATATCAAGGGAATCCAGGCACGCAATGCCTATATCGATACATTGATCGAAAAATATGGAGGAGAGGAAGAATTCCAAAGACGTTACTCCATGGGCATGGTGCAGGAATGGATTCCGAAGTTACCAATACTTTCTAAGAAGTGTCCGGAATATGAATTGTATCTTTCTGGACATATCCCTACGGAATGTGAACCACTCCCAGAAGGTTCCTTGGAAGAAACTCTGGAAGCAATGGCAGAAATGCTGGAAGGAGTTGAACTTGAGACAGACTTTGGTATAGAAACACGTCTCGGTCTCATCAACCAGTACAATGAATTGATGGAATCCGAATATGCAAGATGGGGAATTCCATCCCACTACGATTCGGTCTCAGTATCTGATTTGGAAGAACTGAACCGTGTATTTAACTCCTGGTATAAACCAGAAACCGGAAAGACGGAGATGATATTATTTAAGAACGCTCCGGAAAATATCAAGAAGCGGTTTAATGAGCAGTCCGCATTTGATAAACCGGGACTTCTCACAAGAGTATCCAATGGAGAACCGTTGGATGATGATGTGATTGATATGAACGAAATGGTTCATGATGAGAAGACCGGACGGAATATGACCAGAAAAGAATTAATGAACCGTGAGATGATTCGTCTCATGGCAAAGGGTGGTTGGTCAGAATCAAGACTTCTGAACTACACAAGCACCTCTTCTCGTTTGGTAAATAAGAAACGAAAGACGAGGGTAAGTAAGAAGAAAAAGCGGCCATCCACCGAATTTTATAACGATGCACTCAGTTGCACCGGTGCAGACCCAATGTATTCAGAAAATGACTACATGTCGTCTGCATTCTTATCATTAATGCGTGGGGACGAGGAGTAATGAAAGTACGAAGTAAAATAAAAACAATGTTCTCCGAGGATCTGTTAAGGTATATTGCAGCCATCTGCGATACCAAACGAATCGAATCCAACAATAGAAAGATGATTGTATTGGGAGACTTACTATATTCCAATGGGATTCAATTCGAAATTCTTGGAGGTGCAACCAACCGTATTGCCCTACAGATTGATGGGTATGCGGTAAAGTTCGCCTTAGACGAACAAGGATATCAGGATAACCTGATTGAGTATGCACTGAGTCCCGAACTACAACCGTTCGTGACAAAGAGCTATGAAACTAATGGCTATGTACAAGTGCAAGAGTGCGTTGATTTGATGGACAAAGAATTATTCGGAGTCCATAAGGTCAATATCTATAAGATACTTGACACCATGGCACAAGATTATCTGCTTGGTGATGTTGGGTATATTGACAAGAACCGTACCAACTGGGGGCTTCGAGATGGGAAGCCAGTCATTTTGGATTACGCTTATTGTCACAGGGCAACAGAGAATCTGTTTACTTGTGAGAAGTGTGGTTCTGCATTGACTCCAGATGCGGTTTATGACAAATATCTATGCTCCGATCGAAGTGGGTGTAAGGCTTCTTATACTTACAACGACCGAAAAGCTATCCAGGGAAACCAAGTGGATATTGATATGATAAAGGAACGCAAAGCGGACTCTATCAAACTTGAAAAAGGGGAGAATTGGAAGGAGATTGAGACCTTTGAGAACCGGTTGGTTGGAAACAATTATATTCTGATTGATTGTCCAGCCGACAACGTTCGATATAAGAAGTTGAAGGAGGAAGCAGAGATGAAACTTAGTATAAATGGAAATGAGGGTGACGATATGGCTACATTAGAAGAACGGTTCAACGCAATGGTAGATTTAGCAAAGAACCCAGATGATTTAGAAGCAAGAGAAATCTTATTCTCTGGAAATGATGAAGATACGGATGTCCCAGAACCAATCTACACCGATCGGTATCAGGAACTTTATATGGGAGGAAACACCATTGGGATTCCACTGTATAATCTCCCGGTAGAAGAAAACGATGAAGACGGTGAGGATGATGAAGATGTAGATTACAGTGAATTATTCTCTCAGATGGTAGATACCATCAAAGAAACAAATGAGACAGCAAAGGTTGCTTTGGAAGAACGCATCAGTAATCAGGAACGGGAGTATCTGGAATCTCTCAAGCAGAGAGAAGAGGTAAAGACTCCAGAACCAGACCCGGAACCAGAAGAAGTTGCAGAAGAGCCGGTAACGGAATCCAGAGTGATAGAACCAGAGGAAGTTATCGAGGAGCCCCCAATCATTGATTTATCTGGTGCAGAAGTATTAATTCCAGAACCAGAACCAGTGGAACCACCTACCTCAGCAGAAATTGAAGAAGCAACAATTCTTCTGAATGGTAAACCATTATCTTCTGGAGATGAGAAGAAGATCAAGATTGACGGTGAAGGGAATCACATAACATGGCACAATTAGTATTTATATCCTTTACAGATCTGATGACAGATTTCGCAAAGGATCACGACTTACACGAATGGGAGATTTTAATATCTTCCAGCGAGATATTCGGTTCTCTGCAAATGAGAACCGCTATCTCCGGAATCACTGGACAGGTAAAGTATTCATCCAAGTATGACAATATCGAATTCATTGATTCCTTACGTCCATCTCCATCAGCATTGGAGAGTGCTTATGGAATAACAAGAAACCGTTTCGTAGAACTTTATCAGGGACAGTTACTTGGTTCCAATGCGATGATGGATTTATGCTGCATTGTAGACATGATGATTAACGAAGACTGTAACATCATAATTGTGATGTCAGATTTCGAATCCAATACTTCAAGAATCCCAGAGGTTCTTCGTCAGTTTATCGAAGACGAATTTGGAGTCATTGGGTATCTTTATTCCGACTTGAAGAATCTGTCGGATAATTATGGGACGAAGAACTATGAAGCAATTTGCAGAACTTCAAGTTTGGAAATCCCAGATACGTTCACTGGAAGAAACTTCGAAGTGATTACGACCCATATCGTAGATGATATGGAAGAAGTGAGAAAGAACTTGGAAGCTCAGAAAGTGATTGCGGCAAATATGTCCGCAGACCCTGGGGAAGAAAACGACTTAAGTAATATCTTCTTTAATAAATTCACAGAGACTCTGGAGGAAAAGATTCAGGAAAATCTTGAAAAGAAAGATCTTGAGCTTATCAAAGAATTATGTAGACAGAAGAAGATTCGTATCGTCCCGGGAGCATCCAAGGAGTTTCTGATTGATAAACTCATGTTTCATATGAAGAAAACTTCTGTACGGGATGTTGAGTATACACCAGTGGAGTATTAAGATGGAAAAAATTGTAGTGGAAGTCACCAAGGATGGTGATGTTAAAATCAATGGAAACTACTATCGCCAGTGCTGCTTTGATAACGAAGCAGTTGGCGTAGCCGTTACCGCTTACCTGAACGGAGAACCTGCAGATAATGTGGATGACCCGTTGACGACAATCAGTTATCGCTGTTTGAATAATTATTACTCAAAAAACCCTATAGTAATCTTAGAATGGTTACTATAGGGTAACCTCTTTTTATGGGAGGTAATAGAAGTGTTACACGAAGGAGTTGAGAGCATTCTTAGTAGACCTCGTTGGACAGACCCAACGGATCTATACATTGGAGAAATAATCGAATATGATATGAAAGATGGTGGGTTGAGTATCATCAAAGAAGAGAATTTACTTCCACCATCCGAAATCAAACGTTTAGAAGCAATCCCAAAAGGCTTAGAAAGAAACAAAGCCCTTGGGAATCTCCGGTATGCAAAGAATCCAAACATCAGAGAAACTGGAAAGAAACTGGAGAAGTTATTTACCAAATACCGAATCAAACTGGGAGATGCAAATGATCTTTTGGAATCGGATATCTTCTCAGTAAAACGAGATGCCGTATTTTTAAAGCGGTCAATAAACCAAACGGAATTTGGTAACTATATTAATTTCCGAGAGAAGCATCACTATGATATGTATATTCTGCTCGGAAAAGACGAATTGGTGACCAACTTTGAATCAAAGCACAAAACCTATGAAGTATACTACGATACCTTTACAGACGATATATCCTTTAAAGGTATTCGTGACGAACTCGTGGAACAGTATCACATGAATGGAATTGTAACTGTGATTAAACGATACCTACGGTTCATTAGTAACTTCGATTATGAAGGTGCGACCAAATACATTGTTGGAATCATCGACGATTACAAATTTCATAGACTCCCCATTTCACATTACCGGGAGTTTAATGAAGATTCCGACTACAAGTTTCAAGTAGGCGGAAAATCATTTTCAGTCATGGAAGCAGATATTTCATTGATTGAGCATATTGATATACGATACAATTTTAACCATATCTTGGTACCAATGCTCAATCTTGCTTCTTTAGGAATCGGAAAGAAAGTTCGCTAACCAGATAAGAATAAGAAGAATAGCGTCTAAGAAAGATGCGAAGAAGACCAAGTTGCAAATAAATGCCAGGCTGGTAGAAGGGTCGCCCTGGCTTTAGCTTAATGAAGATCGACATGGATAGGGGATGCATCGCCAAGGCCATGTTCACCAAGAGAGTGCAGCACACCGTTGCTGGATAGGCCGCCCACGCAAGAGACGTGGTTTTAAAACCATTAAGCCGAGAACAGACGTCGTTAAAAAAGTAAGGAAATGTGAATGGTGATGGTCATAACCATTCATACAAAGGGGAATCGACGAACGCCGCCTCGTGGACCATGGATGTGGTCTGGAAAGAATGACAAGAGCTGAATGAAAGATTCCAAGAATTCGTATAACGGTGTCCGTTGTACAAAGAACGAAAACTGAGGTGTCCTTAGTTTTTATCATCATAAGGGTGTCCCGGATGATGGATTTCAAACGTAGAAACGGTTCGTTAGAATGGAAAGATTGAGATGTGTACCGCGAACCGGTAAAACGAGTCACATAGAGGTTGTGATCGTAAGCGGGTAAACTCCCGAAGTGATTGATAAAAAACTAAGGTAAGGAAGGGATCTACATGCCCTATCCTTACCTTTTATTTTTTGTATTGAATTGAATTCAATGTAAACGATCTGTCCATTATCACCATGACCAACGAACCATATACAAAATACTTATTACTGGAGCAAATTACAAAAACTTTCAACTCAATACGTTATCCATTTGTAGGTTGTCTATTTTTTTATTCACTGTTGGTTATTGGGTATATTCAGTGAATTCGCACCCTTGTGGATCTTTTCCAGTTTTTCATTGACTGGGTTCTTTTTGTTATTCTGTAACCGGTATACAATCACCAACTGTACAGAGTTCTTGATATACCGAGTCATATACTCTTCGGAAATGGTCTTTAGTATCTGATGCTTGATTGGTTCTGACAATGCGAGCTCTACTTCCGTACAAATATCGTTGAGCATCATGGTCCAGTTAATGGCAAGCTCCTCATCGGACATTTTGGTTACCCCATTGGTGATAATGTAGTTACTGATGGTAAAGTCGATCACCTCATCAATAATCTTTTTTAGATCTGACCAAGGGAGTTCCTTTGTCATTGCAGCCTGACCCTTTCCCATTTCCAACTGAATTTCAAATAATTTGTTTCTCGTGTAGGTGTCGATGCGAATCTGATAGGTTAATAACACAATCAGAGCGAGTAATAGTCCACCGACCAAAAGATATCCTATCATAATATACGTCTCCTCCTTTGATATTAGTTCTCTGTGAAGAATGGGGTTTTTAAAAATCCAGTTCGCAGGCTTTTCATAACTATATTAAATCTGTATATAAGGAATATAGAGTACATAATTTACTATGTTCCTTATATACTTTTCATTTATCAAAGCTTATTGGGTTCTGGAGAGTCATCCCGTAAAACTCTCCATCGCCGTTGAAAGGAGCGGCTTAAAAGATGAAGGCTACAATCAAAGGTTTCGAAATCAATGTTTCTGTTGGTATTAAGGCAGACGAAATGACCCTCGATAGACATGAGGATCGGAAGCATAATGACGACGGGACTCGGATTCTGAATGATGCTGAATCCGTAAAGAACCTCGACATCGAGGTTTCATGCGGACTTAGAATTGAGGCCATGGACGGAGAAATTGACCTCAACGAGATCGGAGAATTAGTACATAATTCCATTTCGAAAGAGGTTGCAAAGCAGGTCCGGGAACAGATGGGAAACAAAGAAGAGATCCCATCTGAACCTGAAATAGAAGACGGTTCAGATGTTGATGACTGGGTTGAGTAATCAGTCGTCAACATAGATTATGGGGAACGGGAAATTAATCCCGTTCCCCATTTTCCATTCTCTCATCCATTTTATTTTTTCTAATCAATGAAAAACTCTTCCGCATCAGCGTAATCGTTGTTGCCCCATTCTCTCATGGTCTCTGCAATTTGTAAGACATTACTATCGGTAGAGTCATGCTCCAGACTCCACGCAAGATATTCATTGATCTTAATCTTCATATCTTTATTTACTCCATCCTTGAATAATTTCAAGAAACGAAGTGTATCGCCAAACCCCTGTTTGTAGTTAATGTAGATTCCCTCATCGTGTACTTTGTCATGTACGGACTTCGCTAAGAACATCACCCGGACATTATTCAATCGGTGCTGTTCTACTACCTCATTGGCAACACTAAAGGTATTCATATAAGGATACTTGTGTACCCGCATATGTCTTGTCACAATTTCACAAATGTCAAACAAGGTAAGAATTGGTCCATGATGCAACTCGATGCGAATCTTATTTTTATCGTCGGATTCAATCCCTGGCATTATCTGACAGGTCTTTAGCCCAACGACTTCCTTCAAATACTTCGGATAGGTCACTTGAATAAACTTATGTTTTCTTACCATTCGTTCCACGCCTTTGATGAATGCGATCTCATTGTCATAATATCCAAAGTATTCATCTGTCTTATCGTACTCCAAATAATAATTGGCGTTATCCGAATCTACAATGGGAGATTTCGCATTCTCAAAGATAATTCCCGGAATCTCTTTCATAGGGCATCCTCTCCTTCCTGCGTTGCAAGATTTCTGGTAAGCTGAATAATCTTCTCTGTAATTTCTTCTGGTGTCTTCTCCATTTTGTGATTATAGATAATCAAATCACTATGAGCTCGTAAGAATGTATTTTTTTCTCTGTCCCGCTTCAATCGGTCGCTCACATCAATATTTGCCTCTGCCCGTGTCTGATCCTTTTCTGACATCGCAAGAATTGTCTCATCATCCACATCTAAGAAGATACGAACCTTTGGATAATTGATTCGGTCGCAATGAAAGACAATGTCCCAATAGTATTCTTCTGCACAGACAATCACGTATGCACGTTCTTTTTCCATGGTGATTCTTGGGATTCCATAAGATACTTCCCCCATCTTCGATGCATACGTTGCCGTAGAAATAAACTCTCGGTCTTCCTTTAAAGAAAGAAATTTTTCTTCTGAAATACAGACGGTGTAATCATCGACAGGTCTTGGTTTTCTTGTTGTATACGTTGGGACAATGGTAAACCCACGCTTCTCCAATTCTTTGCACGTTGTTGTTTTTCCAGACCCACTCGGTCCCATCAGTAAATAAAGCATTGACTTCTCCTCCTTTTTTGATTTACTTTGATTGTGAAAATCGTTACAAGATACTATGGGATTTGCCATAAAATACCCCATTTCAACACTGATATAAGCCAAAATACAAAGAAAGGAGTGAATCTGCGTGGAGTTAATCAATAGCTTTAAAAAGTACCTGGTTGCAATCGTACCCGATATCGTATACAAATCCGTTACCGAAGCAGAAGAAAATGAGACCCCGGAATCAAGACTCGCAGGCGACCAATATATTGACGCCGTCTTAGAGGCAGGGGACTTTCATTCCATTCGAGATGGTACCATTTCGACGAAGGTACTCAATCAGGTAGGTATTCACGACCCAGAAATGATTGGTTTGATTGGTGCAGATAAGTACATCATTCCAGAAAAATTACAATCGACCGTGTTACAACTGCACCGAAAAGAAGTAATTGCAAATTACGTTGAGAAGAATAACTACTATCGAATGTTATATGGACTACCAAATCTCGATTCCGTTGGGATTTATATCAGCCCAAGGGAATTGAATACGTTTGGATACTATAAGGATTCCCAAGAGGATTATGACAATGACCTTCTTGAGAAACTGACCCCATTACACGAACTCCCCCATAACATTCTGATTCTGATGGAATCCGTAGGATATCTCGACGAGTTATACAACGAATACAAATCCGTACGAGACTATGATGCAAGATACATTAAGTATCTTGGTCTGAAAAAGATCGATCCAGTCGTTGCAAGAACCGCTACGCAGTATGAGTTACTTTATGTACCAACGGTAAACAATGCGAATCGATTCACTAAGGATTTTACAAACTATTACGAAGAAGCAAGACAGTATTTCCTGAATCAAATCTATAACTATCACTTCAATTCGGAATATGAGTTTTATGAGGGCTATATAGGATTCTTCATTCTTACCATGGCAATCCAAAGAACCATCAATTCCTTATTTGAAGTCGTTGTACAAAGAGACTTTTACGATGTGGAAACGTGCCGTACGTTCTTGGAAGCATACGGGGTTCCATTCATTCAGACCTTTACATTCAATCAGCAGTTGACACTGGTAAAGAATCTGAATATCTTACTGATGGAAAAGTGTACTGCAAATGTATTATACGATTTGCTGGATATGCTTGATTACAAGCGATTCTCTGTCAGTAAATACTTGCTGGTAAAGCAGCATAAGACAGACCAAGAAGACGAATACGATGAACCAAGACCGGTCTTTATGTATAAGACAACCTTGGCACAGGATGGTTCTTTTTTATGTGAACTCGACAAATCCAAGATGTATGATTACTACTTTATCTTACGGGATGTACGAGATGACGATATGACACTGGTGGAAGATTCTGACCCATCGGCATATTCTTACCGGGCCATTACCGAAGATGATGTATACTGGATTGAAGATACTGAGTTATTTGAGAAATTACGAGACGATGAAATCAATTTCGTAGAAACCAAATACGCTTCGGTATCCATTACCATCAAGATGTATGAAGTATTATTTGAAGAGATTTATCTACAGAAGATGATTTGCGATAAGGGGAAAGAAACCTCTCAGATATCCGTCGATCTTCCACTCATTACAAGGTATCATGTATCCCTACTGGATATGGAGGTTTTACTCATTTGCTTATTATGCAAATACCATAATATGTCTCCGGATCTTTTGACGTCTCCATCCAAAGAGTTAGCCGTCCTTGGGTTTAACTTCGATGCAGACCTCGAAGCGATCAAGGAAGACATCCGATCCAACCCGAAAATATATTCTCAGGAATTGACAAACTATATTATAAATATTACTTTCAATTCCGTTTCGGATGTGAACGACATGTATCAAAATGCGAGACAGTTGGCTACAATGTTGATTGAGGGTATGGAAGCAACCAAATCCCCAACGGTATATTATGCTTATAAGAAACTCTATAACGCACTTTTGATTACCGATGTTCACAATGAAGTTTTTGCGTTGTCGGATGGAACCATTCCGGAAACTTATATGGATTGGTTACGGGAGAACAATTATGCGTTGTTCGAGTACGTAGACAAGTTAGGTCAGAACGAAATCCTCGATAAGATTAACTATATCACAACGAAATACATTGCATGGTTTGACAATTGTCAGTATTTGGATTACTTAAATCCAATGGACGATGCAGTGGTACGTGGTATTGTGAAAATATTGAGATGGTTTAAGTCTTATACGATCGATATCAAAAACCTCGATATAATCTATTTGTTCGACAGCAAGTACCATAATCTCATGAAATTAATGACACAGATGTGGTTCCATGCCAATGCAACCATACGGGAATTAAACATCGGCTATGGAGATTGGGTTTCTTCGATTTCTGCTTATGCAAAAATCAAAGAGAACCGAAACAAACTGATGGAAGCCGTTAAGGTTACGTCCCATTTGAAAGTAAAAGACATAGATCATCTTCTACATGACGTTGTAAAGAAGGTTTCTGCATCCATTACCGTACGAGACAAAATGGACTATCGGTATCTTGACCAGTTACTGGATGCCGTATGCCATATGACGTTAAAAGATCGCACAAGAAGGCACCGGGATAGTGTTCGTATCATTGATCCAGACGATTACAAGAGATCTCGTCTGGTTTATACGTTTGATTACGATAAGGAGGAAGAAGAGTTGATTCTTCACAATATTCCAATCCCAACCAGTCATGGAGATGAAACTATTACGGTTGATATTGAGCGTGACCCAATCGACGATGAGACACTCGTTTTGGGCTAATATATCACAAACCCATAAGGTCATAGGAGATGAGAGAAAAGGAGGTCATAGGAAAAATGCCTACGATTAGTAAAGTCGATCAATCTACCATTCGAATCAAAGATGCAAGTCTTTTTTCGGATGACATAGATGTGATAGAAAATAATGCCAAAGCCCATTTTGAAAAGAAAGGGATTCGTGGCGAAGTCTTGATTGGAAAGAATGTTACCATTGACCCAAGGACAGGATTGAGTGTTCTTGGGGAAACAGTTTTCCGCAAGCACTTTAAACCAAATGAAATTCTGTTAAGTGGTTCGATTTTTGCTCTGGAGAAGATGTTCAATGTATCCTGCGGAGTGAATATCGAATACTTAAATAATATTATGAATATCGGAACGACCGGACCAACCATTACGGAAAAATATCCGAGGGAAAATGGAATCTGTCTTTGGACCGTTGGTCTTGCTGGATGTGGAGATAACCGAAAGGATATTACCGCAGTATATCAGCAGCAGCGTCAGCTCAATAAGATTATCCCATTCCGTGTCGTAGACGAACCATTTGCAGAAGGAACCGAAGAGTACAATAAGTATTATCTGATGCGTCAGGAACCCGATGGAAGATATGCTTACTATGGAAAGACTTTTGCAAAACCACCTGCAATCGTCCCATTATGGAAGGATGCTTCCAATGATGAGGATGGAAGCCCGGTGGTAGAGTCCGACTATACTTCTACCAGAACGACTCCAATCGAAGTATTTGCCGAATGCCTTTGCGTCATTGAAAAGGAAGATTTCCGGGAATATTTCGAACTGTATGATGAGATTGAAGATGCAAGATTCAATGAGATTGGTCTCGCATCCGGAATTTTATCTTCGGTAGAAGATGGACGCCCAGAGTATAAGCAGGTGCATCAGGTATCCTGCTGCCACTTTACCAACGAACCACTCCATATGGATAAGGATATGAGTATCATCTATCGTTGGTATACAGCATAATCTTTGGGTTGGGGGTGAGACGATATGGCAAGACCAAAACGAACGATTACCGCAGAAGAAAAGCAGATGTTTTTGGATTTAACCCCGGACGATATTACGCAGGAGTTATTCAACAATCTCTTTGCGGATAAGTTAGACCCTAATACCAAAAAGATTGTCCCATCGAAGTTTAATACGTACGATGAGTTTACCTTAAATGCAAATGAATATTTCAATACCGAAAAGGTTACAACCAATTGCGGCCTTTTTATCTTTAATAAGTTTCTCATTGAACCTTATTTTCAAAAGGAAGTTGGTTATGTAAACTTTGAACTTACGAAAAAGAAACTTGGAACCATTGACAACAAAATTGCAACGGCAATTATGTTAGACGATACGGGCGAAGTTACCAAACGGTACATTGAATATCTGAACCGTTTATGCTGGCTCGCCTTTACTCTCAATACGCAGATTTGTTCTTCGTTATCTATGAAGACAGTGAAACCTCTTCCAAAGGTTACTGCTTTAAAGAAGAAACTGATTGCAGAGAATAAAGAGGCCATTGAAAATAATGACGCCATCGCCTACAATGATATCCAAGCCCAGCTTGTAAAAGCTGCCGAAGAAGAATTAAAAAATGACCCAGCATATGAATTATATGCATCCGGTGCAAGAGGTGCCTTTGATAATGCATACCGTCAGTGGTTGTGTACCAAAGGTCCTATTTGGAATGAGAGTAAAAAGTCCTTTGAGATTATGACCAATTCTCTTCATGAGGGTGTCCCAAAGGAAAACATTCCATCCATCGCCAATGCAATTGTATCTGGGTTTTACCCAAAAGCAATCGGAACTGGAGAGAGCGGATACTTAACCAAGCAATTATCCGCTGCATTCCAGTCAGTTACATTAGACGATAGAGATTCCGATTGTGGGACTCCTCACTACAGTGAGGTGACACTTACAAAGGATAATTACAATTATTACTTATATCACTATATCAAATCCGGAAGTAATTACATCCGGTTTGAACCAAGTAACCAAGATAAATACATTGGAACAAAAGTGAAGATGCGTCTTCCGGAATACTGTTGTGGGAACAAACTTTGCAACAGATGTGCCGGGGATAGATATTATTTACTGGGGATCGATAACATCGGTCTCACGTTTGGACGTGTTTCTAACTCGTTATTACAACGTAAAATGAAAAAGAGTCATGATTCAACAGTTAGAACAACGAAATTGAATCCAGACGAAATCTTTTAATAGATAAAATACAGAAAGAAGACAGACTCCGGTTTGTCTTCTTTCGTTTGTTAGAAAGGAAGTATCGTTATGAAAGTTATTAAGCGTTCAGGCAAGGAAGTTGAATGGGATATTGAGAAAATCATTATCGCCATTACCAAAGCGAATAATTCAGTCAGTGAAATTCATCGCTTATCCGAAGACGATATCCAAACCATTGCAAAGGATATTGAAACTGAATGTACTTCCTATAATCGACCAGTGCAGGTGGAATCCATTCAGGATATGGTAGAAAACCATATTATGGAACACCAGGCATACGAAGTCGCAAGAAACTATATTACATATCGTTATCAAAGAGCCCTTGTAAGAAAAGGAAACTCCATTGACGATAACATTACGACATTACTGGAAGGAACCAATGCAGTATTGGAAGAGGAAAACTCCAATAAGAAGCCGTCCTTACTCAGTGTACAAAGAGACTATATGGCAGGAGAGATTTCAAAAGACTACAGTAGAAGACATCTCTTACCAGAAGATATCATGAAAGCCCATGATGAGGGATTAATTCATATCCATGACTTAGATTATTACATCCAGAGATCTACCAACTGTTGTTTGGTGAATCTGGAAGATATGCTTCAGAATGGAACCGTTATTAGTGAGGTAATGATTGATACACCAAAGAGCTTTTCGACCGCTTGTAACATTGCAACTCAAGTAATTGCTCAGGTGGCATCCAGCCAGTTTGGTGGACAGAGTATCACATTATCCCATTTAGCACCATTCGTAGATGTCAGCAGACAGAAGTTTATAAAAACTACGAAAGAAGAATTTGAAGCTGCTGGAATTTCTTATACAGAAGAACAGTTAAACAAAGTTGTCGAATCAAAAGTGCGTGAAGAAATCAACCGAGGCGTACAGATGATACAGTATCAGGTCGTTACTCTAATGACTACCAACGGTTTGCGAAATGCTTGGCCGTTATAAAAACTGGTTAACCGAATCAAGGGTGTCCATCGAAAGATGGGCTAACGGTATCAGCGAAATAAGACTTCCTATTGAGAGTAAACCGATAATAGGACATAGACCAAAGACGAATAAGCTGACTAAGAGAACCTAAACCTGTAAAGGTGAGATTAAGGTAATACCGTGCAAAGTGGATTTATCCATGCGTGTAGAGACTAGAGAAAACCTACTCCTTTTGGAGAGAGCGAGTATCGTTAGGGATGCTATTGATACGCATACCCGAAACGCCAGTTACGAAAATATAGTCCGTGGTTTTATAGAAATATAGAGCTAAGGTGTTGCAAGCACCATTCATTACTGTATTCATGTATCTGAACGAAGTGGAAGATGAGAGAACAAAACAGGATTTAGCACTGATTATTGAAGAGACATTAAAACAGAGAATGCTTGGTATCAAGAATGAGAAGGGTGTCTATATCACCCCAGCATTCCCGAAACTGATTTATGTCTTAGAGGAAGACAATATTCACGAAGATTCAAAATACTACTACCTTACGAAATTAGCTGCTCAGTGTACTGCAAAGAGAATGGTACCAGACTATATCTCTGAGAAGATTATGAAGAAGCTTAAGGTAGATAGAACCGGTAACGGTGTATGCTATCCAGTTATGGGATGCGTAGATGGTGGATCTGTTATAGATTACAAGATCGGCGACGTCAGATTTGTAGAATCATTCGAAAGAGCATGGTCTCGGTTATCAAAAATCTATGAGATTAAAGAACAACCAGATCGGGAAAATTTATATATAGATACACCAGATGTATCTATATGGGATAACAAAGAAAACCGTTACGTTAAACAGTATCGAATTATCAGAAACGTACAAGACCGCTGGTTCAGGGTTGGTTTTAGTGGTGGTCGATATCTGAACGTGACAGATGACCATCCATTTGAAATTATTGACAAAGGTGTAGTATTTGCAAGAGACCTTGTCATTGGTGACTCCACATACAGACTTGTGGCAAATAATCAGACAGCAACCCCAACTAAGCTGAATGACCTGATGTGGCTCAAGGGTGTCATTGTGTGTGACGGGTGTTATCAGAGAACACTGTCCATCTCCCTTGGACTGGATGAATACGATATAGCTGATAGGGCTCAACGTATCCTGTACGATATGAAATATGACTCTCATATCGTAGAGTGGCATAGGGGTGTGAAAGGAAATTACATAGAACTCAAAGTTCATAATTCCGGAGATCTTTCTCGTGCGTTGTCACTGGATTTCGGTGGATACAATAAAATTGAAAGACAGATCCCAAATTATGTATTTAACGCATCTCGTGAAGACAGACTCAGTTTCCTTGCAGGAATGATTGATGCCGATGGGTATGTAAATAATTCTGGGAATACCATTAAGGTTCAGATTGGATCAACCAACGAAGAATTAGCTTTACAGCAGATGATGTTAGCTGAAGACCTTGGTATGAATGTGGTTATATACAAGAACCACTATAATTCCAATAACCCGGATGCTATAAGATACAGGGTTGAGTTTAATTGTACAGAAGAACTCGTATCATACTTATCATCAGTAAAGAAAGCATCACATTTTGACAGAAACCATATTTTCCTTGATTCCACCTCTTCATTCAAGGATACGTGTAATGTTGTATCTATTGAGGAAGTATATGAAACAAAGTTCAGTTACGATGTAACAACTGAGAGTGAACACTTTATGGTGAATGGTATCTACTCTCATAACTGTAGATCGGCACTTACCCCGGACAGGACAGAAACTAATGTATCAAATTGCTTAAATTATTACCCAGAAAAGGGAAAATATTATGGAAGATTCAATCAGGGTGTAACGACAATCAACCTGGTTGATATTGCTTGTTCTTCCAAGGGAGACGAAGAACTCTTCTGGAAGATTTTTGACGAAAGATTGGAACTTTGTCACCGTGCCTTAGAGTATCGTCATAGGAAGCTCCTTGGTACTCCAAGTGACATTGCACCAATCATGTGGCAGCATGGAGCTCTTGCAAGATTGGAAAAGGGGGAAACCATTGACAAATTACTCGTTGGTGGTTATTCAACCATTTCCTTAGGATACGCAGGACTCTATGAATGTGTCAAGTATATGAAGGGGGTTTCACACTCCGATGAAGAGGTTGGAATGCCATTTGCATTAAAGGTTATGAAGCACTTAAACGATGCTTGTGCAAGATGGAAGTACGATTCCAACATTGATTACAGCTTATATGGTACACCATTAGAGAGTACCACTTACAAGTTTGCAAAATGCTTACAGGAACGGTTTGGTATCATTGAAGATGTAACCGACCATAACTATATTACCAATTCTTACCATATCCCAGTAAGAGAAGAAATCGACGCATTTGATAAACTTAGAATTGAATCTAAGTTCCAGGAACTTTCTCCGGGTGGAGCAATCTCCTATGTCGAGGTTCCAAACATGCAGAACAATATCGAATCAGTCTTAGACATCATCAAGTACATCTATGATCACATTATGTATGCAGAACTCAATACGAAGTCTGACTATTGTATGAAATGTGGTTATGATGGAGAAATCCAGATTGTCGAAGAATCTGGGAAATTATTATGGGAATGCCCGAATTGTAAGAATAGAGACCAGAACACTATGAATGTAGCCAGACGGAGTAACGAAAGTCAGCTCAGCGTATAGGGTAACCTGTGCGTTCTCCGGGGTTAATTGCAGGTAAAGGGTTAATGCTCTACACCAAAGCGGAAATCGAGTACAATAAGAGATTAGACGTAATGGTACGAAAGTAGAAAAAACGTAGAGATGGACTATGGTGAAACAAAAGCCCGAAAGGGTCCTAAGGTCTATTAACAAGCCCAGTTCATGCAGCGAAACACCCATTGTACCTTTGGGGTGGACGTTCAACGACTAGCCGATTGCATCGGCGGCGAGAGCCTTAATGTAAAACCGCAAGCATATGGCGGAGGAAAAATCCCGACCCTATCAACATAGGGATCATAAATAGTCTGTGTTATTATGTAACGTGATGGAGTTGCGTCCATCGTAAAATAATAAGCTGCGGCTACATTGGAAGCCAGTTCTGGAATCAGGGACGTACCCAGGAAATAAGAGACAGAGTCCTTCATGTGTCAAAGAATATGTTCAATGGTGATTTCACGAAGGACAATGATCATACTTCTTTACTGGATTGGGTAAAGAAGAATTTACATAAAGAAAAGGATAATAAAGATGAACATTGCTGAGATTATTACAGCAGATTGTGCCAATGGTGAAGGAACCCGGTTAAGTGTATTCGTATCTGGATGTACGAATAATTGCAAAGGGTGCTTCAATCCAGAAGCTCAGGATTTCAATTATGGGATTCCTTATGACCGAACCATTGAGGATGCGATTCTCCATGAATTATCCAAGGATTATTACCATGGATTAACCATTCTTGGAGGAGAACCAATGGAACGGGACAACCAAAAAGGAATCTTAAAATTGATTCGTAGAGTCAAACGGGACTTACCAAAGAAAACAATCTGGGTATACACCGGTTTCTTATACGAGGATTTACTCCCCGGAGGAAAACGGTATTTCGAAGATACAACGGAATGGATCATGGCAAACATTGATGTCTTAGTGGATGGACCATTCGTAGAAGAGAAAAAAGATATCACCCTCAAATTTAGAGGGTCTTCCAACCAAAGATTGGTCAATGTCCCAATGACAAGAGCCTTGTCATATCTGGATTAAAAAAAAGATGGATACAGATAATTTGATTTATCTGTATCCATCTTCTTACGTTATGAGATGATTGCGTATGGGTAAAGATCGATTGGGATTCTAAGATGCTTTCTTACTTTTACCCATTCCGAAGAATTGATGCGGTCGACAATCTTATTGTACTCACTGATATGATAGTTGTATAGATCCACTTCTTCTGTAAGCTGCCCAGTGGTTGCTTCGATACTATTAAGAGCCTTTGCAATCTCTGTGTCCTTTTGCATTTCCGGATAATTCTCAAGCAATGCATATATCTTAATGAATGACTGCTTCTTATTTTGCATAATATCCTTCTTGGTTGGGAAGTAGGATTTGAATACTCTACAGAAGACTTCCTGTTCCATACTCTTATCTTCAATTGCTGTAATACTAACATAATAACGTTGCATCTCGCTATGAAGGGTTTCTTCGTATTGTTCCTCGGCTTTCTGTAACTTTGTAATTGAAGATACTTCCTCATTAAGAAGATCTACAACCTCATTACAACTTTCACTCAGTTTGGAATAGTAGTGATAATTAATTCCCATAAAAACCAATGGGGTAACAATGACCAGTACCAATAAAATTCCAGCAACGATCAATAACTTCTTATTCTCTTTCATCTCTTCGATTTTCATAAGTTTCACTCCTTTGTACAAAATAATAACGTGTAGATGGAAAATAATCGTTTGATACCTTCTTGAGCATAACCTGACATTCTTTTGTTTCACAAAACTGATTTTGAAAACACCTTTCAAAGTATCATACGAGTCATTGCAACCGATTCCAAATACACGCCATTTGTTACATTACTATATACATAACCCATATGTAGATCCGGCATAATCTACATATGGGTTGCTTCCATTTATTTTTAACAATTCAAGAAGGCATATAAACCTACAATGCCATCTTTGAATAAACTTGTCTCTTTATCATAGTTCCCATCATTGTGGGATACACACATGTTAGATCTTGGATTACTCTGAATATAATATTCCTCAGCAATCTTACCAATTTTATGAACGAAGATATTCAGGATATCCGTATTGTATATAATTACTATAAATTGTAAGATATACTTCCTAATTCATCGAACCCGCTTTCGAAATAGGCATCAAGTGACTACCCTACTTGCGTTTGATATGACTCTCCAAAGGCTTAAACTCCCGTGTACGGCGCACGGTACATCGAATATAGTATTCTCGGTATTAGTCCTTTATCAAATTAGATAACTATATTCGCTAAGTTTCTCAAATTGATAGCAGCGTTTACATCTCTATCAATCTCATATCCACACACAGGGCATACGAAAGTTCTATGTCTTATGGTTAATCCTTTATTTACACTACCGCAGTGACTGCACGTCTTACTGCTTGGGAACCATTGATCTGCCAGTATAAATTCGATATCGTTCCAATCGCATTTGTATTCCATGATTTTTCTGAATTCATAAAACCCATTATTCTGAACCTTTGTGGATATATGCCGATTTTTCATCATACCGGTAACGTTTAATCCTTCCATTACAACAGCTCTTGGGTTTTTATCCAAAATAGCGTTGGCAATCTCATATCGAGTGTTCTTTCTGATATTAGCAATTTTATCGTATAACTTTCGCATTTCTTTTAACTTCTTCTGCGTATTACTGGACCTCTTGAACTCGACGTCATCGGACTTGGTTCTCGCCCTCTCTTCGCGTTCTTTGTCATATATTTTATTTAACCGTCTCTGTTTTTGTTTCAACTTCTTCTCAAGCTTTTCTATTTTTTCTTTTGGATAATCATAGATGTCACCATCAGAAGTTGTAACAAAATGCTTTATCCCAAGGTCAATACCAATCGGTTCACCATGAATTTGAAACTTGGTAATTTCTTTTGGTTCACCAAAATCGATTTCGCATGAAAACCACCAACGGCCCATGTTATCTTGACTGATGCATGGATCACAGTAGTTGTATTTCTTATCGATTGGAATGTTATGCTTCTTCAATTGGATAGCATTATTATCTCTGGTTGTAAAACCTTCGAAGCTAACGTTATCTTTGTAGATAAACATTCGTTCCTTTCTGGTGAAGAAAAAGTTATGACCACTTTTCTTTGTGATTGGTTTTGGTAAACCTGTGTGTAACCATGGGGACGATTTACGTCGTTTAAAACACTTCTTAAATTCCATAGCAACATTTCTAACTGCTATTCGTAAAGCGGTTGCTTTAAACGATCTTAACCAGATATGTAAAGGGGAATCTTCACTATTCTTAAACTCCGTAAATAATTTACATAGTTCGTTCGAAGTTGTGATCTTTCCAGTCTCTTTATATATCTCGTTATGTTTGAATAAAGCCCAGTTATACGCATACCGTGACACACGGCAATACGCAAGAAGTTGTTCTTCCTGTTCTTTTGTTGGATACATTCTTACTTTGTAACCTTTAAATTTTTGCATTGAATTCTCCTCCTTTCTTTTAGGATTTTAATTCAATGTAGAGAGTCATATCAAAATTCATATTTTATAGTAATTATACACGCTTTATCTATAGACGCAACTCTATAGACCTTGGCTAACTCCAAGTCCACTCCGATTAAGGACGTGCGAGACTATTTCTCATCCCTATCGTTCTGATAGGGCCAGTATTTTTCGGGTTCCCATAAGCTTGGAACTCTACATTAAGGCTTTCGCCGCCGAGGCCATCGGCTAGTCGTTGAACGTTCACCCCAAATGGTACAATGGGTGATTCGCTGCATGAACGGGGCTTGTTAATAGACCTTAGGACCTGATAATTTTTCCCGACCAATTATCAAGCTTTTGTTTCACCATAGTCCATCCTCACGTTTTTTCTACTTTCGTACCATGACGTATAACCTCTATTTGTACTCGGTTTCCGCTTTGGTGTGAGGCTCTTAACCCTTTACCTGCAATTAACTCTGTCGGTTACGCACAGATTGCTCTATACGCAGAGATATACTGTCTAGTTTCTCCATCAAAATCTGCATTTGCCTTTTGCAGAACGTATGGGGGTATACCCATACAATAATCGCTCATATCTGGAGAAATCTCAGCAACTTTCATGGTAATATAACTACCATGGTTAATCACTAAATAAAATTTACTTAGCAGACTATATCCTCATCTGATGGATACTGTTACCATATCCAATCAGAGCCACCCGTTTCGGAACTGAATCCTAACGATACTCGCTTCGTGTAGGTATTGCAACCTACCTTATTTTCAAACCATCTACTTATGGGACTAAGTATTTTGATATTTCTATCTGCATGGTTGTATAGCTTTCTCTAGTCGTTGAGCTCATATCTTATCTTGTAAGATACTTCGCTGCGTCGATTGGTTCTATTCTCAACCTTGATTACCATATCTCCGGAGTTACCCTTTGCCCTCATTCTGTCACCAGAATGAGTTGGTAGCTGAGACATAACGAACACTTCCCCGCAATTAGAGTGGAATTATTTTCATCGCATCACTGCGAAGCCTCCCATTATGAAACTAAGATTTCTGTCTCGTTTAGAAGGATTTCTATCGATGCTGATATACATGTTGTTGTGAGTCATCAGATGAATCATAAGCTGATACATCTTTTCTGAATATACAGCGGATGCGGCCGTCCAGATACTCCATGCAACGGGATACTCCACATCATAGAGTTCATGAATTAATGCAACCAACTCCAACCTATACAACTCTAAGAAAGTCGTGTACCCGAGACTGATTTCATCAACTCTCAGGTGAGGAGCCGGTACAACCACATTCCTCGCTGTAAAGTTCAATCTTCCTCCCAGGATCTGTTCGTTTATGATCCCTTCTTTCCGTTCAATGGTTTCAAAGGACTTATTCCATAAATCGTTGACGTATCCCTGAATTCTGTGAAGGATATTTTCCTTTCTTAAATAAGCCGTATCCTTCTTACGGTTCTTACGATAATCTACTCTTCTCTGCCATTCAAAGTTATCATTGAGTAACATATGGTCAGAATAGAGTTTCATAAAGATTTTATCTTCTACGGAATATTTTATATCATCGTTTTTCTGCATCCATTTCCGCAGTGCTTTATTATAGCATGGAATACAATGAGTGAAGATTTCATTTCGATGAATCTGGATAAATTCATATCCATCTCGTTTCTTATTTTTCTTATAATAGAACTCCACGATTTCATCAAACCGTTCATGGAATTCAATCATACCAATCCCATAAAAGGGGGAGGATTTATTATCCATATACTTGGCTCTGTCCTGTTCTCTTACATATTTCAGCATCTGATACAAATGTGCTGTACCAAAGAACCAACCAAGCTTGTTATACATCATCGGCTGAATGATGACATTTCTGTCGAGTACAAACCATCCAGTCTTCGTAAGGTCCGTATCAATAAATCGAACCTTTCCTCCGCAGTTGTCACAGACGGTTTCTGAGTCCATATAACGCCTTCCGATCAGATTCCCACATTTACAAGAATATCTGTCTTCAAAGGCATTCTCATCTTTCCAATCCGTCCCATACAAGGGAGAGTGAATGGAATAAAGTCCCGGTTCCAAATTTACGTCGGTCTTTCCCTTTTCTGTAATACGAAATCCAGCCCCGGTTGTAATTTCGTCTTTGCATCTGGAATCCCAGTCTGAGATGATAATTCGAAATCGTGGATTGCAAATCGTTGCGCCATCCGACGTTTTCTTATGCTCGTGATACAAAGGTTTTCCCGAAATATTTGACGGGTTTAGCATAATACTGTCTCCTCCTTCATGTTTTCTATAACGACATAGGGTCGTTAAATAAATGTCACCTACGTCTTAGTTATTAATATAGTAATGAAAAAGACTTCGAGAGAATGAGTAATTTCCATGAACTCATTCTCTCGAATTGATTAATCCGTTACCAGGATTTCTTTCGTTAAGATTCTGATGATGACAATATCAATGTGACTTCCCTTTGGAACACCGGAACCCCGGTCAATCACAATCTGGTCATTCTCCTCAGACATATGATAGAACCGCTCTCCGATATACATACCATCTTCTCTAAAGATCAGAACGTTATCGGATTCCACATTGAAGTCTAAGTTCTCATCAATGTCAAAGACCTTTTGGTCATCCTCGGTTGCAACAAGTTGTGCAGTCGTATAGACGGTTTTACAATACGGTCCTTTGAATACTCCGTAAACTGCTTCCAGTCTTGTACCATTGTCTACGACAAAAGGTTGGTTGCAATTCTGGTTAAAGGTAATCGTAGAACCATGTACCGTATACTTGGATGGGCTGATGAACTGCCCACTTACGGTAAAGAGTAAGAAGAACGGAGCGTTACTGATATCCGTTCCAATTTCCATCGTTTCCTGATGGTCAGAAGTTCCCGTTAAGAACTTATTGTAAATTCTCACATTCTCATCTCGGTCAAGTAAGCGGAAATCAATGTAATCTCCTGTATGAAGCGGGAACTCATGAGCATAGAACTCTACATTGTTCTCATTCAGATACCACTTTGCAGAGCTTAATAAGACACCGCCGGATTTGAAAATCAGGAAGTCATCCTTTTCTGCATCGTAATCAATGAATGGGATTGTAAAGGCTCTGCTATCTTGTAAAATCGGGTACGATTCGGAATTACAACTATCCGTCATACTTCCCGTTCTCCGATACTTTTCAGTGTCTTTAAAGATAACGCTAAATACATCGGCCCGTAACGTCTTATCAATATCCAGATAGTGTGCCGGGTCGGTAATATTTGCAGTTGATTTGCTTCCAACCGTAACTTCCGGAGGAATCATCTTATAGTCTTCCCGCAACTTTAACCACTGGAACTTATTGATAAACTCTGTGGTTAAGAAGATGCGGAACGCATCCTTCTCATTCAATACTTCCTGTGTATCGGACGTTCTTGTAATCGCAGCACCCTGCGAAATGGAATAGTAGATATGGAATAAGAACCGGTCATTTTCATAATCTACAACAGATTCATCCAGCATCTTGATAAAGAGTTCTCCATTTTCGTTGATGTATTCCTCATAGTGAGAGGTAAATACCCGGTTATGGTATAATTCAAAGTCAAAGCTATTATACCGTAACAGATCAAACTTCGGGAACTTGACATACTTTGACCCATTGATCTCTACGACAGAACCATATTCATTCGTCACCTGAATGAATCTCGCCATATCACTCTTCGCTTTTGTACCAATAATAAATGCACTGATTGGATGCAGCTTCTTTGCAGTTAAGGTAAACTTAATCTGCTTGATATGACCATTCTTACAAGTAACGGTAATCAACTGCCGTTCTGTATCAAGGGTAACGTATAATTCGTCAGTTAAATTTCTGGTTGGTTCTACATCAATTGGAATCGTAACACTCTGAATCGTATCCGGTAACTCCGAACTCATCGGTGCATGATTTCCCTTAATGAAGAATTCATCCAGACGATAAACGTTCTTTTCCTGAATTCCATTGAGTGGAGATTCTACGATGGTATGAATGGATTCAATCTTAAGGTCGCAGATTTTGTAGCCCATATCATTTGGTTTCCCAATGGATGACAGGACATCGAAGTTTCTAAGACTGATTCCAATCTCATTGAACGGATACGTTTTTGTCGTACCGTCTTCCCCATACCAATAGTTTGGTTCATTGTCTTCATCAAATACAACGACAATGTATCTTGATTCCTTCCCGTCAATACTCAGCAATAATTGCGGATATTCTTCTGCCCGTAATTCCTTAAATGGAACCTTCCTCTGGTCATACGTTGTATGGGCAGGGGCACCCTCTGGGAAGAATTTGGTTGTATGGGTCGTTGCTACCCCCATCTCAGATACAGGTAATTCAACACTCAGATATTCTCCGTCAAAGGTATATTCCGACGGTGCAAGATAGCTATCGGAATGCTCTCTTCTGAGATAGACATCAATGATGTCATGTAACCCGGAGTATTCATTTAGGTCAAAGTTAGTGGTCTTTGCAATGAAATTCGCTTTTCCATTGGATTCTGCATAAAATTCCTTTGGTGCAATGAGTGACTTTGATTCATAAAGAATCGGCTCACTGGTGATACTTTTCAGATCAAGAATTGCATTGGAATACTTCTCAATGATGGAATTTAAAGACCATTCTGCAAATCCCGGATCTTCACATCGTATATAGGTTCCTCCAAGGAGGCACTCATAGATTTTTAAACCCCCGTCGGATTCGATTTTATATACGCGTTCCCCAGCTTTGTAATACTCTCCTGAGATAAACTCTCTTGGTAAGGTACTTCCAAATAAGGAACTGACCATGAGATCTAACGAACTGACCGGACGATTTTGATTGTCACGAACTTTAATTAATTTCATGATATCTCACCTCCTTTAAAAAGCAATCAGTAAGGAATGAATAAACGTTTTCACACCTTCTTCAATTCCAAGAATCTTTAAGGAAGTTAAAGTCACTGGGTTCCCATCGGTTTCAATGACATAATTGGACAGTCGACTGATCTTATGAACGACAGTTCGTTCCATACCACCATCCAAATACTTTAATTCTACTTCCGGATCCACATCTGCCACACGTAACATCTTAGAATCTCCAAACTGAGTCATAAACGTCGCATCCAGTCCGATTGCAAATTTACGAATTGGCTTCGGTGTTTCGATGCCTTCGGTAATGATATTCTCATCATCCTGATATACATGAACCTTGAACTCTTCATCAAAGGTAATCTGATAAATATCAGCTTTTCCCATACCATACATGATAATATTTTCACTGAAGTTTTCAATATAGTTCTTGGTTCTGAATAAGGTGGATACTGCTGTGACAGTACCATCTTCGTTCTTAATTGCTGGTTCTCCCGTCTCTGGATCACACATAAATTCCTGCGGAAGACCAAATTTATAATTCGTTGTGTCCAATGGTCGAATGGCAAATCTATCCTGCAGCATACCAAGACCATCAAACGTCACGGAATCTTTCGTGAACATGTCGGCACTCCTTTCATCTGTATAATTACATTCAATCATCTTGATGATATAACCGGCGATTTCATCCGAGTCGACGCATCCCTCATTCGGATTCAGATTCATAATTCCTTGCTCATCAATCAGCGACGGGAAGGCGTCTTTAATCTCCTGTGTGATTTGCCTGCGGTTTGCGTTTATAAACGTATAAACGAAATACTCAAAGAAGAAAATGAGTGCAATCTGGTTTAATACCACATTGGTTGCAATCTCTTTTGTCTCATTGTTTGGGTCAATTTCTTCTTTCGTATCGTCAATAATTTCTTTCAGAGCACCAACGGTTTCCATTAACTCGTCCATAATGGTATTGTTATAATCAAACTCTACACTATGGTCGGCTAATTTAAAGACTTCGGGGTCCCGATTCTTCATTAAGATGACCAGATGTTTTCTGGAATCTACTCCCTGGATATAAAACTTCGTTGGAGAGATGATCTCGATATTCTTCTTATGAAGTTTCACCCCGTTCAGATAAATGTCGTACCATTTGAGAGAAATTGGAAGTTCCACTTTCCCATCTAAGTCGACATATCCTTTTTTATTTACCTCATCTACTTCATTCTGATAATAGATGACGGTATATCTTGCCGGTGTCCGGTCAACAGTAATCCGATCTCCCTCAAACAGTTCACAACTGGTTCGGAAGATATCATCGACTCCCTGATACCTCGCAGAGGTTATAAAGTATTGGTTTGGTAACAGAAGTTTTCCGTTGTTGAATACTCGATAATTGCCAAGGTCATAGCCGCCCTGATTTGACATTTTAATCTCGGCGTAGTTAAAAATGGCATATTCTCCTGCATCTTCGGTCGCATGATATTCTTCCCCGGTTTTCATTGCAAGGGTTCTACTAATCCCTACTTTCAATTCTTTGGAAAGGTAAGTTTCGTTTTTCAGATATACCATTACTTTGTTTTCGATTGGAATATTTCTTCCACTTGGAATCGTTACCCATACGTCACCCTGATCGGCAAAATGATAAAGGACATCAATCCGAATGTCTGTTTCTTTATTCAGATAGCGGTCGGATTCTACGTCCACTACATAAATTTCTCTGGAGTATCCAATCGTATTCTTATCTTTTGTTTCCAGTTCCACGATTGGTTCTTCCAATGTATCCGTCTGTCCGATGGTTTCAAAGGAAAACAGTTTGAATCGTTCAATTTCAATGACAGAGTCCGGTTTGATCTTTCTTGCTGGGATATAAAGATAATAAAAATCCGGACCGGGCATTACGGCGAATTCGTTATCCTTTTGGAAATATCCATCAATAAAGATTCGGAATCCATACGTTCTGGTATTTGCAAAATGACGATTCATTGCAAATACGTAGTGTTCCTCATCAAACTTTACATCGACGACGGTTTCGTCAAGTAATTCCAATTCTGAAGTCATTCGTACTCGTTTGGATAAATCAACCTTACTCATATCGAGATAGAACTTATCGGTTGGAAGATTGAGTAAATCAAGATAGACCGCCAAAGCCCAAGGATTCTCATAGATGGTCTTATGAAGTTTTTGGACTTTGTAGTTTAAGGTACTTGGGACATACATCGAATTATGATAATCGTCAATGGAATAAACAAATTTCGATGGACGGTAATGCTTCAATACTTCCGGAATGGAACCATCTTCATACTTTGGAAGCATGGAAACATACTCTTCATACTTTGCAATCTCATTGACATATGCTTCGGATGTGGTGAGCTCTGCCTCATCCTGTAAAATAAGAATCTTTGCTGTCTCCGTTTCTTCTAATCCGTTTACTTTATAGATATTAGGATAGTGTAAGATGATGTCTAATTTCTTAAACAAATACCTTCCTTCCGCATCATCTACAAAGACAACCATCTGCTCGGTTGGACAAGGCATCTTTGTATCTACTTTGAAATACGGATTCTCATACGTTACTTCTTCGATGCGATATAACTTTGGGAAGGTCAGAAACGTACAGTAGTAGTTTGGACCACCCGGCGTAATATCTCGGTCAATCGTTACGACCTTCCGTTCCAGATCCACTTCGATTCCTTCTTCGTAATACCTTCTTGCCATTTTCTCTACGGTATTGACAAGACAGATAGTATCCTTCGTAAAGGATTCTGAACCCGGGATTCTTGAAAATGGGATTTCATAACCAAGACCATCCAGTGCATAGGCATTGGTCGTCAGATTCAGTACCCCAAAGTTTGGAACCATAAGGATGGTCACCATTGGGTTTCGCTCTTTATATTCGTTATATTGAGAAAGGGAAATTCCATGCTGGTTCGTTCCAGTCTCCAAATCAATGATGATTCCGAGTTTGGATTCCAGTGGATAGATTTCCGTTGTAGAAATATATTCCCCTTCGATAAATACCATATAGTTCATTCTGAAAATTTCTGGATTTTTAGAAATGGTATCCTGATTAATCGCTGCGTTGTAAAAATCAGAATTACGATATCTCTTTCGTAATTCTGGCTCAATGAATGTATAGTTAATGTACGCAATGTGTCGTTTTGGATAAAACGAACGCCGTTTTTCTCCCATCAGCCGTCTGGTTGATAAGAATTCCTTAAACGGGACATCGAAACGTTCCATCCGTAACCGACTCCGTTGGGTTTGGTATAAACTCCAAAAGTTAATTACAGACAGACGCTCAAGTGTATCGTTGAGTGCATTGAGATTGAACGTATTATTGCGATACAGTTCATCATCGGTAATTACTAAATCCTCTATCACCCGATTATCTTCAGCCATATCGGAAACCTCCTTTTCTTAAATTTTCCATTAATGTAGTGTTTCCAGTGGTGTTTGTATCTGGTAGAAATCCGGTCCGAGCGATTTTCAAAACTATATTAAACCTTTAGAATATAGAAAGGACATAAAACGAGATGAAGATACAGTTGTATTTTTCTGTATCTTCATCTCGTAAGTTCCTTTCATAAAGAAAGGATGTGATGTGAATGTTAAGGTCCAACATCATCAAGGCTACCAAGATTGATCACCTGCTCAAACCAGGAGAACTTACGGCAGCTCATAATTCCGCGGCAAACGGATTTTATCTTTCATCAAGGAATCTTGTCCACCAGGCATTCCTTGATAAAGTATTCAATAAGAATTATGTAGTAAAAGCGTAATTCTTGTTGGGATTGTAAAAGATAATGGGTGGTTTTCCCACCCATTATCTTTTTTGTATATACAATTATTTTTTATTATTCAACCATCATTATAATAATCGAAAGGAGATTTTACTATGGAAATTAATACAAAGGGCCCGGGAGTTGATATGTCAAGAGTGGAGCATGTGTATGTAGGAGTCGCTATACCAGTTTCAGAGGACGGAACACCAATACGACCTAAACCAGAACCAAAGAAAACTCGTGGAAGTGAATCTCGTTGTCCAAAATGTGGAGGAACACTCTTACGTCAGCCGGGTTGTGAAGTTATTACAAATCCAAGAAAACAAAGAATCTATACATACGAATGTATGTCTTGTGAATATATTGGAAAATATGCGGAGGATATTTAGTTGAATCAAAATCTTGAGAGACACTTGGACTGGATTATGGAAAATCCAAAGACCGTTGATATTATCTGCCGGGAGTTTACCGCAGGTAATAACGTAAAAACAATCGTAGAAAATCACTGTAACGAATTTGACCGTCATAAAGTTTATGCAGCACTCGATTATCATAATATTCCAAGGAGGAATAAACCAATTGACTGGGATGCAATGCGGGCAAGACAGATTGACATTATCAAAGAACAATAAACGAAGAGGCAAATAGATGCAATTATCCTGAACATTGCATCTATTTGCCTCTATTAATTGATGTAAGCTAAAATAATTTCGAAGGATTTACTTTTCTGTATAAAAAAATAAATAGAGAATCTACAAACGAATTGCAGATTCTCTATTTAACAAATAAGGTGTTATAATGGTGAGGTAACAAATATCTCTTTACGATATTGTATATTGATATAATTTTTATTTCTCTTCTTTGAAGTTGGTAATTTCCGCAGCCATTTGATTAATCGCAAGGGAATTTACCAATACAAATAACCGGTAAGATACGTTTCCTTCCGGATTATACGTATAGATGCATTTTTTATCAAGGTCAATATCGAATCCCTTAACTCCTCTTGGTAATTCTTCTCTTCCCTTAAAGCATCGGAACTGAACGAATGGTTCCAATGGGATATGATGATTCCGATGATGTCGGATAATCGACCTTAAGGAAGGGGCATCCAAAATCGAGTGAATATCCGTAACGTCCAGATTTGTCTTTGCTTCTGCAAAATAAAACGGAGAAGAGAAAATCTTCCAACCCTTTTCAAGACCTAAATCATAATCCAACGGGATACTGGAGAATGGAACAATCCGGTCCCCATTCTTAGAAAGATCATCGTCATAAGGGGCTCGTAATATTGAGTCATCCCTATCTCCAATAAACGTATACCATGAGGCTACTCCATAAAATTCCATAGAAACGGCAAGCCCAATGGTATAGGTATCTGCAATGATCCCTCTGGTTTCTCCATCATCGGCACTCAAATCACTGGTAATGACTTCGATATTGGTTGGATACATCATAAAGAACTCATCTTTCCCGTTTCCATTATGAAGTTTGTAAGTGATTGGTGTCTTGGAATAGGTATTCAGGTATTCCAAAATACTTGCGGTATCTTCTCTTGGAATATGCAGATGGTCTGCAATATTGTAAATGACCGTCTTTGGAATATATGCTTCCAGATAGGTCCGATGCAAGAATGGACATTCAATATTCATCCGATTCTTTAAGTCATTCATGATGTTGATCTGTTTGTTATAGGTATCCACGACAATGACGATGTCGTAAATGATTTTATATCGGTTCCATAAGAAGTGAACTCCTACCCCATGCTTTGGGTCGTGTACCAATGGAACCAAATCCGCAAATTCCATGGGAGAAAACGAATTCGTTACCCGGTTGACCATGGTACTTCCATAAAACCATTTTCCAGAATCGTCGTATTCGATTCTCGGTCGAAGGATCAACATCGGTTTTTTGTTCTTCCAAAAACCACTCTTTGCACGAAAGGCATCCAGTTGCCGGTGTGCCATTTTGGTACTGATATGCGTCTTAGTAAAGAAGTTGCTTGGGAAGAAGGACTGCATATAATCAATCGCTACACAAGCGACATTTCCAAATGTATGGGTAATGCTCGGATTGGATATCGTTAAAGACATAGCAATATCCTCCTTTCTATTGTCAGGTTTACCTTCTTGTGGATTTGTGACTTTTCAAAAGACTTTTTACACCTATATTAAAATGGGGTATACGATACAGATAACTTTTTAACGAAGGAGTAAAACTTATGGAAAGAAGTGCACATTTACAGACAATCTCCGATGAACCTTGGGAAAACTTAATTCGGGCAATTATATTACAAGCGGTAAAGGACTACAAGCTTGCTTACAAGAGAGAACGGAAACGTAAAAATAATTTAAACCCATCCATGGGAATTGTCAACACCCAGTCGATCGAACGATTCTTTACAAGTCAGTGGTTTTATGAATTAACCCAAATGGACGGGGAAGTTCTCATCACCAGAATCAAGGAAAACATTGATGCAATTTCAACAAAAGCAATGGACACAAGATTCAAACTGGAACAGTAATCGAAGTTTATTCGCAGCAAAGATAACAGAGTATAGGCAGTTGTTTGCCTATACTCTTATTTTTTTATTTATTCAGCACCTGGTTCATTTTTTCTGCGGATTTTGCACCATAGATGCCATCTACTGTCAACCAATACTTCTGCTGGAAGTTCTTAATTGCAGTGACGGTTTTTGCACCTGCAATACCATCCACTGTTAAACCGGCAGAAATTGCCTTATTCAGATTGCTCTGAAGCGTTTTAACATTGTCACCCTTTGAACCACTCTTAACGGTTGGCTTTGCAATCGCAACCTTTGCTGATGTAGAACCACCGACAGAAGTAGCAGTTCCACCAATCGCAGCCTTAAATTTCTTCCATAAAGCACCACTGTCACCAGACTTTGTACCCCAACCAGTCCAACCCGGACAAATCTTAGAGCAAACGTCATAATGACGATGAACGTTCGATGCAGGAATTCCATACTTCTTCATCAGAGTCTTTGTAAGTTCCACTGTATTGGCAAATGTTGCATCACTAACAGCCCCATTCGTACCACACATTTCGATCCCGATACTATTGGAGTTCGTAACCTTACCAAAGAGGTTATTAGAACCAAAGTTACGACCAACATGCCATGCGATGTCCTTATCCTCGACTACCTGATAAACATAGTTTGCATCAACGAAGTAATGGGCACTCGCACCACGATAGGTAGACCGGAAATAATTTGCATTGGCTTTTGCAGTATCGGTCTTATTTGCTGTGTAATGAATGACGATATGCTTATTAACCTTACCAGAAGCAACCTTCTTATTGACCGAAGTAATATCCTTCACTAATTTGTAGCTCATATCCTTATTTCTCCTTCCTTTTTTCGTTATCTTAATGTTCCAATTTTGCATTTTTTCCCTTCTTTATCTTATCTTATTCTATACTAAGATAGAATAAGATAAGAATATTAATCGGAAAGAAAATTTTTAGAGAATCTAAAAATTTTCCAATTTTAATAAAATTCTATACCAAAAATCACAAAAACTTAATTTCGATTCAGAAAGGAAAAATCAAATGGAAAAAGAGGAGCACCAGAAGTATTATAATGACAAAGGGGTAGAGCTCCCCTCTTGTACACAGATTGTATCCTTACTCAATAAACCCGAACTTGTAGGATGGGCAAACTATATGGGGTTTCAACGGGTAGATACAAAGAAACTCTTAAATGACAGAGCACGTTATGGCACGTATTGTCATAAGTTAGCGGAATGCTATTTCCGTGACGGGTTACTCACTGCAAAGACCAATGCAGATTATATCCCAAAAGAAGAGTACCGTCACTTAATCTATAAATTCAGAGTCATCGACCTATTTTTCCAAAAGCACATGGTCCGGAGTTTGCGTAACGAATTCCAAGTTACGGGTTCGTCTTATGGAGGAACGATGGATATGGTTTGTTATGATGAATGCGATGACTGCTTAATTATATTTGACTTTAAAACTTCCAAACGGATTTACAATTCCCATTGGATTCAACTTATGGGATACGTCGGATTATTAGAAGAGGTTTATCAATTACCCGTAAAGAAAGTTGGGGTAATCTTACTATCCGAACCGATGGATTCCAAGAAGTTGATTACGATGGAACTTACCGAAAACCTCGAACGGGAAAAAGAGATTTTTTATCACTTAACGAAAATTTACCATTGCTTACACCCAACGAAAGGAGAGGTGAAATGCGACAACCAGAACTACAATTATACGCAAGAGAAACCCTGTATAACAAACGCATTATGAAAGCAAAGGTCCAGGAATTAAAACGGATGTATTATGACTACAGGGAGCTGAATAAAGAATTATTGGATTTGAGCTATATTGATGATACGGGGAATGTAGAATTTCCGGAAGAAGCAGATCCGGTAAGAGAAGAACTGGAAAATCTGATTGACCGGATGAAAACGATTCAGGCAACCATTGAAGCACTTGAGAAAGAGTCCGATATTATCTATCGTACGGAACATCAACCAAGCGTCATGGTTGTGGATAATTATTATGAGAATTGATAGGAGAAATTCCGTGAAAAATATATTATCGTTTATGGTATCGGCGGACTGGCATATTGGAGCCACGGACCCATACCGATTCAAACAGGAACTTTTAACCCTTGTCAAAGAGACACTGGAAGAAAGGAAAGCACTGGATTTATTCGTTGTCGCAGGAGATACCTTCGATATGAAAGAATCCTTATCGTCCGATTCTGTCAAAGTCTTTTTTCTCATTATGGCAGAATTGTTGGAACTTACCAAAGACTATCAAACACAATTTCGATTCATCGAGGGAACAAGGACCCACGATGCTTTACAATTATCTACACTAAAGATTGTCTTTGAGAACTTATTACAAAATAACCGTGTGAAATTTATCGAAGAGGTTTCCAAAGAAACGTTCTTAGAAACCGAGATTTTATATATACCGGAAGAATATATACTGGATAAAGAAATTTACTATAAAGAATTCTTCCAAGACAATTATGATTTAATCTTCGGCCATGGAAATACGGATGTGATGTGGTATATGAATCAAAAAGAGAAACAACCCCATTCCGCAGCACCAGTATTTGAAACCGAAGAGCTATGCAATCTTGCAAATTATGTATACTTTGGACATTATCATTACCAAATCAAGGTTCCTTATGACAATCATGTCTTTACTTCCCTTGGTCCTGTAACCAGATGGGAGTTTGGAAAAGAAGGGCCTTGTGGAATTTACTATATTGACTACGATAAACAGACAAACCTTGCAGCGGAATCCTATATTGAAAATTCCTATGCACCGATTCTTCCAACCGTAAAGTTTTCTATCAAGAAACCATACGAGTTGGATCAGTTAAATCAAGCGATTCGAAAACGAATCGACCCACCAATGACAAATGCCGATAAAGTTCGCTTAAGTATCACCATTGATACCAGTATCCCAAACTATATTACCTTACGGGATTTTATCTTGGCGTCTTATGGGAATTTGGATTCTCTTAACTTAACTGTCAAACTCATTGGAGAAACTGAAACAAAAGAAGAAGAAACCGAACTTGTAAATACTATGGATGAGAAGCCCTACCTTTATGATAAATCCATGCATGATGAAGCACGCATTGCGGCGTTTATTAGAAAGAAAGAGGGGGTCAACATTCCTATAGAAAATATAATTGAAGTAATACGAAAGAAAGATACGAAGATTCGTATCCGGGAGGATTAACTTTCATGTCTTTGTTAAATGAACGAAGTCAGGGAATTGAGTACCTGAGACTTTCATGGAATGTCCAATTGTTGAATAAAATCATTGGATATGTCTTTAAGAAGACGAAGAATATTAGTAATCTACAATTACGAAATGTTCAGAAGCTTCTTATGAATTGTGATTATACCGATTATCTCAACCGTCCCATCATTATGGACCGGATTGAGTTTATATTAAAAGCACTTGAAGCACGATTAGAGAAGAAATTAGAAGACGAAGGAATTATCCTGGAGTATTGTACCCCGGATAATTCCAATCCTGTTATCGAAGAGGTTGTGAAAAACCTTGACCGATATAAGAATTTGAATTACAGTGAGATTGAGTTTATCTCAACCTTTGTACAGGACCGTTTAACCAACGGAATCTTTTTAAATAAAGTAAAAGAAATGAAAACCATCATTGAGATGATGGAAGATAATGAATTTCCAACGTATGCCGATGCAAATAAAAGGGTTACCGAGTGGATTAACGATTACAATATGGCAAGACGCCAGATTAGTACTGCATGGAATGATGACGTTTTGGATTTTAACGATCCGAATATTGAAGAGAGGGTGAGTGAGATTAACGCACGTTTGGGGGACACCAGTTCAATTATTATTACCGGAATTATAATGCTTAACGAGATGCTTTCTCCAGGGTTTCGTCCCGGAAAATTGTATATGTTCTTAGGATTAACCGGCGGTTTCAAATCTGCGATGTTACTGAAGATTATCCTGGACTGTGCAAAATACAATGCTGGGACATACAAACCAAAGAAAGAGGGAGCAAAACCTTACGTTTTATATCTGACCATGGAAAATACCATTGACGAATCGTTTGCAAGAGTATGGAATATGGCTGTAGAGGATACGGATGTAGAAAAGTCCAAGCCTTCGGAAATTGTCAAACGGTTAAAGGAAGAAAAGATTGTTGCCAATGATGAGATTGGAATTCTTTTTGCTTACCGTCCAAATATGAGTATCAGTACGGCAGACTTACGAGACATCATTGACGAGATTGAATCCATGGGACGAGAAGTCATCATGGTATCCTTTGACTACATCAAACGTATTCGTCCACAGCAAAGGGCAAAGGACGAAAAAGAGATGTTAAAAAACGTAACGAATGAGTTACGTCAGATTGCGATTGATTATCAGATTCCAGTTATATCAGCGCATCAGTTTAACCGAAATGCACTTGCTACGGTAAATAATGCGATGCGAGATGGTAAGACCGACTTAGCGAAATTCTTAGGTGGTGAAAATGTTGGTTCTGCATATGAGGTTATGGAAAACCCGGATATGTCCATCGTCTTAAATCTGGAACGAAAGAAGGATGATAATCAATTGTATCTGACCTTTTATAGAATCAAGGCAAGATACCGTCCAAGTACTCAACTTGGGTACTTTAACCAGCCATTTAAGGCGGGAAGTTCTTTTCAGCTCGATGATGATGTTACGACTGGAACACCAAAGGGAATTATCAGTCTGGATACGAATATGGAAGGAGCCGACGCAAATTCTTTATTACCATCCAGAGGAAGAACTAATCACGAACTCTTTTCGGATATAAGAAAACCAGAAGAAAATTCAACATTTGATTTACACGCACTCGATAAAGGAGAATACGGATACAATGATTATTAGGCTTGACCAAAATTACCGCTGCGAGAAAGTTGCAATCAATGAAGATTATGAATTAACGGTAGAACCTGTATGGGCTTCGGAGATTGAAGAATATGGATATGATGATGGAACCCCTGCGGAATATGACATCATCATATCGGATACCTTTTCCGATGAAGAACCTACGACAATGACCATTGGTTCATATTCCCATGGAGAAAAACAAGAGCTGATTGTTGGAGACGACGAAATTGTAACCATTTTTTATATCACCTTAATGGATAAGAATAAAATCAAAATTGAGGTGGAATAAAATACATAGAGAGAATAGGACATCCAGAATCCTATTCTCTCTATTGGTTTTTTAATTTTTTTCGTGTTAATCAAAAAATTTGAGGAGACTTATCTGCAATCGTATCGATCACTCGCAGTTTATCATCAATGGGAAGACTCGAAGAAGCCTTCCCATTATTACAATGTTTATAGTATTACAGCACTAATGTTAAATTCGTTTTTGCTCGTGTAATTGCAGTATAAAGCCATTTTCGAAAGTAATCGCTTCCACTAAAGGTCGTATCGACATAAACGATTACGTTATCGTATTGCGAACCTTGTGCCAAATGACAGGTTGAGCAATATCCAAATTCAAATACCACATAGGGGGAGAATTTTGGATTTACCTTTACTCGATCCTTATAAGCAGACAATACATAGTTAGAATTGATAGGGATGTCATGAAACCGATACTTGGAAAATTCCGGTTGGAAATCAATTTTCATATTGACCCCCTTTTTCAGATTATTCTTATCGGTTTTGGTTACGGTACCAATCATCCCATTGACAAGAGCGACACTAAGCCCAAGGGATTTATCTGGGAGTAAAATATCCCAACAATTTTTTCTGCAAATGAGTCGGTCACCCGGTACGATATAGGGGGCATCAATTCCATAAATATCTTTTCGCATATACCAGTTGATGGCATCTCTCGTAATATTGGTTGCACAGATGACCAGGTTGGCTTCCCTTAACATCTCATCGGTTAATTCATTCTTTCGAATTACTTTCACTTCAGACCCATAAGTATCATAATTGATTGGCATTCCATGAATGGCGAGTTGAGATAAATAGATAATGGGACTGTCTTTTTTTTGTCGCATTATCTCATTTAGAATCACGTCTGGCTTTTTCAAGAATATCGATTCTCCAAATACTGGAGGCAATTGGTTCAAATCACCAAGGACAAGGGTTGGGATATGAAAGGAAAGAATATCTCTTCCGATGTCTTCCGATACCATACCTCCCTCATCGACCACCAGTAGTTTGATATTGTCTGGTAACCTTTCTCGTTTGATAAAGCGTGGTTCCATAATGATGTGTCCACTGGAATCCCTTACATATCCACCATACTCATCTTTTAATGGTACATCCACGGGTTCATAAATCGCACTGTGGATGGTTTGCCCATTGACTCCCGATAATCGAAGAGCCAGTGCAGCTTTTCCAACATACGCCATGAAGATTACGTCATCATATGAAATCCCAAGGGCTTCAATGATATGACGTACAACGGTTGTCTTTCCACTTCCGGCTGGTCCGGAGATTTCAAACCATGGGCGTCTTCTTTTTCTTCTTGGTTTCTTATACCACTTCTGAAATTCTCTTGAGGCAACTGCTTGCATTTTGTTTAGTTCCACAATCCGCACCCCTTTTCTTGTCTGATACAATAGTAGGAAGACCAAGAATATCGAAATACTCTTGGTCTTCTACGTGAATAAATTGAAATAAAGTAAATAAAACAGGTTTTTTGAAGATTTTACAGTAAGGGATTATGTAATCCTTGTGGGATTACCTTTTTGTTACTGGAACCATTAAAAGTTATACAATTTCACAAGGAATTAAGAAAGGAGTGAAAATCCTATGGTTTCCGAATATAAAATCAGTAATTACGAGTTTGGAAAGATTGCCGATGAGCGAATTGGGGGTACAACGATCTCTAAGGCAAAGGTGATTATTCCAAAGCTTATGACGAATATGACCACGGGTCTATATGAAAAAAAGATGGTGGTCAACCGAAACCTGTTTGCAAATGCACCCGATTGTAAAATCAGCGTACCGGCAACCATTCAGTGTCAGGGATACTATACCGTAGAAAAGTATTCAACGGAGATTATCAATCTCAGCAATAAAGCGATAAAGGATGGGTCTGGTAGAACCTATATTCCAAAGAATACTCCAGTTATGCTCGAAGTGTTGTATGAGGACCTCCTCAATATCCATCTCATAGGAAAGGAGTAAGCCAAAATGATTGTTGATTACAAACCAAACGATGCATATACCTTAGCAGAAGAAGTAAGCTCTGGGACGAATGTTGAATTCTCCCATAGCAATTTTCAATACAAAGTAAAGGATGAGCATATCATTCATGCGTATGCATCCATCTTTTCAAAATACCATAACGTATTAACCCCTTATATCACCGAGGTTACATTGAGTGATGAGGACTTTTACAAGTATTACCAGAAACCGAAACTCCTTTGCATGGATCTTTATGGGACTCCGGAGTTATGGTCGGGTCTTTTGTATATCAACCATATGGTTTCTGCTGCAAACTTTACAAAGAGGAAACTCAAGGTCTTCAAATCCAATATCAGCAATGCAATTGAAGAACTTATGACTATTTACAACGAGGACCTCACTAATAATAAGAAAGAAGTTTATAAGGAGGAATAAAATATGTCGATTCGAAACGATATTGTCAAAGAACTTCTTCTCAAACGTGTAAGAGTATCCATTAAGATGTCTTCCATTGCCAATGACATTGCGGCAAGAGGAAGAAGACATGACAACTCTTATACGGATGATTCTGAGATGAGTTTATTAATCGCACTAAGAGAAATCGATGATGAGGAAACAAAAACCCAGATGGAAAAATTACTCAAGGGGATCCATGCATTAAACAACGATTACATTCCAGGGTATCACAGTTCGGCTGAAGATATGAATATGATCCAACTCATTGAGTATATTACCCATCGGATTACTGAATATGACGAACTGGTTGTGAACAAAGGGTATCCAAAGGAAGTTTCGGACTATCAGAAGTTTGTATGGGAAGAACTTTATATCGAAGAATACTCAGAACTGTATTATGTAGTTGGAAATACCGTGGAGTATATTGTCGATCGAAACAATTCCATCATCAAGAATCTTCCAAAGAATGCGAAAGAGATCTCTGCGGATGTGTTGAATGAAGCCGAGGATGAGATGAATGGCAAGGAGTAGAAGAAATAAGGTATTTGACTTATTCAAATCGAACTTTCAGATTACCTTTTTCTATAAACCAATCAATGAGAATGACTTTTACTATGTCGTACTGGATGATGTGATAAAGATTCGGATCAAGGTGATTCGAGAAATCGTAGTCATTGATATGATTGTCCCGATTAGTAGAAGTTACATCACACCGCTTTACGATAAATTGATTGAAACCCTGATGGGACAGGATAAGACAACCGTACTTGTTTCTACGATGGTCGATACTTATCCTGCCCATTCGTCCTGTATCAAACATAACGCACCGTTGATAGAGGACGAGGAGTTTCTTACCGTATCCAAAGAGATGTACCAGCGATGGAAGACCCAGCATGAGGGAGACCTTGGAAAGTATGGGTCTTATATCTTAGCGGTTTCAAAGGAAGACCCATTGGAAAAAGAAAGGGAAGTGAAAGTAGTTGACCAACCGAAAAGTGTCAAAAAAGATGAGAAACTTCCACTTCCAGCCGGGGATAAATTCGACCCGATTCGGGTGATATTAAAGAAAAATATGAAAGCTATAAACATAGGTCAACTAAAAGAAGAAATTTTAGAGTGCTTTATCGACGAGCATCGCTTTGTTTTGGAGTGGTCAAATGATGAATTATTCATCAAAGAATTCTTACAAGAGCAACTTTCCAATATGAATCTGATTCAGAAAATGGAATTTCTAAATACCTTTGAAGAGATTCTTAGTATCGTTCCAAACATCTATCTGGTAAGTGTCCAAAATATGGAACTGTACCGGTTATGTCTTGCGAAGGGGTATGAACTTATTTCTGAGGAGCATAAGTTGCCATCGAACAAATTATTCAAACAAGCGTTCTCAGGGTATGGGACCTTTAAGATTGTAAAAAAATAAAATGCGGAGAACCTAAATGTAAACTACTTTTATTTATCTAAAGGAGGAGACACAAATGTTCAAGATTACAAAAGTAAACATCCTTCCATCAAAGGCTGGAAATGGATTAAAAATCCGTGACTTTGAAATTGGATGTGCGAAAATCGTCGAAGTAGAAGAAGTAAAGGAAGAGGGTTCTGAAAAGGAACCAATGACCTTTGATGAGATGTTAGAATCGACCGGGTTTTCGGTTGGCTACACCGTTTCCATGGATGCAGAGGAAGGTCCAAAGGTACTCTTTGACTCAGATTTCGAAGATGCGAAGAATTATGTCCTCGTAATGATTACGAAGGATGGGGTTTCCATTATTACTTCCACAAAGGAAATTTGCGATATCTTTGGTCTTTCGGATGACGATGTGGAAATGCTTACAAAGTATATCGGTGCACTTGCAAATGACCGTCAACTTTCTATGCAGTATCTGGAATCCGATCAGGGTCCGATTATGTTCTTTAGAAACAAAGTCGATGTCGATATTACAAGAAACTATCTGGATGGAGAACTGGATGATGCGGTTCAGGGTGCATTATCCATTATGAGAACTTCGGACTTTATGACAGAATATGTATCCGATAGTTTCATCAAGCTGTTCTTAATTGCACTGATTAAGGCTTGTCAGGACCGCTACAACAAAGTAAACCGTGACGATATGCTGCGTCAGATTGCAGCGTATCTGGAAGGAATCACTTACTGGGATGATGGACAGCTTCACCATTCATCCATTCTGGATATAGAAAACTATATCAACGATATTAAGGGTGTCATTCGTATCGGATAAGTGGTGTTTGGATTTCATATAAATTTTGGGTATAGGGAGAATGGGTTCTTTCTATACCCAAATTCCAGTTCGCAGAGATTTCGCAACCATATTAATCTGGTATATGAAAGAAAGTAGACTAAAGAGACCGACATAATACTTTCGTATAAAAAATAAAATTTTTAGGAGGAATGTATTATGGTAAAAAGAACAATGAAAGCGTTATCCATTCGTGAGGTAGAAAACGCAAAGAAGCTGGACTTTATGGTTCCAATGAATATCAACGGAAGGTTTCAAATCTTAACGAAGTTGAAAGACCTGACCGTAGACATTGATGAGGTTATTGTGAAACCAGTAAAGTTCTTCCCAACGATAATTCGAAAAGTAGAAGCGTTCTTTAGTGTGGATGGATATAGCGAAGGAAACTTTATGGCTTATGGTACGGGACTTTCTGGAAAAGAAACAATTCTATGGGACGATGTAACCGTAGAAGATATGACCCATTATGACGGAATGGTCGATACGGGATACATCAAGCGAAAACTGGATTATAACAAACCAGTGACACTAATTACTGCGACAAAACAACGGGATGGATTCGCACTGGTATTCCATTGCTATATCCCAAAATAGAGAATATAGGGCTGGGGATTCTCCCCAGTCTTTTTTTTTTTGGAGGTTTTTATGAGAATTGAAGCTGGACAAAATGCGGTACTTCGAACAACTCGCATGGGACCATGGTCTACAATTACGTTAAGTGCCAATGTATCGTTAAAGGCACTGGATAAGACCGGGGTAACGTCGTGCCATTTGACATTTACAGCACCGGGAGACTATGCGGCTGCAACGGTTCCGGATAACATTACGGAAGGGTCTGCGGGATTAATCTTTACCCATAGCACAGGGGAAGAACCAGAGACGGTGGTATTATCCTGTGAAGCTGGGTCTGCGGTAGAAGCAACCGTAAATCAGTATTTTCAGTTATAACGGAAAAAAAAGGATAGATAGACGGAATTATATCGTCTATCTATCCTTTTCATGTATATAAAAGAAATGAAAAAAGAAATATGAAAATCGTAACACGCTTAGTTTGTTTCGTCCCTTTTCATTGTTACATAGGCATCTTCGTTGATTGCTTCCAGTTCTTCATTGGAAAGGACGAGGTCAAGTTTTTCACATAAGGATCTAAGCTGCATGATGACCCAGTTTTTCTTTTCCTCTCCCTGTCCATCTTTGAATTCTTTTTTTGCAAGGATCACGAATTTCTTTGCCATGGTAACAACAAGGCTTAATTTCTTTGCCGTTTCTTCTACGGTGGTTACAATTTCTGTAGCAGAAGCAACCGATGCTGCGGACTGCTTCGGAAACAGAAATTTCTCATATGCAACGTATGTGACTAAGCATACGAACGTAATTGTCGAAAGAATTACGGATTCCATTTAGTTTCCCTCCTTGTTCGTATTTATTTCATTGTTCAAATCGGAAATTTCTAAATACGGAGCCGCTTCTGCGGATTCTGTTGGGGTTGGTTCTGGTGAAACCTCCTCAATATTGTCCTTTGTAAGCCCAAGCGATTCCATCATATCAAAGATTTGATTGATTTTATTTCTTGCAGTATCCGGAAGGGCATTGAGTTTGTCCCGTTCGAGTCGAATGGTTTCTTCGGATTTGGTTTCCTTATAGGATTTGATGGAATAGATGCCGAAGATAAAGATCTGGCCGACAATATCGGTGATAATCACCCCAAGATATGTGAGATCTGCAAAATGCCACATGGCAACCATTGCATACACCAAAATGATGTTGCAAAGGATGAATAAGTAGTAAGAAAGAATTTTTGTAGTGGTAATCCCAAGACTTTTCCGATTGTCTTTTTTGAGTTTTTTGATCTGATTCTTTTTGTTTCGTAAAAAGGTTTCTTCTTCTAAATGCTTAATATATTTGGCGTACTTTTTGTTGAATTCTTCTTCCAGACGCCGTTTTTCATCACTGGTCATTGTAATCATCTCCTTTCAGTAATGTGGATGGATGGAAGATGGGGCGATTCACAGATATGTAAATTTACAGAAAAAAGGAGAACTAATATGATTGGAAATACAAATACAAAAAGTAAACTCTCCGTGATTGACCTTACGACATGGGGGGGGGAGCGAAGTAAATATAGCTAAGATGTTAGAAGCTCACTATAATGGGGAAATCAACATTGCTGATTATTGGGCCGTTGGTGATACAAGAACGGAAAGTATCACAGCAATTGCCAGTGGGACCACAGGTGAAACCCAGGATACCCAGGAGGTTGAGCTTATAATTATCGGCATAAACCATGATAATAAAGCGGACGGAAGTGGAAAGGCTGCGATTACAGTACAAACGAAGAATACTTTGGTTACAACCGGAGTTATGTATTCCTCTTACAGTGGACCTGATTACTCACTATGGTCTACATGTCCAAGAAGAACCTGGTGCAACAATGACTTTAAATCTTCACTATCAAACTGGATACAGAATCTAATCCAAACGGTTTCAAAGATAACAAACCGATATGCATGGGAAACCTATAGTGCATATAGAGGGCAAACAACCACAACGGATGACGTATTTCTATTATCAGAATTCGAGGTCTTTGGAAGCCACCAATACCTTAAAAGTACTTACGGTAGTTTAAACTCTGATGGTACTCAGTATGATTATATGAAAACAGAATCAAATCGCATAAAAAGTGGGGGTTCGTCTACATGGTGGATTCGAACATCTATGGTCGAGTCGAATCTCAACTCAGGGATTTATCTCGTGACATCCTCTGGTTCAGCGTCCGTTTATCCTTCCAATTACAGTTTTGGTATTGCACCAGCTTTCTGTCTTTAATTATAAAAGAGAATGGTAATCGTTACTATTCTCTTTTTTACAGTTATATAATTTACAGAAAAGGAGAACTGATATGATTGGAAATACAAATAGTAAGAGTAATGTAGAACCCTTCGACTACTCCGTTGTATCATGGGGGGGGGGTCCGCTGAAGAAATAACGAGAATGATTAATGACCATTACAAAGGAATTATTAATGTAGCGGATTATTGGCAAGTTGGTGATATGCGGACGGAAAGTATCACCGCGATTGCCAGTGGCACGACGGGAGAAGCTCAGTCTGCTCAGAGTATAAGTCTTGTTATCATTGGGATGAATCGTGACAATTTATCGGATGGGAGTGGTAAAGCTGCAATCACCGTACAAACAAAGAGTCAACTTGGTAGTGCCGGATACATGTATTCTGCGTATACCCCCGCATCATCAACTTCATTGTGGTCTGGTTCCCCAAGACGAACATGGTGTAATGGTAAGTTTAAATCAGCCTTACCGACATGGATACAGGATATAATTAAGTCGGTCACAAAATTGACCAATCGTCATGGTTCCGGAGATTATACATCTGCTCGAGGACAAAATAGTACATCCGACGATGTATTCTTATTATCCGAATTTGAAACCTTCGGAAGTGCCCCATATAGTGGGAATGATTATGGAAATGTAGGTTCTGATGGTACCCAATATGAATACATGAAAACCCAGTCGAATCGCAGCAAGAGTGGGACATCGTCGTATTGGTGGCTTCGGTCATCTTGTGTTGCTGGGAATGGGGCTTCATTTTTTATTTCTGTAACTTCATCTGGTTCATATTCTGATCCACTTATTGACACTATAAATCGTGGTATTGCACCAGCATTTTGCCTATAATATAAAAAAGAGATAAGGATAGAAGTTCTACCCTTATCTCTTTATCGTTATTATTCACAAACACTATTTACTCTGTGAATTAACACATCGGCCAATTTGTCGATGTAATCGTCACCAAGTTCAATATCGAATTTGGTAACCTCTCCCTTATATTCAACCGTGGCTTTTACGTCTGTAATATTCCCAGTGTCACACGACTCTACGGTAACAGAATCCCCATCAACGTGCAATACGCATTTACCATCCGCCACCATATTGCTAAGTTCACCAAGGGTAAAACTATTAACGGTAATAACCGCTTCCTTGGTTTCGATAGCATACCTCTCTTCAACAAATTTTAATAAGTAATGCATCATACTTATTACCTCCTTTTGATATAATTATTTGTATTACCTATAGTTAATATGGTAATGAATATTGGGCGAACTGGATTTTATATGCGAGCAATTTCACAATAAACTAAATTATGAATAAAGGAGATAATACGTATGATTGGAAATACAAATAGTAAGAGTAACGTAAAGCCTCTTACCCTTGTCACATGGGGGGGGGGTCCGCTGAAGAAATAGTCATTATGCTTGATGAGCATTACAATGGATTAATTAACATTGCAGATTATTGGGATATTGGGGATACAAGGACGGAAAGTATTACTGAAATTCCAAGTGGTACTACCGGAGAAACACAATCGGCCCAAGATATTGATCTTTTGATCATTGGGCTAAACCACGATGATTTGGAAACCGGTATAAACGGTGTAACAAAATCTGCTGTGACCATACAGACATTGAATTCTCTAACAACGGCTGGATATATGTATACTGATTCGTCCCTAAAAAATTCTCTATGGTCTACGTCTCCAAGGAGAACGTGGTGCAATAATGAATTTTTTAATGCATTGCCTGATACATTATCGTCATCGATTAAACCAATATCTAAGAAAACTAATCGATATGGTTATGCCGGTTTCGGAGAAGAAGGATGCAAGTCATATCGGCAACAAGAGACCACAATAGACAAAGTATTTCTATTGAGCTTGGCTGAGGTATTCGGTGATTCACAAAGCAATGATTGGAAATTTTATTATGGGTCTTTAGATATAGATGGTGTTAATTACGAATATATGAAAACTTCAAGTAATCGTATAAAAACGGTTAATGGTGAGGCGTCGAACTGGTATACTAGAACGTCCATTGTATCCGGCCAGACTTCAGCGTTCATTTCGACATTTCACAATAATACTTCTGGGACCTGGCAAACGATAACAGCACCAGGAGCAACAGGTATTGCACCAGCTTTTTGTCTTTAATATATAGAGAATAGTAACCCGTGTTACTATTCTCACTTTTACAGTTATATAACACAGAAAGGAGAATCAATATGATTGGAAATACAAATGTAGATTATAAAGAACCCACCCTTGAGATCGTTACATGGGGGGGGGGGACGAGAAACAAGTAACCCGAATGATCGAGGCCCATTATAAAGAGAAGATTGATATTGCCGAATACTGGGCAGTTGGAGATAGTAGAACCGTTACAATTAGTGCAATTCCACGTGGTACAACCGGAGAAGCACAATCCGAACAGAGTGTAGATTTGGTAATTATTGGAATGAAGCATGATGATAAAGCCGATGGAAGTGGGAAAGCTGCCGTGACAGTACAAACTAAAAATAAGTTAGGCACTGCAGGGTATATGAACTTTAAGTATAGTTCACCATCATATTCCCTCTGGTCTACTTCTCAGAGACGTACTTGGTGTAATAGTAACTTTAAAGCAGCCTTACCTACTTGGTTACAGAATTTAATCAAACCAGTATCGAAGGTAAGTAATAGACATGCTTATACTGGGTACGAAACTTATAGGGGACAAACGAATACAACGGATGATGTATTCTTACTTTCCGAGTTTGAAACGTTTGGGAGTGCTTATGTTGGTGGTTTTGACTGGGGTGATGTTGGTTCCGATGGTACTCAATATGAGTACATGAAGACACAGTCAAATCGTGTAAAGAGTGGCCCTGAATCCTTTTGGTGGCTGCGCTCTTCTAGAGTGGACAATGACGGCCACTCGTTTTTCATTATTGTGGGCTCGGATGGGTTGGCCTACGACCGCGGTACCGACGGCAATCTTGGGTTGGCTCCGGGATTTTCAATCTGAGTATATACCCGGAGGGTATATACGGGAATCTATTAAAACACAAATCCCGACCGAGCCTACTCTTTAATATAAATTTCACACAACCATTCTATAAAGGAAGGAGGAAAATTCAATGTACGCAAGTTTATCAAGCTCTTATCAGTGGAATATGATGAACCAAAAAGGGATCATCACAAACCGAGTCGCAGAGATGCTAAAAGATGGAAAACAAGTATCTCCCGACCAAATCTCCATGGCTCTGAATACGATTCGTAATCGTTTAAAGAGTCCCATTATGACTCAGATTCTAAATTCCGTTGCTTCTGGTAGAATCAATATGGTATATGCAGACCAGATCAAAATCCCTCTGTATTTACCATTTATTATACTGCAACCTTCCAAGAGTACCTATGTAGGCGTTGTCTTCTTAAATCACTGCGACTGTTCGCCAACCGATGACAAATACACCGAATACAACGTTGATGCAAGAAAGTTAAAGGTCGCTTTGGAAAGTTGCTACCTTGCACTTCGGATGATTGAACTGGATGTATCCAACAACACAAAGTTGGTATCCCCCTCCATTATCCGACCAGCAACAAAAATTTACAGCCATACCATAACGGAGTGTATCAATCGGAAATACTCGATCAAATTAGACCAGACGGTCTTTAATCAGGTAATCTTTATGGTATCCCGTTACTTTATCGGAACCGTTCTTGGATACAACCCAGACAGTGCAACGATGGAAAACTATTGTATGTACAACTGTATGAATCCAGACCTTGGTTCTATCCGTACCGTCAATGACCAGTTTGTCCCAGAGGATTTTAAGGATATCAGTGCCTTTATCACAAAGCTCGTATCCATTCCAGAGTTAAAGGGTCGCATTGGAAAGCTCAATGTAAGTTCCTTCGTACAGATGTACGTCAACTTATACAATGCCCCAATGACCCTTGCCCTCGAAGTCTTTTCGTATCTGACCTATAACATCATTGCGGTACTCAATACAACCTATATCAACAATTACCATATGTTAAAAAACATCATCGGAGACGATGGTTCCAAATTATATGCCCAACTCATTACGATATTAAGTGAGTAAGAAAGAGGAGGTGACAACCGTATGGATTACGAAGCATTCTTAGCACTGGTTGCCGATGGGGGTGGATTCAACAACGTTGTTCGATTGATCTTCGATAACAATATCCACGCCAATTTCACAACCAAACCCGAAGAAGAAAAACTCAAAGAATCCGACTTTGTAAATCTCGGAGGTACTTGGTTTTATAAAGAGAAGTCTTTCTTAAGAGGAAAAGACACCTATGAGTATGATGTCCCGATGTATATGTATCACCCAATGGATTGCTTACAGGGCGTCATTATGAGTGAAGAATCAAATCGCATCGACATTATGTCTGTAACCGATATGATTTCTCAGCTGACTTCTTAATACCGAACCAAATCAACCTTGTTTTTACAACTATATTAATTACCCGAATCGAACAGATGACAATCGGTTTCCAAATAGATTTTAACTACCCCATATACATTAGGGTAAATCGTTTGGGATACCGATTGTCATCCTACGATTCATGCTATTCCGGAATAGCATGTAAACTATATTTCATATCTTACCTTAAGGAGGAGACTTAACTATGGCAAAAGAAATGAATTACGATGCCGAAATTTTAAGTGCGAGAAGACAGCTTGATAACTTCTTCATTCGCAGAATGAGACAGTGCAATCACAAACCATCCAACAGAGGACGTGTAATGCCACTGCATGAATCAAAGATCAGTGTACCTGGGAAAAAGGATTACCCAGAATCAGCAGTTATCTGCCCAACTTGCGAGAAGGTATTTGAATCTGGTCTGTATAGCGGTCAGGAAATGACAAGTGCTCAATACATGATCGACTCAGCCGTAGAGCAGACAAAGATGCTCGCCAACTTAAACGATGAGGATAAGGCATTCCTCGACGAGGTTTACGCAGCATTGGATACGATTTCAAAGTTCACTGTATTCTATGACGAGATGGTAAAGAAGCTCGGAGAAAAGGGTGGCAACAAGAAGAGCAAGTCCACAGCCAGGAAGGGCAACCTCGGAGCAAGCAGAAACCACTACAACAGAGGATATTAATATCTCCGTCGTATGTAGAGAAACTAATCCAAGAAGATGGATGGGGACAGAAATGTTCCCCATCCTAATTCTTACGTTTTATTTTTTATCACTTATTTCTCAACCTATATTGTTAGGTTGGTTTTAAATATATCAATAGAAGGGAGGAGATTTATTTGGCAAAGTCCAAAATTATTGACGATAAGTTTACGACAATACGAAATGACATTGAAAAAGTACAGAAAGCACCAACCCTTTATATTTCCTATAGGGGTCCAGAAGGTGTAGAACATCTCGCTCATGAGATGGTAAATAACATGGTCGATGAACACCGCAACCCAAATACAATATCCGATGGTATTATGGATATATTTCTGGATGGAGAAACCGGAATGTGTTACTTCAAAGACCATGGACGTGGTATCAACTTCGATGATTTAGAGAATGCTGTTACAATCCTTCAGTCAGGTTCCAAAATGGACAGAGAGTTTGGTGGAGCCTCTGGTGGTGAGTACGGGATTGGCATGACCGCAACCGCTGCACTATCGGAGATCTTTGAGATTACATCAACCAGAGGGGGAAAAAGTAGGTTTCTTAAGTTCCGTGACGGTGTAAAAATCCAAGACACTATTACAGATGCAGACAAGAAAGCTCACGGCTTAACTGTTGGGTTCAAAGGTTCCAAAATGTTTCTTGGTGAGGATGCATATTTACCAATAGATTCATTTTCAAACTGGTTGAACCATATTATCTATACATTGGATTCTTCCATTCAAATTCGATTCCATGCAACGGATCAGGATGGGAATGAAATCTATGATAAGTTATTCCACAATGAGGATTCCAACATCTCTGGGTTCATCACATCCGTCATTGGAGATATTGGGTACATTTTGCCGAACCATGTATTGCTGTCTAATTCCATGGATATCATAGAGCAAAATGTTCCAGTAAAGGTCAAACATGATGACGGTTCTGTCACATTTGACACGACAGACAAGGAGAGAACGCTTGCAATCGAGTTTGCATTCAATTACTCTCCTAAAGCTGTAGAACCTCAGGTATATGGATTCACTAACATGATTGAACAGATTGATGGTGGAGTTCATGTCAATGCATTTAAGAATACACTTTCTCAATTCTTATTGGAGAAAGCTGAAGAGACGATGAGAAAGACAGAGAATCCAAATATTATTACCGATGATGCGTTGACAGGATTAACCGCAGTGGTAAATCTGAATACAACGATGACTACCGGATTCGAGTCTCAGACCAAGCATAAACTTGGAAACAAGAAGTTCATTGCTCCACTGAAGAAACTCTATCAGGAATCCATCGAGAAACACTTCGATACAACGGAAGGGAAGAAAGAACTTAAGAAGCTCATTGAATTCGTAAAGTTAAATGCGAAAATCAGAACCGATGCAGCGAATAAACGAAAGAAGGTTAAAACCAATCAGCCAACGCTTATGGATTCCAAACTGATTGGTAACTATACTGCTGCGAACTTAATCAATACACCCAAGGATCATCTCAAGATAAAGCTAGAACTCTATCTTGCAGAAGGGGATTCTGCAGGTGGCCAGCTTAGAAAAGCACGTTTCAATCCAGATTATCAGGGAATCCTTAACTTTACAGGGAAACCGGATAACTTCTATAACAAAGCAAGAATTGGACGCACGACGGCATTACCACCAAGCAATGTCTATGCGATTCTGTTGGATAAGATTCTTGGTTGTGGTTATGGTGGACATTTCAACATCGAAAACTTAATCTATGATAAGATTATCTTCGGTTTCGATGCCGATGTCGACGGAAATCATATGGCGGGATTAACGCTTTCATCCATCTGGTCCGTTGCACCAGAACTCATTACTGATGGTCATTGTTATAGAGTCGTTACACCACTTTACAAAGTTGCGGAATCTCAGGCTGCTGCCAATAAGATGTCCAAGACAGACATCAATCCAAAGGATTATCTTTGGACGAAGAACGAACTCTTTGAACGTTTTGAACAGAATGCATTACAGTATGCAAGAATCAAGTTCAAAGAAAGTGACGACTTTATCTCCGATAGTAATATGAGACGTTTCCTCTATACAAACCGAGACTATTATCAGGTACTCGATAAGTTGTCTTCTTTTGAAACTGTCCCAATGGAACTCATTGAGTTCATTGCGGCAAATCCAAAAACTTTTGGGAAAGATATTAAGAAGTTAGATGCGGAGCTGAATTATAAGGACGGGACCATCTCCGGTTGTTACAAAGGAGAGTTCACCGCTTTGACATTAAGTGATAATCTGATGGATCAGATCAAATATCTTACCAATGTGATTCAGGTAGGAAATGATGGTATCTATGAGTATGAATTCTATGACCGTCGTGGTGCAAAGTCTGAATTCAACCATGTTGGTAGAATGACCATTGGAGAAATCATGCAACTTTGTCAGAAGTATTCTCCATATATCGTAAACCGTTATAAGGGACTTGGTGAAATGTCAAAGTACGAAATGTACAAATTCGCCATGAATCCAAACTATCGGAGACTGGTTAGATATACCGTATCCGATGTCGAACGTTTCGAATCCATCTTGGATGATTTATTCTTAATGAATACCAGAGGAAGAAGAGTTCGTAAGGAATTGGTTCAGACTTCAAATCTTACACTGGATGATATTGACAACTAAGGAGAGGTAACAATGACCGTATTTAACTGGTTAAAGTCTTTATCCATCGAAGATTACGCAAAGACCCGAATCAAACCAAGTTTTATTTCAAGATGGGTAGGGGATTTTCACGGATTTGCAGCTACGATGGAGGAAGCTATTGAAAGAGAATTAGAATTCTTGAAAACCGATGCCCAAAACTTAGAATGGGGAAAGTTCAACCCATTGTTTGTATCTATGGTGCACGCAATAAAGTTACAAAAAGAGGAAGAAGGTGAGAATAATGGCAAGGAAGAAACAACCAACTCCTGTGATGGAAGAAACACAGGAACTGTATGATCAGAATATTGAATTGATGGACGCTGGTGATTACACGAAACAACAGATTACAACCTATGGCGTCAATATTTCTGTAGCAAGAGGCTGTCCAATGTTATGGGATGGCCTCATCCCAGTAGTAAGAAAATTCCTGTGGTATATGTATCATGACAAGAAGCTGCTTCCTGATAAGAGAAGCCAGAAAGCATTGGAATTCTTACCAGCAACAGCGAAGTATCATCCACATGGCGATCAGTCTATTACGACTGCATTTGAGAATGTAACGAAAAGTTGGGAAAACTCTGTCATGTATATTGAGATGGATGGTAATGAGGGATCGGTAGCAGGTGATGATGCAGCTGCTCCTCGATACTTGGATGCAAAATTATCCCAGTATTCATTCAAATGCTTTTTCGAGGAATTTGATGAGTCAATCATTGAGATGCAACCAAATTATCTGCGTAGTGACATAGAACCCGTAGTGTTCCCTGCAAAATATCCGAACTTTTTATTAAACCTCACTACAGGTATAGCATGGGGTAACGCCTTCGTGAAATCTCCGTTTAATTTGATTGAGGCGTTCACGCTGACGCAGGATCTGATAACCAATCCAGAAATGACGGGGGTGTATTTATTCCCTGATTCTCCAAGAGGATATGATATTATTGACGATGGTATCATAAGGGATGTATGTGAGACGGGTTCCGGTACAGTAAGAATCAGAGCAAAGCTTACGTATCATCCAGAGGGTCATTACATCTTATGCAATGGATTCCCTGAAAGAACGACCATGGATAGTATCATAAGAGCAATCGGGGAAAGAGAACATCGAGCCCCTTTGGGTATTAAGGACATTTCCGATAAGTCTGACTTAGAGAATACAGAATTTTGGATTATTCTTAGAAAGGGAACCGACCCAGATTATGTCATTCATGAACTCTATAAGGATAACAAAATTGGATTATGCTCATATGCTCAGATTCTCTTAAACTATGCCGACCGTACAAGGATGCTTTCCGATACAGGGTCACTCCCATTAAAGGACGCAATCCTTAAATGGATTGACTGGAGAGTTGACATTAAGCATCGTACGATTGCAAAGAAACTTCGGAAGTTAAGAGAAGAAAAACATCGTCTCGAAGCATTGGTTCAATTAAAGAGCCAGAAGAAGTTGGACGGAGTTTTCAATATCATCAAGACTTCGGAAACCGATGAAGAAATCATCGAACGTTTAATGGATACCTTTGGGTTTACTTCGTATCAGGCAGATTTAATCTCCAATATGAAAGCAAAACACCAGAAGAAGAGTTCCATTGCAGAATATGTAAAGCAGTATGAAGAAATTGATGGAAAGATCAAAGAAACAGAAGAACTTTTAACATCCAAAGACAGTATCAAACAGATTATCTGGGATGAATTGGAAGAGGGAAAGAAGCTCTTTGGAAAACCAAGATCGTGTCGGATTATTAAACCAGAATCTACCGAAAGTCCAATCTTCCATTATCGTCTGGTCGTTACAAAGCGTTTTGTAAAACGACTTCCAATCAATGGAGTCGGAACGGGATTTATTGAACCAGATGACGATGCCGTACAATACTTCCATGACATTAGCTCAAAGGATTATATCCATATTGGAACGGAAAAGGGATTCTGGTGTTATGTCCCGGTGGAATCCATTCCATCTTGTGATCCATCTTCCAAGGGTACTGCAATTACGGAATTGGTAAACTCCGATGTCGGGAATGCGGTCGTCGCAGTAAAGACTTCGGTATCTTCCATCAAAGAACATCCAGACCGTTACCGACTCTATTGCTTTACCAGAAAAGGATTAATCAAAGCAACCCCATTATCCGATTTCACTATCACGAGAAGACAAACTGGTGCAATCACCTTAAACGAAGGCGACAAAGTTTGCTTTATGGGTGTCATCAGTGATAATGACAATGAACGTCTGGTCTATACCAAGAACGGACTTGGGATTATTCTGAAACTTTCCAATGTTCCTTCTACGGGTAGACTTACCAAAGGACAAAGAGTGATGAAGATTGCAAACGAAGATGAGGTACTTGGAGTTTGTGCTTCCAGAGGTGTCAAGGAAGTCTTAGTGGTAACAAAGAAAGGGTTTGCAAAAATTGTCGAACTTGACGATGCATTCATTGCAACCAAGAAACGTCAGACCATGCTTACTTTAACAAGATTCCACGATACGGACGAACTCTTTAAGATTCACCCAATCGGAAAGGATTTCTATAACTGCAAACTGGTATTCCATATGCAGTCTGGAGAAAAGACCGAGATTGATACAACCTCTATCAAGGTTGCTTCAAGAAACAGTAAGTGTTTCAAGGTTGCCCCAGTAAGAAGAGGCGATTCAATCATCCGTCTCAAACTGATGTAACTATAAGACTAACCGGGTAGTTGGGTATACTTCCGGTTAGTCTTTTTTTTATTAATGGAGGGGTTTTGCACAAGAGAATAAGATTTGAGGAAAGGATGTGAGAAACAAGTGATTGACTCCAAATCCAAAGAGTTACTAACGGGACTCTATCCAAAAGTGGAAACGTCCCTAAAGAAACCTGAGAATGTAAAATTGTACAAAACCAATATAGATAAATATATGGCACGCAATATTGATAGCTATTCTTCTGCGGGTCCTTCTACCAGACCAATCTTATCCCCTACGGATTATACGAACTTCTATAATATCCTTGGGATTACCGAAAAAGAAATCAAGGAAACCTTAAAGAAGATTAAGGGCAATGGGGGAGAATCCGGGAAGTATTTCAATAACCCCTACAATGTATCCATTGTTCTTTCCATTCGGTATTTTTCCTTAAAGAAGAATACCGAGATGATTAATGCTGGCTTACTATATCTGAATACTTCGATCTACCAGTATATGTTTCACAAGTATTATCCGACCTTTGTACCAAACGAAGCGGTTATGGCCTATACGCTAGCGAACTTATCCCAGAAGTTTAAAATCAAGAAGTTTGGTACCATTCTTGCTACCTTAACCGACATTACAACCACTTGTTACGAAACCCATAAGGCAAGAATTGAACAGGGGACGGATTTAAACCTGGCGAAGTTTATCAATGACGTTGCTTCCCGTATGAATAGTTTCATGCGAAAGCTCGCCAATGAGTATAATGAGAACTATAAGGAACAGCGTTACCTAAAGACCGATAAGGATGATTTCTCGGAAGAAAACTATTATGAAGCAGACAATGACAGTTTCGCCATTGACCGCATTTCCAATAAGGTTTTAACGAATCTGGTGGTCAATGGTCCGGATCGAAAGCTTATTGAACTTGCAGCAAAAAACAGTAACGTATCGGTAAATGTCCTTCAGACAACCATTATGTCTCTTATTACCGAAAATAACCGAGACGATATCAAGCGTCTCACGGAATGTCTGATTGCATTATACTTAAACGATAACCCAGACCCCAATGCTTCCTTTAATGACATTGGAACCAATAAGTTTTACGTTTACTGCATCAAGATCTATCGCCAGTCCAATACCAGCAATAAAAATATCATTCTCATTAAGAAGATTCTTGATAAGTGGATTGACGAAACCGATTTGAAGAAGAAAGTCTCTACAGTTGATTCCATCCGAAATTACAGAAAAGCAATTTTCATGTTCTTTATCTTTACCATTGAGAAATTAGCATAAGAAACGTAGGTAATCCAAGGGTTCTTTGGGTTACCTACGATTTTCGTTTAACTAATTAAACAGAAATACACTTATATATTAATACTTTATACAGGAAAGGAGAACCAATTATGACACTAAAGATTACAAGAAATGACAACGAAGTGACAATTATTTCCAACCGGGAAACCCTGGTTGTGGTATGCTGCAATATGACAGCAAGCGACCATGCAGAAGCACTGCACGAATTAGCGTTATCACTCGATAAAAGACCGATTGATCTTTATTATAAGAGAAATCTGGTATCGGTATTTATCTTTGATGCGGAGACTTTGAGGGAACTTGACAACAAGGATATCGGAGAATTGATTCCGGATATCGACCATAGAACCATCTACAAAGGTGCCATCTATGGGAATAGCAAACTGGGTGCATTAAGTGTAACCAGATATAAAGGAGAGCTTAAAGTGAGTAAGAAGTTTGATACACTTCTTACCATGCGTCAGGAGTAAAACGATATTGGTGGTGAAGAATATGTTGCATGGGGCGTTCGCCCCTTCTTCACCAGAGATTTGTAAAAAATCGAATTTTTTGGATGAACCGACAATGGAAATGATTACCTGGTATTATACACAACCAGATACCGTATCGGTAGATTGTTACCCAATCTCAGAAACTGCTTCCATTGTAGAAGTCGTCTCAAAATCTGGTGAATATTTGAAGGTGAGAACCGAAACCATTGGACGAGCAAGAAAAGCTTTGATCCGGGATTCGTATCAGTATTATTTTGGAAATGTCATAAAATAACCCCAAAACCACATGGTTTTAATTGGAGGTATCAGTATTATGACATATAAGATTGATTTAAAGAAACGTAAGAAAGCAGAGAGTCAAGTGTATGCCGTAATGGATGCACTTGACCCTTCTGGTACCAATACGAAACGATATAAGAAACTTTTTTCTACCATGTCCGATTCTAAGTTTGAAAACTTTATGCGATGCTTATTCGATGACCATAATACAAACTTCACCTTAGAGATTAAAGACTTCGAGAGGGAAGTCACAATCGAAATGATTGAAAAAGCTGCGAAAGTCCTTGGGATTGAATTAGAGGAATACGTCATTCTTCCTCACATTTCTATGTCGCAAGAACACCCAATCGTCACCAAAGAGAAGTGTATTACGGGCTATCTGATAGAGAAGCGGATGCAGCAGCTGTTGTCGAAGAAAAATGGGACGTCTACCCATATTGACGAAAGATCTGCTACTACAGGACAGGTTATTGGTCATGATAAGAATGGTCGAAGTAGTGACCAGGAAAATATTGCCCTTACTGTAATTGGGGCAACCAATGTCTTACGAGAAATGAATGGCTTTAGAGCTGATGGGTTACAACGTAAGAACTATGCATATTCCCAGATTGCAAAGACGGGGGAATGTTCTCTGGAAGACATCGAAGCCAGTGCAGGTATTGAGGATAGACTTGCATTGGAGACAATTGATGTCTACTATAAAACCATGGGGTTACAGACAGATCTGGTTACCCCAGACTACTTATTGATTTCAAGCGTTAAGAAGGGTGGAAAATAAATGGAACCAGTCGTAATTCGAACACGAGAGCAGTTACACAAGATGAATCCAGACCTTGTGGAGGGTTTAATGAACCTTACCCATACAGATCGACATATCCCAATGATTTATCAGTATCTTCATAGCAGAGAAAAGGCTGTCGAGATCAAACCCGATATTACTATCGGGGAAATTTACAATGTCCGAAAGGATAAGAACGGAAACATCATTGGGGATGTCAAATTATTTTTTATGAATCGCCTATCAGTAAATTATCAACATACGATTGATAACCTTATTGCATCCATTCATCCGGAAACAAACTCTATCGAAGTGGATGCGTTCATTGTTTATGACAAAGAAGCAAAAGAACTGGTACGAGAACGAAGGCGTTCTGCCGCATCACCAAAACCGGGAAGAATCCCATTGGTATCTGGCATTGATCCAGTCACAATGAAAGAAATTACCGATACATTGGTGGAAGAATATAATAAATTAGTAGAGAGTCAACAATCTGATAAAACGAAGGAGGATCAATATGGACAATAGATACGAAGAAATGATGAATGAACAGGAAGAACCAAAGACTTCTGGGGAATCTCCAACCCCACTTCCGGGTCTTACTGCAACAATGGAAATCGCTGGTGCGGAATCCATTCCAAATGCAAAACCGAGAAGAATCATGTTAGGTTTCTCCAGAGACTAAAATACATTTAACTCAAATTTGACAACTATATTAATTAATTGATATCAGTAGATGGTAAATCAATAAGTGCATTGGTTTTCTCTTTGGAAAGTTTTCTGTATGATAAATATGTATGGCGACATCTATATACCATGACTGCTGATATTACCCATACATGACTGAGGAGGGAAGGATACTTTTATAGTACCCTTCCTTCTTTTACCGTATACAGAGAATCGAAATCCAAGAGAGTTAGCTCACGCAAAGGTTTCTCACAAGTTGATAATGTGAGTTTGGTTCAATTCCAAAGCGTGGGAATCGGCATTTAACCGCCGTATAATTAATCATACAGTTAAAACGTTTCAAAAAGGAGGAACAAAGCTATGGCAAACATGGAAAACATGGAAATGGTTCAGGAAGAAGTAAGAGAAGAAAGAGATATCTTACTTAGAATCGCAGTTATTGGTACAGGTAACTGCGGAGGGATGCTCGTAAATGATGCTTGTAACGAACTTGGTATCGACGGCATCGCAATCAATGGTGCAGATAGAGACCTGAAACTCATCACAGCACCAAATGCAATCTGCTTCAGTACCGGTGACGGTAAGGGTACAGGAAAAGACAGAGAAACTGCAAAGAGATTCTTTGTTGATGACTCTGGTCTCTTACTTGACGATAAGTGTGTCAGTGTCATTGAGAACAATGACGTGATTATCGTCGCAACTTCCGCATCTGGTGGTTATGGTTCAGGAGCTTCTATCGAACTGATTGATGCACTTCAGACAATGTATCCATCAAAGGTTATCATTGCAGTTGGAGTACTTCCATTTAATGACGAGCAGTTCGCTGCATTTGATGGTACAAAGAAGTGGTTGAAGGAACTTGCATCACTGGAAGTTGGTTATATGCTTTATGACAATAACCAGTTCACAGACCGTATGACACCAAACAAGGCCGCAAGAATGGTCAACAAATGTTTCGTTGACGACTTAAGAGTTCTGCGTGGCGAATATGTAGATCGCTCTTATACAGGAGGCATTGACGAGCGTGATATGCTCACAGTTTTGTCTGTTCCGGGAAGAATTGTAGCGGATTCTATGGTAGGTCTGGAACCATCCGATGTGATTGATGGATCGATTGTAAAGACCATTAAGAAACATATCGTAGAAGAGAGTGCTCATGCAGATATGGTTTCCGATAAGGAAATCTTAGCGTCTGCGATGATGTATACCCTTGGAGACGAATTCGATGAATTCAAGAGTGGTATCAAGACAGATGTTCAGAATGAGTTTGGTACTCATGTAAAGGATACTACGAACTTCTCTGATGAAGACCGGGGTTCTGTTGCAATCATTCTTTCTGGTCTGTCCTCACCAAATATGGTAATTGACAGAATCATCAAGAGAGCAAACGAACTTGGAGCTTCCATCAACCAGAAGAAGAAGTCAAACAACAATCTCTTCAAGGATGACGAATCCGTAAAGGTGAAGTCTGTAACTGCGAAGCAGAGCTTCGCAACAGAATCTAAGATTGTTGCTTCTGGTGGAGAAAAGTCAAGAGAAGAACTCTTAAGAGAATTCCAGATGAGAAAGAATTCTAACTAAGAAGTTATAACTATATTAATATGCGTAAGGTGATAGAAAAATCACCTTACGTAACCAATATTTTCATACAGATAGAGAGGAGACATACTATGGGCTTTATGGACGGTATCGTTGTTCTGGATGGCGAACAGCAGCCAAGAAAGAACAACAACAATCAGCAGAAGAAGAACTTCAATAACAACAACAAGAAGAAGTTCGACAACAATGGAAGACCATCAAAGAGAAGAAGTTTCTCAGATAATGATCTAAGCTTCCGAGGTTCTTCCTATTTATCCAACGTGGAATTCGATGAGGAAGAAGACCGCGTGGATACAACAGAATCAGACAAGCGTGCTGATAAGGTAATCGGATTCTGTGAGAACTTTGCATCCAACACAGATAACTTCCGTACCTTACAGGATATTTTGATTGAGGAATTCCCAGAAGTGATTCCATACATCAAGAAGTATTATGACAGTCGGAATACTCCGATGTTTCAGGATGCACTGAATAAGCTGATAAAGATTATGTGCACCACCCATTTTGCGAATACGTTGAATAGCGTATTAGAAAGCAAAGTATGGGAAAATGATGGAGTGTTTGGAGACATTTGGGACTCCATTGGATTCGGGTTATCTCTGGCATTGGAAACCAACCACGAACGGATGCACGCAGATGTAATTCGGAAGTATGTCACAAAGATTATTCCGAGATTATTCAAGCCGGAGATTTCAGATATCAGGTCTATCTCCGGAGTAACAGGCGACCTTGCATTGGATCTGATTATCGCATTACCGGTTGCAGCAACCGATTGGACCGGTGCTACATTGGACGCATTCTATCAGAGATTCCTTGACAAGATGCTGATTCATGCCGAGGACAATATGGACATCCTGAATTGGGAAGTTCAGGGGGTTCTCTATGAGAAGTTCTTTGGTAAGAGTAAGACAGCATTAAAGGTCATTGGGAAGTATTTGACCAGTGAACCAATTCAGTCTCAGGAATCTCCGGTAGTCAATGCAGTTTATGCTGAGTTCCAGAAGATGTTGTATTCCAAGCTTGACAATTACGACATTGGAGAGATTGAGTATGTCCTTAGTTTCGTAGCCAAGAAGCGTCAGGAAAATCCGGATAAGGACATTATGTTCAACTCTGTCAGAGCATCCGAATACGACAATGTCAGAAAGGCTTTGATCTCTACGATGGATCGAATTCCAGAAACAAAGAAGTATCTGGCATAATTTGTAAAAAGAGGGGATTTTCTATCCCTTCTTTTTTCTAATAAATTACACTCGAATTAACAAAAAGTTAATCGCTAATATCTTGCGATTGACCGATTACGTATAATTACTTAGGAGGAAACCAACAAATGATTTTCATCAAAAACTTTACAAACGAAGAACCAAACGACATTCGCTTAGAACTTAAGAAGACAGAAGAGGCTACTCAGGTAAATCTTTACATCAATGCTTCTGAAGCAATCCCACTGGTAGAAAGTAAGATTCCAGAAGTGTATGATTCTATGAACCATGCATTCGATTACATTCGAGATGCAAAGAATTTCTCAATGGAAAGAGAGGAAGAAGGTTCCATTTCTAAGATCGTTACCTTACTTGACAATAAGCCAACGGAAGTTGGATTCCATGTTAAGGGTGTAAAGACTGTTCTTAAGAAGGTGGATGAAGAATCCACTTATGATGCAGAAATCATCAAGTATGAAGAAGAAGACGAGGGCAAGCGTCACTACCCAAGAGACGTGATTGCATTCCTGTTAGATAATACCATTGATGGTGCACCAGTAGAAGAGTATCAGGCTGTCATTGACAGAAGAAACCTTGGTGCAAAGACTTCTATTTTAAAGACAGAAAAGTATACTGTGATTCTTTTATACATCAAGTGGCCAATCTGGTCAAAGTTAAAGCATCCAGTATATGGATACATTAAGGCAGTCATGGAAGACGGTACCATCAACGATACCTTACCAACTGCATTCAAACTCGGTTACTCTGACAATAAGATTACGCAGAGAAATCAGATTCTCTTCATTGATATCAAGGAAGCAAAAGATTATCTGGAGGAGTCTTTCCGTATCTTAAGAGAAAGAAAGGTAGAACGTCAGAGTCGTGAAAACAACAGACCAAACAACCGTAAGAACTTCAGAAATAACTACAACAACGACGGAGGAAACCGTCCTTATAACAAGAACGGAAACTTTAATAACAACAAGAAATATAGAAACAATAAGGTGTACAAATAAGTAATACTCATTTATACCTGCCGAGTTGTGATATATGGTGTATGTGGAATAGGGCATATTTCTGTCCTATTCCACATATCTTTTTTTGTCTAAGAAATTGCGTTCGTTCTTACAAATAAGTAGAAGAACGAAAGGAGATTTATTATGGCCAGTTTTTTAAAGGAATTACAAGACGAGAATACGAGAAATGGTTTATTCTCAAGTGACGAAATTTCAGTTTCGTATCCTTTGGGATTCCCGATTCTGGATCACATGCTTGGTGCCGTATATGTCCGAGAACGGGAAGACGGTACCAAGTATAAAGATGTCCATATAGGGGTTCCTGCTGGGTCGTTTACCATCTTTAGTGGACAGACGTCCTGTGGTAAAACAACCGCAGCAATCCAGGCAGCAGGAAACATTGTCGAACCATTCGGAGATAAGGGTGCGATTATTCATAGAGATGGCGAACGCAGTACCAATTACGATAGAGTCCAGGTATTACTTGGTTGGGACAAAGAAAGAATCAAGAACTGCTATACCATTGAACGAGAAAACAATACTTGGGAAAATGTATTGACAGAAATTGTTGCGATTGCAAAGAAAAAAGAAGCCGAAGGTGCTGCCATGAAGTATCGGACGGGACAGAAAGACATTTGGGGAAATGAATACGAGTGCTATATTCCAACCGTCATTATCATTGACTCCTTAATGAAATTCATGTCCGCCAATGAAGCAACCGATATGATTAACGGATTAACCTCTGGTGGAAGAGGTGCCATTTATGCCGGAACTTTCTTCCGCAACGCACTCGAATACATGGGTAGATACAACATCAACGTCTTTGTTATCAATCACATTGACGATGCCATGCCAGATATGAGAGGCATGAGTAAACCAAAACAGATGACCTTTATGCCAAATGGGAAATATATGGCCGGTGGTCATAAGACAAAGTTATTAACTTCCTCTATTATTTATTTCCGTCCAAAGACTTCCAAGGATGAGATCAAGACCGAAGAAGAAAACGGATGGAATGGAGTTCCAACCGAAGCTTATGTTATTAAGTCAAGATCCTCCAAGGGTGGATTCTCCGTCATCTTAGAATTCATTCAGGAGTCTGGATTCGACGCAAGATTAACTCTGATGCGGTTTGCAAAAGAGAGGGGTTTAATCCTCGGAAGAAATCCTTCTTGCTACTTTGCAGAAATGCCAGATGTGAAGTTTGATACAAGAAGATTCTTAGATGAGATTACGGAACGCCCAGAGATTATGAAAGCGTTATTCAAAGGATGCAGACAGCCTCTGATGGATTTGATTCCGGTGGTGGACGTTGCAAACGATTCGGATAAGGTGAGGAGTGCAAAGGCAAAGACCGAAGCAAAGAATCTGATGCGGGAATACTTATTTAGTATGGACGAAGAGGATGCGTAATTCATCCTCTTTCTCATAACTATATTAATGGTAATAGAAGGAGGATTTGAAGAAATGAAAACAACCGAAATATTACAGACAAAATGGGGGCCAGTTATAAACCGGGGGCCAGGTGTGGAGGAGACAACAATGATTGCAATGCAACCACTCAATGAAATCAGAAATATTCGAGGCGAGGAGTTTTCCGCTGATGAATCCCCAGTAATGGATTATGATGCAATCTGCGAAATTTGTCAGATTAAACAGATTACTGGTACCTGTAAACGATGCGGGTTACACCAGTATCACGACCAGTTTGAGATTATGGTAAGGAGGAAGGATTAATGGCGTTGGTACAAAGCCGTCTGATGTTAAATCAGATCTTAGATGAGAAACAAAAACAATTTGAAGGGGACAATAGTATCCTCGGGATAAGTTCGTTGACTTATCCAGCTTATATGGATTCCTCCAGAACCATCATGGATGTCAACCACCAATTACAGCGTGTGGTTGTAGAGAATACGGAGTTTCCGTATGTATTCACCAATAACGAGAATATGTTTGGGCATCGTTCCACATATAACATTGAAGCAAAATCGGACTTGGACGTTTATCGCATCATTCCAAAGTTTCGAAATCTGAATATTGATGCAAAGACACAACCTGCGATCATTGTCTTTTACAACAGAGAACGTCAGGAGTATGACTTAATCTATAAGCAGGATGTGCAAAACCTTCCAGAAAAGTATGGGTTCCAGTATGACCATTCCACATTGGATAACTTAAAGGAGGGAGATGTAGTAGAAAAAGGAACCACTTTAACAAGACCAACCTCTTACGATGACTTCGACAATTACGGTTTTGGTCAGAACGTGAATTCCATGTATCGTGTCGATATGTTTACAATTGAGGATGCGATTGTAGTATCTGACGTATTCGCAAAATCATTCTTATCAACCGAGGTCGAATTGGTCAAGGTGACCTTAAACGATAACAACTTCCTTGGAAATAATTACGGAGATGACGAGAACTATAAATGCTTCCCAGATGTTGGGGAAGAAATCAAAGATAACAAGCTCTGTACTTGGAAGATATTAAACAATAGCCAAATCCTATTTGACATGAAGAATTCGAATCTTAAGAAATCCCTCGTGTCAGATATTGACTTCTGGAATTCTGGTACGATTGTAGACATTGATATCTATTGCAATAAGGATAGAAGTTCCATTCCAAATACAAGATACAATCGTCAGATTCTGGACTATATTGATATGGATATTGCATTCCATGAGGAAATCTATTCTGTTACGCAGGAATTGATTAGTCGTGGGGAAAAGGTATCCAATGCAATTAAGGAATGGAACAAGATGAGTCGGGAATTACTCGACAAAGGAGAAGATGGGTATAAGATTAAAGATGAGAATAATTCTGTATTCTCTAATATCGTAATCTTCTTCCTCGTAAAGAGAAAGGTTGGTCTGAGTAGAGGCCAGAAGTTGGTTGGTCGTTATGGGAATAAAGGTGTTATTTCTGACATTCGACCAGTCAAAGAAATGCCGCACTTTGGAAATGGAGAAGTCGTTCATATTATCTTTGACTCCTTAGGGGTTCCGGGAAGACTCAATATCTTCCAGCTTTATGAGCAGTCAGTTACTGCACAGGCAAGGCAGATCAAAGAACATTTGAGTACATTAACGGATATCAAAGAAAAGGAACGCATCCTCTTTACATTCTTACGTTGTTACAACGAAGAGCAGGCGGAAACTGTAGAGGCAGACTACAGGAAGAATTATCGAACGAAGAAAGATAAAGAATCCTATTTCCGTGATTACATTGAGAAGTATGGAATCTTCGTTCACATTGAACCGTTCTGGCATGAGAAATTGATGTGGGATTCTGTCAATGAAGTGTATGATACCTTCGATTTCCTTGAACCATACGATATCTATTTCTGGCAGAAAGATACAAAACGTTGGGCAAGACAAATCAAGAGGGAATACATTGGTTTCATGCATGTCATGAAATTAAAGCAGTCTTCAAAGAAAGGACTTTCTGTAAGAAGTACGGGGCCAGTCAATAGTTATGGATTACCAGATAAATCGGATGATGCAAAGAAGTTCATCATTCGTCATTCCAATACACCCGTTCGTAGTGGTCGTCAGGAAACAGAAAACATGTTGATGTTTATGAACCCAGAGTATATCGTAAAGGAATTCTTATTCCAGAGAAATTCTCCAGTTGCAACCATGGAACTTGGAAAACGTCTGATGGAAGATTACCGAGGAGTTTATGACATTGATGCAACGGGTCTGATGACCAATAAGAATGTCGAGATGCTCGAAGTACACTTGCTTCAGATGGGAGTGGAATTAGAGTTCGAATACGACGTACTCGATTTAACCGATGACGAAGGGGTCAAAACTCACATTTATAATGGAAAGAAATACATTTGTACAACCGATGAGATTCGTCATATCGTTGCGAGAGATCTTGCAAGAATCCGGGTAGAGTCTTTAGAACCGGGAGTAGTATATCTTGGAAAATCCGCAGACTTTGAGAAGTTCATTGATGAGATTGCAGAACAACTCAAGATGCAGATTGAAGACTATATGGCTTAGCTTTCGTTCTTCTTTATAATATACAAGAGAAGTGATAGGTAGGAAAACCCTTACCTATCACTTCTCATTTTATATGAAGCACGACCCCCTATGGACATTCTGGTGTAAAAAATGACAAATTATTTACAAGAATTTATATGAAAAATCTATATCAGATCGAAGGCTAGTCAGTTTGGTTTCAACAACAAAGAAGGCCGTGATTAGATTAATGTTTGTCGTATAATTCAAACGGTTTTTGATAACTATATTAATACTGCATATAGAAGGGATTTGATAGATAGATTATTTTCTATGATCCCTCTGTAAAAATATTTCAATTTTATTACTTAGCATATAGGAGGTATAAAGTATGTTAAAGCAGGTTATTACAAAGAACGCAGATGTCGTAAAGTTTGTTGAACACTTCGGAACAAAGGCTTCCATGAAGAATATTCTGAAGGGATTTAGCAACCCAAAGGGAATCCAGGTTATCTTAGAGGATGAAAAGTTCGCAGAAGAAATCCTTGCATATGGAAACATTGCAGGAAATCTGGAAACGGTTCTGGTGGATGTATTCAAGTCATATGAGGAAACTTATATGGAATGGAAGACTTCTGGTAATACAAGAAGTTATCCAGACAGAGTACAGTTTATTCTCGGTTTGATTGATGATAGAATCAAGACGGAACCGGGTCCAGACATCGTTACATCCCTTGGGGACTTTGCGAAGTCTGCAACAGGCAAGACCATCGAGAAGGTAATGAAGGATGCTGGTAATGATAAGGACGATGACCTTATGGACATCATGCTTTATGCAGCAACCAGACATCTTATCAACAAGACAATGCACGTTGAAGAACCAAAAGAAGAGTCAGTGAATGAAGTTGCTGAGGTGAAGGAAAAACCAAAAACCTCAGCAGATGAAGTAATTGAGGTTGTAGAGGCAGAAGTTGTAGATCCGACAACGTACACATTCCTGAACTCATCAAAGGTCACTGGATATGCACATGAGGAGACGAAACTTAAGGATACAAGGACCAATGATCATCCTGCCGAAAACAAATTGATTTTGAAAAAGAAACCTACACCAATTAAAAGATTACGGGAGTATCCAGTTACTGTCAATACAACACAGAATCAGGATGCAAATACGGTAGCGAATGCAACATTACTTATGTTATTCAATAACCCTGGAAAATATTCTGATATGGAAGCTCGTAAAATTATCCAGAATTCATATTCTTACATCACCAAGAATATGGGTGCGATTGAAACAAAGTTTAACAACTATTCACCAGTTCCAATATCAAACGCACCGTCTATTCGTACCATTATATATTCTGCACTTCCAAAGAAGTGTAAGCGTATACATGGAATAAACGTGAGAAATATTGTGGCAGCTATCACAGATAACTTCTCAGATCGTTGTGAAACTGCGAGTGGGCAGTATGCATCAAGAGCAATCGTTCTTTATACAACCTACACGTTCATTGATGTTCTTAATCACATCAACGACCGTGAGAAGTTTGAAACTGGGATTCAGGGCTGTTTCAGAATTGCCAAAGCACTCTCAGAACATCCGGATACAGTTTCAAATATGTCCCAGTTAAAGTCTCTTAGAAATATTATCAATAAAGTAAATGGGGAATTAAAGATCGATGAGCCAACAGGAAGCGTATCACTGTTTTCTACATTGATGGAGGCGTTGGACTCTGGAGATACAAACATGATTATCAACGATATTTGTTCATGGGTATCAAGAAACGTCGCTTAACAGATTTATATCTTCCTATATCTCTTTTGTTGGAGGGGTCTACCTTAGTGGTGGGCCCCTCTAATATTTTTTGTATTCACCAATTAAATTCTCATAACTATATTAACAAAGTAGACAGAAAAGGAGGAGACCAATTATGATTACTGAAAAAATGATCAAAACTGTCAACTACATCAACAACTGTATGAAGAATGGTTTAACCGATGACTTAGCCATTCAAATCACAACCACCAATCTTCAGGAAATTGGGGAAGCGTTATTAGAAGACGACGATCTTCCAAAGAATGAAGAATTGGTAACCTATGATGAGATGTTGAAAGCATTCATCGACTTCTGTTCTTATATTGAAAATGAGACAGATGATCCCGTCAACTTATCCGATGAAGTCTATGATAAGTTGGTAGAAAAATTGATTGACTTAGGAATTACCCAGCCGATTGGTGCACCTATCCCAGATAATATGGAACAGGATAAGCGTCCGCACCAGTATCCAGAACTTCGTGGCTCCCTTGGCAAAGTACATTTCATTTGGGATAAAGACATTCCAGAAAAAGACAGTAGAAAGTCCTTGGAAGGATATTTAACCAATGCCGTAAGACAGTTAAAGGATGCTGGGTTCCCAATTGGAAAAACAAAGATTTCCCTTGATTTAAAATACGACGGGGTTTCTCAGATTATGGAGTGCAAAGGAGAAACCGTTGAACACGTTTTGACAAGAGGAGATGTAGAAAAGAATCTTGGAAAGGACTTAACTCCACTCTTTGAGAAGTTCTTCCCAGAATTAAAGCCAACCATCTATAATGTAATGGTTCCAGAAGCATTGGTTGATAATGATTATTCCTATGGAGTAAAAGTAGAAACCTATATGAAGACAGATTCTTATGAGGATTACAAAGAGGCTTATAACGTTAAACGCTGCAATCGTAGATCTGCCGTTGTATCAATTTGTAACCAGCTTGCAGACGGGGTTGAAGAAAACGATAAGTCCAAAGATTACTTATCTATGCAGCAGTTTCAGATTTCTACAGAAGAAGATATCAGTTCTCTCTTTAATTCTTTCGAGGAATCTCATTGGTATCCAATCGGAAAAATCAATGACCGCTATCAGTATCTCTTCTTAGAAAACGTGGAAGAGGTGGACCTTTCCAAAATCGATCAGGTTTGTAAGCATTGTAGTAAGCGGATTGAAGAATTAAAGAAATCCGCTGAGGGGTTAAATATTCCAATTGACGGAATTGTATTTACCTTTACAGACCCAAAGATTGTAGAGATTCTTGGAAGAAACCATAATAAGAATCTGTTCCAGATAGCCTTTAAATTTCCGGCTGGTGAAAAGAAGACAATTGTAGAGAAAGTAGATTTTCAGGTGGGACCAATCGCAGGAAATATTATACCAATGGCGAGATTAAAGCCAATCAAAATCAATGGGAATACAATCTCAAACGTCACCCTTTCCAATAAGGAAAAGATGGAGCGGCTTAAGATCCATGAAGGGGATGAAGTTATTATCAAGTATGATATCATTCCAACCATCTTTAAAGATGATACCTGCAAAGAATCCGACAATCCGTTGGTAGAATTCCCAACTACTTGTCCGATTTGTGGAGGAAGTATCGAAGACGAGCGTTGTATCAATGCAGATTGTTCCGCAAAGACCGTCGGTCACATCTATAACTTCGTAAAGAGAAACCGTATTGGTGGAGGCATCGGAATCAATTCCATCATTGATTTTGTCGAAGCCGGAGTCTTAAATTCCATTGGAGATTTATATCGACTCTATAGGGAAAAAGAGAATCTCTATAAACTTCCAGGTTACGGACCAACTTCCATTGATAATATCTTAGCTGGTATCAGTGAATCCAGAAAGATGTATGCGCATCAGTTATTCGGTTCCTTAGGGATTCCAACCATTGGCATTCGTGTCATGGAAAATGTATGTAGGAATGTAAACTTAGTGGACTACTTATCTAACCTTGATGCACTCTTGGATAAGTTACAGTCCATTACAGGAATTGGAGCAAAGAGAGCCGATCTGATTATTGAAGGATTGAAGTCCAAGATTGAAGTGGTACAAGACTTACTTTCCAATCTGGAACTTCTCTCTTATGAAAATGCTCCAGAGATTACGGAGGTGGTTTGCTTTACCAATGTGCGTGACCCGGAGTTTGAGAAGTTCTTGATAGATAAGAACATTGGGGTTTCCAATAGTTTCACTTCTAAGGTGACATTACTTGTGACCCCAGACGAAATGACGAAGTCATCCACAAAGGTAAAGAAGGCAGAAGAGAAGGGTGTTGAGATTCTTCCAATCAGTAAAGCCTATGAACGTTTCGGGTATCAGAAATGATGATGCCCGAAACAAAAAGATAATCACTCACATATTAAATGTGAGTAAGTTAATACAGAATTACTTTTAAGGAGGAGACAAGTAATGACAGAGTTAGAACAGAAGATTCAACAGGCAGGAATTGAGCGGGAACGGAGATACCCGTTATTAGCCATCGTGGATAACCGTAAGGAAATCCGTGAGATTTCCATCGCCACTCAGGATTACATGATTGAACTGAATCCAGATGTAAAAAGAATCAAAATCTGGGAAGCCGTTCCAAGAATCGTTATCGAGTTTATTCTCGCTTCCTTTACGAAGCTTAGCAAATCCGATGCGATGAAGAATGGGGAATCCAGTATTATCATCGGGGATATCATGGAACTTGGTGTCGATGGATTACTGACCAATGATGGAGATAAGGATGGAAATTTGACCCCATTGGTTCGCTGCCGTTCTGAGTTTAAGTATGAGAATATATCCCTCCCATACAACGATGATATGACTATTGACCAGTTAAATATTTTACAGGAGGAAAAGTGCGAAGGGCTTCCAGTTCAGTTCTTTGAAAACAGAGAAGAGATCAAGGAAGTAACCAAGATTGCGATGAACCCACTGAAGAATAAGTATGGTATCATCATGGGGGAAGAGGACTGGTTTATTATCCCACTTACGGTAGTTGCATTCTTTAGAAAGACCAGAGAATATCTGGTAGAACACAAAGATGATAGCGAGGTTGGACTTGAAATCAACCTTGCCAATCTTATTAAGATGGGAATCGCCAAAGAAGGCGGCATCGAAGAGGATGACCCTGTAGATTATGTATTATATATCACCCCAGAGCAGGTATTCAAGAAAGACAATGCCAAGGGGGATGACGTCACAGAAAGATAATGTGAAAGGAGGCTTCTATGAAGAAATCCAATTGTGCGACCATTATGGTCGGTGAGTATAAATACTCAATTGATTCCGATACGATTGCAGATATTGAACTGAAATCCGGTGCAATAATCAAAGGAGTACGCATCGTAGGAACAACCATGTTAAACGACTCCTTACGGGTCGTTGGTGATGAGGGAATCAATCAGATTCCAGTAAATCTCATTAAGAATATTACAGAACCTGGAAAGCCACAGTTTCCTGGGATTACAAAGACGAAGAAATAAACAAACTATGATATTCGGTAGAAATTCTACCGAATATCTTTTTTGATAATTGAGGAGGCTATAATGATTCAACGAATCTATGAACATTATAAAAATCCGGATGAGGAGCGTATCAACAAACCACTGATGAATCGAGAGTTTGAAAAACCCATCGAGGATTATGTCGTGGATTGTTTTGCTTCCATTCAGGATGTACTCGACACGATACAATTGGTCGATAGCTCTTTTACCATCGACGTAGATAAGATGGATAATACCTACTACGACCGTTCTCGTTCTAAGAAGAAGAATGAGAGAAAACAAAAATATGTCCACATTGAAAAGAATCGGGTAGGAGAACTTGTGATGAAATTTCATGTATCCGACGTCTTTCGTGTAACGGATGATGACCCGGGAGAACCAATCGAACTGGATTTCACTATCAAGGAAATGATTCCAATTCCTGACGAGCATGGGAAGTTACTACTGAAAGGGGTAAGCTATACCCCGCAGTACCAGTTGACGGAAACTTCCACCTATGTCACATCATCGAATCTGGTTATGAAATCCCTAATGCCAATTCGTGTAAAGAAGGTTCCGATTGAGATTCGTTCCATGAGTGGCGAATACTTCAATGTCCATTCGTTTTATATTTATATGATGGACGAATTTTGTAATACGTTTCTGTATTACTTTGCAGAATATGGAGTCTTTGATACCATTGAGTATTTCAATGTCGGAAGATTTCTTACGGTGTTACCAATGGAAGTGATCAACGAAGAAGGAAAGAAACCGAACTGCATCTATTTTGAGTGCAACAAGAACATCGTCATTGAAGTAGACAAGGATGCGTTCTATATATCGGAATACATTCGAAACATTGTCGGAACCATTTATGACTGCGTTGTAGGAAAGATGACCTTTGAAGAGTTACTCGACCCTCATGAGTGGGTCATTCGGATTGGTGCAACAAAGAAAACCGCAAAGAAGGAAGCGTATGAGGAACTTGGAAAACGCTACCGGATTCTCTTTACAAGAATGCAGGATAAATCCAGTAGAGAAACCTTAAGAACCACCCTGCATAATAAAGAACGGATCTATAATATCATCCGGTGGATTTGTCAACATTACGAACAACTGAGAACGAAAGATAACTTGGATATCCGATTCAAACGATTACGATGTAACCAGTATATCGGATTTTCCGTCAACTTGATTATATCCGATCACATCAAGAAGTTTGTAAATACCACTTGTGCCACGAAAGAGCAATTGATTAACAAATATCAGAACTTCTTTGCCTTTAAAGGTACAGAAGTAATTTCAAAGATTCATTCTTCTGGACTTATGAAATATGACGATCTGGTTAATGATTTGAATTTCTTCCAGAAGTTTAAGGTAACCATGAAGGGTCCGAACTCTCTTGGAAATAAGAACAGTAGAAATATCGCTGCAAGACAACGAGCGTTGCATCCATCCCATATTGGAATCCTTGGACTGGATACTTGTAGTGCATCTGATCCAGGTATTACGAACTATATCAATCCGTTGTGTGAGACGGATGGGTTGTTCTTCAAAGATGCTCCGCCAGAACCAGAGGATGCGTTCTACAATCTTATGACAGAACTTGGGTTTATTACCGGAGAGAGCGAAGCCATTACGATTGATCCAGTGTTATTTAACAATACGCTGGAATTCATTGACCATATCTCAGTGAAGCCAATCGAAAAATAAAACTATATTAAGATTATACAGGTTAAGATAGAAATCTTACCTGTATAATCGTTTCAGGTGACAGAGATATGAAAACAATAAGTACCGTCATTTCTCAGATGACGATACCGGAAGGTTTGATTAAAATCTCCGTATCCGTCACCATTGAGAATGCAAAAGGAAAATACTTCATCAGTAAGTTTCGTAATGAGACGGGGGATTTCATTACGATTGATCCAGACCCAAGGCTTATCATTCGACTCCGGTTAAACAATACGCCTTGGTCCCCAAGTCAACAGATTGTGATTCATCAGAAACAATTTGAAGATTTTCGGATTCGAGTATCTGCCTTTTACCGAAAGATGCTGAAATCCACCAAGAATTATATCTATGATGAATCCGGAAGATTGGTCGAAGTTGTAAAGGGACCATCTGATATTTTGGTATTTCAAGTTTACAATCAAACCATTCGGATGGAACCAGATTTAATTGAAGAGAAAGGAGGACTTAAAATCCCGGGAATTCGTATGACGTTCAACGAACCAAACATCACCGCTGTCTTATCCTTTGATGAGTTTGAATCCTTTTATAAGGAAATTGAACGGATGAGTTTGCATGATAAGGGAATGATGATTGTGAATTCTTATATGGCATTTACGAAATATCGACCAGAAGAAATTCTGGAAACGTATGACAAGCGGTATGTCGAATCGACGAATGCCAATGGGGCAAAAGATATCTTTAAACAGGACCAGTCCGGTGAGAAAGTGAGTGGTCCAATCTTTAAACAGCCGAAAAGCTTATTTGACTTATAAAGAGAGGTGAAAGACGTGCTATTAATCAAAGACCCAATTTTCTGCGATCCATTGAATGGGTCCGTATTACCAGTCATCGAACTGGTAAAAGGAGATCGCATAAAGTTGGACAAAGAACATTGCTACCTGATTGGGGATACAGTGTATCGCTATATTGGACCGGGTTCGTTGAACCATATGGAACCTGGAACAATTGCTACGATTGGTGAACGTTTCTATGTAGAACCACATCTGAAAGATAACAGAGAACTATACAATGAGAAGTTCATCGTATCCAAAGAAGAATATGAGGCAAGGGTTTCCGCTGATGAATCCTTACTGGATATGGTAAAAGATTATAGTAGGAACTATAAGGAAAAGAACAATCTGATCCAGTCTGGGAATATCAAGATTATTCCATCCGGGGAAGTCTATATGCCGGATTTGAATCCAGATGATGACCCATTGGAACGGATAACCAAGTTAATGCTTCGCCATATGAAGTTGGTGCTTAACGATTTCCGTGGGCAGTTTTCGAAGAAGCATGGACTTGACAATATCAAATCTGCCTTAAACGGTGCAACGAAGAATATGTCAATCATTAAGTTCATTAGTTGGTGCAATACCCTTGGACTGGAATGGGAGATTGTCTTTGACAATCAATCTTCGGATTCGCCATTACCATTGGAGCGACCAATCATATTAACTTCAAATAAGGAATATCCATGGGTAGATATTCCACCAGAAACGAAAGAGTGCTTTACGGTTCCACTTACCATTGGAGAAGATCCATTGAAGCGTGGAGTTAAGTTAGTACTCAATGAGAAGCGGATAGATTTAAAGGACTACCGTCATAAGAGTCCAACGCCGCATTTGTTAAATAATATGAAGTCAGCCCTTAAGAGTAAGCAGAAAATGACTTTACCATATTGCTTAAACTGGGCAGAGATTGTAGATTTATCCATCTCTTTTAAAATCATTAATCCGAGAGATGGAATTTGGTATAAGCTTACAGGTTTTGATTTATCAACAAACGATGAGGAAGTTGAAGGAGTTTAAATGGGACAGTTAAAAACAGATGAAACGTATGGATATGCAGTTGATTTAAAGTATGGAAGAGAACTCCCGTATGGGCACAAACTTGATACCAGAGGAATTCGTACCGATGTAGATGCATTACGAAAGATTTTAGATCTATATCTCGATACTTCAACCATGGAATCTACCATGGACATTACCAACCATAAGATTGATTTTAGTGTAACCTTTCTGGATGCAATCCTTTTGATTGTATCAGAGAAATTGACGAAGGCGTTTGAGTATTTGGCTGATGTCGATGCTCAGTTACAGGATATCTCTCACAGAATTATCAAACCATCCTTATCTGGTCAGGCAATGGGAAAGGAAGATAAGATTGCCATCTATGACATGCAAGAGGATTTATTAATCCGTAGGCGAAACCTGAAGGATGCAATCTCTATCTTAAAGGTAATGCAGGAGAATATCGAGAAAACGAGAAACTTTAACTTGTCTATGAATAACCGGATGTATCGTCCGAAGTCCGAAAGATTCCAGCCGGACCCAGATTTCTATATTGGGAAGGCTGCCGATAAAAATAAACCAGAAGATACTCGTATCAATACGGATGCGGTATCTTAGAAATTAAGATATAGGAAACCAGATAGTAAGGTGAGTGAAGATTTTCCCTCACCTTACTTTTTTTTGAAAGGATATGTAAAAATGGCAAGTTTATCCGTATTGAATTTATATCTGGAAGGATTTGCAAAAATCCATACCGGAATGCATATAGACCGACTTTATTTAGACTTTGCTTCCATGCCCAACCAAACCTATTTACTCGTTGGGGATAGTGGAAGTGGAAAATCTTCCGTCTTAAAATGTATCCACCCATTTGCATTTAACTCCGTTACAGGAGATGGGACGTCCAATAGTGACCTCATTATGTCTGGAAGAGATGGACGAAAGATTATTGCCTATGAGCTTGATGGAGACGAAATTCTCTGCAGGCATCTGTATCTTAGAAAGAGTGATGGAGCAATTCAGGTAAAGAGTTATTTCTCCATCAATGGAAAAGAATTAAACCCATCCGGTTTGGTATCCACCTTTAAAGAACTCGTCTCTCAATATTTTTTTATAGACGAGTCGTTTTTGACCTTGCTGTCACTTGGGAACAGTGTTCGAAGTATGGTGGAATACACCTCTGGAGAAAGAAAGAAACTTTCCGTCAAGATATTTAGTGAGCTGAATATTTACATGACGTATTATAAAAATGCTTCCGCCGTTGTGAAGGATTTGAAATCCGTCTTAAATAACGTGGTAGATAAATTGAATCGTTATGGTACCTATGACAAAAAGGAGCTTAGAAAAACCATTCGGGAAATGGAATCCATCCTTACAAGTTTACAATCAGACTTGGATCAGGTATTGAAAAACGAAGGAGTTTTGACAGCAAATATTAACGCTACCATTGATGATTATAAAAAATATGAAGAAAGTGAGGGGAAGGTAACAAGTTTACTTTCTCAAGTAGAAGCATTAAAACGAAAACGCAAGAGTACAAAAGATTGTACGGTATTGGAAAACGATAAGAATCAAATCAAATCCAATCTGGTCAATGCTGATATTCGAAAGAGTTCTTTGGAGACGAATATCACTTCGGAACTTAACTTCAAAGAGATGAAACGAAAGACGAAAGAACAATTGGAAGACTCCATTCACCGAATGGAAAATAACATTGACCGGACAGAGTTGGAGAAGTTACTTGCAAATATTGATGCAGAATTATCCGACTTGGTAGAGATTGAGATCGATTCTGGAATTAACTATAAGGAAAAGAAAGAAGAATTGATACGAGCCAATATCTATCTGGACGAATTAAAATCCATGTCTGTAGATTTGGTATCAGATGTAGAGATGCAGGACTTGATTCCAGATACGGTAAAACGATTTGTAAAGGACAAAGATTTTGAAACCAAGTTGGATATTACCTATCAGGCAATCTTGGAACGCATCAACAATTTGAAACTTGCAAACCATATTCGAGAGGAGATAAAGGTTCCAAAGATTACCTATAAGGATTGCAAGGAAACGGGTTGTCCTTACCAAAAATTCTACCGAGATATTTATGGGATGGTTATGGATAAGAAAGAAGACTCTACGAAAGTCTTACGAGAAGAAGAGGAGAAACGAAGAGTTACGGAACAAACCATTATCATCCGTCGGATTGTAAGAAAGCTTTATGATTATATCCATTCCCATACGGATGTTCTTCGGAATGTTCCATTGGATATTTTTAACCCGGCAACATTCATTGATAAGTTCTTATCTTCCATGGACCGAGAAGTATATGACCGGGATTTGATGGGGTCGATGCTTCGATATCTGGAACAGGCGTCAAGAAAGATGGAACTTTTAGTCCTGAAAGAAGGAACGGAGAATCAGATTCAGGGAATCAATACGACGATTGAATTATATACTTCCTTAAAGGTAGATTTAGAACAGGTGAATCGTACCATCAAAGAGACGGAGGAAGTTATTGAGAATCATCAGAAAGATTTGGAATACAATAAAGGGTTGGTGAATGAATACAATAAAGCCTTAGAAGAAATTGATGAGGAAATTGCGATTGCAAAAGAATTGGAAGCGTTACGAAATGAGATTCAGGAAGTACAACGAAACCTATCTTCGATGGATCACTTAAAGAAAGAACACGACCGACTCGATACAGAATTCAAATCCTTAAAAGAAACGGAATCCAATCTCAGAGGAGAAATTAATGATTACCGTATGAAGTTACATGCGAATCAGAACATCCTTGAGATGATTGAATCCTTAGAGACAGAAAAAGTTCAATTAGCAGAACAATACGAACGGGCCGTATTAATCAAGGATGCCGTTTCTCCATCCAAGGGAATTCCAGTAGAGTTTATTGACGACGTGATTCGAAATCAGATGATTGATTCTATAAACGAATTGATGCATGTAGCGTATCCGGATATTACCTTATTAAAAGACCCGGAATATTTGGTCATCAACGAGAAAGAATTTACCATTCCGTATAAGAAGAATGGGGTTATCATCGGAGACATTTCGGAGGCATCCGATGGGGAGCGGGCAATGCTTTCTTTGGCCTTGTCACTGGTATTAATCCGTCTGGTATCCAAGGTGTATAATATTATGCTACTGGATGAGATGGATACTGCATTGGATAAATATGGAAGATCGAAGTACATTGATATCATTGAGCAGTATATGAAAACCATCAATGCTTCTCAGATTTTCTTAATCTCCCATAATTCCATGTTCGATATGTACCGAACGAATGTATTGGAGACAACGAAGCAAGTAACCAATACCAATCGAGATACGGTTGTAGTTCCAGTCTATGAATGTAACTATACACCCGAGCAATACAAATAAAGAAAACCAGAGTAGGAAGTTTCATTCTTTCCTACTCTGGTTATTTTTTATCGAATGACTTTGATCTGGATATCAAGATCTACGGATGGTTTGCTTTCGAAGCAATATACCATAAGGTATCCATCATGGGACTGAATCTTTGTAATGCAACCCCAAGAATCTCTTTGCTCAAGGGCACTCATCACAGATTCAGATACGATGAGTCCAATGATTGGATTGTCGGATTCTAAGATTCCATCAAGATAAATCTTTTGTGTATAAGGAGCCGTGGTTCCTTCAAATGCATCGGCATAAATCGTTGCCCGGTACGTTTTTGTCAGTGCGTTGGAATCCGCTTTCTTATCGACATCTAAGATGGATTGATTCAGGTCATCCACCGTTGCACTTAACTGTTCATAAGTGACACGGTTTTCAACCTTTTCGTTTAAGGTTTCCATTGCCCCTTGCATATTTGTATCGTCCATACCAACCGCATTGGATGGATCGAAATCTACAATATCCGCAGAAGTTTGATGATATATAAAGCCTTCACCGGCTGGATTATGTTCTTTCACCTTGTAAACGGTAGCCATTTTTTATTTCCTCCTTCCATCGTGATCATTTTATTCGGATTATAAATAGTGTGAGGAGTTGGGGAAATTTAATCCCCAACTCCTCGATTTATGTCGAAAGTTTTTGTATGAGTGTAGCTCTACTATGCAACGACAACAGTTACCTTCTTAGAAGCAACTGGGTCAGCAACAACGCCTTCACCTGCAGCAGATACTACGCAGTAGTAAACTGTTGTGCCTGCGGAAGCAACGTTGATGCTTGAAGCTGGCAGAGTATCGCTTGTAGCTCCAGCAATAGCAGCGAATGCAGTATCAGCTTCGCCCTTCTTGTACCACTGGTAAGCAAGAGTAGCGGAAGCAGCCTTATCGCCAGTCTTAGTAGCAGTAACAGTCTGAGCTGCAACCTGTGTACCGATAGCTGTAGAAACGAGAGACTTTGCAGGACCTGTTACAGCGATTACAACAGTCGCATCGTCAGATACGAAGTTGAGGTTTGTAGCAGCGCCATCTCTTGTAACGTTTTCAGTGCTGATTGTACCATCATCAGCAACTGCGATACCGTCACCAATCTTAACACCACCAAGCTTTTCAGCTGTAGCAGCTTCAAGAACGTACTCAGCATCAACCTTAGCCTTCAGTGCATCGTCTAACTTAGCGTAAGAGATACCACCGTCAACCAGAGTTGCAGTAATTTCGTTGTTAGAAACAGCAACAGAGATTTCGCTGTTTGCACCACCAGTGTAAACATCAATCAGAGTGTTTACATCGAGGTAGATGTGAGATTCGTTACCAGAACCTTCTACTGTATTAACAACGAAGTCGATGTATTTGTGACCAGAAGGTACAACAACATTTTCACCAGACTTGATGTCAGAAGCAGCAGTCTTGAGTTCTGCGGACTTAACGAGGTAGTCCTTTGGAATATCAATGGTGGCACCAACCTGGGCACCATTCTGCTTAACAACGTAAGAAGCAATGTAGCCAGTTGTAGCAGTAGCAAGCTTTTCTACAGTAACCTTAGAAGATTCTGTAAGAGCAGCAACCTTGTCGTCTACAGACTTAACTGTTTCAGTTGTTTCACCCTGAACAGCCTTAGCAGCGCCAAATGCGTCGTAAGTTTCAGCAGCGATAGAAGCAGTTACAGATGCGAGCTTACCATCAGTTTCTGTGATAGAGATAGCTAAGCCATCAGCACCAGCTTCCTGTGTAACAGTTGCATCAAGTGCATTGATCTTCGCATCGATCTGATCCGGAACAGATTCATCACCGAGGTTTGCTTCGATTGCAGCAATCTGCTGTTCGAACGCAGCGTCGATCTTAGCTCTTGCGATTGTACCATCAGCGATCTTAGCGTTTGTGATACCACCATCAACCAGAGTTGCAGTAATTTCGTTGTCAGTAACGTCTACTGAGATTTCAGTGTTTGCAGCACCAGTGTAGATGTCGATGAGGTCAGAAAGCTTTGCATACTGAACAGTATTGTCATCAAGAGTTACCTTGAGGAGCTTATCAGCTTCTGTATAACCATCGATGCCTGTACCATCAACCAGTTCAAACTTTACTGGGAGCTTTTCGAGAAGTGTATCAATCTCTTCTGTCTGACCAGCATGGTTTGTGATTGTGAACTTACCAGTTGCTCTATCGTAAGAAACTCCTGTAAGCAGTGTGTCAACCTTTTCTTCATCTACATGCTTTACAGCGAGATGTTCGGCGATTGTCTTCTGAATGTCTGTAAATGTAACGTCAGAGTTAGAAATCCACTGTCTTAATGTAGTTCCATCAGGAAGATACACGGCAGCGTCGGATGTCTTGACGTCAACATTTTCGATTACGGAGCCAGTTGCAGGATCAAGGACCTGCACTCTAACTTTGTTTAAATCAGCCATAGTCGTTTTCTCCTTTATATTTCATTTTATTTATATTTCACTGGCGGTTTTCCCTCCAGCTCATATCGTAAATATATGTGGATTAAATCGTAGCAGAACTTAGAACCTCCAAATAACGTTTGTAAGGTTTGCGTTCTTCTACAGGGATAATTCCATCTGAGGTCATCATGACGGTTGTTCCGGAGAGTAAATCGAGTAAAGTATCGTTTAACTCCAGACAATTGGTGATCTTATCCTTAATGGATTCGAAATCCACTTCGAGATTTACCAGTGCTTCGACGTCATCGGTTACTTGTTTGAACTGTGAACGTGCGTTGGCAAGTAAATCTTGTAAATCACCCGATACAGATTCTAACTTTGCTTCATACTGATTAACAACTTCTAAGGTAGAATCACTTAAATCCTGGAATTGATCTTTCAATGCGAGGATTTCCTGAATGGAAGGTTCTACCTGGGATAAGGTTGCTAAAGCATCAGAAACCTCTTGACTAAGGTTTTTCATATTCTGGATAATATCCAGTTCCTCAGAATAAGCCATGAATGTCAGTCTCCCTTCTAAAGTATTTGAATGACATCAGCGATATAGATGTCATTAATAGAATGTTTGTATCGAATGTAGTCGAGTTTTGAATACAAATACGCCCGAAAAACAAAGTATTAAAGCAAATAGAAAGAATAAAGGAGGAGCCTACAGATGCCAATTAGTAGTATAGAACGAAATTTAAGGTTTTCTGAACTGACGATGGAAAACTATCGGGTGCTCAAAAACCGTTATAATATAAAATTACTGGAATCTTTACAAAACGAACCAAACTTTATTTCCTTAATGGAAAGTAGCAAATCTTATATCAAACCAAAGAACGAAATTAAAAAAGAGGCAGAAGCCCTTGCAAATCACAAGGAAAAACCGGTTGCGGAATTTGGGAAAGCCGTATTGGAATTCTTAGCAAAAGGAGTCCTTGGGTTTGACCGTTTATGCCTTGCTATCAGTACGGTTCTTTTGGTTGGTGGGGTTGTTCTTGCCGTTTGTATCTCACTGATCTTAACCATTCTGATCTTTGCCGTTATGGTTATTCCGATTGCGACATTAACTGCTGGTCTTGGGAAGATCAATAAGAGCTTAAAGGGTTATGTAAATAAGGATAAGAACGTAAAGAAATATGAGAAGCTTGCAAAGAATATTCAGGCACAAAAGGACGGTATCAAAGATATTAAGGAACTGGATAAACTGGTTGCAACCATTGAATCCATTGAGATCATGCAGGAGAATCCAAATCTTGTTACCTTACAGGAAACGGCGGATTTATTCCGGTTCATATCCGTCATTGAACGAAAGATGGAAATCCCGGATGAAAGTCTCTTAGAAACCCGTATGGCAATCTATGAGAATCTTGGACCAGACCATTTGTGCTATAACCTTAAGAAACGTCAGAACGTTATGGAATCTACCCGCATTGACGATACCGATTTATTTATGAATCTGAAAAGCATTGTGTCCAAACCACTCCTTTCTGGGGCCGGACTCTTAAATGGTATGATTGCAATCACAACAGAAGCTTGTGATGAAACTTCCATCTATGAATTCTTAAATCGTTATAAGAATACCGTCTTATATGAGATGCGAAATGAGAAGTATCGGGACTTACCGATTCTGATGGAAACTGGATTATGCTTAAAATATATTCGGGAATGTTGTTCTGATGTTCCAGACGTGATGGAATCTTGCGATTACTTTGACCAGGTTCTTGGAGAAATCATTGAAGAATCTGAGCAGATTGTATCCGAAGAAGGTGGCCCTGGATTTAACCCAGACCCATTCGGGCTTGGTTCCTTAACCCCAATGCCGGTAGCAGACCGTGTGGTTGCCGATGCATTCTGCGATATTATTGAAGCAGAAACAGATGCAGAAATTACCGAAGCTATGACAAACTTCGGTCGTATTGCAAAGATTATCAATGAGTCTTATGAAGTTGGTGAAGACGGAATGCTGATTGTAACCGAAGGGATTGGCAGCGCCGCAAGAGGAGCCGCAGAAAAAGTTGGAAATGCAAAGGCCAAAGTAAAAGGCAAGCTATCTCCAATGGAACGCTTTATTGAAAATCAGTATGCCAAACTCAAGAAAAAAGATTCCAACGAACGTCGTAGAATCATTATGCAGGGTGGCGATGCATCCAAGGCATTTTATAAGGTATGGAGATGGGTAAAGCGTGGTATTGGACTTGCCATTGGTGCGGGTCTTGGTCAGTATTGTACCATTGCAGCCCTCGCTACAGGAATTGCATTTATTGGGTTCATTGCATCCGATAAGTACCTCGATGCCAAAGAACGTGCCAAGATTTTAAGAGAACTCGAAGACGAGATTGCGATTGTCAATGAGAAGATTGATGATAGCAGAGGCGACGACAATAAGCAGAAGAAGTACGAACTGATGAGAATCCGTAACGAATTACAAAGACAGAAAGACCGTATCAGCTATAACCTTCCAAAATAGGTTTGACAACTATATTAAGATAGTATAGGAGCATTTGAATCGCTTCTATACTATCTTACTTTTTCTATCAGAGGAGGAAACCAAATGAAAAAATTTATCAGTAAGGCACGCACGGCCGGAGAACTTGATGAGGTCGTAGGTCTCATCCATCATCAGAACCTATTTGGGACAAAATTAGAATATGAGCATGGAGAAGACCGTATCGGGATGACGGTTCCAATTAAATTTGCTGAGACTGCAAAGTCTGCTTACGTTCATTCAAAAGAAGAGAACGATTCTTTCTGGGAATCGGTTAGGACGATTCCGATGGATGACGAATGGGTTGCTCGAATTAAACCCCTTTCATGGTATCATGAAACCAGAGGAGAGCTTACTCCAAATATGGAAGCAATAAGAGACAAATTGTTGGATTTCGCAGGACAGGAAGTATGCATCTTACATGGAGATGACAGAGATACAGAAAACATTTTACATTGCGGGCAGTTCTGGTTTGGTAAGTTATCTGAGATGACAACCGACGACCGGTTCCGTATGAGGAATCAGTGCCATGCCAACAGTATCAAATTATATCAAGAATACAAAGACAAGCGAGACATTCATTTCTGTACTGGATTTGCATTAAGCGACGACGGGATGTGGAGGGAACATTCGTGGTGTATCAGTAGAGATTCTGGAGAGTCCATAGTCATTGAAACAACGGAACCACGCATCCTTTATTATGGATACGTTATACCAGAGAAATTGGTCGAGGATTGGACGAAATAATCCGCAAAAGATAGGGGATTTCCGGTTCCCTATCTTTTTTTGTAACAAATAAGCCGTTATATCTATCCTTGAAACATAACTATAAATTTCAGATTGAAATTAAACAGCGAGAAAGGAGACTGAATAATATGGGAGACGCTTTATTATTCGGAGGTGGAAGTAGTGCCGGTGGAATCCGTCAGAAGAAGATCACCAAGGAAGCCTACTTAAACCTCTCGGAATCTGATAGAAATAATCCATACATCGTTTGGATTATTACCAATGCAGATGCTACCGATTTCACCAACGTCTATGGGTCTGAGATCGTTGTAAAAGCGCTCTGCTGGGAAGCATATTGTAACTTAGCAGATGAAGATAGATTAGATGTCGGTACTGTATGGATTATCTCCGATAAGACGCCTGACGAATTGGCTGCCTTATCTGTAGATACTTCCAGTGGATCGAAGTTCTATAATATTGCAGGAGTTCCTTCTTCTACGGAATGGTCAAAGGTGCAGGGTGTCGATTATGCACTGAGTACGGAATCAACCAATCCGATTGCAAATATGGCAGTTGCCGAAAAGATCAACGAATTGGAATCTGCTTTGGGCGGACTTCGTTTCTCGGTGACAGAGGAAGGTGTACTTCGAATCACCTACGATAATCAAAAAGAATAGGAGGGAAAATGTATGAGCCTCGTTACGCTTGACGTTGCAAGAGAATCTTCCGTACAGGACATTCTTCGTAAAATTGCAGAAGGTTCCGGGGTAAACATTGCACCCGAAAAGGCGACCGTTTCCATAAATGAGTTTTATGAAAACGGTATTGCCGGTGGTGTCAATACGGCAATGGTCAACTGCAATGGTACCATCTATGTAATTTCGGACAATGCAACGGCGTTATATAAATACAACCCGGATTATTACGGGTTGGATTTTGTTTGTGACTTACCATTTATGATCGATATCCACGAAACTGCAATCACGGAATTCAAAGGAGAGCTGCATCTTCTTGGCGGCAGAGGATTTCGTTCCAGAATGCATTACAAACTGGATGAAGGTGTATGGAAAGTCGCTTCTACGTTACCATATGATGTTTGTCATGGGAAGGCAATTTCGTTTAATGATGAACTTCATCTCATTGGTGGCGGAACGAATTATTATGGATATGATTACGATGCCGATAAGTTTCTTAACACCCATTACAAGTGGGATGGAGAAACATGGACTAAGGCATCGGATTTACCATATGTAGCCAGAGGAGCAGTACTGTTTGTTGCCGGAAAGGTACTTCATCTTGCAGGCGGAATGACCATTGAGAGTGAGGATAATTCAAAGAAACATTATACATGGGATGGTGATGTATGGTCTGTTTCAACCGATCTTCCAATGGGTCGTTACAACAGCAGTGCCGTTACTATCTCAGAAAGTATTACTTACATTGCCGGAGGAAATATTCCGGGTGGAAATACAAAACTCAATAGTGTCATCATCTGGAATGGTTCTTCCTTTATTACCATGGGAAGTACAATTCCGCAGGATGGCTATAACGATTGCGGTGCTTGTATTACGCACGACAATCAAAATGCACCATTCCTTGTAGGGAATCGGTTCTATAAAATCGTCGATAACCAGTGGTCTGCACAGTTTTCATTTGGTTCATTTAATGATGGAACTTCTGCCGTACTGGGCGACGAACTTCACGTATTTAACTCTTCCAAACATTACCGTTTCTCAGAAAATACCGAGGGTATTTGGGAAACGCTTCCAAATAACAAGTACAATGCGATTGGGGCATCTGCTGTAACCATGGACGATGGGATTCATATCCTTGGTGCAGCATCCGAATCTTATGCCGATTACCATTATTTATGGGATGGGAGAGAATGGCAGACGCAGTCCAATTTACCAAACAAACTGGTCAATGGTACAGCGATTGTCTATAAGGGACGGCTTCATATCATTGGTGGAAGTGTAATGAACAATGCAGCATACAATCATTATATGCTGATTGATAAACGGTGGGTTCCTGTTTCAAAGACTCCATATGGGGTACTTGGAACCAGGGCGGCTGCCGTACTTGGTGACTCCATTTATGCTGTTGGGTATGATGGAGAGGGATCCGAATATCTGATGCGGTTTAATGGGACTGGTTGGCATAATATTACCAGTTGGGAAGTAACTTCTACAGAATCCGAGTCCGAACTGAATGGAGTTACCGTAGGTTCTCCAAATGTTGTCGTTTACCGGAATCGGCTCTATGTATTTGACTTACAGTTAAATACCGGAAAGATACCAGTGAAGATTTTCTTATCTGGAAACGATGGTGTTTTAACAAAGAATTTCCTTGCATGTAGCACAATCAATGATGGAAGACCGAATATCACACCATCCATGATTACCTATGCAGGGTATATTTATATTCTTTCACAGGACGATGGAACCAAAGGCTCTGCATTACAGTATGCATTGTCCGTGGCTGATTTACCGGTCATCAAGGTATGGATTCCAGAAAATCACCAGTTCCTTTGTGATAAGAGTAAATTCTTACCGGTTGTTGGGACAATGAAAGAATCAGACAATGGGTTTATCGCACCGAAGTCTGCAATGTATTCCATTTATGCAGCATCGTACGATGAACCATTTACGGTTTGTTAAAATAAGTATGAAAGGAGGCGTATGATATGCCTTTAAGTATGTATATGGGGCAGCCACTGCATGGTCAAAAGCCGAGCATTGCGATTGACCTTTATGATCGCAGTTTGAAGAATCTTGCTCCTTCTTATCTGACTGCCAAGTTAAATGATAAGATCATGAACGGCCTCACAGATAAAAGTGGAACCATTTCCATCAGTGAAGATGGAAAGCGTATCAAGGTATTTTATGACGATGGAACGTATGAAACACTGACCAGCAAGGATGATGGTTCTTATGTCCATTGCGTTTATGCAAAGAGTGGTACCATGTTAAAGCAGACGGTTACGAAGATTGACCCGGATACTGGAAACATTCGTACGGATGTGAAGTATGATGGCAGTGTCAATGGTATCGTAGACTTTGCTTCTGCTACATGGGAAGAATTAAAGATTATGCTGACTCGTCACTACAGTGGCGATATTAACCTTGCGGACTTCTGGAGTGTTGGGGATGTAAGAACCATCACTTATGGTGCAATGGAAAGTACTGGTGTTGGAGAAAATCATGCAGGTATGACACAGAAAATGGTCATTCTTGGGTTTGATCACGATACGATTTCTGGTGGTACAAAATCTGCAGTGACCATTGGCCTCTTAAATGGTCTTGGTAATCCGGGTTATATTCATCCAAACAACACGAATGTTGGCGGATGGAACGCATCCAACCGTAGAGCATGGTGCAATGCAACATTCTTCAATGCATTACCGGAAGGCTTACAGGAACTGATTAAACCGGTGGATAAGTATTATACTCCGGGCAACGGTTCCAAGAACATTATGACTTGCTCCGATAAGTGTTTCTTATTATCCGAAAGTGAGATTATAGGAAACGGTGTAACTTACAGTTATGCTGGAGAAGGGGAACAGTATCCATTCTTTGTTGGAGGAGACTCCTTAAAGAAACGTCAGGGCGATGATGTATCCGGTTATGACAACTGGTTGACTCGTTCTGCTTGTAAGGATAATAATACACAATACGTTTATATCGAAAGTGATGGCGACATCAACGTTTGTGATGCCAATAGCCAGTACCAGATCATCCCAGCATTCTGTATTTAACGAAATCGGTTTATACGATAAATATAAGGAGATGACAAAAGGTTTGTGTCATCTCCTTTTTTAAATAAAGAAATAAAAGAAAGGAATGCAAGAACGATGGGAAAAGGTATTATCATTGGCAACGATGCCTATAGGATAAAACAGCTCGAAAAACGAATTGCCGAATTGGAAACCATACAAAGTCAAATACCATATAACATTTCATATGATGCGGCAAATGAGGAAGTTTCCCTTAGTGCAGCATCTACAACAAATGAATCATAAGTTATATTAGGAGGTATTACCCAATGGCTAACAATACAAAATTTATGTCCAAATGGACATTCAAGGGTGTTACCTATACCGTTAAGGATGCGGAAGCCAGAAGTAGACTGGATACCGTAGAGCAGAATATGGTAACATCCGAAGAAGGTAAAGGATTGTCTACAAACGACTTTACCGATGCATATAAAACAAAGGTTGATGAGACAGCATCTTCCTTAGGTGCGCATACAAGTAACAAGTCAAATCCACATGGGGTTACTGCTTCTCAGGTGGGACTTGGAAATGTAACCAATGACAAACAGGTGAAAGGTCGTTCCAGTGGTACAACTGCTGGAAATGTTGTCGCTTGGGGTGCGGATGGTTACAACTTACAGGATACAGGATTTACCATCGGAAAATCTGTACCAAGTGATGCAGAATTTACCGATACAAAATATACCCATCCGACAATCAATGCGGAAACAACGCAGGAAAATCAGTCGGTAGGGCATGGAAATACATTCAAAGCAATCAGTGCAATGAATGTCAATACGGAAGGTCATGTAACGGACATTGTAGAAAAGACCTTCACGTTACCAAATGAAACAGAATTGACCGTTGAAGAAAGTGGTTCCGGAGATGTCATTTCTGGAATCAGTGTTTCTGGTCATAAAATTACCGTTACAAAGAATACTGCATTAACCGCAGACCATGAACATCCAAAATATGAAAACCAGAATGCGTTCAGTAATATTCTGGTTGGTGATACAATTCTTGCTGCGGAAAATACAACGGATGTATTTGAGATCGCTGCTGGGGAAAATGTTACCCTTACCGCAGATGAAGCGGGGGATACGATTACCATTGCTGCAAAGGATACAACGTATGTAGATGCAACTACGAGCAAGTCTGGTCTGATGAGTGCGGATGATAAGACAAAGCTCAATGGAATTGCAGAAGGGGCACAGGTCAATACCCTTACTGGGGTAAAGGGTGCTGCCGAATCTTCTTATCGAATTGGAAACGTAAATATTACACCTGCCAATATTGGTCTTGGAAACGTGACGAATGAATCCAAGGAAACCATGTTTGTAAATGCAGCACTCACCGGGACTCCAACGGCTCCAACTGCAGGGGCAGACACAGATTCTACACAGATTGCAACCACTGCATTTGTACAGAGTGTCGTTTCTTCTAAAATCGCTGCGGCAGATGCAATGATTTATAAGGGCACGATTGGTTCTTCCGGTGCAACCATCAGTGCTTTACCTGCAACACATAAGACCGGTTGGTCTTATAAGGTAATTACGGCTGGAACGTATGCTGGTCAGAAATGTGAAGTTGGGGATCTGATTATTTGTCTGAATGATGGAACTGCTGCAAAAGATTCTGACTGGACCGTTGTCCAGAGCAATATTGATGGTGCCGTGATTGGCCCAGAAAATTCCGTGGATGCACACGTTGCTACCTTTGATGGTGCAACTGGTAAGGTAATCAAGGACAGTGGATTTACCATCGGAACATCCGTACCAAGTGATGCGGTATTTACAGATACCACATATTCGGATGCAACGACAAGTAAGTCTGGTCTGATGAGTGCTGCGGATAAGACAAGGCTCAATGGAATTGAAGAAGGAGCCCAGGTAAATCAGAATGCATATGCAGCTATTAAGGTTGGAAATGCAACGTTATCTGCGGATTCTACGGAGGATACCCTCACACTCATTGCAGGAGCAAATGTTACTTTAACTCCAGATGAGAATGGGGATGCGGTAACGATTGCTGCAACCGATATGACCTATACGCACCCGACGTATTCTGGCAACAAATTGACTGGATCACAGGCCCCAGAACACGGTGGTACATTTGGTGTCGTAAGCTCCTTAACCCTTGCCAACGGGCATGTCAGTGGGTATATAGTGGATACCGTAACCTTGCCAGAAGAAACAAAATTAAGTAAGTCAGAATCTGGTTCTGGTAATGCGATTACGGATATTGCAGTAAACGGTCATGGTATTACGGTAACAAAAGGGAAGACGTTCTCTGAAAGTGATCATACGCATAATTATGCGGGTGCTGCATCTTCTGGTGGTGCTGCAACAAAGGCGATCAACGATGAGAATGGAAATCCAATCACCGGATACGTGACCGGTCTTAGTGTATCTGGAAAGACCATTACCTTTAATAAGGGGGATGGTACGAGCGATACAATTACAACCCAGGATACCGTTTATACACACCCAAGTTATAGTGCAAAGAGTGCGGGACTTTATAAGGTAACTGTAGATGACATGGGTCATGTGAGTGCAGCGACCGCTGTAACCAAAGACGACATTACCGGACTTGGTATCCCTGCTCAGGATACAACGTATGATGTAGCAACAACCAGTGCAAATGGTCTGATGAGCAAAGACGATAAGTCTAAGCTCGACGGAATCGCTGCTGGGGCTCAGGTGAATACAGTAACTGGTGTAAAGGGTAACTCCGAGTCTTCTTATCGTACAGGAAACATTAACATTACTGCCGCCAATGTAGGACTTGGAAATGTAACCAATGAATCCAAGGCAACAATGTTTACAAGTCCGACGTTTACAGGTACACCAAAGGCACCGACTGCAGATTCTGGAACCAATACAACCCAGATTGCAACCACTGCATTTGTACAGGCGGAAATTGATAGTAAAATTGCAGCTGCGGATGCAATGATTTATAAGGGCACCATTGGTTCGTCTGGTGCAACCGTTACAGCCCTTCCTACAACTCATAAGACTGGATGGTCCTATAAGGTTATTACAGCTGGCACATATGCTGGCGTAGCTTGTGAAGTAGGAGATATAATTATCTGCTTAACCGATGGTACTGCCAATAATAACTCTGACTGGACCGTTGTTCAGACCAACATTGATGGTGCCGTAACGGGTCCTGCAAGCTCTGTAGCAAATAGAGTTGCCGTATTCAATGGTACGACCGGTAAGGTAATTAAGGATAGTGGATATACGATTGCAAAATCTGTACCAAGTGATGCTGTATTTACCGATACCGTTTATACGCATCCAACCTATACAGAAAAGAGTGCGGGTCTTTATAAAGTGACTGTCGATGGCACTGGCCACGTAAGTGCAGCAACTGCTGTGACCAAGGACGATATTACAGGACTTGGTATCCCAGCACAGGATACAACGTATGATGTAGCATCCACTTCAGCAAACGGTTTAATGAGTAAGGATGATAAGTCTAAGCTCGACGGAATCGCTGCCGGGGCAAACGCATATACACACCCAAGTTATACGGAAAGGAGTGCGGGTCTTTATAAGGTAACGGTTGATGGCACTGGCCACGTGAGTGCAGCAACTGCCGTTACAAAGGATGATATCACCGCACTTGGTATTCCTGCACAGGATACCGTTTATAGCTTACCGGCAGCAACAACGTCTGCGCTTGGTGGTGTAAAGGTTGGTTCAAACCTTACATTTGCGGATGATGGTACACTCAGTCTGGTATGGCAGAATATCACAAACGCCCTTGGGTTTGTACCTGTAAGAAGATTCGTCTGGACAAACGTTGGAATTAGTAGTGTATATTGGACAAGCGATACAACATATCCAGATTTCCCTTATAAATACTGGCTCCCTGTTTCGGGTATAACGGGGGATTGGCTTGCTGAAGTTATCTTTGGTCCAACGGAGGTTATTTCTGGTATATTTGCACCAATAAACCAGACACTCGATGGTGGTATTAACCTTTGGGCAACTGAAGTCCCTGCTGATTTCACAATCCCAACCATCATTTTCTCATATGGGTGATAATGAGACTTTCGTCATTTGACATATAATTGAACATATGGGGTGGTTTCATCCCATATGTTCTTTTTCATTCAGAAATCACACTAATGTAAATCTGATGGTAGAGACGTAACGTTTACGAATCAATACCAAGAAAACTATTGTGAAAGGAGATGCGAACGATCGTATGTTACAAGAAGTATTGATGAAGACGCTGATTGATGAAGCGTCACTTGGACAAAAGATTCAAAGCTCTGGGGACGTATCGGAAAAAGGGCGTTATGCGTTGGATGCGACCGAGAAAAATCCCAATATTGAAGGTACCATCGCTGAAGATTTAGCGAATGTGACAAATATAATGACCCGGATCAAGAATACCATGGATACCATGGTGTCACTTCCGGATGGGTCCGTTGCAGAAGATGGAGAAATTGCTGCGGCAAAGATTGGCCCGAATGGGGAAAGGTATACGACCTTACAGGATGCGATTACACAGCAGATTTCTGATTACAAGGGCGTTGCGGTATCCAATACCGAACCGGCTGCAGAACGGCATGTGGATGTCTGGGTAAATACCAATGAGAATGTTGGAGAGACCGTATGTATTCCAGAAGTGGATGACAATGCGGTCAGTGAAGTAGATACGTGGTCTTCTGCAAAGATCAATGCGATGATCAATGCCTTACAGACCATGGTATCGGATGGTGAAGGTGGAGTTATTCGATTAGCAAATCTGATCGACGACTCCGATACAGCGTTTGATAAAGTATGGAGTTCCAACCGTACCAGAACGGAGATTCTTGCTGCATTAACTAACATTACGGATGGAGAGGGGAACACCTTTAACATCTTTGATCTGATTGACGATTCAACGGAAGCTTATAATAAGTTATGGAGTTCCATTAAGATTCGTGCGGAATTAAATAGCGTCAAGGAAATGATTCAGGATTCCGAGGATATGGGAATCAAGAAGTATATCGACGATGCGATTGAGGCGACGGATAAGATTTGGAGTTCTTCGAAGATTCGTGCAGAATTAAATGCGGTGTTAAGTAAGATTCCTTCTGGTGGCGGTGGTGGAACGATTAACATCTTTGATTACATCGACGATACTACAACCGGTACAGGAAAGCTTTGGAGTTCTTCAAAGATCAATACCGAGTTAAATAACCTGAAAACAACGGTGAAAAGTGAGGTGAAAACCGAGGTTGTAACCGAAGTAAAACAGGACATTGACTTAAGCAGCTATGCAAAGAAGTTAAAGTATCAAGACAAAGTAGTAGAAGAAAGTGCTTGGGTGGAAGATACCGAATACACTGGGTTTGGATTCGTTGCACAGATTGTATGCGATGGGGTAACTGCGGATTATGTTGCCGAAGTAATCTTTAGCATCAACGAAGTAATCGCTGGGATTTTTGCTCCAATCAGTGAAACATGCGATGGATACATCAAGATTTGGGCATCCGAAAAACCAACCGGTAGTATTACGATACCAACCATCCTTTGCTTTAACTAAAGGAGGAAGTTGATATGGAAAGAAACTTTAAGGAAATTGCAAAGACAAATGCGTTTGTTGCAAATGCAGCGGAAATTCGTGAGATTTGTATTACAGAAGGCGTGGACGTTGGTGTAGCACTGGATATGTACTGCACAAAAAAGCATCTGGAAAAGGGAAGTGAATATCAGGAGTTTCTTGCCCTTTGTAGAGAAACACCGCTGGATGTAATCATGGACGAACTGTAAACAAAAAGAGATAAGGTACCCCAATGTACCTTATCTCTTTTTTACACTCATATAACCTACAGAAAAGGAGAACTAATATGATAGGAAAAACGAATGTAAAAAGTAACGTAGAATCTTTCGACCCGTCTGTTGTATCATGGGGGGGGGGGTCTGAAGAAGAGGTAACCACAATGCTCGATCTACATTACTCTGGAAAAATTAATATCGCGGATTACTGGGCCGTTGGTGATTCAAAGACAATCACAATTAATGAAGTTTCTGCCACTAATGTAGCTGGAGAGGTACAACCTTCTCAAGCCGCGGAATTAGTCATTATCGGAATAAACCACGATGATAAATCGGACGGTTCTGGAAAGGCTGCCGTTACCGTACAAACAAAAACATCATTATCCAATACAGGGTATATAAACTCTTCTAATTCTGCAAACTATAGTTCTTGGTCTAATTGTGGCAGAAGAACTTGGTGTAACAACAATTTTAAATCCGCTTTACCAACATGGTTACAGAATCTTATTAAGCCGGTTACAAAAGTATCAAGTCGCTATGCATACGATAACAAATCATCCTATCGAGGACAATTCACTACGACGGATAGTGTATTCCTACTTTCCGATTATGAGTCAGTTGGATTTTGGTATTCTGCGATAAATGATGAGGGGAAATATGGGTCTCCTATGGCAGATGGCACTCAATATGAATATATGCGAACAACTGCAAATCGGTGTAATGGGTCCAACTGGTGGCTCCGGTCATCTATTGTAAACAATATCGGTGCTGCGTATTTTACGGTAGTTGGTACGGGTGGATCGAATTGGGCTGCCCAAGCGATGGCTAACTATAGTTTTGCACCGGCATTTTGTCTTTAATATGGATTAAGAGAATCGTAATTAGAGTTACGATTCTCTACCTTCTTTTGTAAAATCCAGTTCGCACCCTTTTCAGATATATATTAACTCTGTATCTATAAACAAATCAAAGTTAAAGAAAGGGTTGATAGGATGAGTTATCAATTAAGAAAAGAAACAGAGGAAAACTATGTATTTGAAAACGAGGACGTTCTCGTGGATATGGATGCGAGAGGATTTGGATACCTCAAAGACTATGCTACCATATATCGTGGATGCTATTTAACAATTTTAAACCACGAAGCATACATTCAGGTAGAAGAATACAGCGAACTAATTTCCCTTGGTGCGATTGTAAACTATAAGAAACCACACACCAAAGACACCTCATACAAAATTGATTACGAGGAATTCTTAAAGAAACTGGCGGAGCTTGAGGGTGCGGATACGGACTATCAATTAATCCGAGAAGACGAGAAACACTTCCGCATAGAAACAAAAGACTTCAAAGTTACAATGGGACGATTAAACTTTGGTAGTATTGTTGACCGGGTGAATATCCTTGGACAAGCGACATTACGTGTATCAAAAGATGGGGAATTTCGCATTGTTGGACGGGTAGAAGACGACACCATTGTTGGGGAAGGGGTTGTTTGCTTCAAAGGAAATCCAATGGGTGCTGCAATTGTATTTGGTAGTAAGGAATTTGTTCCACGCTTACTGGATGTGATTTGACAATAGATTGGTAGAAATAGGAAAAGAGATAAGGTAAATTTGATACCTTATCTCTTTTTTATTTATATTTAAAGGCAAAACGCTGGTGCGATACCGCATCCATAGCTCATTGTTGCATAGTATGCTGTTCCATCGGAATTTGCTGTCGCATAATCGAAAGTACCGGCACTACTTACTATAGACGATCTAAGCCACCAATATTGAGAAGGTCCACCCTTGATACGATTCGACTGTGTCTTCATATATTCGTATTGGGTACCATCGGAACCAACGTCTCCACCCATACTGATAAATGGGGAAGTTCCAAAAGTCTCAAACTCGGAAAGTAAGAATACGCTATCCGTCGTCGTTGTTTGTCCTCGAAGTGCTCCATAATTACTATTGGTTGTATGAGCATGTCGGTTTGTTACCTTTGCAACCGGTTTAATTAAATTCTGTAACCAAGTAGGTAAAGCTGATTTAAAATCATTATTACACCAAGTTCTTCTCGATGTATAAGCCCAGAGAGAATAATTATAACCACTACTAGGAGCATTGATCATACCACCCGCACCAAGACAATCTTTTGTTTGTACGGTGATCGTAGCCTTTCCAGAACCATCCGCCTTGTCATCATGCTTGATGCCAATGATTACAAGTTGGACATTTTGGGAGGATTGGGCTTCTCCCGTTGTTCCACTGGCAATTGCATTTAATGTAATTGTCCTTATATCACCGATTTGCCAATATTCTGCTACATCAATCAGTCCAGCATAATGATCATTAATCATGGTCGCTACTTCATCGTCAGACCCCCCCCCCATGCCACAATTGTTGGGACATAGGGTTCTACATTACTCTTACTATTTGTATTTCCAATCATATTGATTCTCCTTTTCTTTGTATTATAAAACTGTAAAAAAGAGAATCGTAATCTGAGTTACGATTCTCATAATATATTAAAGGCAAAATGCCGGAGCCACCCCATATCTGCTATCAGCAAAATCGCGGAAAGCATTTCCATCTGACTTTATTGCGACGAAGTATGATCTGTCGTTTTCCACTATAGCAGAACGAAGCCACCAATAATCTGTAGGACCACTTTTGATACGGTTTGCTTGGGTCTTCATATATTCGTATTGGGTACCATCGGAGCCAACATCACCCCATTCTGTTCCACCAAGCAAAGCTTTTCCAAGGGATTCAAATTCAGAGAGTAAGAATACATCATCCGTCGTACTGATTTGCCCTCGATAAGAACCGTAGTCACCGAAGGTTCCACTATACCCATGACGGTTGGTCACTTTTGTTACCGGCTTGATTAAGTTTTGTAACCACGTCGATAGTGCTGATTTAAAATTGTTATTACACCAAGTCCTCCTAATAGAAGTTGACCAAAGAGAATAATCCACTGAACCATACGAAATATTGATATACCCATACGCACTCAATTGATCCTTCGTTTGTACAGTTATAGCAGCCTTGCCAGATCCATCAGCCTTATCATCATGGTTCATTCCGATGATTACCAGATTCACATTTTGAGCAGGCTGGTTATCAGTCGTTGTACCATTAGGAATCGCAGCAATACGTTCCGTCCTACTATCTCCGATTGCCCAATAATCTGCAACATTGATTAATCCTTTATAATGAGCGTCCAACATCTTGGTTATTTCTTCTTCTGCCCCCCCCCCCCATGACGTAACAACAGACGCAGGGTCGAAGGGTTCCACATTACTTTTTACGTTCGTTTTTCCTATCATCCTCTAAATTTCCTTTCTATAAAATAAACCCGGAATAAGAGCATCGTCCGATACCCTTATTCCACATCGTTAAAACCGTTTCCATAACTCTGCATAACGTCTTGCAACGTTCATTTCTGTCTGGAATACAAACGTATCCGAACCGTTGCTGATGGATAACGAATGGTTTCCATAGGTCCGTAACGTTGAAGGGTCTAAATCAAACGATTCACAAACCACTTTCAAATTGTCCGAATCCCGCAGCAGTAATTCCTGAATCTCAGACCCAAGAATCGCACGAGACGCATCCCGATTCACGGTATATTCTCTCTTCTCCGGTCTGGTTTCGTACTGTACAGATTCAAACGTCTGTTCGCTTCCGTCGTATCCTTTGACGACTTTGACCTTCTTTGGATCCGCATACGCTTCCTTATGGGACGGTAAGTTTACTTCGTCGTACGTAATAAAACGAGGTGCCTTATTGACATACGATACGTTTCCTCGTTTATCGAGTACAGCAAACCCACGGTAAGAGTACGAAGGATTGATTCCTTGTAAGATCCCCTTGGTTAATTTCGTTCCATACATTCCATCGTCCAACGTTTCAATGGAACCTCGGATCAAATTCCCATCCCGCCACATTTTCTTGATAATATTGCAGGTATACTTGGAATCAACCGTTGCGATTCTTGCAGGAGAACCGTCGATTGGGTGACCTGCTTCGCTATGGAGTTTGTTATTTTTCAGAAGTTCCATTACCTCTGGCGTTGTAATGGACTCTACAATGGCGTCGCCTTTATAGTATCTTCGGTTTCGATTGATACAGTCCAGGGATTGTAAGACGGTATCAAATCGTACGAAGAATAAGTGTTCGTTTTTTACAACGTCGAGGTTTGATACTTCCTGAATGGAGTTGTCGTTTTCCATTAGGATAAATCCAAATGGTGCATTTGGATTTACAACCTGATTTGACATAGTAATACCTCCTTTTTAAGAAGGTGTGGTGCGAAGGAATTGAAATACGGGTTTGGAAACAGGATAGTAATCTTAAAGAAAGGAAACAGTAATATGATTGGAAATACAAATAGTAAGAGTAATGTGGAACCCTTTGACTATTCCGTCGTGTCATGGGGGGGGGGGGTCTGAAGAAGAAATAACAAAAATGATCAATGACCACTATGCTGGAAAAATTGATGTAGCAGATTACTGGCAAGTTGGTGATATGCGAACGGAAAGTATCACAGCGATCGCGAGCGGAACCACCGGAGAATCCCAATCCGCACAAGATATCCAACTTGTGATTATTGGGATCAAACACGACGATAAAGTAGATGGGTCTGGAAAGGCCGCCGTCACGGTACAGACAAAGAACACATTAGGTACCGCAGGATATATGTATTCTGCATACAAGACAGCATCTTATTCATTATGGTCTAATTCTCCGAGAAGAACCTGGTGTAATAGTAACTTTAAGTCTGCACTACCAACGTGGATACAAAATTTGATTAAGTCAGTATCAAAAATATCCAACCGACATTGTTATAGTGGATGCAGTGGGTACTCATCTTATCGAGGACAAACGGAAACAACAGATGAGGTATTCCTTCTCTCTGAATTTGAGGTACTTGGAAGTGCCCCATATGGTGGTACTGACTGGGGTGACGTTGGTTCCGATGGAACACAATACGAATATATGAAAACATCAGCGAACCGTAAAAAAACTGGAGGTTCAAACATCTGGTACTTTCGATCATCACTATTAATGAATACGGGGCCATATTCGTACTTCGTTGAAATATATTATGACGGATCTGCGAATTACGATTATGCAAGTAATCCGAATGGAATAACTCCAGCGTTTTGTCTTTAAGATAAATAAAAAAAAAGAGAATGGTAATATAAACTTACCATTCTCTTATCCTTGTTTGTTTACAGACAGAACGCTGGTGCAATACCGGTGGTACTATTACAACCAAGTGTACCACCAGCCCCACTAGTATGATGACAACTAATAAATCCAGAATTACCAGTTGTAAACGATGATCGGAGCCACCACATGTAAGCTGAACTACCAACGTTCTTTATTCTATTAGATTCAATTTTCATATATTCATATTGCGTACCATCGGACGAAAGAACGCCATAAGTACTTTCATCGAGTTGCTGTGTCCCAAACGTTTCGAATTCTGATAATAAAAACACGTCGTCCGTCGTAGTTGTCTGCCCTCGATAAGATTCATATCCAGTATAACCATATCGGTTACTGATTTTTGTCACCGGTTTAATCAACTCCTGTAACCAGTCTGGTAACGCGGATTTAAAATCACCATTGCACCAAGTTCTTCTTTGAGAAGTAGACCAAAGAGAATAAGAACTCCCACTCAATGTAGAATTCATATATCCCTTGGTTTTTAGACTATCCTTTGCCTGTACAGTCACAGCGGCTTTTCCATTCCCATCGGCTTTGTCATCATGATTCATGCCGAGGATTACCAAATCTACACTCTGAGCCGATTGTGCTTCTCCAGTGGTTCCACTTGGTATCGCTGTGATACTTTCCGTTCTTGTATCTCCAACTACCCAATAGTCTGCAATATTAATCAATCCATTGTAATGCTCATCCAACATTACAGCTATTTCTTCAGCGGACCCCCCCCCCATGTCACAATGGTAAGAGGCTTTACATTACTCTTACTATTTGTATTTCCAATCATATTATTTCTCCTTTTCTTAATATTATATAACTGTAAAAAGAGAATAGTAATGGTTACTATTCTCTTAATTTATATTAAAGACAGAATGCTGGTGCTATCCCATGTGGTTCATCGGCGATCCCATTGACGAAAGTCATCCCATTTGCTCCTATGCAAACGAAATTGGAATAACCGCTCATTATAAGAGACGACCGTGTCCACCAGACGGTTGAACCACCAGATTTTACACGATTTGATTGTGTCTTCATAAATTCGTACTGGGTTCCATCAGAACCGACGTCACCATAAGTGGAACCGCCAAATGCACTTCCAAATGTTTCAAACTCCGAGAGTAAAAACACATCATCTGTTGTGGAGGTTTGACCTCGATATGTTTCATACCCAGTATTCCCATGCCGATTCGTTACCTTTGATACTGTCTTGATTAAACTCTGTAACCAAGTTGGTAAAGCTGTTTTAAACTTATTATTACACCAAGTTCTTCTACCTGAAGTTGACCAAAGGGAATACGTTACACCATATGACGGGTTGATAATTCCCGTAGTGGAAAGTGTATTGGTTGTCTGTACCGTTATGGCTGCCATTCCACTCCCATCGGATAAATTGTCATGATTCAATCCTATGATTATCAAATCTATACTTTGAGCAGGTTGGGAATCTTGAGTGGTATTATCATATGCTATCGCTGTGATACTTTCCGTTCTTGTATCACCAATATCCCAGTATTCTGTAATATTGATTCTTCCATCATAGTGTTCTTGTATCATAACGGTTACTTCTTCTTCAGATCCCCCCCCCCATGATACAATCAGTGGAGGTTCTACATTACTCTTACTATTTGTATTTCCAATCATATTAGTTCTCCTTTTCTGTAGGTTATATACTTGTAGTATTCCCATCTTGCACTACAAAAAAAAAACAAAAGGGCAACGGTTGTATGCCGTCACCCTTTCCCGGAGTATTAATACTGATAATGACTCCGGTACCATTTACCATCGGGACTGGTGCAAGTCATCTGCTTGCCCTTGTCACCTTCCCAATCGAAGATACCAACCCTCCAGCCACGTGCCCGTAACCAGAGCATTGCCTCCTTGATCTCTGGGTAGCATACGTGGGACCTATGATTAGATGGATCCACATTGTCATATGCTACCGTAAGGTAGTCCTTCACACGATCCTCGTGTTCGAGGTTCATGTGTTTCTGGAGCTTCATCCTGAAGCTCAACGCTTCACCCAGTCTATTCCAATTATATACCATAACGAATCACCTGTCCTTTCAACAGAGGTGGAAGGTTTTATGGGATAACCTTCCGAACCCGTACAGTTATTAGCAGTTATAAGGAAACCTCTCAAAGGGGGAGCGAGAGATTCCTTATATACAGATTTAATATCGTTACGAAAACCCTGCGAACTGGATTTTATAAATCTTTTTCATCAAACACTAAGTTAATGGGGTTCACCCAAACCCCAGACCCCTTTTGGGAAAAACCCATAACCGACAATGCGTCTTTCACCGGCGAATTCATTGTCACTCATCACAAACTGGAAGTTTTACCAACTTCCTCCAGTATGTGAATTATCCATGCGACGCCTTAGGGCAACAACATTTTGTGGTAGTAGGAATCCATTGTCCTACTACCACATTGTCTTTTAGGATCGAATTGTAGAAGTCCGAAAATGTGACGTGCTGCGATAATTATCAAACAACTCATTTCGGTCCTGTTCTGCATTCGACCAATCCTGAATCCGTAAATCAATCGTCCCATACGGAGTATCAATTTCCGTATAATTCCCAAATTCATTGTAAATATCTTTTTTCAAATCCAAAATAAAGAGCCGCTTCACCGCATCGTACGTCATATCATCCAAAGAAATCAGATTCTCATCATTCTTTACACAAAACGACGCATTAAGTGGACCCGTATAGTTCGTAATCATCAAAATATTTGGTGGATAAAAATAGAAGCGAAAGTTTCTTGAAACTTCTCCGACCAACTGGCGGTCCGCATAGTTGATATTAGCAGTCAATACTGCCCCGTATAAATCGCCCGACGTTGCTCTTCCCCAATGGTTATTCCATGGAAGTTCGTTAAAGTAATTTCCAAAATAACTACACCCATCCATGGCTGGTCCATACGCCGAACTTACTGGTACACACGATTTAATTGTAAGAATCTCGTGCCCATCGGTTAATTCGATTGGGATACGGTACTTGGAGTACCGGTCATCCAAAACGATTCTTCTTGGAATTTCTACATCAAATGCCGTTGGGTCATTGACATCCACGGGAATCAAATCTGCCGTGGAAAAAGTTTTCTTAATAATCATTGGGTGAAGGATATTTAAGGACGGAAGGGTTTCTTCTCGTAATACCCTCATCATATATTCGGTTGGGGATTTGATCTCTTCTTTTGGTAAGAGCTTTAATACCCGTCCGCATTCTCGCATTCCTGCTCGTAATAACATATTCAAATCCATAGTATCAAACCTCCTGTTTAAAAGAATGTAGAAAAATGGAAAGGAGACGACTCCGTTCAAAGTTTGTCGTTCCCTTTCCATAAATTTATATAAATCAGATTGAAAAGCCCGGCGCTATTCCATAAGTGAAGCCAGCAACAGCGTGGCCGGCTGCCCCATCCGAGCCCACAAGAACGAAACGTGAGTTTTCGCTTCTGTCCACATGAGAAGATCGTAACCACCAGTATGAAGCTGGGCCTGTTTTTACACGGTTTGCTTGCGTCTTCATATAATCGTACTGGGTACCATCAGAACCAACGTCTCCATAAGTTGATGCAAGGTAGGAACTCCCAAAGGTTTCAAATTCGGATAATAAGAATACCTCATCGGTTGTATTCGTTTGTCCCCTACAATAACTATAGCTATTATCAGCATGTCTGTTACTTACTTTTGCAATTGGTTTAATTAAGTTCTGTAACCAAATAGGTAAGGCTGATTTAAAGTTACTATTACACCAAGTTCTCCTTGGCGAACCTGACCATAAAGAATAAGAATGAGAATTGTAAAGGGAATACATATATCCCGCAGTACCTAATTGGTTCTTCGTTTGTACTGTCACGGCAGCTTTCCCACTTCCATCTGCTTTGTCATCATGATTCATTCCAATAATTATCAGTTCAATATCTTGAGCCGATTGTGATTCACCAGTTGTACCACTGGCGATTGCTGTTATACTTTCCGTCCTTGTATCCCCAACTACCCAATAGTCTGCAATATTAATCAATTCAGCATAATGCTCATCCAACATAGTAGCTATTTCTTCAGCGGACCCCCCCCCCCCCATGTCACAAGGGTAAGAGGCTTTACGTTACTCTTACTATTTGTATTTCCAATCATACGCTATTATCTCCTTTTCTGTAGGTTATATAACTGTAAAAAAGAGAATAGTAAGCCGAGTTACTATTCTCTTTATAAATCCTCTATAAACAAAACGCCGGTGCTATTCCAATCATAGCATCTGCATTACTCATCACATCCGACCCATCGGATTCTACAACGTTAAAGTTGGCTCCACCATTCTCATCGACAGACGATGACCGAAGCCACCAAGATTCCCCCGGACCGCCCTTCACGCGATTCGTTGTTGTCTTCATATACTCATACTGCGTTCCATCCGGACCAAGATCCCCATACGTTTCCGAGTCAAGATACTGGCTCCCAAACGTTTCAAATTCCGATAATAAAAATACACTATCATCCGTGGAGAGCCGTTCCCAGTATAAATCATAGGCTGGGTGTGCATAACAATTGGTTACCTTTGTAACGACTTTCACCAAATTTCCTAACCAAGTTGGCAACGCATCTTTGAATCCATAATTGCACCAAGCACGTCGCATGGTATCTGCCCATGACGAATACTCGGCGGAAGCAACTGGGTGTATATAACCAACCTCAGATAATTGGTTCTTTGTTTGTACGGTAATGGCAGCCTTTCCACTCCCATCCGCTTTGTCGTCATGGTTGAACCCAATAATGACAAGATCGACGGTCTGTTCTGGTTGTACTTCGGTTGTTACCCAATTTGGGACCCCATCCAACGTAATCGTTCTTGTATCACCTACTGCCCAATACTCGGCAATATCAATTTCTCCTTTATAGTGAGCATCCAGCATCATGGTGATTTCTTCTGGAGTACCATCACTCCAAGAAACAATGTTGTTTGAATATTCCGTTGGTTTACCGGTCTTTTCAAATCTCACAATTCCGATCACAATGTTTCCTCCTTCTTATACTTAAATACAAAACGCCGGAGCCAACCCATATACGTTGGAGGCACCGAGGGTGCAGGTCGCCCCATCCGAGTTCACACAAACGAAATACGAGGTGCCGGAGCCGTACACATTAGAAGAGCGCAGCCACCAAGTATTCGTTCCACCACTCTTTACACGGTTTGCTTGTGTCTTCATATACGCATATTGAGTACCATCGGAACCAACGTCTCCATAATCAGAACCACCAACATAGGCACTTCCGAACGTTTCAAACTCTGATAATAAGAATACATCATCGGTTGTATTCGTTTGTCCTCTATAAGAACTATAACCACTATTAGCATGTCTATTGGTTACCTTTGCAACCGGTTTAATTAAATTTTGTAACCAAGTAGGTAAAGCTGATTTAAAGTTACTATTACACCAAGTACGTCTTGGGGAATCTTTCCAAAGAGAATAAGACGGTGAAGTATAGCCAGAGTACATATATCCCGCAGTACCTAACGAGTTCTTTGTCTGTACAGTCACAGCGGCTTTCCCACTCCCATCTGCTTTATCGTCGTGTTTGATTCCGATAATTATCAGATCAACACTCTGTTGAGACTGGGATTCTCCGGTTGTACCACTTGCAATTGCGGTTAAGGTGATTGTTCTTGTATCCCCTACCGTCCAGTAATCTGCAATGTCAATCGCTCCATTATAATGGGATTCCAACATTTTTGCAATTTCATCCGGAGTACCATCACTCCAAGAAACGATTTTTATTGTTGAGCAATCGGTGGTTGGGGGGTCAAGATTGGTGTCATCATCGGATTCTTCGAAACCACTCTGGTCTACACGTTTCAGTCTATTACCAACCACATTCTGACACCCACACCACGGGCAGTCAAACGCATCCCAATATTCTGCCATTTTTGTAAAAAAGTTTCTTTTTTTTACAGTATAGCGATTTTCTCTCATCGGTTGAAATTCACTCTTACATACTTTACACGTAATACTCATAATCTTCTTGCCCTACTTTCTGTTGTTATTCTTTCCCTTTGGTGGTTCTAACATTGCACGACTCCAATCAATATAGGAATTGACACAGTTTGGGCAAGTAAATACCGCCCACTGCTCCTTCTCCAGTCTACGATAAACAATATCTCGTTCACAATGTGGACACTTCCAAAACGCTTCTTCCAAACGATTCTCAAATGGAATTCGGTAATCTTCTCGAAGCATCTGTACCTTTGGTAAGGTGTAAGGTTTTGGATTCTTTCCATATGGACATTCGTCACAATACCCTTCCATCTGTTCTGGCGGGTCCAATTTACACGAATGGTGAATGAATGGGGTGGATGGGTCAGGCTTTATCGTCTTATGTTCGCAATCCACCCATAATCTGTATGGTTTTAAGTTTAACATGTCTTTTCCTCCTTTTTCCAAATTACAGCACTGTATCCTCCGTCATAATTATTAAAAACCCCACAGGATACACTCCTCTAATATGAAAGGAGGCGACACTTATGGCAGAAGTAATCATCTTATCGGATGAAGAGTTCTATGAGATGAAAAATAGAGATAAACGACAAAACTTCTTGGAAGAATTGGAAAAAATGACAAAACCGGTAAGGGGTGGATCCTTTTCGGTAAAAGACGTGAAAAAAGAACCAAAGATAGAAGCTCCAAAAGAGTCGGAATTTATAGCCGACTATCACCCTTCCGAAGGAATGGTGGACCGGGAAAACTCCGATTGGGCTGGGTTTGTATCCGATCTTTCTGGATTTGAACTTTCCCCAATCGAATCCGTAACGGACGAACGCATTACTGGGTTCCAACTGGATACTTCCATTACAGAACCGGACGATAATAAATACAGCAACGTATTCAAAAAAGAACTCGCTATGCTTTCGGAGGTTTTAAAGGATGTAAAAGCCCATGGAGCAAGGGTGGATTCTACATTAAAGAAAATGAACGTTGGTGGGAAAGGCTCTTCCAGCAGAACCACTGGAATCCCAAAAGGATACTCCGATCTGGTGGAAGCCTATAACTCCATCAATACTACCAAGATTCAAGTCATCAAAGCCATGTCGGATTTACGATCCAAACAAATCGACTGGCAGTTTAAAGACAAAGCCACCCACCCAGAGAATGCAGAATCCGTGGATAGTATTGCCGATATGTATTATAAACGTATCATTGGTGGTGGTACGCAAAACTTCATTGCATCCTCTTCAGACTTATATCACAAAGCAGATTTCGAATATGAATCCATCTCTGATGAACCAATGGATGAAGCGACCCTGATGAAATCCGGATTTAACATCACGCAACCAATCCAAGGGGCTCGTTCTACTCTGGATACGGATATTGACGGAGATGCGTATGGTTACATTGCAAACGAACAACGAAATTACGAAATCGTTGCTTACCAATACGGGGAAAATAAGTTCCAACTCGGAGCCCTCGATGAATACGGGGAACCGATTGAGGATATGGAACTTCCATCCGATGTGGATCCATCCATTACGGAATCCTTAAAGATTCGTCCGGGGTCGAATTTTGCCTATGATAAATACGGTAGATCTTACCGTGTCGTGGAAATGGGAAGTGTAGATATTTCTGATATAGACGATATGGAATATCCTTATTAATTTTTAATAAAAAATAATAGATAGAACAAATTTATAGGAACGACGGATCGGCTCTTGGGAGTGTTTCGTCGGTTCCGAATCGTTTATGTCAGAGTATGGAACCCATAATTCCAGAATGGTAACCATCTTTTATATAACCGATTTTTCGAGGTATATGAGTCATTGGTAAGGACGTTAGACTGGAACTTTCGAAACGACCAAAGATTCATAGAAAACTCAAACAATTGTGGACTGTAAGTGAATCCAAACACTTACAGTCCACATTGTTTTTTATTAACAGGGGTAAGAGGCAAAGAGCCGTTTGGGTTTGGGGGATCCATTGGTCTCTTTGCCTCGGGGTTGATTAATATAATTTGATTCTGGAAAACCTCACCGATCCAATAATATCCCGACGTCATAATATCTTACCAGATTTTTGCTTTTACACACACGCAACGTTTGACAGGGTATATTCCAGAAAGATGACTCTCCTGATTCAAATTACATAAGTGTTTTGTCATTATTTTCTATACAAATGAAAACCCAAAAATCCACAAGGAAGTAATTGCACCGAAAGGAGGAGAAAACCATGAAAGTAGCAGATGGAAACAAACCAATCAATGTTGGGGACCCATCGTTTATCTACAAAGGGGTATACAATCCGATTCACTGGATTGGAGATAAGCCGTATCGACCACGCGTGGAAACACTGGTGATTAAAGATGCAAGATATGTCTATGCGGATTTGGATGATGACATCGAATCCTATCCGTCTGATTTAAGATATAAGCACTATTCCGTTCCTGGGGGTTCTCTGGATGCGGATTCTACGAAACTGGAGCAGGCCGAAGCAGAAACGAACGAAGAAGCTTTGGTCAAAGTATCACTCCTTTACAATACTGGAATTTCGTATTACCAGTTATACGAACCGGGCTTTATTTTAAAAGGTGGCGATACACCACTGGAGTATTATGGGAGTATCTCCGATGTCTTTATCGGAGTCTATGCAGGACCATATGATAAATCGCTGGTAGACCCAAAGGATTTAGACCCAAAGATGGCAGAGCATGGGAAATTCCATGACATCTTAGCCATTGGAAAATACTTACGAAAAGAGCACATTGATGCACTACTCGCTTCCCAATTTGTCGCATCGGATGTAAAGGCTTCTTTACGATTGATGCGTAAGGATATTGTAAATGAATCGACGGGACCTATCGTTGTTCCAAATAGATACATTTACCATGCATCCATTTACAAGATTGATGAATTCAAACCGATGGCACTGGACCTTGGAAATGCAATGAATCCTCCGGGATGGTCCACCTTCTGTCATGAATCCTATAACGACGCCCTTATCTTTGGTATGTTGCGAGCCATTCAGGAATGGGCAAAGAAATTGGACATTCCGATTAAACCAATCTTTAATAAGGGGCATCTGGTATTTTCAAACGAAGACTTTGATACCTTTTTATCCAAACGGAATATCAAAGACAAGTTTGATTACTTCGTTTATACCATTGACAGTGAACCTTTAAAGATTGAACTTGGAAACGATGCTACGTTAAGAGAATATACTTTCCGAGAGTCTGGAGTAAAACCTGTATCGGTAGACCCAATTCATCTATCGTTATACGACATCAAAGAATCGGTCGATATTGTCAGTGATCCAGAGTCCGAAGAATATTGCTTCTATAAGACATTGCTGATCCATGAATACAATGAGGAAGATACCGTTCGGTCGGAATTGGTGGGAGCGATTGCTCGGGGAGATTTAAAACCGGGTGACGACATTGTTTTATATATGCAGCAGAATGGACTCGATTTTGAAAGTGACGATATTCCATTACCGGAAATTATCTTTGATATTGATGAACCCGTATTGGAAGGAGTCGATACAACGATTTATTCTTTAATGGAAGAAAAGTTTCCGATCGACTGCTATGGATTACCTGACCGAAAAGCATATCCAATGCCCGATGAGAAACATGTAAAATCGGCCATTCGGTTTTTCAATTATGCAAAACCGGAAGAGGAAAAAGAATTAGCAAAGAAAATCAACGAAAAGATTAAGGAGTTTGATATGAAAGACATCAACGTGGGTGACTCCAATCGATTCAAAAAATATTACAAACCAATCACCGAAGGCTTTCATTTAAAGGATTTTACATCTGCTTTGGAATCTTTACAACGTCCAAATCCAACCTATGGAGAATACGAACAAATGAAAAACGTCATTCGAATGATGGTAGCTTCTTTAGAGTCTGGGACCATTTTAGACCCGATGCCGGAAGAATACGTTTCTGAAATCATCAACGAATCTTACCATACATTGGAAGTGATTAACGAGAAACAAATTGGATTACTTTCTTCTGGGAAAGAAGATTCCAGAAGCAGTAGTTTCCGAAAACTTTTAGAGGCTTCGTTAAATCCAGTCTTAGAAGCGGGAGAAGACGACGAAGAAGACACCGCTACGGATTATACTGCAATGGCGGATGACGCTGGAGCGGAAGCTGGTGGTGAAGGTGAGGAAGAAGAGGTTGCAACCGATTATACTGCCATGGCGGATGATGCAGGTGCAGAAGAGGATACCCCAGAAGAAGATGCTCCCGCAGAAGATACTGAAGAAGAACCTGCCGAAGAGGATGCTCCACCAGAAGAAGATACCGGGGAAGAAGATACCGGAGAGGACATGGGGGAAGATGAGGCAACCGATTATACGGCGATGGCAGATGATGCGGGTGGAGATGATACTGGAGAAGATACGGGGGAAGATACCGAAACGACTACAGATGATACCACTGCGGATACTACGGAAGAAACTGATGAAAATAATAACCGCTATGACAACAAAGAATTAAAGAATTATTTTTTGCTTAACAGTTTTCTGTCTATGCACGAAACGGTGGTTGATGTAGCAGATTCCGTCAGTGGAATGATATTACCAACCCCCGATGCGAACAACATCATGGCAAAGGTGGTAAAGAACTTACAAACGATAAAATCCTTCATTGAAAAATTCATTCAGTTCCAATTCAGTGATACGGATTATGCGTTTAATCTTTACTATTACAATATACTTACGAATGCCCTACGAATGAATCTTGCACTTCTGGAAGAAGCTGTAAAGATAGGCGAGACAAAAACTACAAAGAAAAAACAATCAAAGGAGGAATAGATAGATGGCTTTAACATCACAGCAGAGGCTGAATATGTATAAGCGTGAGACTCCTGAGGGACTTGTAGAAAGCATGGAATCATTCGTCAATAAGATGAGTGGATATGCTGACATCCTCAGAGACCCTATGTCATTATATACAAAAGACATGGCCGACAATGTTGCAGCATTTGCCATGGAGTCTGTTGAAAACTCTTCCGCATTACAGAAATTCGGAGATGGAGCATATGAACCAGGTGCACAGGTATTCCTGGAAAGTATGACTGAGGATGAGGACGAAGTGTCAGAAGCTGTAGGTATGAGTGACTTACACCGTCATAACATCAAGCAGTTACTCGAAAACTCAGCAGTTTCTATGCGTACTGCGGCAGGAAATCAGAGAAACCTTGGTGAACTTACACCATACGACGCTTTCTTACCATTTGCAATTGTAAGAACTTACCTTCCACTGATCGGTAAGGACTTAATTCCATATATCGTACCAAAGCAGCACTTTATCAGAATTAAGGAGCAGTTTAAGTACATTGTAACAAAGGACAACCAGCATTATCTGGAACCATATGTTTACAGTGATTACGATGCTACCCTTGATATTCTGGAATCTGCAAAGGGTGCAAGAATCACTTCCGAATGGTATCCTAAGACAGCTGCAGATAAGCTTGAATCTACTGCAGGTGCAGACTTCACCGTTGTCAACAGTGAAGGTGTTGAAGAAGGATACAAGTTCAACGATAATCCGTTTAAGGTTGAAGAAGTTGACCTGCTCGGAGAATCTGGTGGTCAGAGAGAAATCGGCGATACACTTGATATCGACGTACAGATTGAAGCAGCTCGTGCCATGGTAACAAACTCTGAAGGTTCTACTTACATGGTTACAGTGGAAGGTCTTCAGGCATTCCTTGATACAACTGCAATCAGTCCAAAGAACCAGCTCGGCCACAAGGTCGTATTCCCAGTAAAGAATAATGCTGGTAAGATTGAACGTTACGTAGAAGACCAGATCATGGCTACCTACGATCCATATACAAACCGTGTAAACGTTGTTTCTCTGCACGGTTTCGTAAAGCAGGTACGTTTCGGCGGTCACCTGTCAAACAAGAACAACATGGAATACATTTCATTCCACGATGAATACGAAGCATGGCAGCACCCAATTCCAGAAGGTTATAGATCTAACATGCCGATCACAGTTGAAGACATGAGACTCTATAATGAGACTGCCTCCATCGATATCATCGCTTACGGTATTAACCGTATGACAGAAATCTTCTCAAATCTCGAAGATACATCCATCGTTGCAAACATCGAAAGAGAAACCAACAAGTGGGTTGGTGTCAACGATCATCCATTCAAGAGATTTAATAAGGGAAGAATCTTCGTAACAAGAACGGTTGACGTAACATTCGAACAGAATAATCCGTTCATGAAGCGTGCAAGCTTCGTTCAGGATCGTGTTTCTGCAGAACTCAATGCAACTATTCGCGATCTTAGAACTACGTTCCAGAACGAACCATTCCGTCTCGTTGCTTACTGTCATCCAAATATCGCATCCCTGTTCGTAGGCGACTCTGTCAATTGGACCGTCAGAGCAGGCGATTCTCTCATGAGTGGTATCAGAAGTGACTACAATATGGGTAACCGAAAGGTACTAATGCCCTGCGCATAGAGTAATTTGTGCGTATCCACGGGGTTAAATGCAGGTAAAGGGTTAAGAGCCTCACACCAAAGCGAAGACCGAGTACAATTAGAGGTCAAGCGTAACGGTACGAAAGTAGAAAAAACGTGAGGATGGACTATGGTGAAACAAAAGCTTGATAATCAACTGCGTAAATTATCAAGTCCTAAGGTCTATGAACAAGCCCAGTTCATGCAGCGAAACATCGATTGTACAACCTATGAATATAGGTTCGATGGACGTTCAACGACTAGCCGGTAGGAAGCCGGCGGCGAAAGCCTTAATGTAGGGCCTCAAGCATATGGAGGTTCGAAAAATCCCGGTCCTATAAAGAATTATAGGAATGACAAATAGTCTTTACACCAACTAACATTGGTGGCATTTAGGGTAACCGAAAATGCATATATGGAGTTGCGACCATATGTAAAATTGTATTATCTTAATACAATTTATTGATCGAAAAATTATAACTTTCCATTTTGCCTCTTACAAGTTTATAGAGATAACTAATAAACCGAAAGGAGGTGAAATAAATGAAATTATTAGAAATGAAAGACGACGAAATCATGGTAGGTCATAAGATAAAAATATTTGACATACCTGATGAATTGAAAGAGAAACTTTATAATTTTATGGGTTTGTCTGACTACGTTCAAAATTGGGCGAAGGATGTAATCGAAGAAGATATACGATCACAAGGGTTTGACCCACATTCGAAGAAACACTACCCAAAAATATTATCACAGTTTACATTGAAGAAAATCTTCATAGAAGAACGAAAGTCGAATCCAGAGTTATCATTCCTAAAGAAGATGCCGATTGGTATCGCAGTAAGAGCTATGATGAATGCAATTGATGCGTTCAAAAGATTTTACAAATTTGGGCTAAACTCCGGATATCCGCATTACCGTTCGAAAAAACGAGATAGGAATAGATTTGGTGTCAGAAACGATAATTGTTACATAGAAAACGGTTATCTCAAAATAGAAGGATTCAAAAAAGGAATCAAGTTTGACATCAAAACTCACAACTTCGATGGCTACGGAATAAAGGTCGGTCAGAAATTAGATGTACCGATATACAATCCGGTAGTATCATTCGACGGAGATAATTTCTATTTCAGTTTCACAAATATCGAAAAAATCGAAGAAACTGACGATTTTGATGATATGAGTGATGCGATCGGTATTGATCTTGGTATACGAAATACGTTCATGATATCAGATGGTCGGGTATTTCAACAACCCGATTGCAGTAGGATTGAAAAACATATTTCGGGTATCAGTTCTGAGATAAGTAAACGTGAGAATAAAAGACGTAGAAAGGCAAGGAAAGAGAGAACCAATCTTTCCAATATTCCTAAAAGTAAAACTCAATTAAAATTAGAAACAAAGAGAAGAAACCTCTACAAGAAAATTCATCACAAAAAGACGTATTTCTATCACAATGTCACTACGACTTTACTGCGGGAAAAACACAAGGCCATAGTGATTGAAAAGATCCTTGTACAAGATGTGATGAGGAAAAGTCCCCATATAAAAAAGGAAATTTCCCAAACATATTTTGCTACAATACGAAAGATGTTCGAATACAAAGCTATACGGTATGATAAATTATTAATTGAAGCAAATTGCAATTATCCATCTACAAAAACGTGTAGCCATTGCGGAGAATTAAATCAAAAAATTGGATCGAAAAGAACATTCACATGTCCGACATGTGGGACGGTTATTGATAGAGATTTGAATGCGGCCCTAAATCTAAAGGGATTATATGATGAATATCTTGACGGAAATTATTCTAACATAGATTTTAGTTGGGAAGAAAGTTACGTATAGGAATAATTGGGTGAGTGTGGACCACTCGATAAACCTATATTATAAAGTACCTGTCGGCTATTACGGGAAAGTTATAATGCCAACCAGAACGAAAGTGACCTTTAAAAGTTCGATATAACGTTGGAAGATAGTATCAATAGATTTGATTCTTAAGATAGTATCATATAGTATTACCACGCAGGACGGTAACGCTCTTCGTATCCTGACTTCTATGAAGTTCAAGGAAGAAGACGGTATCAGAGGTCTGGTATTCCCTGTAAACGAACACAACTTCCTTACTTGGAAGCACTTTAAGAGAGCACTCTATTTCGATAGAGACCACAGAATTCAGCAGATGCCGAATAACCCGAACATCATGTGCGTAGCTACATTCAAGACACAGTCTTATGTACCAGCTGGTTTCAGAATCAAGATTACTGGATATCAGAACGCACAGAGCAACGAATAATTCGGTATTGATACAAAAAAATGAAATTGATAAAAAAATAAATTACCCCTTGGTAGATTCAAGTCTACCAAGGGATTTTTATGATTGCGATGACTATTTGAAAGCCATCGCAATCATCCCTTTGCGTCTACCGACGCGTTTTGTCCAATCGGGTCCAGTTATTAATGTCCGAACCCGATTGTACATCTCTGGGGAACCATCGCTGATTCCCCAGAATCCATTCCCGGACCATCCTCCGGGAATGGCTAAGCTGATTTCTTCTACGGATGCCCAATCTCCGTAGAAGTTGATTTCTTCCCCTGGTGTATATACCAGGAGAGATTTATACTGGCCGTAAAGCCGGTCAGTAACGGTGGCGCACTTTGAGTGCGCCATTTTGACGATCGTGAGGTCGCCGATGACCTCACGATGGGCTATCGCCTCCTCAGCAACAGCTTCCTGCTCAGGGGTAATTCCCTGTGCAGACCGGTCTGCCAACCGGATTTCACTGATTAACTCGGACTTGAGGGTTTCGTTTAGTCCGAGTTTCTCGCCAAGTCGTTTCATGGCATCAATATGGCCACGGTCGTTTGCCACAACCATTTTCTCACGGATGCCGATTTCTACTCCGAGCAGTTCGGCAACCTGCTCGAGTGAACTCTTAGGATTCCAGCGATCATCATCGCCGTACCGATGATGATCGATGTTGTAGCAGTTGGTGTACGGAGCTGTGCCCTGAAGTTCTACTCCATAGAAGTAGACTCCTTTCGGGGAGTTAGCGATAATTGACTGGATCTGTGGTTCCAGCCCAGACCAGGACGCTCCCCACTGCTGGCCTGTCACGAGAACTAACTGATGATGAAGCTCACAGAGCTTCTTTATCTCGATAGCTTCGAGATCATTTACAGGAGTAATAACGACGTTAATTCTCTTTGAGTTAAACATAAATCTTAGCCGTCCTTTCAACGGCGATGGAAAGTTTTACGGGATGACTCTCCAGAACCCGGTTTGACAATTCCGGAACATAGAAAATTGTTTCCATATTCCTTATATACAGATTTAATATAGTTATAAAAACCCTGCGAACTGGATTTTTCATTTCTTATATTTGAAATCTCTATAGGCACTGTACTAATCCAAGTATTACAGTTAGAAAAAAGAAACCCCTTGGTGGAAATGAACTCCACCAAGGGGTATTTTTCTAAAATTTAACAGTCTCACTTTTTACATCAATCATGAATCCGCCTCGTGTTATAAAACGTTTAATCTGCACGGTCTCTGCATGTTTCATATTATACGCTCGGATTGTATAGGCCATCGTTCTACCTTTAATGATTTCCCGAGGTCCAAAGATCTTGTTATCCATCCCGAATCCAGTCACGCATATGACAACCGATTCAGGGCCAATCCCAGGTTTAGGTAATCCAACCACCCCAATTATTAAACGCCCATCTTCCAGTTCCCCAATGAACTCAACGGGCTTCATCCATCCTTCATCCATTACCGCCCACTGTAATTCATCCATTCGTTCTTTCAGATGTAATAATCCGTTGAGCCCGGAACCAACCGACTGGGTTCTTGGATATGAACGTACAATTGGTTTACTGTTCGCTACGCTACGGATCCATAAGCGGTCGATTTCACCTTTCCCACTGAATAGTTTGTTAATCTCCTCTACGATAGAATCAATCCCATCCAACACAGCGGTACCGGATTCAAATGACGTAGCCTTATATCGCATCGGGAATCCCATAAGATTCAACACATGGTCTTCGCAATCATGCTCAAACCGTGCCTGAAATACTAAACATTCCATGGTTTCGTGCTCAAAGACGAATGCGTAATAGATATCCGAAGTATCAGATTCACCAATTGCACTAACGCGACGCGGCTTACCGTCAATAATATTTCTCGCCCTCCAGTTTCCGTCAATTAATAAATCCAAATCTGTTTTCTCAGTTTTCATATTTTTTTTTCTCACTTTCTTTCTTTTGTAAAAACTTGTGAAATTGATCATAATATTATAGATTCTTATATTATAGGTCTTTCTTTACACCAATCACCTTTACACCAATCACACGGGCCTCTAAATGTAAACCGGAGATTGTCCAAAAACCCCTCTGATTCATCATCCTTATATATAGCTTCTGGATCAATCGTTGTGATATGCCCACAGATTGGGGTTGGGTCTTTTCTGTGTTTATACAATTCCCCTGTGACGGAAACCACAACCCATCTTGGGGTTTGTCTTAATACCACCGCATGTTCCCATGAAATAAACCCTTCAGTTTTTCCATTGTCCCTGTTGTAGTACAATAGCGGTTTTCCAGTCTTATTGTAAACGATGTCTCCTTCAAAATACTTCATAATAAAATTCCTCCTTAACTAAGATTTCTGTATGACTTACTCCAAAGTTAATATAGGTTTGAAATCCCGGTTGATTCCATTAAAACGCCCCTCTGCCACATTGATGTAATAATGCGAATAAAGGAGGTTTACTATGAGCAATTTATCAACATCCGAAATGACCCAGCTTAAGGTAATTGAGGATGAGGTTAATGAATATTTACGTAGCAGACAGAATAACCCAAAAACTGCTACGGGTATCAATAGTGCGATGAACCGAGTTATCCCAAGAGCTTTGATGCCAACCAAGAAGATCAATATCATCTGGAATGATACGGCGCGTAGTCCGTTTATTATGTCTATCACTCCGGATATCAGTGAACTGTATGAGAAGTCCGAAAAGATCAATCAGTTAATGAATGACCCGAAGTCGAGAAACGCTGATGTGATTAAGGAATGGGCCGATATTGACCAGTGGTATATCGAGATTGATACAAGAGTGCTTACCAAGGGAAATCGTTTATGTGTCGATGATGGTGCCCAGTTCGTTGCATTGCTCTGTCATGAGATTGGGCATGTTATGAACGAAAACCCGATGCGACTCTTCTATAACTATAAATACCAGTCCTTACAATTTTCTACCATGGAAAAGCTTATGCTTTCCAATAGTAAGATTGTAAGAGCCATTATGCTTCCAATGTATACCCATACGTTACAATTTATGATTGTCGTAAAGGACCGCAACGATTCGAGAAAGTGTGAAATGGCTGCGGATATGTATGTGCCGGATATGTATAAGGGGGCGCTCGTATCCTATATGAATGACCATATCTTAATGGACCCGCAGGCAAGCAAATTGGTGATTGATGAAGACTCCTTTGATAAGGAACAAAACGTCGGTATCAAACTTTCCAAGGAATCCATTGAGATGTTAAAGGGCCGTAGAGACGCCCTTAATATGCAGATTCAAAACCAGTATAATTCACAGGACAATGGTATCTTCCATCGTCATCTGATGAAGTTTATCGGTAGAAAGATGACCGGCTATGACCCAGAAGAGGATAAGTACATTACCGGTCTTAAAACCATGATGGAAAACGCATACCAAAGGGAGTATGCTACTATGGAATCCAAGGCGGTTTCTGTTCTTACCGAAGCTGCAAAGGTTACTTCCAGAGAACTGGATATCTTAGATATCAGAGCAGATAATATTGCGACGCCGGAAGATAAGATGTATATCATTCAACGTGTCTATGATTATATGGAAGCAATTGATAGTGAGAACGCAAAAAAGATTAAGAAAGATAAATCCGGGAATTTACCAAAAGAAATCAAAGATACAAGACTGGATCGTCTCAATGCAATTCGTACCAAGGTACTTGCAACCAAGGTGGAAGACCCAGCCAATGCGAAATATGGAATCGTTGTAAAATATCCATCCGGATACGAAGGGTAATGATGTATGGCAGGATTTGGTAGAATCAGACCTATGTATGTAAATACACACCATGACCTCCCACCAGCCGAACCTGAATATACCCTTTCTGATCTGATTGATATTGCAGAGAAGAAACGTCCATTAACTACTACACCTGAGGTCGTTGCAGATAAAGTTGCGTCCTCAGGTTATCGCTTAACAGAAAATCGAGGAAAAGGCGAGGATTATCAAGGATACCGAGCAATGGCTCCCATCTATGATTATCACACCAAAAATGACTCGTTTTTAAAAGTCCAGCAACAGTTGGAACTTCTTGGAGTTAAGAACAATGATTTCTTTCTATTGTTATTAAACCCAAGATTGCAAGGGGTAGACCCCCATGACCCAAACATCAGCCCCGAAGTTGCATTGATGGTCGTAGAAGAATGTCAACTTAATTTCTTTTACTATCTAAGAGAAGTTGTAAGAATTCCAGAACAGGGTGGAACTACCGTTTCGTTTGTATTGGACCGGGCAACCCTTGCAGCGGCCTATTGCTTCATCAATGACATCAACTTTTATCTTATGAAACCTCGTCAGACTGGTAAGTCCGTTGGTATCTGTGCCTTCATGTCATGGGCGTTTAAGTTTGGTGTAACCAACGGTGGATTTGCGTTTTATGCCAATAAGGAAAAGAACAGCAAAGCCAATTTAAAACGTATGAAAACCTATATCAGTTTGCTTCCAAGTTATATGGCAAATATGGGTATGGAAGCAAAGGATAATACCGGAAAGACCGTTCGAAAGATTGATAATATCACAAAGTATTACGAACCCGTTTCTGGAAATACAGCGGACGTAATGCGTTGTGCAATCTCCGAAGAGACCGCCGAAGAACTCGGGCGAGGCGACTCTCACGTATTTGAATTCTTTGACGAAGCAGAGTTTACCACCTGTATCGAAACCACCGTACAGGTATCTGGTATGGCGTTTAATACCGCATCTCAAAATGCCATTGACAATGGAATGCACGCTTGTAGAATTTTTGCTACAACGCCGGGTGATCTTGGTAGTGAGAAAAAATGTCAGTCTGCATTAAAGATTGTAAACGATGCCGTTCCATGGGATGAGAAGTTCTATTCGGTTCATCCAAACGAATTGAAACGTTATATTGCATCCAAGAGTAACTACAAAGTCGTTTACATTGAATATACCTACAAACAATTGGGACTTGGGGAATCCTGGTTTGTACGAGCCTGCTCCAACGTTGGTAACAACGTACCAAAGATTCGTAGAGAAATTCTTCTGCAACGATTCTCTGGTAATAGTTTATCCCCATTCAGTGAAGAAGATATTACGGAACTGAGTGAAGGGATGAAAAAACCAGTCGAGTCTGTAAAGTTTGGACGAGGTGGATTATACCGAATCGACTTCTATTGTCCAATTGAAGAAATCAAAAAGAACCGTGTCTATTTCCTTGGGCTTGACCCATCGGATGGTACCGGTTCGGATAATTATGCAATCACAGTGGTGGATCCATATACATTTAAAACCATCATTGAATTTAAGAGTCAGTATATGTCTCCGCAAGGGTGCAAAGAACTCTTGGAGTATATGCTGAGTAAATGGATTCCAAAAGCCATTGTCTGCATTGAAAGTAACCGAAACGGAATTACGCTCATTGACTTCTTAAAGACATCCTGGATCAAACATCGCATTTATTCTTCCCCAGAAGCTTCTATGGATACGATGCTCATTAAGGAAGAATACGATGACATTGGATTCTTAAAAGATCAGTTGATGCGAAGAAAATATTTCGGTGTTAAGACCACAACGACTTCTCGTCAGATGATGATGGGTCTTTTGGTAGATGCCGTAAAATTCCGGAAGGATATCTTATACAGTGAGAATCTGATCACGGATATTAAGAACTTAATTCTTAAGAATGGAAAAATTGCAGCCGCACCCGGAAAGCATGACGACTGTGTCATGTCTTGGTGTATTGCAATGTATGCGTACTACTTTGGTGAGAAACTGGAACGCTTTGGGTTTAAGAAGGGAGAACTTCCAGACGATATGATTGAGACGGAAGAATTCGATAACCTTCAGGAACTTTATAAGAATCCACTTATCCGAACACAGTTCCCTTCCATGGTAACATTCTATGAAGAGAATTTAAAGGCTCGGATGGAAAAGGAAGCCAAAGAAAAGAAAGCATTAACCTTACAGGCGATTGCCGACAATGACGTTGGTTCGATTACAAAGGATCTTGCGAACGCCGATCCGGAATATGCGAGCAAACCATATATGGGAAATCACATGTCCGAACAGGCATCGCAAATTTTGGATCGATGGAAAAATATGAGTAGAAAGGGATCTCCAGAAAATAAAGGCTATGGATTTTATGGAACCTTTCAAAAACCAACCAACGACGACGATAAATCATGGATTTAAGGAGTAGGGAATTTCCTCTACTCCTTTCTCCTCTTTCTTTATAAGAAATCATAGCGTTTTTCACAAGAAGTTAATTCGAGAATATTTAAGGAGGAGAAACGTCATGCAAGAACAGTATATCGATGATCTGGATGTGGAAAACATTGGGAGAACTTCCACCGAATCTTTATTGGAATCATTATCGTTAGAGATTATGGAAACTTGTATCCGAGACCAGATCTGTGGAGAACGCAGTTCCGATCGGGATTTTCTTGGAACCGTCATCAATAAATTCAATGCAATCGTAGAAAACGGAGAGATGGATACCGTACGAAGTATCAAAAACGAAATTCTTGATTGGACGAACCGATTAATCTTAACCATTGTTCACGAATACAATCTCGGGTATAACAATCCGGGAGAAGAATCATTGGAAGACCTTGATATCTTAGAATCACTCTACCATTTCTTCGTGTTAAATCGAAAGGAATACGTCAAGGAATTCTTTATTAACTACATTGAAATTAACAAACGTCAGCTGATTGATATGATGGGTATTGGAGGTCGTGGAAGTGATGTGACGACTATTGCCAATCGTAGAAAGAATATCAATACGCTAAATATACCAATCCTTTCCAATATTGCGGAAGTGATTCATTACATTATCAACAACGTTCCCATTGACCCGGATACTTTTTTGGATACGGTGGATGATGGGGAAGTTTATATATCCAATGTCAAATATTACTTTGACTGCGGAATTCTCGCTGGGGACTTTTTCTTCAAATACGTTGAAGATGAGGTTGGGGATTATACCGACGAAGTTTCAGGAGAACTTCGTACAGCGATTCGTATGAAATTATCAGTATAGGAGGAGACGAATATGTCAGAGAATAAAGTGATTGATTTTTCCAGTAAGGATTTTGAAAAAACGCAGGAGGCTTTAAAGTCGACGGCAAAGATTAATACGTTATTAAAGGACGAAGAACGTCTGGTTCAGCAGAAGAATGAGATTATGAACGCTGCTGTTGCAGGTGGAGAAGAACGTGATATTATTCAGGAACATCTGGATGCGTTTGAAACTTACGAGGCACTGGAAGAACATTTAAAGGGAAACCTTGATGACCCACAAGTGGTAGAACGTATCGAAGCATTCTTTACCAATGAAGAGACGGGCGAAGTCTTAGAACTCATTGACAATGAGAATGTAAAATCTGAGAAAGATGAGTTAGACTTCAAGCGTGGAATGCTGCTTTACTTTAAGCGAACTGACTATTATACAAAGAAGATTGATGAGGAGATTGAAAACATCAATCGTGTTACCGCAGAATTAACCGCAGAAATTTCCGATGCGCTGGATCCATTAAAGGATAATATTTTAGCTTATGCGGAATATCTTGAGCAGGAGTCTCAGATTGTAGAAGGGGATAGTGATGCGGTAATTGTTACAAAACGAACAAAAGCAAAGAAAGCAAAAGCCATCAAGAGTGGATACACCCTTGAGAATATGATCGAACTGATTGAAAAACATCCAAGTATTGTTGAAAATGCCGTAAAGGATTTTCGTAATGAAGATAGGGTAAAGGCCATTGGAAAACGTTACTCTGCAAAGCTTCATTCTGCCAATGTCGATTTCAGTCTGTTTGGATTGATCTCCGATGATATTCATGACAGCTTAGAATATCGTTGTCTTCCAAAGGAATATTATCCGGAAGGATTTGAAAACTTTACCGTCTTCTTTATCGTTCGTGCAATGTCTATGGGAATGAAAACAAAAGAAGACATTGTCTTTCATGCCAGTGTACAGGTTGCATTCAATCGTCTGATGGAAGGTTCCTTAGACGAAGACGTTGCAAACCGCATCAAGAATTCCATCCGTAAATTCTTACAGTTATTCGTATAGGAGGAATGGGATGAAAGATTCATTAAACATAAACGGTATACTCGCGTCTTCTGAAACTCTACGGGTATCCGATTATGTTGGGGCCCAGAGTTCAATAGGCCCTAACGATACCGTGAATGTACCCAAATTCAAAACCGAGCATCTTGATGAGGAAATCAGAAGTTTGGATAGAGATCTTCAAAGAATCAACGATCGTACCAATGCGTTCATTCATTATATCCGCGTCACGATCAAAAATGTGGAAGATTATATTGAAACCGCACCTTGGACAGAACGTATCTTCCACTGGATTCGATATCGAGAGGCAAAGACTCGACTCATGATTCTTAAAACCATACTGCACGCTTGCGAAACTGGGTTCAAGGAGGAGTAGTAATGTCGGAATATGAGAGAAGTATAGAACTACAAACAGCATATGAGAGAAGAAGTATAGAACTAGAAACAAAGGTGGATGAAGCTCATAGACGGATCTATGCGCAACAACAGGGAATCACGGATTTAAAAAACGTGGTCGAAGAACTAATCGTAGACATTAACGAAACGCTTTTTCGTATGGGCCGAGTCAAGAAATTTGTAGACCGGAAATATGTTGCTGTATTAAGAGGTCGCATCGATACCTTGGAATTGATCAAATATCTTTTGGAACGTCTTATCTATACCACCAATAGATAAATAAGGAGGTGCGTGCAGATTGGCGAACTTAAAGAATATGCTAAAAATGGAAGGGCACAACTTTAAACTGACCAATGGGATTTTGAAAGTCTATATATCGCAAAAATATATTGATACCAACATCGCAAAGATTGAGGGTCCAACCGTTGGTTCCTTAGGACTCGTTCCATATCGGTGGTATGACTCCATCAAGTCTATGGAAGCAGACAAACCATCCGTTTCTGGGACACTGAATATTCCAACGTACATTGACTTTTATCCACAGGATGTTGATACGGATATTGCGATGAAAATCTATGATCGGTCAAGGGAAAAACCTTATACCGTTTTAACCTTTGCAGATGGATATAAATGCTTTCAGGCAGAAATTATCCGGGATTTGGATAATGTATCCCTCTTTGTAGAAACGATCCTTTCCGGAAGACTGGATGACAATATCCCATACGATATGATTACACCATCTTGGATGAAGAACATGTTGATGAACGATGTATCTTTACAGGTACCAGTTACGACATTATCTACCATCGTCATGCAGATGTGTAGAGACCCGAATAATCCAAGTCAAACTTTTGCTCAATATATTGCAAAGATGAAAAATCCACCAATGATTGGATATCGGTTTACGAACATTCGAGAGCTGAGTGCTTCGTCTGTATTTGGTGGAATCTCATTCGAAGATTTCAATTATATGGTAGACCTTGGTCTTAGTACAACCAAGGAAGAGAAAGCCCAAAAGAAATCCCCAATCGAAGACATTTTAAAACTCTAAAAAGAAGAGAAGACGGATTCAATTTCTGTCTTCTCTTCTTCTCGTTTTTCCCCGTGAATCCTCGTAGAACTTAAAGCCACACCCTTATAAAGCACCAACCTTATTAAGTGCATAAGCAAACAAATTATTAAAATTATTAAAAGGAGGAAAGCTTTATGGCTACGAGTACAACTTATGCTCATCCATACATCGGGATTCAGATATTCGACAATACTGAATTTACCGAAGAAGAAGTAGTAGAAGAGCGTAAAGAGTTTAACGGTATGCAAATTGGTTTCTTTGCCGGCGGCAGAGACAACCAGTTACTATACATGCCAAATAGATCCGAATACCTTAGAGAGTGCGGTAACCCAGACTTTAGGAAGTTCGGTCAGGCAGCTTATAACGTAGACAATGCATTATCCAGCGGGGATTGTGGTATGTACGTTATGAACCTTCGTCCGGAAACTGCTACTTATGCCAACGTTGTTATCATGGTAAAGTTCAAGGTTGTAGAAACACCTGCGGAAACTACTGGTACAGCGGATGGAGAGGTAGTGGTTGATACACCGGAAGAACCTGCTGGTCCAACAAAAAAGTTGGTTTATTCATTCTATGGTAAGACCATTGAGAACGCAAAGACAGAAGATGAACTCTACTCTGCCGCATTAGAATTAATGCAGGTAGACCCGGACTCAGAAGGGTATTACAATATGCCACTGGCTCTGGTTCATGCACTGGGTCGTGGCGATTATGGAAACGACATCCACTTAGTATTTGGTAACGTAACAGAATACGCAACGGATGACGCGTTCTATGACATCATACGTCCAACTTATCATACTTATACACTCACAGTTGCACAGGCGTCCAGCACTGGTCTTGTGGAACGTGAGATTATTTATGGTAACTTTGATGAAGAAGGCTTCGATGCGAACTTCGAGTATGGTCCTGCAACATTCTTTGCAGATACCATCAACGATGTGGAAAATGGTTCTCAGAGAATCCACATGGAAGCTTACTATGCAACAATCGAGGCAATGTGTGCCCTCTACAATACAACCTTTGCACCAGAAGAATTAAGAACTCCAAGCAACTTTGATATCCTGAATGGATATACACTGGATGGTCAGGTCGATACAAACCTCGAACTAGATACAACTCCAGAAAATTATCTGAACTTATTCTCTCTGGATGGCTTTGCACTGTCTTCCGGTTCCGACGGTTGGGATGGTATGACAGCAGAAGAAGTTACTGCCGCAAAGGATAACCTTTTAATTAAGGCTTATTCTGGAGATCTGGATCCAATGATTCTCTCCAGATTCTCTTCTCCATGTAACTTTAACATGGATGCAAACTATTCTCCAGCGGTTAAGAGACAGATGGCTGCTCTTGCAAATCGTAGAATGTATGACCTGATGACTTACCTTGATCTTGGAACGACGACAACAACCAGTGGTATGATTTCCGTTCTGACAGGGTTAAAGAATGTCTATGGATTTAACATCATCAAGGAAGGTCACTGCTACAAGTGGAGAGATAGAGAATTTACTGGTAAAATTTGCCTGATGACCATTACACATTGGCTGTCTGGTGCTCTTACAAAGCATATGAGTACGGAAGATCGGAACCTCTTCGTTCCACTGGCAAGAGATACAGCGGTTCTTAAGAGTGGTATCGATTATATTCCAGGAACATTCAAACCAGTCATTGACCCAGATGCCAATGACGTTAAGAATACGATTTATCGTCTGCGTGGTAACTGCTACGAAACACTGACTTACAAATCCGTTCAGCGTTCAACAGCAATTACATCATGTCAGACGAAGTCTGACCGACTGCTTGAAATGAACGAGTATATCCTTCAGAAAGCAGTTAAGACTGTTTACGAAGTGCTTGCGTCAAAGATTTATAAGCTTGGCGAAGCAACCGACCGTGCAAATTACGAGGAAGATGCTACAGACATTGTCAATGCAAAGATTGGTAAGTATGTACGCAGCACACAGGTAAGTCTTGAAATGACACCTGCGGATGAGAAGAAGTCCTTACTTAGAATCAAGTTACGGATGGTATTCAAGACCGTGATTCAGAATGGTGCCATCGAAATTTACCTCGACCCTCGTGTAACCGATGAGGTTGTAGATACAACTACAACTGTAATGGTAGAAGAATAAGAAAGGAGGATGAACGATGGGAAATGTAGCGACATTACAGGATAATCTTGATACTCCTAACATGAATGATGAACTTACCAACTATGCGTTTTGGTTAGGTGGAACAGATACAACCAATGCTGCATTAAAGCAGTACGACCTGTTAAGAACGGGCTATGGTAGAATTTTCATTCTCCAGATGCCAAAGTTCGTACAGTATCTCTTACCGACAGAAACTGCAAAGTTCCGTCACTTACTCCAGTTTGCAAACACTGGTATTGACGGTATTCAGGGATACAGCGTTGACTTTACATCCGTAACCGTTGGTTACGTTGGTAATACAATCGAATTACCAATCAACGTAAAGGACGATACAAGTGCCATTACAATTAAGGTCTATGAGACACAGGGTTCTTTATTTAGAACTTACATCGACTTCTGGATTACTGGTACCATCGACCCATTCACTGGTCTTTCTCACTATCATGGTGCAAGAGAGATTACTGGTGGTGCAAATGGTACGGTAGATAAGAGAGAACTGATGTACTTATCTCAGGCAAACCAGACTATGGAAGCACTTTACGTTGCAACCGACCCAACTGGAGAAAAGCCAGAATATGTTTGTCTTCTGACCAACATGTTCCCGAAGGGCAGCGATCACAGCCACTTCGTATATGAAGCTGGTTCTCACGACTTAGTTCAGTTAAGTCTGGAATTCACTGCTGCAAAGTACATGTCTGCTCAGATCAACTACATTGGTTGTCAGGCTCTGGAAAGATACAAGATTCTCAGAAACTATCTGAATATGTACTCTGGATATGACAACTCCATGATTGAAAAGAGACTTGGTGCTCTTAGAATCAACAACTGGGATGCAGAAACCTATGATAAGGGTTACGCTCCAAAAGGAAAGGAGTATGGTTCTGCAAAGATTGGTGTAGATATCACCACAACACAGGAAGTTGCATCTTATGCATAATAATGTCCTTCTGTTTTAATATAAATCATAAGGTGACCCTTGGACTTATTGTAAGTCCAAGGGTCTTCTTACTTTCTACAATGGGGTCGACACTCCAGTAAACATGGAAAGGAGTAGTTGTAATGGAACAATTAGTATTTCCTGAGTTAGCAGGAAGAAAATTGATGCTATGTGATGTGATCTACCAACGAGGTACGAAAGAAACCAAGTGGGAAGATCACATCAATTTTGTTTATAAAGATTTGATTACAAAGAAAAAAGGACTCTATACCATTAAGAATCCAAAGTTTACCATTTATGAAGTACCGGAAGAGATGCGTACATTTAAACGTGCCCGTCTTTATATGGAAAGAGAAAAACTAATCCCCCATGAGATATTATATCGGAATGTCTTCTTGGAAATTGCAAAGATGGCAGGTCCAAAAGCCATGGCGTATTATAAGGAGCATACTTCCAAGCGTGACCGTAAGCAGTTATTCAAATGGCCCTATTGTCTTGGGGGAGACATTCCCATCGAAACCTATTACCGGGTCTTATGGGAAAAGGAACTCGATAATGATTTAGAAAAGAGTATTGATTGTATCTTCTTAGATATCGAAATCAATCAGAATGGTTGGGATGGTCCAATCCCAAGAAAGGGTGAATGCCCAGTGGATATGGTGTCCATTACCGATGCACTGGAAAAGACCACCTATACGTTTTTATTAAAGGTAAAAGATAACCCGCAGATCATTCCATTTATAAGAGAACGACAACGGGAATTACAGGAAGAATTACATCGAAGGTTCGATGAACCATTTCCGGGATTTACCTTTAACTTATATGCCTTTGATGATGAAGGAGAGATGCTGACGCAGATACTTCGTCTTATCAATACGTTAAAACGAGATGTATGTTATATCTGGAATATGGACTTCGATATTCCATATTTGCTTTGGCGAGCTACGAAACTTGGGATTTCCCCATCCAGTTTGTTTTGCAGTGCAGATTTTCCATCTGCAACGTTATATTATTTTGAAGACGACCGAAACTTCGACTTTGATACGAAACGAAACTATTTCGATTGTTCTTCTTATACGCATTACCTCGACCAACCAGCCAACTATGCAGGGTTACGACGTTCCCAGTCGACCTTACGAAGTGTATCCTTAAATGCGATTGCACAAAAGGAACGCGTTGGTGAGGGGAAGATTAAATTTGACCAAACCGGCGGCAACTTTGTGACATTCTCTTACAATGATTACATGCTTTATACCATTTACAATATCAACGATACCCTACTTCAGTATGGAATCAACGATCAATGTCGAGACGCCTACAATTTATACAACCGTTGTTTACACTCGTACTGTAACTGGAAAGATGGATTAAAACAAACCGTTACGTTACGAGCATTTATTTATCGTGAATTCTTAGTAAAATACAATCTGATCTTAGGACATAATGTCAATTTTGACAATGCGAAAAAGAAACTTGATTCTGATGAAGATCAGACAGAAATGGACGAAGTAGAACTTTATGCAGCAAGAGAATCTTTTGAGGGGGCAATCAATGGTGACCCAGAACTCAATGGATTTAATGGGCTGCTCTTATTTGGGAAACGAAGCAAATATCTATACGGTGCTTGTATAGACTTTGACTTCTCAGCTGGATTCATGGCTGGCACCTGGGTGACTGGGTGTACCAATCCCTCTCTAACTGCGGGGATTTAACTCGTGATAACTCGAAAACTACCAACTGTTTTCTGGTGACAGAAGCAGGGCAAAGGGTAATTCCGGAGATATGGTAAGCAAGGTTTTCGAAAGAGACAATCCGCAGCGAAGTATCTTACTAAGATAAGATATGGGCTCAACGACTAGAGAAAGCTATACATTCGCATGGATAGAAATATCCGAATATCTTTCATAACTATATTAAAGATAGGCGAGTTGAAAATAAGGTAGGTTGAAATACCTACACGAAGCGAGTATCGTTAGGATTTAATACCGAAACGGGAGGCTCTGACTTGATATGGTAACAGTATTGGTCAGATGAAGATATAGTCTACTTAACATAAGTGATGTACCCAAATTCGATTTGTTCATTCAATATCTTTGCTCCTACCATGATTGGAAAATTATTTATCATTGGTGGGGATGAACTTAAGAATTACGATGAAGACGCTGGAAAAGAATTCGTGGAAGACTTGGTTGCAAAGGATACCTTATTCCTTGGAACAAAATGGTTCGAATTACCAAGCTTTGAAGAATTATATGCCTTATTATCTGATGACTTTTTATCAGAAGAGAATATGGAAGAAGTTTATTGTGAGATTGTTGCGTAAAGGAGGAAACGTATGGAAAGTGTTGAACTCACACCGATTGGGTGTCCGTGCTGTTGCACGACCCCAAGAGTATACCGTAAAGAACACGAGAAGTTGGTGGACATTGAAATCGAATGTCCCGTATGTGGGATGAATGTCAAACGGTCTGGGAATATTGAAAACGAACCAGAGATTGTAAATGAGACCATTCATGCTTGGGAAAGAAGAGATAACCCATTTGGAATCAATGTCCATGATTTAATTACAAAAGCAAGACAGGGGGATTATCTGGTAAATCTCTTTACCATCGCTCAGAAAGAAACGTTGATTTATCTGAAGGGGGCCAATGGTACGGAACTCTCAGTAAACCATAACCCACAAGAAGCCCATGCAAAAATTATCAGAGAGATTCGGGGGATGAATCTTCGAACCAGAATTTGGTCGTTCTTAGCATTTGCAAATCTTGGGGTGATTATCTATCTCTTACTTAAATTCTTACACTAAAGGAGGATAAAAACATGGAACTCTTATTAAAAGCAAAGGACTTAGACTCCTATGTATCGTTTCTTGGAAGATTAAATAAACTCGGGTATGAGTTTGTTGTCAAGAACGATGTTATCTCACCGATGCACAATGGGACAATCAGTGGTTCCGGAGATGTACTTCCGGGACTTCATTATGTACAGGACCCATTGTTTCCAACGGATGAAGAAGATTATGTAAAAGATGCAGTGTATGTCATGAGCTCACTGGATAAACTGGTGGAATTATTCCGAGATATTCGGACAAACCACAAAGAAGAACGTACAGATATTCGCTATATCCGTACAAAAGATGGGGCTTATATCAGGATGGGAAACTTGGACCCTATCCCTATCTTTACATTAAACGATTTAAGTGAACGCTATGACGAATATTGTGCCAATATGGAATTTGTATCGACCTTTGATAAGATGTTTGCACCGCATGAGAATCAGTGGTCTGAAATGACGAAAGACCAGATGGTTCAGATTCGTAACAATGCGATTGCTACACTTTCACAGAGCAAAGAAGACGGGGTTCATGGATGGGCAAGAATTGCAAAGTCGGTCTTTCCGATGGCAGGTACCGGAAAGAAAGATACACCAATTGCATTGGGTGTACGGTATGACTTTACGGGTGACCCGGGTGATGGAAACAACCACGTACTTACCCTTACACTCGCTGCGGATTATAAACCATCCGGCTCCAGTACATTAATTAAAGTTCGCTGCATTCATGAATATTGGGTATTTATCTTTTAAGGAGGAAACGTATGCTTGTGCAACCAATCGATGTCATCACCGTTACCGGATCTTTATCAAAACAAGCTCGGCAGGGATATACAAATTCAGACGTCAAATTAGAGGAGCATAGTGGGAATTTAATTTTGCTCTCTGAGGATGAATTAATTCACCCAACCTTCGTAACCACCGTTCCATTATCCGAGTTTGTTGGGAAATACGTAGTTGATAATAACATCCGTAATATGTCTGTGAAGTATATTATCTTCGACAGTTTGGAAGATGCATTGAACCCATTTGAAATTGCTCGGGTAAAAAAGAATGAACCGAACCGTATCATTGGGTCAAAAGCTATTGGTTTTAAGGTAGGAGATAGCCTATCTTATGTGAGGACCCAGTTCAACAAACTGATCAACATCGACCAATATCCAAAACCAATTTGTGTATACCTTGAGATCTATATGATGAAGTAGGAAGTGCGTAGAATCCTCCTTTCTCCACAAGAATAGTAATATTCAGGTGAGAGAAAGGAGGATTTTTCATGGCGAAAAATGACAATTCGAAGTCGTTGAATAAAATTGAAGCAATGAACCGGGAGTTGAACGAACTTCTCCGTGGAGAAAACATTGCCTTGACCGGTAACGACTCCGGAAGAGCTGACGAAATTCTTAACATTCACAATAGATACAATAATCTTATCCAACAGGACTATCAGGGAATACGGTCGTCCAAAGATCCCAACGATAGTACCTATGATTATATCACCAATGCAATTTTAGGAAACAACCGGGATTATTCCGAAGCGGAAAAGACTTTTAAGAAAAAAGGATTTACTACCGGAAACAAGGCCCAGGATGATTTATTAAAGAATACGCAACTTGACCGCCTCTTTACCATGGGCGATACGCAGGTTGCCAGTTATTTTTTGTCTACATCCAATGACATCTGCCATATCTATGATGAGATTGACTCTGTATGTAGTTATTTCTATCAGTTGGAAGAGGCCATCCTGATTATTCGAGACAATGTTTTACGAGCCGAACAGGTCAACGAAGATATCAGCATGAATATCACCTTCCCTGGAATTACGGAAGATGTCAGTAACTATATCTCCATTGTCAAGAAAGCCCTCAATTATCAGAATGTCATGATTAAGATTCGAGATCATGTCGTTCCAAAGGCAGTAAAGTACGGGAACTATTACATTATGATTGTTCCGTATAGTGAAATTGGACCAAAGTTGCTTGCGTTAAATAGCAATGCCGGGACTGGCTATGGGGGATATCCATATTACGAATCGACCGATACTCATGCCATCTTTGGAGAGGATGGGTCCAGTCTGGATTCTTGTATGGAAAGTGTATCTGCACTCTTTGAATCCTTGGAAGAAAACCCGGAAGTGAATCTTCCAAAGGATATGCAAGAAAAGATGGAAATCATCAAAGAAAATCTGAAGCATATTTATGTCTGTGAAGATGCAACGGCTCCGGATATTGAGGGACTTGGTACGCATAAGAAGCTTGATACTCATATTACGGACGCAGTCTTAAAGGCGATTGAAAAAGCAAACAAAGGACTTGATCCGAATGCTCCAACGACTGGGCCGAATAAGATTAAGATTTCCGTCAATGCAGACTTTGATAACGTGGCACCAAAAGATATGGTGAAAGACTTAAAGGATCTGGATAGTAGAGTCGAACTTGGTTCTATTGGGGACAATAAGGCACTCAAAGATATGGCTTCAAAAGCGAAGCCAGAATCCGTTGGGACTCCAGAGGATAATTTCTTCATGGGCGGACTTACCAATATTACCCCGAATGACTTAAAACATTCGGATGACATGATTGGATGTCATATCAAACTGGTAGACCCAAGACAGTTAATTCCGATTAAGATTTTTGACTATATCATTGGATACTACTACTTTGAGAATTATGACTTTAATAAGATTGGTACGAATGTATCTGACCTGATGAGCGGACAGATAAACTTTAGCCAGCGTAGTATGGTTATTGACGAGATTGTTGACTCGGTATTAAAGAACCTGAAATATGGAGACATCTTAAAAGGCGACAACCAGTTACGTTCCATGGTATTGAACTGCATTTTATATGCAGAAAAAAGAGATGACCCTATCCGTATTAAGTTTGTAAGACCGGACTATATCGTTCCTTGGAAAACGAACCTTGATGAACATGATAATGGTCAGCCGGTACTTACAAGATCCTTACTTTATGCGAGATTATATACATCCTTAATGCTTTTTTATACAACGGCAATTATTACGAAATCTACCGATAGTGAATTCTATTATCTGAAAGAATCTGCATTGGATGGTCAGATTAATAATCAGATTTCTGACTTAATGGACCAGATGGAAGATGCAAACATTGACCCGATTCAGATTGCAAACGGGAATATTCTTCATGGGAATAGAGCGATCAATAAGCGTTACTATTTGAATATGGGTACATCGGAGATTAAACCTTTCGAAATGGATGTCGTATCAGGACAGAATATTGACCTTCATAATGAATTTTTGACCGACTTAAAGAAGATGGCCATTGGTTCTACCAGTGTTCCAGCAGTAATGGTTGACTATGTTGATGAAATCGAATATGCGACACAGCTTGGCATGTGGAATATCAAGCACTTGACAAGGTGTAATGGAATTAAAAAGGATTTCAATTCATCTTTAACACAAACTGCAAAGATGTTAGTCAGGTTCTGTTTCCCTAATTCGATCCCAGAAAACATTCTTGACCGTATGGAGATTTCTCTTAGAGAATCTAAAGTCATCAATAATAATATGACCGGTCAGGAATTGAATGATAATATTGGTATGGCAGAAGCTCTTGTAAAGACTTGGGTTGGTGGAGATACAACAAACCCTCCAGAGATTACAAACTTTATCGTTGAAGATATGACAAAGCAAGTTGTCATTAATCAGACTCCATCAGCTCCATGGGAACTGATGCCAGACTTCTATAATAAGGCATTACTAAAAGCGAAGTCAAATGCGTTACTCAATAAGGTATTAACCAAACAAGCTGAAAACTCTGAAGTATAAAAAGATAAGAGAAGAAGTAGGAAAAAAATCCTCTTCTTCTCTTATCTTATTTTGTAAGCTTTTTCATGGCGTAAAGTACTTAATCAATTACTTAATTGTTCACTGGATTTAGAAATCTCTATGTAAGGCGTTCTTTGGTCCATGGATACATCCATTGTCAGCACAACTCCCACGCATCTCACATTTTGGATGTATCTCAAATTCCCCAAACCGCATACCACAAATCCAATTTCTGACCTGATCCTCGTAGTATGGAGAGAATTTTCCATACTCATACATCTTACCCAGAAGGACTCTGCATTTTTCCATTGTCTCCAGTTGTACTCTACCACATAACCGTTCATCGCACTTTAATAAGAACTTATCAATGGTTCCACGTTCCACCACAGTGACAACCTTTCCCTGCGGGTAATATGGCATCAATGCGATCATATCCTCACACCATTCACGTTGTAATTCCTCATTCTTAATAATGAACGTTGGGCAATACATCATATAATCATACATATCAAAGAGGAAATCCCCGATGTCATATTTGATCGAACGATGTCTCTGTAATTGTGCCAATGAAGCCATAGAAACGCGATAGTTGATACAGTAGCTATCAGCAATTGTTTCGTCTTCCGGGATAATTGATTTGGTTCCAGGATAAAGTGGAAGTAAAAAATCAATCTTCCGACCCTTTAGATCGGTAAAGATTTCGTTATAAATCAAAGATTCTTTGAACCAGTCGATAAAATCCTTAAAGGATACAATCACCTTATCAATGAAATCTTTTTTTGAGTCCTCCGGGAATGGGAGTTCAGTGAATTCTTTCATCCACTGATGAATGTAATTCCACTGTCTTAAAGAGGCCGTGTAAGAAAAGGTTGTTGCTGGGGAGAAGACACTGATAAAATACCGAGCGTTCTCCTGCGCAAGCTTTGTAGCATCCTTTTCTCCTACTTCATAATTCTCCATTAAGACTTTCTTAATTTTGTCAATCCATTTGTCATAAAGTCTCTGTTCCTCTTCGGAAAGATTCTTCATAACGGTATATCTTGCAGACTTTTCCGAAGTTGCATATACCTGAAAAGAATTCATCACCATAGCAAAAAATTTTGGAACCTCCTCAAAGACCACCGTAATATTACAGTGGTCTGAGATAGAGTGATGCGTATTCTTAATGGTACGAATAAACCGTAAAATGGATTTTGTATCTTCTTCGTTTTCCAATTTATCATAGTCATCCGCCATATAACAGATTCCTGCGTTCTTTCCACCAAATGCTGCAAAGGAATCTCTGATTTTTTCATTCTCCAATTCTGGAATGTGTTTAATGTCCACGGTAATTGCTGTTACTCTTGCTTTCATAAGTTTCCTCCTTTGTTATCTACGAAATGTCCGGTCAAGTTCCAGACATTCTTTCACCTTTGTCTTTAGTAATTTTAAACGGGTTCGGTACATTGAAGTTAATCTTGGAAAACCAACATCAATGAACTCTACGTAATAGGTTGCTTTCGTCCCATTCATATAAGGACGCAATCTTCCTGAGAATTGGTCCGTATTGGTTAGGGACCTCCCGGGTTCTGTATTAAACATAAACCGAAGTCCTGGAATATCTTCTCCTGTTCCAAGCATTGCTGGAGTTGCACTGATTGCATCATAGGATTTGTAATTCTCAATCTTATTGTCTGTATAGATTGAGCAGGCATGAATTCCTGGCAACTCACTTTGTACAACATTCTTGAAGTGGTCACAAGTATTCTTCTTGGATGATAGAATGAGAATCTTCCCATCAAGCCCTTTCTCTTTTTTGAAAAAGGAGAGCATATTTCGAATCTCATTCTCCAACTGCCCACACTTTAATTCGTATTCGATATATTCGAATCTGTCAAATCCTCGTTTCTTTCCTTCCACCTTTATCGTATCGGACATACCCGGATTGGTATTAAAGAGCACCGAGATATACGTGATATGCCTTAGATTATCCTCTGGGGTAATCTTTAATTTCCTTACCATCTTATAGGATGTCTGAAATACCGTATTGTCCTGATAGCTTGAGAGTGCAAAGGTTGCGGTTAAATAAATCGTATACTTTACATTCGTCGCATAATCAATTAAAAAGGTTGCACGGTATTCTTTATGGGCTTCATCAAAGACCTTAATCCCAATTCCAAGTCGTTGAAAGATACGATACAAGACATCGGTTCCCTTATGTTCCATATAAGATACCAGTAACTTTCTGGTAGAAATATAGACCATTTGCTTTTCGTCCATCGGACCTTTCAAAAGTTCATCCAACTTCTTAGAAGAACTTACATCCAGAATATTCTCATCTGTTAGATTGGTATATTCTTTTAGCTTATCCACCCACTGGGATTTTAGATTGGAACTATGCACTATAATCCAAGTCCGTTTGTGAAGTTTCTGAATGGATGCAATGGTGCAATAGGTCTTTCCTGTACCCGGCGGCATGATTAAGACTTTTTGAGAATCCAACTTTGTAGATTGGAATTCTCCTGTCCCAGTCAGATATCGAATCGCTTTTTCCTGTGTTGCATCTCTTGGTTTCGTGTATAGATTGAATCCAATATCCCTGTCTTTGTTCTTATTTTCCACAGCGGTGATTTGTTGCCCACTCCATTGCTCCAATAGATATGGATCAACCCCTCTTGGAATGTAAAGAACCTTTTCTTTCTCGTCGTATTGAAATCTTGGAATATGCGTATGACTCACCCAGTCATGAAAGGTCAAACTGTATTCCAATTCTTTAAAATCTCCCAGCTCATAATCATTGATTTCGAACCGTTGTATTCACAATTAATATTAGTCAATCAATTTCAAAGTTGATTCACTAATACCAATTAGTGAATTTAGCGATTCACAGTGTCCCCTTTTGTCATAAAGACTACTCAGGTGTCCATGACACTCCACGCCTTAAGGGTCCAACGAAACCCCTCGGTATTTAACCGCTCAGTTGGTTAAATACCTTGATTAGTTATATTCTATAAAATATAAAAGGACAATTTCTAATCATTAAACTTGTAATTCATTAGATTTATCGCAGCATTATAATCTCGATCTATTTCCAGACCGCACTCTGGACATACATACGTACGGTCCTTCAATTTCAGATCCTTTTTTATGTATCCACAATTGGAACAAGTCTTACTACTTGGATAATTGGATGGTACCTGTTTAAACCGAATACCATTCATTGAACATTTATAACGCATTGTATCTATGAATGTAAAGAACGAGGAATCTTGGATCGATTTAGACAAGTGGCGATTTCTCATCATATTTCTTACTCTCAGATCTTCCATAACCACCTGCTGTGGTCTCATCTTAATTATCTCGGAAGTTATCTGATGAATATGGTTCATACGAATATCAGCTTCTTTCCTACGTTTCTTGGCCACTTTTGCTTCTTCTTTCTTAATCCGATTGGATTTTTCAAAGTTACCATTCGTTCGATACTTTCTACTTACGTTACGTTCTAAATGCTTGATATCCTTCTCAAGTTTTCTCATTTTCTCAGACTTGTTGATATTAGGATACGTAATACATTTGTCATTATATGCTACGGTTGCTAATGTTTTTATTCCCAAATCTATTCCAACCAGAGATTTGTCTGGTAAATCATTGAATACTTGGTTCTCGTATTCATTGTAATCAACATCCACAAGGTTCGTTTCGCTCAATCCAAATGATATGTACCATTTCCCATGGTCGTATGACACTCTTGGATTCCATATTTTAGTATCCCTATCTAATGGTAATTTAAAATCTGTCTTATACTTAACCTTACCAATACCACTAATCATGCAGATTTCATTTGTCTTAAAATAAGTAGTACTGTTTCTAACGGGATAATTTGGTTTGGACCGTTTCTTTGATTTAAACTTAGGGTACTTTGAATCCTTTTTGAAAAACCGTTTGAACGCTTTCGCTAAATCTCCACAGATTCTCTGTAGAGAATCGCATGACACTTCATTTAGCCATTCATGACCCTCTTCTTTCTTTAACTCAGTAAGTTTCCTGTTAAGGTCATAATGGTCTATGAACTTTCCACCATTCTTATAGTTCTCGTTTTCCAATTCAAGAAAATAGTTCCAAACATATCTACATGCACCAATGTGTTTGTTGAAATTTTCCTCTTGTTCCTTTGTTGGGTATATTCTCACTTTGTAACCCTTGATATAATTAATTTCTGTCATATCATATTTCACCTCCTTTCTGGTTAATGACATTATTTTCCTGTCATACCCATACTAAGAAGTTACAAGGCTACTCCATGATTTGGGAATAATTGTTTTTTTTTGATTGACTAATATTATCGGGGTCGTTACTCCCGTGCGGTTCTCTTATTTCTAAGAGAACTCCTCTATGTCTCCATAGAGCGTAGACTATATCACACCATAGGTTAGTGTTCTAACCCTTAGGCCGCACCATTTCGATTTAAGGGATTGCTCCTACCACTTGGCCCTACTCCCCTCTCGGGGATAGTCGTTGAACGTTCTCCATTTTACAGGAGCTTCGCTGCTGATTGAGTCTTGTTAATAGACCTTAGGACCTATACAACAACGTCTTGTATAAGCTTTTATTTCACCTTAGTCCATCCAACAATTTCTTTCTACTTTCGTAACCATCACGCTTATCCTTTCGGATTACGTTGTGGTATTGTTGGCTCTTAAACTCTTTCCAGCAATTAAATGCGTAATTTTTCGCTCACCTTTCGGTAAACGCGCACTATATTATTAATGCGTACTATAGGCATAGATTTTACTTTTCTTCGTCATATTGTCCCTCTCTTCCACGCAATTACGATTTTGTAACCTGCATATTAAAAAAATATAGGAAGAGATGAATTTCCATTTCGGTTCATCTCTTCCTATATGGGGGATTTATGCTTCTTCTACTTCAGGTTCTACTTCTGGTTCAGGTTCTCCTTTGAGTGCACGAATGTATTTGTCAATGACAACTCCAGAAAGCATAAAGGTATTGGCATCGAATTCGGTACTCTGTGGAGTCTGGTGGTATAAGAACAGAAAATACTTTGTCGCCATCAGATTAATCTTTGAGACGGAGATATTCATTGCAATTAATCCATCGGGATACATTAAGCAAGCACCCTGTAACCCAGCTGGAAATAACATCTTTGTTTCCTTAATGGATAAGAAGAGTCTTAACAAACGGTTTCTCTCTTCGTTATCTAACCCAATTACATCGTCTCCAATCTGAATCTTTACGCTGTCGTCTTTTCTGAATATATTAAACGTCTTTGTTTCCATTTGTATCTTCCTCCTTGTAAATTTTAAGGGATTGTTATCCCTTTATATCTTCTCCGTACCATAACTTATTCTCATCAATCGCAATCTTTCGCTTATACCACCAGTCAAGGTCGGATGTATCTCTCTTATCAAAGGTAGAAGTCATCTGAATCAACTGGTATTTCAGATACGATGAGGACATGGATACAGAGAAGGATGGGTTCTGTTTTAATGCAGTTAATACGGACAGTACCACATAGTCTTCTGGCATAATCACACGTTCGAAGTTTGGTCTCTGCTGCTGATTCATTGGTTTACGAACAAGCTGACGTAAGATCATTTCTCCATGGACAGAGGTTGCATCAAACTTTGATTCAATGGTTAGGTCAAGCATCATCTGAGCCATTTCTTCATACGTGGTTGCACCTGCATGGCCCGCATTGTTAATCAGAGCCTGCATCTTTTTCATTGGTACGGTAAGTTCGTTGTTCTTTACATCTACCATGAAGATATATTCCTCAAAGGAGATGTCTTCAAAGTCAAGATAATAATATTTTCCGTCGATTCCAGGGATGGATTCATGTCCGGTGGACATACGGGAGATTAAGTCATCATGCATATACAACTCCGACGTATTTGGATCATAGAATTCCACCACTTCCATCGCATCTTTTCTCTTGCTATGGAGATTCTTTACGACATAGAACTTTGGTGTGAAATAATTCAGACGGAATTCCATCTCATCGTCGGTAATATCCATGAACTCGTCTTCTTCTTCCACCTCGGTCTTCTTTCTTCTCTTTCTACCAGAGGTTCCTCCACCACCAAACTTCCCTTTCTTTCCTAATTCATCATAGTCATCAGAATAGTCGGATGAAGTAATGCTATCTTGCAATATGACAATGGAATACAGTTCCATATCTTCCAGATTTGGATTCAGGATAATATCCGTTGTTGCCATAATGAAGAATTTATCAAACTCTTCTCCAAAGTCAATCATTTTGGAAGATGTACCCTGGAAATGTTTTGCAGATAACAATCCCTGTACCAATGGATTGAGCTGCGTAAAGGCTGCATAGCATCCAGCGGAATGTAAGTCTTTGTTCGTATAGTAAAGTTCCCCATAACATTCTCTACATATTCCATCTGGGGCTGCACAAGTGATTGGTGAACGAATCCAAATAATCGTTCCAATCAAATCTTTATCGGTATCATAATCAATGGTATGATATTCGTCTCGGGAGTTTCTCTTATATCTTCTCCCATCCAGTTTCAGTAAATGCTCATCCGACTTTACGGAAATCGGAATTAAATTTGCCGTATTACAATCCATGGTCGTCTTACTCAACTTTGCAGATACGGAAAGTAACGCTGTAAGAATCAATACATGACCCGCAGGGCCCATAAATTCATGGTTGGTAACGGCTGCTTTTCTACCGGAAATATTATTGATAAAGTATTTTGGAATGGAAGCAAGGTTTCCGGTAAGATAGTTATTATTGATTGGCGTTGGAATGGTCTTTCCGTTTTCATCCGGTTTGTTTCCGATGATGGAAATGAACTCGGATAATTGAGGAATCTTAACGGCCTTTGGACCAACCATCGCTTTAATGGTGGTAAGTACCTCGTCTTCCAATACACGGTTAATCTGCGCATTGTCAAATTCTTTCTTCTGTGCTTCCTGTTCTGCCGGCTGTTTCGTTTCGTCAATTCGAACATACAATCCCTCATTAAATTCCGGCATTCTTCTTGCCATATCCCGAAGTTCTTCAATGGAGATGGATAAACCTAAGAAGTCATTAAACTTCAGTGGAATCTTCATTAAGAGATAATTCGTATCGGCAAAGGTTTCGGAACGAGTCCGATAGTCAATCGTCTTTGCATACGGTTTTGCATAATGACGATTCATATATGATGCAATAAATGAGGTGGACATTTTCTTTCCCATAGAACGAGTGATAATATGTTCCTCATTCAGTTTTTCCGGTTCTGCGGTAATAATTGGGTACCAGAACGCTACGTTTGCTACGAAGTATCGGAACTCCAAATTCTTTAATGGTTCGTCCTTATCGTCATGGAATTTGAATCTTACCGGATGTTCTCGAAACTCCTGATGTTCAAACCCATGTAATAGTAAATGAACCAGATGATAGTAAAATTCCTGATAAAAGATTTTGTAATAATCTGGATCGTGTCGTTCTTCCCCCCGTCGTCTTCCTTCCGCAATAATATCATCGATTACGAAGATCCTTTCGTCAAGCATCTTCATAATATCTTTGGCTTCTGGTGTTAAACCATTGTCAATTTTGGTGATATCGAAATCATCTTCGATATCCAATCCTTCGATAGGTATCATTGTATGTCTCCTCCTTCATGTTTCCTTTGTAATCTTGTGAACTGCATCACAAGATTACATACTTAATATAGGAATGAAACATGGAATGAAGAAAGAGAAGTTGATCGGAGGTACGTCAACTTCTCTTTCTTCTCTGGTTTTATGCTTATTTTACTCGGTCTTACTTTAACTTTCCAGACAGCTTTGAACTGATGCTGTTAAACTGGGACTTCACCTGTGAAGGTGGTTTCGTATCACCTGCGAGAGCCTTCTGAGTTTCTCTCTGTGATCTTGTAAGCTTTGGGGCAGAATTAAGCTTACTCTTAATCTTTGCACCAATGCTTGTATTGGAATTTGCTTTCTTAGAAGTCTGTTTCATACGGCTTCTTGCCTTCTGTGCATACTTCTTTTCCAGACGACGCATCAGATACTTTTCCATCTTCCAAAGAGTTTCCAGCTTCTTATAGTCCTGGTTATCATCATCCTTTGCGCACTGTAAGATTGCAAGCTTGTAAGCACGCTGCTTCTTTGCCTGCTTATCCATCTTTACAATGGTCTTTTCCATTACAACAGCATCTTCTGGAAGAACGCCTTCCAGTAAAGAGTCTGCTTCCTGGGTAACGGATTCCATCATATCGTCGATTGCTACATCTTCCATAGCAATCTGCATAATCTGAGCCATCTGTGTCTCAGTCATACTCTCATGTACCACTGGTTCTGCAATATTAACGGAACCATTCTGGATTAAATTTGATAAATTCGACATGGTATAATTTCTCCTTTCCCTCTGTATCTAATTTAGTTACTTGTTAAAACCATGAGTTTTTAAATGCACGTCAGCGACATTGTAAACGCAGCGGTTGGAATATCTCCATAGCAGTTTAATCTAATGGATCCATTGAACGTTTCTACAACATCAACGCAGCTGAACGCAAATTCTTCTGATTCAATCCCAGTTTTCGTTGTCGAGGTAACTTGAAGACCAGTAATTGGATTGTCCGTTGCAAGAATTCCAGTTACTGGGATGCTTCGTGTTTTATACTGGTTTGAATCAGAATCTGTTACTGTAGTCCACGCATTGGAATCGTTTGATACGGGAACTTCGAATGTTCGTATGGAGTCTGCTTTTGCGTTGAGTAAACTCTGGATATTTCCGGTCAATCCTGATAGATAATCTACAGGAACTTCAATTTCTTCCAGAGAGATCCCATCTGCACAAGAAGCAATCAATTTACTACCAATAATATTCGTAATCCCAGTGCCACCCTTTGTTACAGGGAGCACGCCATCAATACATTCCGTTCTGGTTCTACATAATAATGGAGTACCTTTATCGTCTTGAGGAGTTACAATTCGGAATCCCGAGCTCGTATTCGCTGTTGAATCCATGGAATAAGCCGTGGCTGTACCTTCAAAGACACACATCCTGTTTACCTCCTTTTAACATATTTAAAGATTTGTTTTTTTATATCGCCCTAATTTGACTTTTAATAATCGTATTTTCCGTATTCACAAATCGGAGGAAGCTCATCGTTTTCCTCGTCTTGTGGGTTTCTCGGTTTTCTACGTCGATCTTCATGCACTTCCAATTTTAAATAATGATTCTCATAAAGTGTTTTGATCTCTCTATTGGCTCCAAGCAAAATATAGGAGTTATAGGAGTATGTGATCTTGTCGTTTTGTGCAGGAGTTGCATATCCCTGATTCAGGCAATCGTAAATCATTTTCTTTAAATCAGCTTTCTTATCATTGATCGCCGATTCCTTTAGTTTGGATAAAATATCAAGGGAAGTATCAATCTTCTTATTACTTTCTTCGATTGATACCCCATGTGCATGTTGGATATCTTTGAGTTCATTGATCGCTGTAATGATCAGCGTATTGAAATTGTCTGAGTCTGCAATCTCCATATTAAGATGCTCCACATGTTGGTCATATGGGGCAAGGTCAGTACACTCATCCACTTGACCATTTTCAATATTGATATTGATGTTGTTTGTTGTCCCATCTCCCGATCTACTCTTCTTTTTATTCAGAGAGAAAATGGTACCATTTTCCAATGGAACAAAGAATTTCTGATCCGCAAAGATTCCGGTAATAAACCCAAACATTGGTGCAAAGATAAAGTTTACGATATAGCTGGTAGGGTTTGCAGTGGTTACCTTTATGACAAGATAACCTAAGATATACGCAATAAAAAATTCGATCCCAAGATGCATCACGACGTAATACTTCTGCTGCTTTTTCCTGCAGATTTGCTTTTTCATACCCGTCATAAATACATAACGTGCCATGAAAAGCACCCCCATAATGGTGGTATACGTAATGAATATATTTGGGTCAACATAGGTGTTATTCAACATCTCTGCGTATTTGTCAATGGCTGTTAGAATCGATTCCATAATATCACCATCCTTGTAATTGCTTGTATTTTGTATATCGATAGGGCTTAATAGTTTGTTAAATTATCCCATGCGCTTGGGCTATTATGGAAGTCTTTTGAAATCACAAGTCATTAATGTATTAGTTGTTTTTCAGAGGATTAATACGAAAATAAAAAAGGAGGTAAACGAACGATGATAGAAGTGAAATGTAATATTTTGAATCCGAAAAGCAGTGAAGATAAGAAATATTATCCAATGGCGAATACTTCGGGGGAAACCTCTTACCAGATCGCTGTAAGAAATGGTTACACGGGTACGGAAGCAGATTGGAAGAAAGAAACTTCTGGAACGGTTGAATATGTAGATACCGCCGGTATTGCAAATAGATCCATTGGGTTTAAGAAGACTTCCATTGGAAGTGAGACCCATCCGATATACATCAACGCAAATGGAGAACCAACGGCCATCGGATTTCCACTTGGTAGCTCCTGTGAACTGGATGCAACCGATGACATAGAATTCGAAGGACGAGCAATCGCAACGACCGTAGCATTGCAGGATGCGATTGTTGTTTTATTCTCTAAGGCTGTGGTTCCTACCGTTAATGGAACACTGGTTTATGATGGAACAGTTCAATCTCCCGATCTTTTAAATTATGACGAACGGTTAGTTTCTGCCAAAGGTACATTACGAGCAACCAATGCAGGAATGTACACGGCAATCTTTACACCATTGGCTCCTTACATGTGGACCAATGGTAAGAATAATGAGGTGAGTGTTCGTTGGCAGATTACAAAGGCAGAATGTCCGGTTTATGTATCTGCAACGGAAGTTGCATTAAATGATGAGAACCCTTCCGTGGAAGTAGAAATCAGTCGTGTTGGTGATGGTGGTATCCTGATTACCAATACGAATCCAGAGATTGCAAGTGCAACTTTGGAAAACAACATGCTTACCATTACCGGAACGGGAGATTCTGGTGTTACGACCATCGGAATTACGGTAAGGGAAGGTACGAATTATAAGGAATCCAATACCGTCAATATTTCCGTTGTCGCTTCTTACGAAACGGTATAGAACCAGCGGTTCTTTATAGATTCTTAGAAGAAGGAGGAATTACCTGGGACTATGATTAAGATAGTAAATAATATATTGAATGTAAAAGAGTCCGATACATTTGAATCTATTCCCGTTGTGGTTGGAGATTCTGCGTATGAAATTGCATTACGGCATGGATACAAAGGTACGGAAGAAGAATGGTTAAAATATATTTCCGGGCAGGGTGGACATTCCGATACGGTAGAAACAGCAGAACGTACCGAGTATCTGAAAGTTGACAATGCGGTTGGAAATACAAAGATGGCAGTTTATTTCACATCCGAAGGAAAACCTGCCGAATGTAAATATGAATTAAACGAAGCAAGCAGTCTGGATGCATCAGATGACCCAGAAACAGAGGGTCGATGCTTAATGACAAACATTGCGGTGAAAGCTGCACTGGAGGGACTGGTACGAAAAGCAGTCGTTCCAACCGTAAACGGAACATTGATTTACAATGGGCAAAGACAGACACCGGGTTGGTTGAATCTGGACGAATCGGTTGTAACGGTAAGTGGAACGACCAGTGCAGTCAATGCTGGAACGTATACGACAACTTTTACACCAAAGGAACCTTATTTATGGCACGATGGAACCAACGGTCCTGTTTCGGTTGATTGGGTCATAGAAAAAGCAGATGCAAAAATCTATGTCGATAAGACAGCAATTGAATTAACCCCAGAGGTACTGAGTGCAGATATTCACATTGAACGTGTTGGCGATGGTATCTTAAGTGTCAATAACTCCGACGTTGATATTGCAAGTGCCATCTTAATGGATGATAATACTTTAACCGTTACCGGAAATGGATTAAACAGTGGCTCTGCCATGATTACGATTTCCCTTTCTGGAAATGAAAACTACAATGCAGCAACGAACGTTTCCGTGATCGTTACTGCAAATTATTTAAAGATTGTCTCTTGGGCAGCGGCAACGGAAATTGAAATTGCCAATATGCTGACGGCGCATTACAATGGAGAAATTGACGTTGCAGATTATTGGTCCGTTGGAGATATCCGAGAAATGGAACTTTCTGCTACCCTGAAAGGAAACGTTGGAGAAGTTCAACCTGCTCAGACACTGGAAATGGTTATTATCGGAATGGATCATGATGATCTGGTTGTACCAAAGAAAGCAAGAACAAGAGCGGCCATTACCATTCAAGTAAGAAACGTTTTATCCGAAGTTGGATATATCCATTCTCCGGCTGCATTAACTGCGGTTTCTTGGGTAGAGTGTGTCAGAAGAGACTGGTGTAAGTTAGAGTTCAAGAATGCATTACCAAGTGGTATTTCAAAATTAATTCAGGCGGTCATTAAGACAACCAATCGGTTCTCTACAACGGAAGAAGAACGTGCCCATAATACAACCAATGAGACGGTCTTCTTATTATCCGAATGGGAAGTCTTTGGAGAGCAATCCTTAAGAAATACAGAATATGGAGTATTGGAACCAGATGGAGTTCAGTACGATTATATGAATGCCTTATCCAACCATATCAAGAACAATGCTGGTGAAGCGGTGGATTGGTGGTTAAGAAGCTCTTATTCAAATAGTACGTACGAAATGTATCTTGCAACTTCTATTGAAGGGGATTGTATTGCTGGAACTGCTGGAAGTACCAGAGGCATTGCACCAGCATTTTGTCTCTAAGAAACGAATGAGAAAAGGAGGAATCGACTGGATATGATCGAGGTCAAGAAAGAATCTTTATTTCTAAGGAATCCAAACACTGGACTGCATGAATCCGTATCCATGATGATGGGTGAATCTGCGTATATCCGAGATAAACGCAGAGGGTATGTCGGTTCAGAAGCAAAGTGGTTAAACGACATTGGCTGCTCTGGTGGGAAACCAGAACTTGCTGGGGAAGCTCAGTATGCCAATGCAATTGATACAGAAGGCGTCGGCAATCGGTTAAAGCCGGTTTATGTTGACGAGAACGGAGAACTTGCACCCGTTCGCTATAACCTTGGAAACTCTTGCGAGTTGGAAGCGACGGATAATTCAAACGATGCAAGAAGAATGCTCCTAACCAATGTCGCATTACAAAGTGTCATCACTGACATTATCAATAACGAATATGACCCAAATGCAAAAGCAATTATTCCATCACCCGTTGGAACATTGGTCTATGACGGAACTGCAAAGAGTCCTTCCTGGATCAACTTTGACCCAAACGTCGTTTCGATTGGTGGTGTAACCAGTGCAATTAATGCAGGGGATTATACGGCAACCTTTACACCAATTGAACCATATACTTGGAAGGATGGAACCAGAGTAACCAAGACGGTTATTTGGACCATTGAAAAAGCAGAAGTAACCATCAACGAGGTCAAGGATCATGTTGTCATCAACGAATTGGAACCGTCTCATAGTATCTCCATTCTTCGAAATGGGAATGGGGTCATCCGAGCAACCAGTAGTAACCCAAACATTGTCACTGCAACCGTTGGGGGAAATACCGTTACGATTACTGGGAATGGTTCAAACTCCGGTAATGTAACGGTGAGTATCTTTGTAGAAGAAGATACAAATCATAGAGAATCCAATACCATTCTGGTAGATGTCAAGGTAAAATATGTCGATATTGTATCTTGGACAAGTGGTTCTTTTGAAAAGATTCAGGAAATGCTTGATGCCCACTACAGTGGTATCATTGACGTAACGGAATATTGGTCCATTGGGGATAAGAGGACCATTACAGTATCTGAAATTGCTTCTGGTACAACCGATGAAACCCAGCCGGAACAAGACGTGGAATTTGTCATTGTTGGTATGAAACATGATACACTGGTGAATGCTCTTGGAACAGAAACGAAAGCTGCGATTACCGTACAGGCAAGAAACCTGCTTTCGGTAAAAGGTATTATGAATCGTTCCCATACTGAAGTATCGGATGCATTATGGTCTACCTGTATTCGTAGAACCTGGTGCAACAACGATTTCTTTAATGCGTTACCAGATGCATTACAACCATTATTAAAATCCGTTTCTAAGATAACAAATCGTTGTTGTGAAACGGAAGTTGAGAACTATAAGAACTATATCATACAGCAGAAAACAAACGAAACTGTATTCATTCTATCAGACTATGAGGTTAGTGGGGAAGATTCTTACTTCTCTCGGATTCCAAGTACTTGGGAAGGTCTGACACAGGATGGAGAGCAGTATGAATATTTAAAGACGGAAGCCAATCGTATTAAGGCATTAGACGGAGTGGCATCCGCATGGACTACGAGAAGTAGTATTTATAACCGATACGGGAACGTATATTTTGGATATGTATCCGAGGAGGCAAAGACGATGGGATTTGTCTCTGATGCTGATTGTGGTATCGTTCCTGCATTCTGCTTATAAAACTTACATTTCAAACAGTTAATTAAAGTACAGACAGTTTACCGATAAGGAGGAATAGATAAATGGATAAAGCAACAGCAAGAGCCATTAATGAAGTATCAAAGAAAGTCAATGATGTTCAGAGACGTATGGACGATTTCTTCTCTGCACTGCATAAAGCCAATAAGGCAGACATTGACTTTTTAGCTATGATGGGTGACGTAGAACTCGATACCGATCCAGAAGGTGGTATGGTAGAGGGCGAAGTCGCTGCAGAACAGTAAAGGAGGAGAATGAGAATGGAACACAGCAAGAAGTTTAACCTTGTAAAGGGATATTACGATGGAAACCTCTGGGGTATCAACCGTGTAAAGTTAGCTGTTACAAAGGGTTGGATTACCGCAGAAGAGTTTGAGGAAATTACTGGTCAAGCATACGAGTAAAAATCTGACACATATCTTTTTCTAATTTTTCCTCATTATAAATATTGAAAACCGGTTTAGGACAATGCGTTCCTAAACCGGTTATTCCTTTTTATAACCCCCCTGACAGTAGACTAATGAAACATATGGAGGACATAAACAATGCTTAGCAAAGAAGTAATGGAACAATCTCTCTTCATACGAGACTGGATCAATGACAATGTAGAATACTTTAAACTGATGAATCCGAGAGTGAATGAGACGAAATTACGAGAACGACTGATGCAGATTGTACAGGAACGACTCGTAAATCGAGAAGCGTATCTTCACAACGATTATCAGGATGATATGCGAATCAAAGCAGACTTATTAAAATTATACGATTGGTTCCAGCAGACAAAACCAATTGCTGCTGGAAATGGAACGTTCTTTTATAATCAGGATAAGAAATACTGCCCGATTCAGAACGTAATTGATGGTCGTATCAGTGACCGTAAGAAATATCAAAAAATCCGTGATGAATATTTGGGACCAAATGGAGAAACTACGGATTATTATTACCAATATAACGACATGCTTCAGATGGAAGCAAAGGTTATGACAAATGCGATTTATGGATCGTTTGGTGCAAGAACCTTCCAGTTATACAATCAGTATACTGCAGGGTCAACCACCGGAACTGCACAGTCTTTAATTTCTACCACGGCGATTGCATTTGAAGCGTTCTTAGCAGATTCTGTAAAGTTTAAATCCTTAGGGGAAATGGTTACCTTCTTAGGAAATATCTTGGTCAAAGATGAGCATACGATGCCGTTGCACGGATTAAAGATTTATAGTGACAAGGAATTTGTTTTAAATAGTTTAAAGAAGAAATTTGTAAGATACAACGATTTTTATACTCCGGTATTAAGAAAGTTCTTAGCGTATCGAACACCGGAAGAATTGACACGGATTTACTATGCGAATAACTTATTTGCACTGGTGGAGAATCCATTGATTTCAGAAAGAATCAAACGTATTTATGACGTTACGAAGTCATTTCGTAACCCAAATAACGTACCAGAGAATATCAAAGAAGATTTGGAATTCGTCTGGGAATATTGCAGTGACTTAGTATTTTACAATCATGCTTATACGGAGCAGATTAACCGATTAAAGCATGATGAGAGAGGGGAGGTTATCTTAATTGATACCGACTCCAATGTAATTAACATCGAACCTTGGATTGTTTGGACGAAAGAGCATATCTGGCCAATTACGGAATCTTCTATGGGAGAAGAAGATATGCAGTTTTGTAGTGTAAATATTATTGCGTATTTGGTAACCAGAATGGCAAGAGAGTTACTGGACCGTTATGCAAAAGATTGTCACGTCCTTGAGAAATACCATAGTAGGCTCAATATCAAAAACGAGTTTTACTTCCCGAAGGTATTGCTTGCCGATGTAAAGAAACGTTACATCGCCCATATCCGATTAAAGGAAGGAAAGCAGGTCAATAAGATTGAGTTAAAGGGGCACGACTTTAAGAAGGCTGGGTCTTCTCAGCATATTGAAGATCGGATCATGGGAATTATCAAACGTGACATCATTGATCCAGCAGAGATCAATGTGATTCAATTGATGCGAGATGTCAGTGCATTGGAACAGGAGATCCGAGATTCCCTTACCAACCGAGAACGGACATTTTTGGTTCGTATGAATTGTAAGGTCATGAAAGTTTATGCAGAACCTTATTCCATGGGGGCCTATCTTGGTCCGATGTTATGGAATTTGATTTACCCGGATAATATGATTAACATTCCGGATAAGTGTGATATTGTCTTCTTATCCATCCCAAACGAAAAGGTTTTAGAAGAGAAGCTTGGTACGAAGTATCCGAAGATAGCGAACATTATTAAAAAGACATTCTTTGAATCCGGTATTAAACAACTGCAAACGAATGGTGTAAAGTATCTGGCATTACCAAACGACGGAAGTAAGATTCCAGAATGGGTATTGGAAGTCATGGATACAGAACGTATCGTAACAAGAAACGCAGGTACATTTTATCCTGTCTTAAAAGCACTGACGTTTACAACGATTGTCGCCGGAGACTTTGAATACACTTCGAATATTTTAAATATATAGGAGGACAGTCAAATGAAAGTATACAAGACTCCACTTTATGCAAGTACAACGGTGGTGGAATTTGATAAGTCTGAGATTTCGAAGATTCATTTTGCTTTATGCAAACAACCAAGACAGACATTAAAGGAATTCTATGACGAATGTCCATTGAAACCTGAGATTATCTGTAATGGTGGGCTCTTTAATATGAATAATGGGAACACTATGTTCGATTATCGAACCGATGGGAAGCTTCTTTGCTCTACGGAAAAATACCGGGCTGGCATTGGAGTTACCAATGCAGAAGAGTTAGAATTGGGAGATTCTTACGATTCCAGATTCCGGGATTTTATTTCCGGGTATCCGGTATTACTCTCTGGAGGAAACGCAGTTTCCATTAATTATGCAAAGGAATTGAATTATTATACCAGAAGAACAGTGCTTGGATATAATAATACAAAGATTTTCTTGGTTGCAGTAGAAGGAAGGGGAATCAACTTCCCTAAATTACAGCAGTTATTAAAGTCCCTTGGTGTAAAGAATGCGGTGAATCTGGATGGTGGTGGAAGTACAAAGATTTTACAGAATGGAAAATCTCTTACCACCGACAATTATGACCGTGCCGTGGATAATGTCATCTGCTTCTTCTTAAAGCAAAAGGAAGAACCAAAACCTATCTATCGTTGTCAGGTTGGAGCATTTAAGACAAAAACAAATGCTGATGCATTGGCTTATAAGATTCATGCATTACCGGATACCATTGGGGCTGGATACCGTTCGGCTTATGTACGTTACATCAATGGATTTTATAAGGTGCAGGTTTCTGCTTTCTCAAAGAAAGAAAATGCTGAGAAAGTTGTTGCTGACTTAAAAGCAAAGGGGTATAATGCATTTATTACAACCAACTAAAATCATAAGAAAGTACAAAACTATATTAACTTGATAGACAGGATATACCACTGATGAATAAAGAACTGTATTCTTAGATTATTAATATCAAGGATACAGTTCTTTAATATTTATAAGGAGGAAACTTATTATGGCAATCAACAACAACTATGAGAAGAAATCGGTGACAACGTCTTGTTATCACACATCCAACAGTCGGATGGTAAAGGCAACAGCTCTTTCCTGGGACTTTTCGGATGATATGATAAAGATCTCTATCTCACCGGAATTACCAGAATCCGAACAGACGGAAAACAGAAGGTATGACTATAAGAATAGTTGGATTACTGCAATCAAGAGAGTGAAGTGTATGGATTTACTCAATCGCTTCAAGGAAATTGTCGCTCCGGCTATCGAAAGTCAGAAAGACTCGTTTATTTCCGTTCCGGTTGCAGAAGTCAACCAGTTTGGTCTTGGCGTTCATTTTGATGACAATGGGATTCATACCTACATCAAACTGGTTCGAAACATTGACCCAACAAACTTAACTTCACAGGCAGAAATTGTCTATGAGTTTAAGAAGGGAGAAGTCATTGTCAATTATGATAATGCTACTGGAAAATTTGAAGAGAGGTTATTAAAGGAAACAGAATTTGAATTATTCTTATCCGATATGGCAGCATTTGTAGATGCAGGGTCGAATGCATACAATCATTCCAACCGTGTAGTAGACCGTTTCTATAAGGATACATTAACAACCATGCTTCGTTCCATCGGAGAAAAGGTTGGGGCAGAGATGCCAACCTATAATGCTGCACAGAAGGCAGGAGCAAAATATGGTGGTGCATCATTATTTGATTCCAATGCTCCACAGGCACCAGTGAGTACAATTACATCACTGAATGACATTAAGGTAGACCAGGAACTGCCATTTTAAATAACGAAGGAAGAAAGAGAATAAGGGGTATATGTTATCTCTCATTCTCTTTCTTATTTATATATGAATTAACAAAGGAGGAAATCACCTTATGGACTCATTCATTACTTGTATCGTAGTTAAAGAGGTGTTTATCACATGGATGGTGATAGGAGTTACTGCATTAGTGCTTGGTCTTGGTTATCTTGTAAGGAGGTTTAATAAATGAATGTTTCAAAGAAAGGTCAGGAGTTTATTCAAAACATCGGAGATACTTTTCCAAAAGCGGCTTCATTGATTTGGGAAGATATCAAGAAGTTTCAAAAGGACATTACGAACCTTGTCCTTAAGGACAAAATCAACTTAGAAGGGTCGTGGAATGATTATGTCGTAACGGATATCAATCTTACCTATGAAGAAAATATGATTAAGTTTCGGGATATGATTCAGGTATATGGAATCCATGATGATGTTGCAACCCTGTATGCAGATGATGTCGGACTTGTAGCATCTTATGAATATACATTGGTTGATGCAATGGGTGGAATCATGGACCGGTTGTATCTGTTTCATATTACCGTAAAGAGTACCATCGACGGTTCGTACCATAACAACTGGTACATTCTCAACCGTCAGTAAACCGAAAGGGATTGTCTTCGGGCAATCCTTTTTTTCTTAAGGAGGATAAATTGTATGAAGATGAGAACGACATTAAATCGAAGGTCGAACTTCTTTATGGATGGATGCAATGTACTTTTTCACATTGACTTATTCTTAGTGAATGAATTATTGTACCGAGTAGCAAAAGGGGATACTCTCTTTGGGGAATTATTCCATCGGTCAATTCCAAAGGACAATACGTATTATACCAGTCATGAGAAAGATATTAAGATTATTCAATCTGCTGCAACGAAGAAGAGCCAGAATATTTTGTATGACCTGATTGATAAAGAGCTTTATACAAAGAAAAATAATCAGATAAAGTTGGAAGTATACGTTGCAATGCTTTATCATGACTTCTTACTAAATCCAACCTGTCCGGAATATATTCAGATGACGGAGTTTGGAAATACAGTAAGAATCTTAACCAATGATACCAACCTTGGGAGACTCTATATCCGAGTTCCATTTATTACGGAATTCCTTAAGCGAAATATCTTAGAGGGGTTTGCCGGGGAGGGGATTTCAAAAATATCCATCGTTACAGGAGATACGGTTGAGTTTGCAACGATGGGCATCTTTGATACCTTTGTCTTAGAAGACATTACGGAAGTAGATAGTGCCTTGGTTGGAAACGTAAATAAACGGGTGGAAGTATTGGTTCCGGACTATGAATATAATATGATGGAAGACCGGACGGATGTTGAGAAGTTATTTGAACAGGTAACGTATCGAAGATTGAAGTTACAGGAACATCCGAAGTTTTATATGGACAAGGGAATCATGATTCACACGATGAGCGTTCCGTTATAACTGAATTTTCATGCTCCAGTCAACAGTGTTTTAACTAAGTTCAATATTAAAGGAGGAAAATGTAATGAATGAAACATATGAAGAAATCATCCAGATGATACCAGGACGAGGGGGACAAAAGTGGAGTCCAAAATTAAACTTAACCCCAAACGTAATTGAAGGGGAAGAGTTGGAAGAATTGTTTGATACCGTATTCTCTCAGGTTGCTTATTACGTATCAAAGACGTATGGGCCATTTGGAGAAAACACCGGGTATCAGATGCAGGATAAAATTCTGATGACAAAGGATGGGTGGACCGTCGAACAGGGTGTCATCTATTCCAATAACATGCTCGCAAATATCATCCGTAAAATTATTATTGAAGTATCCAGATCCATCAATGTCCATGCTGGAGATGGTACAACCACAGGTGTGATTGCAGCCAATGAAATCAATAAACTGATGATGCACTTTAAGAAGGAACACAAGATTCATTCTAAGTTTTTATCCGCAGCGATTGTTTATTGCGTGGAAGCAATCTGCAACCATTTAAGAAAGAATGCGGTAAAGATTACCGATGAAAATATGGACGATATGATTTATCGTATCGCCGAAGTATCCTTAGACTGGGACAAAGAGTTTGCAGGATACATCCGTGACATCTATCACGAAACCCATAACCCAGTGATTCGTGTACTGAATTCTGGTTACGAATCAAGTTATGTAGATTACATGGAAGGATATGATATTGCCGGGAAACTTCTGAGTGAGTTTAAGGTAAATTCCATTGGAACGAAATCTTATACCACAAAGAATCCAGTGATCTTAATCTTTGCTTATACCGTAACGGCAGAAATGTTTGAAGCATTACTGACCGTTGCAACGTATTTTTATTCCAGACAGGAACGAGAGTTAGTTGTAATGGCACCGGATTTTGAAAAGGACTTCCGTGACAACTTCAATGCCATTTGTATTCGTATGGCGAAGACGAATCAGCCAACCATTCCAATGGTCATGGTTCGTTACTTTGCGGAATATGCAATCGATAGAGAGATGGTCAATGATTTCTGCTTCCTTACTGGGGCAAATATGATTTCAAGGGAATACAACGAAGCAGCCGAATTGATTACAAACTTCACAGAGGCTGGAAAGATGGTTCCACCAAGTAGAAGTCAGTTCCCAGAAGGTAAGAAAGGAACTGCCGACCATCAGAGAATGATGGAACAGTACAATGCCGAGATTATTTCCATGACCTCTAAGTTTGAAGACGAGATTGAGAATTATACCGGTACTTGTGAAACCTTTACTGCAAGTGATAAGGACATTATTGCTTCCGGTTTTGGTGGTCTTGAAAATAGTGATGCTATGAATGACAGAAGACATGTCATTGAGGCAGAGATTGCAAAGGCAACCAAGGATATGACAGCCAAGTCTATGTTCACGGACGAGATTAAGCTAAAGAAGCTGCGTCTTGGTAAGTTACGCCTTAAGATGGGTACGATTCATGTTGGAGGCTTTGGGGAAAACAACCTGAAAGCAAAAAGAGATGCACTGGATGATGCCATCAATGCTTGTTCCAATGCATATCTGGAAGGTGTTGTGGTTGGTGGTGGTGCAGCCATTCCAATTGCAACTGAAGAATTAATCCAGAAGTTAAAGTCTGGGGAATGGGACCCATCCAACGATCAAGAAGGGCTTGATAGAAATCTCGTTGGAAGCATCTTAAATATCATTCAGGCTGGATTTATCAGCACCTGGCAGATTATGCTTGAAAATCGCTATACGGATGGTAAGGTAATTGTTGATGGAGAAGAATCCAATACGGTTACTTTAATTCGCCGTTGTATTAATGAGAAGAAACCTTGGAATCTGATTACGGAAAAGATGGATGATACCATTATTCATCCAGTAAAGGTTGAAACTGAGGTTGTGAAAGGATGCTTACATCTGGTTCTTACAACGACAACAACCAACCAGTTACTCTATAATGGGTATGAAGGAATTGACAAAGAACTCGAAGGTATGAGAGAAGTAAAGGAGTAAATTATGTATACAAGAGTTGCCAAAGTGTCCGGATATTTTATTGACCCTGCGGTTGATGAAAAACTTTCGGATTTTATTGAACGAGTGGAGAATCTTACACCCATTGCAAGGCATCTTCACATCAGTTCCAAGGATTTGGAACTGGAAGACGATGACCCAATCTTTTATCATGGGTGCGACCTTGCTTATTGTGACCGATTCTTCTCTGTTGGGATTCCTTCGGAGAGAATCTTAAATAGTAGAGTTGTAAAGCCGGGAGAAAAGTACAAGCATTTCAAAGAAGGAAAAATTGTCACCGTCATTGGTGTAGGACAGATGTCGGAAAGTCCGGGTTCTTATATGGTAATTTACCATACCGAAGACCCAATGGATATTTGGATTCGTCCATACGAGATGTTTGTCTCTCCAGTAGACAAGTTGAAGTATCCAAAAGCAACGCAATTTTATCGATTTGAAAAGGTAGAGGAATAGACATATGATCCTTCGTGAATTTCTGGATAATCCAATTGGGAAAGGGGATGCCTCGGTAAACACCAAGTTTATCAAGCAGGCACTTGACCTTAAGTATGCGACGTATACAAAAAACAAAGAGAAGAAAGTTGAGATGAGGATTTATCGGCAACCAAGAAACGATATCTATTGGGTGCATCTGATTATGCCAACGGAAACGGAACGGGATAATACGTACGATATCGTGTTCAAATTCTCCAATCCGAGTCCTTTAGACCGAACGGCACTCGGAATTGGAAAGTTTGATGTCCAGATTTTTGCGAATACACCATCGTTTGCTTATACGTATGCTTACGTGTATAATAAGATGGGAATCCTGATTCCGTCCTTAACATCCAAGCTTGGAAAAATCTTTGTTTCCAAAGAACCAAAGGTTCGAAATCGAAACCAACTATCGTTATACGATAAATATATCTACTTTGGAGCCAGGTATATCCTGGACTCCAAAGTATTATATCGAGCGGTTGCAGATGTGAAATCTTTCAAGTATGAGGAGAAACACTTCCATGGTACCATCCGTACATTAAAAGTGATTATGGATGAGTATGAAACCGCTGAAGAAAAGCTAAAGAAAAAGAAGAAGGTTAAAAAATATGAGAAGCGTAAGGAAAGGTCCAAAAGGTCTTCTGAAACTGCGACTGTCAACCGGGTTACAGGGAAGGGTGCTACTGTCCAAAGTGTTCCTAAGCAATCAAACCGAACGACTCCAGTTAAGAAAACAACATCGACAATCAAAAAGAAATAAATAGAAACTTGAAACTATATTAAGACATGAGACAAGGGATAAAGGAGGAGACAAATGGCAGACCAGAAATTTGTCAGAGTCGATGAATGGTGTGGCTATGATACCAAGGAAATGTGGGATCGGGAATACCAAAAGGCTCTGGCTACAAAGAAAGAAGACAAAATAAGACCTTATGAGGCGATGGATTTGTCGACCTTAGCAAAGTCAAAAGAAGATATTTGGATTATTAATGAGGAACCAAATCTTCGTGTTAATTTTACCAAGGCATTACCGAAATCCGTTATGCGTGGGTTATTTGAAACTGAAGAGGATTTACGGGCAGCCGAGACATTTAAGATTGGAAGAAAGGCATTTCAGAATAATCTTGCTCAGACTTGTCAGTATCTGAGTTATTTTACGGAATTCTATGATCCTGAGAAAGAATTGATTTCCCTCTATATGTATATCAAGAAGATCACGGACAATGGAAAACAATCGTTGACCATTGAAGAATTTAAGAAGCACTTGATGGGGAAAATCTTTCGGGATTATCATATAAAGGAAAATATCTATCGGATGGTGGAAGATAACCACTATATTGATGCGACGATCGATAAGAAGACGGGAAGAGTCTTCAATGGACCGGACGACTTTACGAATGATGACATTAAGAGACTGCTTGCAATCTCTATGATGTTAAAGATTATTATCCCTCCGGTAGAGCATTATATTGTAACCAATAGTATCTATGCCAATGATGACCCACTGATTAATAACCTGATGTTATCCTTATTCGTGGATATGTTTTATAGCGTTGGGGATCAGTATGATGATTATGAGGCAGATATCTTACAGGAGAAGTTATTCAACTTTGCGGAAAAGAAGGTTCGTAAGCACTATAAAGCCCATAAGATTATTTGTGAGCAGCAGGGTGCATTACGAGGAACAACGGAATCTTCTCAGTTAGACCGGTTATTGGTAAAGTTCTTATTGACCGATAACTTCTTTAAGTTCCACTTTAACAATGCGTTATCTGCATTCTTAAAGGCTGTCATTGAAACCCAGTTAAAGTTTACCATCAACCGGGTATCGTATAACTATAATCCAGTTCAGGTAACGGACGAGAAAGGGCCGGATGGACTTTCTGGGATTGATAAGTTAGACCAGATGCAGATGAAAGTGGATGAGACAAGAAGTATTCGTTCTTCCAAAGCACTGGAAGATGTTCTTCGTAAGCTGGAAAACGAATATGGACCAATCTCCGAAGACGAGATTCAGTTTTATATGAGTCGCTTATTCAATCTGGATAAGTTCCATAATACACTGATCAATTACAATTATGCGAAAGAGTTTGGTGGATTTACGGAACTGAAATCAGCATCGATTCGTCAGTTAATGAAACTGATTATCTATTGTAAGAGAGAGTTAAAGAGAAAAGGATACAAGGAACTTGGTTGGTTAATGTCTTCCTTATTAAAGGGAAAGGTATCCAACCGGTTACTTCAAAATACTAAGTATATCAATAAGCTCAAGACTTCTTCTACCTATCGTCATCTGGTAGAAGATAAGTATGGGATTATGATGGAAGGGATGGAAGACGATCCAATCCTGAAGATCATCAGTCGGATTCTCAATAATAACTATGCATTCATTGAATATGATATGCCGGAATTAACGGGGGAGACGATTGAATTTAATGAGGACATCATCTCCGATGAGTTATTAAACTTCATTGATGAGATTTAATGATGTATATTAATCGTAGATAGAGTATATTGTCTTAGTATACTCTATCTACTCTTTGTAATAAATAAGAAAGAACTGAATGCTTATGAGTGATAAGAAGGAATTTATTCATCGACTACAACGGGACCGATCGTGTAGCCCCGTTGGTGATATCAGAGTAAAGACACGATGCTTTTTATGCGGAGATTCCAAAAAGGATCAAAACAAAAAACGACTCTACATCAAATGCGATTACAATGACCCATCGGAACCAATCACTTACATCTGCTTTAACTGCGGGGAATTTGGAATCTTTACGGTGGATATGCTTCACCAGTTGATGGGAGAGGATTACGAACTTACGCAGCAATTAAAAAGAATTAACAAGTTCGCTGCAAACGATAGTGGGACGGTAAGGGTAAATAAGTATAAAAACAATCAGGAGATCAAACTTACCCTTCCACCCCCTTATCGAAATAGGGAAACCATCAATAAGATTAAGTATCTCAATCAAAGAATTGGGTATCCCATTCCGGTAGAAGATTACCAGAAATTGAAATTGGTCTTTCGGGTATCGGATTTGATAAAGCAGAACAATATCTCGTTATCAGAAAAATACCGGGGGTTTTTATCCTTATATGATAGAGACTATATCGGATTCTTATCGGTAAAGAATGAGTATGTAATCTTACGAGATATTACCAATCAGAATAAGATGCGGTATATCAAACTGAATTTATTCGGAATGGAAAGCAATGCCCATTCGTTTTATACCATTAAGAATCAGGTCAATACGTTAAGTAAAGAACCCATTAAAATTATTGCAGCCGAGGGACCATTGGATATACTATCCATTGTCTATAATATCTATGGAGGAATTACTCCGGATTGTGTCTTTATGAGTACCAATCATGGAGCCTTCTATCATCCAATGCTATACTATCTGAATAAAGGATTGGTTGGTTCCAATGTCTATATTGAGATCTACAAAGACTCAGATAGTATTATGAATTATCACTTGCTTCAGAATCAGTTAAAGATTTATACGAAGCATTACAAAGTATTCTATAATGGCATCGGAAAAGACTTTGGTGTTCCAAAAGACAAGTTTGAATTATTAGAAGAGATATAGAGATAGGTGGGAATCATTCCCCCTATCTCTTTTTTGTATTTGCACAAGGCAGTAAAAGGAGGTTTATTTTATGGCGGAAGATACGAAACTGGAAAATAAGAAGTACGAATTAACCGATGAGAAGATTCGTATTGGAAATAATGTATTATATCGAATCAAAGCTCTGATGAGTTTCGGAGACATAGAAGAAGGGGACCTCGGTGGTTATATTGCAGGAGAAACTAACTTAAGCTTTGTCGAAGGAGATGAAGCTTGGGTATATGGCAGAGCTTTCGTATATGAAAATGCTACGGTAACTGGAAATGCCAAGGTAACGGGATATGCAAAAGTACATGGAAATGCCATCATAAGAGGAAATGCATTCGTTGGTGGCAGTGCGGAAGTATCCGGATACGCAAACATTTCCGACAATGCAAAGGTACTTGGAAACGCAATAGTTTATGATGGTGCTTCCATCCTTGATAATGCAAGAGTCTATGGAAATAGTAGAGTCTTTGGAAACGGAAAAGTTTATGGAAATGCTCTTCTGTATGGAAATGCCTGGGTCTATGAAAACGGGGAAGTATACGGAGATGCGAAAGTATATGGCAATGTTCAGGTATTTGGTGAAGCTTGGGTATATGACCATGCAATCGTATTTGAAGATATTCGTCTGTTTGGCAAAGTTTCAGTGTTTGCAGATTCCATATTATTTGGAAATGGTTGGTATGAAAGTGAGGATAGGGTTACTTGGAATGATCGAAACTATCATCTCACGCAACTGATTGCAAATGACCGGTTGAATAATTGCTTACTGGAATACATTGACGGACGATTCTACTATTATTCTCCAACATTGGAAGGAGGATCACAGAAAAATGGATAAGAAATACGAACTTGTCATGGATGATACAACGACCATTGGGGAGACAACGTTATATCGTATCAAAGCATTAAAAGAATTTGATGATGTAAAAGAGGGTTCCCTTGGCGGGTATATTGAAAGTGTAGATAACTTATCACAGGAAGGAAACTGCTGGGTATATAACTTTGGAAAAGTACACGACCTTGCAAGGGTAAGTGGAAACGCTAAGGTAAAAGGTAATGCCCAGATGCATGACTTCTCACAAGCTTATGGAGATGCAGTCTTGGATGGGGATTGTTGTCTATATGGAAGAAGTCAGGTATATGACCATGCAGAAGTGCGGGGTCATGTGAAATTATATGACGAAGTGCAGGTCTATGGAAATGGGGTAGTCAATGGACATTCGGAAATCTATGGAAATATTCAGATTTATCAGGATGCTATCATAGAAGGAAAGACCATTAAGTATTCTCTGCATCGTTGTGATGAAGCGAGGTTATGTGATGATTCTCAGTAAAGTACGAGACTTTATGAAAAAGACCGATGCTTTTCATACGAAATCCTATTATGAGAATATCATAGAAGAATTACGAAACGCAAAAGATTCTTTTTTTGATATTGATCTGGTTGTAGAAAGCCTAAAAGAAAAGTATGAAGAGTATGGGAAAGTTATTATCGCATACGATTATGACGATACAGTTTGTCCATCCAAACCACAATACAACTGCGATAACGTGGTGAAATTATTGCGGTTATGCAGTAATTTCAGAGATTTTGAAATGATCTGCTATACTGCAAGGTCAACTCCAAAGTTGATTGAAGAAGTAAAAGAAACCCTTGACCGACTTGGGATACGGTATGATACCATCAATGAGGATACCCCTCGGGTTATGAATGAATTGGAGCATACCTATACATCGAAAGTCTTATATGGGATTTTCTTAGATGATAAAGCAGGACTCGGAGATGCTTACCGGGCCTTGGTAAAATTTATGGATTGGTATCTTGACCAACAATTAATGCCAGAATAAGGAGGTGAACCATCCATGGGTTATTTACAAAATTCCAACGTCATTGTAGAAAATACGACAAAGATGTTGGATGAGATTTTAAGCAGTACGACTTCCGTAATGTTATCTGGGATGGGGGAACCTGTCCTATGTAACTGGTATAATATGAATGATTCTTTATCGACCGCAGATAGTGGAACAGGACTTGCCGATTCCATTATTGGAGGAGATTCCCCATTCCGCTATAACAAGATTGAGAATTTACCGGTCTATAATATCAACCGGGAATTACAGAATCTGGAGATGGTAATGGACGATAATGGGATGATGGATATGCAGGTGGAGATTGAACCGGTGTTATTACCAAATACCATTATCCCGGGACCATATGACTATCTGGAATATACCTTTGGCAACGGAAGAAATGTATTCTTCCGGGCAAATGATGTAAAGATTGTAACGGCAAAGAGCAATGGGTTTTATAAAGTTCCGATGCATCTGGTGGATATGGATTCCAAAGATTATCCAAACGGGATTGAAGAAATCACCGTAAAGAATTTCAAAGTTCGGTTGGATAATGTCGGGTCCAATGAGAAATGCATCGTAGAGGATAAAATCTTTGATGATTTGAAAGAGTTAGAGAATGTGATTTCTCGTACAATTTCGGATTATATTGATACGTTCTTTGTAAGAAAGTATAACTCCTTTATCCTTCGTGGATTTCAGGAGAAGTTTACGGTCTTTGATCCTTATCTGACAAAGTTTATCTTAAAGCATAACCTCTTAAGTTACTATGATGAGATTATTCAACCAGTTGTAATGGAACAGGATGAGTTCTTTAAGAGTGAATACAATAAGACGGTCTTTCGAGCTGTTGAATTACATGACCGGAATAAATTAAAGCCGGTTCAGTTCGAGTTAAATAGCTTTACAAAAAAGAATACGAATCCGTTTGATTATTGGGGAGAAGAAATGGTCTATCTCACCAAGGTATACGAAGAAACCGAGATGAAATATCCGACCAATAATTATATGGATTACCAGTACCTGTATCGGATGGATCACATTGAAGAATCCAATGCGGTGACATTAATGGAAAATCTTATCATCCGGTATTTCAAGCGGAAAGATATGGATAAGTTCTTATCCTTAAATGAGATTCAAAGGCTGAAGATGATTTTGGAACCGGAATATTCCGATTATTATTTTTACATGATTCCGATTGTACTGTATATTTTAATCGAATATAAGCGGTACTTGAATAACAGTTACTCATAAAAACAAAGATTTAAAACATGATGTACCAGGAAAGGAGAAAAATACAATGTCAAGATTAATGACGCATGGTCTTTCTGCACTGATGGAAGCTTGCAAGTTAAGTGAAGCAGCAGAAAAAGAAGACGATTCTTTGATTGAGGCATTTGAAGCTGCAATCGATGACGATATTAAAAATGCGGTAACCAATAATATGCTGGATGACAGCGTAGAAAGTGATATGGATGGCGAAGGTGTTGGAGACGACAGCGAGATGGAAGAACTGCTCTCTAAGATTCCACCATCCGACCGTGGAATTGATAAAGAGATTGAGGACCTGGTAGAAAGTATGATGCCAGGTGATTTAGCAGCTTATTATTAGAGAGGAGATAGACCAATGGCAATGGATACGAAAATGATCCGTATCGTAAGCAGAGGATTTGTTCTGAGTTCTCGCGGAAGAGTCATGACACCAATTATGACTCCTTATAGAGAATCGATAAATCGTATCTGGTCAATGCTTACGGTTGATCGTGCAGATATCGATGAGAAGTTAGACGATGGAACGTTCGTTCGTCTGAACATTCAAAACTATGATAAGGATAATTCCATTAAGGCAGACGTTGCAACCGGTACCCCACATAAGGTTATCGAACCGATTGCACCACCAACACCTGTCCCAGTGGAACCAGAGAAAAAAGAAGAACCAGAAGTTCCTCAGTATATGTCAAAGAGGGACAAGAAGAAGAATAAGAACCGTGGAAACAACCAGCCTCAGAATCAGGAACCAGAAGCAGAAGAAGTATCTACCGAACCGGAACCAGAACCTGAGGTAGTTCCAGAAGTTGCATCGGAAGCTCCGGTAGAAGAACCAGCTCCTGCGGAATCCCTTGCTGTGGAAGCAGAGGAAGTACAGTAAAAAAAAAGAATTTGGAGAAGGTAGGATATAGAAATCCTACCTTCTCACTCTTCTTTTTATACTTTGACTCAGTACCTTTCTGTATGGTGGGCGCTTTCTCCAACCATGCCGTCTGAGATACTTTGTCGGATCTTCTCCAATTTGCATCATATCAATAACCCTTGTAAGTTCAAAATGGTCAATCTGGTGGCTATCAGGAAATCCATGGATCTTATAATGCATAAACCATAAGTAGTCCATGTTCTTTACCCAAGGGATCAGATCTATACCATTTTCCTGAGCATATTTTAACTCTGATATAATTTCCCCAAGATATGTAATTTCATACTCAAAGAATATAGGTTTGACGAACTGTAAAACATGCTCTGCATTTTCGATTAACTGTGGCATCCCTGTCACGTCATCAAACCAATCTGTCGCATGTAATTCGTCGGCTTTATTAAAACCAACCTTGGTCATAGCACTAAGAAGTTCAATCTCAAGAAGAGATTTTGCTTTCTTTGCCTTCTTAAGAACTTCAAACGCATTAGAAAAGAATTCTTTTATTTCGTCAGCTTCTCTGTAACAGAATTCTCCAGCCCCAATCATTTCACGGTTCGGATAGTATCCATTAAGAATATTATCCGCATTCTTAATAACTGGGCATAGATTAATTCCTCTATCCATATAAGACTCAAGTTCATTGATGGAAATAATGAGAACCTTTATTACACGTTCTTTATTTTCCCATTCATTACCATTATTCATGGGTCTGAGTTTTTTGAAGAACTGTAAAAGGCTTCTACAACTTTCAATTAATTCTTCCATAGAAGATACATCATCTAACCACCCGCTTTTTCTTATTCTATTGGAATCATCCCAATAACCAGAGAACCATAGATCCCATTCAATGTGAGTTTCAAATGTCACCTTCATTCTGTCAATTGACAGCTTTATTCTGGTCGGGTTAAATTTAAATGGTGAATACATATTAGTTAGCCGCTCCTTTCAACGGCGATGAAAATTTTACTGAGGATTTCCACTAACCTCTTTTATATACTATAAAAATTTAATATAGTTTTGAAAGTTGTTTTGACCTGAATTTTTTCTATAGGTACTGTACTATTCCGAATAGTACAGTTGCCATAGGGAAATTCAAAAATAAGAAAGATATTGGTAGAAATTCTACCAATATCTTTCCTTTTATTAATCGTCGTATGAAATACCGAGATTTGGTCCAAGCATAACGTCTGGTTTTGTATTATTGTCTGAGATACCATCGTTGTTTACTCCATCTGGGTCATCATCATCTACAATCTGATCCCAATATGGATTTGTAAACTTCTTCTGTTCAATGTAAGGGATATAATCAAGATCCGTACTTCCCGGAGTTTTGATTACGGAAACCATTGCACCCGGTTCAATTTCTACACGGAAATCCTGATAGTTGCTATATCCATCAAAGGTTAAAATAACCGAACCACATTCACTGACTCCATAAAGCATACACTCAGAAGTCATAGATACCTCATTGTTGTATACCATTGGGTGGTCATGTGGACAAGAGTAATGAACGTATGGACTTGAATAACGATCTCTTGCATATAACGTACGATCTGTTTCAATGACATTAAATGCCTGCTCCTGATTTGGATCTTCTAAATCGCAAGGTCCACACCAGAATGATGCCGTACTAACTTTGGTTGTTCTACCATAGGTTGCACTGTTATCAATGGTAAAGACAGCCTTTCGTTCCACGTAGCTATGACCATTTGCGATAATGGATACATTTGGTACCAAAGTCTCACCTATATCCGGAGACTTTCTTGCCCATACCTTAATCTTAGAAGCATCCAGATAAATGAATGGACGGTTGAAGATCAGGTTGATGGTTGTGTCCTGATTTGTCACGGTTAAGGTTGACTGATTTGAGATAATACCCGCAGTCGTGATTGCCGTACGGTCTTCACAAGCACCGATAAAGATCTTGGAATCCCCAATCAGTTTCGATACGGTGATATTAAAGGACTTATATCCATCAAGGCTATAAAGGTTCGTTTCTGTAATCGTAATTCCAGCAGCTTCCATTTCCAGAGAATTTCTATAATAGGTAGAACCATTAAGTGCCACCATATAGATTGCATAGTTGGATGGAATCCGAACTGGAATCGTAACGGTCGATCCTCTCTTAAACTCTGTAATATCCACATGTGGATTGGTAATGGTATTTCCACTATCCTTAACAAGAATGGCTGCATTGGAACAACCGATCTCAAGAGTATAAGATGGAATACTTTCAATCAGCTTTGTTCTTGCCTTAAAGGTGATATTATTATAAGGGCCGTTGACCTTATCGAATTTTACTAAGAAGGTATAATACATTCCATCGAATAAATGGTTTGCAAATTCCTTTTCAGACATTAAGACAAGATTGTTGATTTCATTCTTTGAGATATAATCTTCCAAGAAGCTTCTGTCGATCTCATTGTCATAAATTGCATAAAATGCAAGGTTTGCATTCTTGTGACCACCAATCATAAGGGACACTAACCCAAATGAGATCATTTTGTAAAACAGTGGTTGCTCGTTCTTCGTACCAAGGAGGATTCTGTTCCAGGTATCGAACAAATTTCCGTACTTATAATCCGAATACTTTACGCTATTATATAACCAACCCATCGGAAGGGTTTGCGTTGCCATTAAGATCTGCCAAATGGTATTGGAATAGAGTTCTGGGATTAATCCATCGTTGAGCTTTTGTATTTGCGTCTGTGCGGTGTTGATAAAAAAGCTCGTCTGATCCGTCGATGGAAGACTGATAATCGGAGTCCCAGCCGTTGGGGTTAATCCTGTCGTCTGGTTCTTTGTCCGATTGATATATTCCGAAGTCTCAATAGACAGAGTATTTGCTAATTGTTGAATCGCTTCCAGTGAGGAGGATAATTCTGTATCCTGTAAAAGTTCTGATAATTCAAAATTAACCATCTTCGTTTCTCCTTTCAAAATAATCTATTAATTAAATGTCGGAGCTGTGTCTTGTTTTGAATGGGAAATTATAAATCATATTCCATACATATAATTAATGCTCATTGTATATATGAGATAATTTTTTCATTTTTTCAATTACTCCATGAATATAAAATCCCTACATGTGATAACTGAGTGGTAACTTAACAAGTGAGAAAGGCGTATTCCGTGTGTTCTTGTAGATTTATCTACGTTCCACGGAATACGCCTTTCTCTTTGTAATTAACTTTAAGTCAGAATACTTTACGGAATTTAGAATCGTTGTTCCATCCAATCTTCCAATCGAAAAATATCCAGTCTTTCGTTTCTTTGTAATGAAGAATGTTTTCCCATAAAGTTCCGGATGTTTCTTTCCGAGATATTTTACCTCATCATAAGCAGAAAATCCTTTTACAATCATTGGACTTCTTGGTGGTCGGATTCCTCCCTTTTTTGGAGTAACTTTATGGAGACTTCTACTACGATATTTCCGATACCGATAATAATAGATTTCTGATGATATAAGTGGCTTTGCACCACCATCAAACGATACAATCGCTCTTGCATTGTCGATTGGGTTATTTTGGAGATTCAATTTGTTCCGAATTAACCTCACACTAATACCATCTATCGTTTCAACCCTTTCAACATGTATATGTCTGTAATTTTCTTTCAAAGACTCTTTCGTTGAATCTATTATAAGAAAGTTGTATAGATCTCTGAATATATCTCCTTTGAAACTATTATACTTTCCAGCTACGTATCTTGAATGAACTTTTCCCTCTCGGAAATCATCCATTTTTTCACGGATATTTCTGTCACTAACATATTCCTCATGTCGATTACGCATTTTTTCGACCGTCCGAAGATACTTTTCCTCTTTCTTTTTGTTGTTTGGATCTTTCTTATGGGCTTTCCATAAGTACTCAATCTTCTCTCGACAAGTTTTACATAATGTCAAATACGGTCCCATGTGACGGGTATCATTTTCCTTATCTTTCTTCGAAGTATAATACTTGATTACGTTTTTCGTTGTTAGTATATTATCTTTTGACCTACCAAAACAACATTGGCAAACATGATTATCTCGAATAAACGTCTCGGTTCGTTTGAACGTTTTTAATTCCATAAACTTCCGGTATCCGGGTTCCCAGTTATGTCCAAATCGCTCCGTTTTTATGTCCTTCGACATAAATTCCCCATCTTCGATTCTGATGATATTTACAGGTAAAAAGTTTAGAATTCTACAAATCATATTCGTAATCTCAAAAAAGATAGTAGTCCTTGTAACAGAATGTATCTGATTCCTATTTCGCCTTTGACCTTTTTCAATATGGTGTTTCTTACGTCGCTTGTCTCTCTTTCTACGGGATTTCTTTAGCCCTCGGGATTGTCTTTGTATGGCGGTAACATCTTTTCTTGGGACGACTTCTGCCGCAAATATTTCTGTCCCAAATAACGGTCCAGTCCGCCCTTCTTCTGTTCTGATGTCTCTGTTTGGGTATCGAACAACCGATATCCCACAACTTTCCGGTCCGATGTCAATTCCCATCGTTATATTTTGGGTAACGTGAGTTCCTGGTTCGTATTTTAACTGAATTGTAAATGGCTTCTGTATCACTACAGAGGCACGTCCATCTTTAAGCATTTTACGAACTTTCGCGTGTCTCTTCGTCGGCATTAACGGGTCACCTGATTGATCTAAAACGTAAACCATAGCTCCTCCTTTCTTCAAAAATAGATTTTTGATCGTTTCTCTTCTTCTTTGATGTAACGTAAAAATAAATTAAGTCCGGTAAGGCGTCACCTCTAAAAAAAGAGATTCAATCGACGTAAGTGTCTCCTCGATAACCACCCCATAAAATTTTTAGAAACATTTCTTCGTTTCCGTGTAATCTCCTACCTGACAAATTGGACTCCTCTCTACCAAGTGGAAATTACCTCGACCAAACGGACTGGAAACTTAATTTTTGTATCCGGCAGTCGCAGATTATGGAGTGGGTGTAAGCTTTTATTTTTATGAAATCGAACTTGTCTACTTCCAACATTTGGAAGTTGTCAAATTTAACTTCTAAAAACTTACACTATACGGTAAAATCGTGTATATGGATTTTACCGGATACTATCTAATCGATTCGTAACCATAGGGGTTTTCAGAAAGCATGTTTGGATATGCTGTGATCAAACCCCTATGGTTAAACGTTTTTTTGTTACCGTTGAGTCTAATCGATTTCTCTATCATTATTTCATTTCCACAGTATTTTAGGTAAGTTAATTCGGCCTCGGCCATCTAACAATTACCTTTTCTGCTTATGATTTTGTAAACCAAATTTTAGAAAGTTAAATGATTTGATTTCACAAATCATTTTTGATGAGATTTGGAAATTTTCCAAATCTGAACCTACCTTTACCCCGACTATGATGATTTACGATCTGGTGATTTAACATATAGGATCCTTCCTCTTTTTATTGGGCGGACTTCATCCCCTTTGGGGATGAAGTGGAAGCCCGGAGGTTCCAAACCTCCGGTTCCAAAGAAAGGGATGGAGAGTTGCGTAGCAACTCGGAATTCCTTGACAGAGAAAAAAGATTTTTAATCTTTTTTCTTCCTTTTATATTCTTATCTTTTATATATAAAATATATAAAAGATAAGATAGAGAAGGGAAAAAATACAAAAAATGAGTAAAAAATGAGATAAAATAGGTTGATTAATTACATCCAAATATGAGTAATTTTACCTATTTTAAATTTCGGGATTTTCTATGTCATTTTTGGATTTTACATTTTCCAATTTTGGATGACATTTGAAATTTATCTGATTTCCGGTATTGGATTTTATCATTTGGAAAAGATTAGAAATCTTTTCTTCCTTTTATATTCTTATCTTTTATATATAAAATATATAAAAGATAAGATAGAGAAGGGAAAAACTATAAAAA